CATGATACCAGGTTTATGTACAAACACTGTAATAAAACCTTGTTTTCTTATTATAAACACACAGACCACGCCATATTCTACATGTTGGTTGTATTATTTTCAGTAAATCTCAATACACTACATAGTGCAGCAACATTGTTACAAATTTCCTATTCTGAGGCTACGTGGCGGGACCTGTGGTTATGTAATGGAAATATACCAGGTGTGCTAATTTTGCATAAATCAATGAATCACTACATATGTATGTATATCCTACAATATGTGTATATACTACAATATGCGGAATCGTAATTGACGTACAAACATAATAATGTGAACATTTATTCTATTCTGTACAGTCGTCTGCTTGTTTCATTCGTTTCAGCGGTCGGGTTGAAGGATCATGCGTATTATTATCATCATGAGTACTATCTATAACAACAACAGCAGCAGCAATGTTACTCCCAGTCATTTCTGTCTTCAATGACACTATTGATGGATTTTGTATGGATACGTTACTGCTGTCCAAACCTTCTTGTTCATCGCGCTGTCTTTTTTTAGTGCCACAACGTGATTCAGTGGTGGTTGGTGCATTAAAATGACAACGGCCTTCGCGGCGCAACTGAATGGCCGAAGTTGTCAGAAAGGCAACGTATCGTGGACGGTGGACACAGTCCGGATGTGTCTGTTGGTGGTTGTTGTTTGATGAAGAGACATCATTCTGTCCGCTATATTCCGTAGTCAAAGTATCTACACCCAGAATAACTTCCTCTGCTTGATGTGCTGCCCACATTGGAGAGTCTGTGTTAAAATCCAGATAGGGTGTTTCCAGCATGTTGATAAATTCAACGGGATTTTGAGTCCATGATGATGAGATGTATAATCCCATTTGAGGAATTTCATCAGTGCGACCCATAACATAGGAGATTATGGCCGCATATCCGGGCACTAAAATGGCGTTCACAAACTGCATGTTGCGCCATTCAGCATGCTGGAAAATGAGTAGATTCAAGATGCGAGCCAAAAACGCTTCCGCATTTAGCAGCAAATGAGTACGTCTGCTTTGTTGGAAAGAGTAGTACAAAGGCTGAGCACCACACGCTAACGATAATGGTGCTGTTTGATTCGTAGTAGTGTCGGTTCGCGTTGTGGACGGCAATGATGGTAATGACACCGGGTGTATATGTTCGTAAACGACGAATCGATCAATAGGGCTACTCGCACAACATGGCTGGTTGTAGATTTTGAACACAGAGACGTGACAGCATAAGGCGCGCAATAATTGAGACATGCGTGTCAGGATGACGCGATCACGATGTGTCTGCGCCACGTATGCCATGCACTCGCCACGAACAGTGAACATGGTAATGGCGCCAATATTGTTATTAATATCATGGTGTGCAATGGTTGCTGATGATGATGACGGCGTGGCGGCAGGTTGATCACGAGACGACAATGCCAATGCGACGGGTGTAGAATCCATTAGTAATGATATGTAATCTGTCAACTAGATTGTACAAATAATAAGCATAATGTAAGACCGCCCCATGTTTGTTATTAAACCTGGGGGCGACCTGTGTCTTTACAAGGGAATAGTAATATAACATCATCCATCTCGAGATTATTATCAGGACAAATATAATTAAGCATGTTAACAGATGAAATAGATTCGTATGTTATTTGCGATACTATATAATCATCTAAAACAGTATCTGTTTGATCAACTCTAAAGAAACACCGAAAAAGAAAGCACAAATTAAGACAACGATTCAACGGGTTGGTTTATTTTTTGTATTTGAACATTTCTTCTACTGCGTAGTTAATATGCAACAACAAAAGCAATATGAAGACAATGTTATAGAAATGGATACCGAATCGGCACAAAGATTGCATACATATACTGTGCGGTACTTTTTGCAGGATACGTCACGTTGCGTTGAGCAAATGCGCGGTGCCGCTAATATGCAGCGCATAATGCGTCAGTTTCCATGTGTACGCAACGTACTGTGGTCTTTGGCCGGTTCACAACGCTTTCGACAAGTAGATCGCCAACAACCTTCTATTGAGGAGGAATTTGAGCAATGTCGTCTTGCGGAGCGCAAATTGCAGGATTATTTAGCGAAACGAACATGGGTCTCGTCGGCGGTGTCTTCATCTGCTACGACGACAATACCGCCGTCAGTGCTATTTCATCAAATGACACAAATGCTTTATCATCAAGTGTATCTTTCGTGCAGGGTGAATGATTTTGTATCGCCATCCTTGCGTAAATTGGCCCCTCTTTTCCGATTATGCCAGTCATCGACACCGTCGTCTGCAAAAAATTAAGGCATGGAAGGGAGTAAATATGGAGCATGTGAAAGTATTGCCACTATCACACCTACCACAATGTATCCAACCTGCAATTTAGTTTGATGGGTTTTTGTATCGAACACAATACAACGATTATATGTATGATATTGATCGATCGCACAATTGATCTTGTGTATAATTCTTATTTTATTTAATCTGCGTTTGTCTTAACCTTACGGAGTTATTTATTCACATTCGGTTGGCATCATCATCATTACCGACAAACCGTTATTATTGTCGAAATTACTATAAACTCATCCAACAACATTCCCAAGTATAATTTAATAGTGGCGTGAGTGATATTCCAGCAGCCACTTTTTGTGATATATCTTCCACAGGTTCGGTCAGAATCGAAGGAAGGTGTTGTACTAGTACTAAATAAGATTTACTCTTCTCAGAATATTTCTGGGGTGTGTAAGAGTTACTGGTATTCGTGGTGATTGGCGCATTCGTAGCAACATCAATCATGGCGACTAATTGTTGCCCTGTGTATGTGAAAGATTGCGTTCCACTGTTGAGTAATTTGCACAAGTCATCTGCACGCTGGGGTTGTACACCAGAATCATCAATGATGATGCAGTGCAGAGAATCAATAAATGATTTAGGATTGTTCCAATCACTAAATAATGCATCCAAATTCCAAACCATCAGTTCCGCATTCATGGTATCAAGAACAAAATTAAATACATTTGTGTCCATGCGACCAGTCAGATACAAGACATGTGTATTGTTAGGACTGTTAATACTATAACTAATTGAACCGCTCTGTGGACACAACGTTGTGGGGTCGATTTGCCTTAGTCGTACAATTTCTGCATGTGGGTTAACATTTTGTATTGAAGAGTCTGTCATCATTTGTAGATATATCTACATAAAGAATGCCAAAATACCAAGGGCGCTAAATAAGGTAGTTGAGCAAATTAGATATACAATGGGTAGTACAAATAAATACTATTGTTATAGATACATACATATATATACGATTTACTGTTTTCAAACCTTGAAATAAATATAATTACATGTACATTTATATATCCACATGAACCATGAATACTTGTTAATTTTGTTTTCTATTATTATTATTATTATTTTATTCTTTGAACGTGTGGACGAGAAATGGTTCTTATATAAGCACAGGTTGCAAGTAAATGCGTAGTAGATCACGCTGATTGATGGAGGCGCTGGAGCCAGGGGTAGCAGAGTCTGCATATTGACGAAACATGTGGGAACGTTCTTGTAATCGCTTTGCCACTTTGGCTGGATCTGAACAGTGCAAATGGAAAAATGAACCCGTTGATCGAAATAAATGGTAGTCGGCCTTATAAATATCCGGTCTTCGCTGACGACGTACATATTCGGTCTCTTGTGCATGTGCTACCAGTTCCGCAATACGAACCGGATCCACAATTACCTCACCCACGACGCCCCATCGGCGTAAACATATATTTGTTCGTGGATCTGACGGATTTAAAATGACAAAATCACCCGGTTCTTCTGTGTCGGGGTGAATCCACATGCCGTTACTGATCTTTGGAACCACATTCCGATGTTTGTTTCGGATCAGAGGCTGCCCTGAATCCGCATCATATTGTCGTTGCCAAATTTGAAACACAACATTGACCTTGGCACGTTGACCGCGATTGCCATATTTGGCATCATTCACTCGAAATATAGCGCCACTGCCGCTATTAACACCTACGCCGTTATCGTCGGACTGCAATGGGATATTGACAATTAGTTGCATATCTTCCATTACCTTGTCTTGTACATCGAGACGGTTAAAGTTTGCACCAACCAAAAATGCAACCGTATCTGCCATTTGAGCGGCATGATTTAGAAATTGCAACGCCATATTTCGCAAACCACCCCGAAACCGACGACCATCGTTATACGGCGGGTTGCCAATCACAACTCTATATTGACGATATGATGGCAAAAAAGAAGAAGAAGATGATGACGACGACAATGAGTTTTGATAATGAGGATTCACTCCCACCATGATTCCATGCTGAACAATCTCATCAATCTGCAAAGACAAAAAATCTCTGAATAAATATTTAGGATGCAACTGAGACAATTCATGGTCAATATCAATGCCAATACGTTGTGTTGGTGGTAATAAATTATATATTGCACCTTCACCTGCAGCAGGCTCAATGAACAGATAATTTTGCCAAGGAATATGGGGAAGTGTCTTTTTCAACTCCTGAGATAGTATTTCCACCATGGTTTTTGCCACACGATCATCTGTTTGAAATTGATTCAAAAGCAGCGCTTTGTCAGTTTCAGGCATGGTGTTCTGTTGGTGGTTTTGTTGATTGTTGTTACTATTATTATTATTATTGTCGTACATTGTGTTTCTGTGAGCCGACATGATTCTGTTAGGCAACACATGACAACCATTCATGTGATGTTGATTGCTTATGAATGTGGCCCCACTTGTATCGTTATCATTGAAATATTCATCAACATCCTCTCTTCCACGTCTATTGTGGTTGCGATAAATAGATGGTTGTGGCATGGGTATTTATTGTGGTTAAGAGAATGTCGCTGTGAAATGTTGACCTCCCTAAACACAGTTGCACAATAAACACTCGTATTATTTGATTTATATATATTGTGGACATGTTAATTTTATTTCATATTCTCTACTGTTTGTCAAATATTACAGGATTCATTGAAGATAATTGACATTGTTTACAAAAAAGTGTATACGCCCTCTTTTTCCAACGACCATCCACTCATATGCACGTATATATTTATTTGTTTGTCAAGATGAGCGGATATCGTACGGAGCGAGTCCTTGTTCATATCTCGAGTTGTTGAGGTTCAGCATCTTGTGAATAATTTAGACAGACAAGTGAAAACAACAATTGCACCCAAGATTTAACACAGTACATTGATTTATTTACTCTTGTTGTATGTATGTGTCGGATGATCATTATTAGAAACTATTATTATCTTCTTCTACATGATTGGTGCTGTATTATTGAAAAGAAATTGTACAATACTTCAAAGGGACATACAGACAGCCGGTGTCTATTTAGACTATTTATTAATATTTTTGCGGTATTAGTCGTTGATTGCAAAAATAAATGAACGCAAAAGCATATCAGTGGGTCGTGTTGGCCCTTGTATCTGCTTCAATTGTTACGTGCATATTGCTCGGATTAGGATACGGACTCGACTTGAAGATACTGGTTTTGTTTGGATATTCATGTATGGTGCTATTGTTATGCATCATGATGGGATGTTTGCTTGTGGATATAGTCCGTACCCTCTGTCACACGTCCATCCAAGTGGACGATCACAATAATAGTGATGTTGAAGCCGCAAATGCAACTCTGAATGGGACCAATGCAATAAATGCGGGTAATGTTACCGCGAACGATAATCGTCACTTGGTGGTGCCTGCCGACCGTCAACAATATGGTGCCAATGCAGCCAGCGCCACCATGTAGAGTTGCGGTGTGGATGATAGTAACATCAGCGAAGAGCAAAGAAAACTATCTTATGCAATTGTAGATTTTGTACTTGTATATTATATTACCAATCAAAAAATGATTATACACCACAACCGACATAAACAATTGGTTGTATAAAAATATATTCCTTGTGTATTAAGTTCTTAAATATTCTGGTGAATAATCACATCAATTCACTAACAACGATGCGTATGTGATGATATGTAAGAAACCACACACATATGACTGTGATGTACAAATAATATATTTATTATGGTGAATCGATAACTCGAGTTTGTTCATAGGCCTATTACTCTTTCAAACCATGACACTCAACATGCGATTGTGTATATACATATCATTCTCGAGTATAAAATGACACCCTAAAAAAGTAGGGTACGTTAGAATTTTGAGGAATAGGTATCTCCTGTCGAGTCAGTGTTCACTAAACAGACACACACAAGAATATATATAAAAGAACGAATTTGAATTATTTGTTTTGTGTGTGTAAATTACATCAGTGTTGACGATGGCGGCGATGCAGAATATTAAATATGCCACTACAACGAACCAACATTCACAAACAACATGCAAGAATGAATCGCCAATAACAACATCATCAGCACCGGCTGTTGATCGCAAGCAGACGAGTAATGATAATTTGCTTCAATACTTGGACAACCCTCTGTGGCTGTTGACGGTGCGGGATGACTTGGACCATGGATGTCGGCCGAACGGAATGATCATTGCGCACGTTGCTCCCGCCGGTCTTCCGTCGGAGAGTTGTGCACATATTATGATTGAATGTTCAAATACTCACAAGACGACGCAAATCATTCAACGTACGCGTCGATTCATACTACACTTGTTAAGTTCGTACCAATATGATTTGGTTGCGCACTTTGGATTGCAGTCTGGTCATCGCGTTGACAAGTTTGCGCAACTTGATGATAATTCAAACAATATCTCTCATAGCAGTCTGCCGGCGACGACAAATAAACACGACAATGATATTTGTCGCACCGAGTCCGTGACGAGACCTGCTATCCCAACAATGGCAGCGACTGGTACTGCCGAAACACCTTTATTTACGTTGGCAAATGCAGCCGCGAATGATCCTGCCAGCACGACTGTATTGCCCGTTATCCTCGGGACGTGTGGTTGGATGGAATGTGAGGTAATTCACACGGTTATGGATGTTGTTCCCAATGCCACCATCTTTATTGCTACGGTCAAGCAGCAGCACGCATTCATGAACGATAAGGACGTTGGCGCGCGACGCCGCGCGTTGTGTTCAGCCGTTCAGACGGCGGGCTATGATCGCAAGTGGATTTTGACAAAGGGTCTCGTTTATGCACAAAGCACCGATATCTTTCAGCAACATAGTCGTCAATTGCAAGTGGACACCAAAATGTATCAGGTATCAACACATCCGAAGGCAAAGTTGTAAACATTGTACTCCTTATTCATTATTATTCTTTATGGATATTTGAATCAATGTGTATGTGTGAAATTATTATTAAAAATTGGCAAGCAAACACTTTTACAAACAAAATGCACATGCTAATTATAATTCTGGCAATGAATATATTATCATGCTTATTTATCTTGCAGATAGCATTAGAAGATCTGTGTCACTTGTATAACAATAGTACTGGCGTACGTGGTTGTGAAGTGATTATAAAGATCTTGATCATCTGCCAGGTAGTAGCAATCGTCTATGTAAAGGGGTATTATTTAATTCGCACGACAAATAATAATGCAAAAGAATATTACTAAAACAACCGATGTTACACTGGATCAAAATGAGGTCGGGAGTGTCATTCCAAAGGAGTATATATCCGCAAATGAACTTTTAGAAAAATCGTTTCAATTGGCAAGTAATGTGTATCGATCTGGATTCTATCCAACTTGGATTCTTGCCATTTGGCGCGGCGGAACACCCGTTGGTATGGCAATTCAAGAATATTTCAAATATCGGGATATCAAAACCGATCACATTGCCATTCGAACAAGCAGTTACACGGATATTGCGGTACAATCATCGCATGTACGTGTCCATGGATTGGAGTATGTTGTGAAACACGCGAACGCGTCCGATCGATTGTTGATTGTGGATGATATTTTTGATACAGGTCGGTCCGTTCAAGCAGTGTTGAAAAAGTTGCAGAGTAAAATGCGCGCCAACCTCCCAACAACAATTCGCATTGCCACCATTCTGTACAAACCCGACAATAACAAGACAAATATTCAGCCCGACTTTTATGTTGCCACGACTGATAAGTGGGTTGTCTTTCCACACGAATTGGAAGGCCTATCAAAGAAAGAAATTTTAGATTCCAAGGGACCAATCATTGCAGACTGTTGTGAGACTAGCCCGAATAGCAAAGATAATAACAATAATGATGATGACAATGCAAAACAGATCATCATCTCCGACTAATTATGTGGCAATACAAACACAAGACACCCATCACTCGTCATACATGAAATAAAATTGTGACTTTTTTTTCGTGCCTCAAAAAGTGTTGTTTTTAATCACAAGTACCAAATAGTGTGAAAATGTACATTTTTCAAACACACATTGGCGCGGGCATAAATAGTATACATTTAGTTGAAAATATACCTCGAGTTATATATATTATACCCATTATACTTCCTGGCAGCACTCCCTATTGAAAACCTTGGACACCCTATTTATGCACAATAATGTGTATGGACAACAGTACCAAAGATTAACTCTATTTCACGCTGCGATACAATTGTTTTAATACCTACATATATACCTCGAGTATATTATTCATAATTTAGTTGAGACAAATAGTTCAGATATTATACGAGTAATATTTAGGGATGCATGCAATCGTAATAAGTTACAACAATTGATACATGGATACATCTTTGTTTCATGAGTATTATTGGACAATAATATACTTGATATGACCAATAAAATACTCGAGTTATATATACCGGTATTGTAATTGTATGAACAGGTTGGATTTGCTGTTCTGGCAAGGTGATTATACAGTGGTTACTTATTAAATTTGCTACATATTCGTGGTATGTATATTTATACGTATATAATTCTCCTTCTTGTATCCTACAATAAACAATCATAACATGGTTATTGTTGTCTGTCTTGATTTTCAATCCATGAAATCCATTTGCAATCGTTTTCGAGCCAATTTTCAGCAGTCATGTTTGGAAAATTGATAGATCTTGCATGCGACCAATGCGCAAATTGACTTGGATGTTATGATCTGCTAATTCATCGGTATGTCGATCCCAATCTTCTTGTTCTTTTTTGGCAGACGCTAGTAGACTCCACTTAAATGGGTTGCTCTTAGATTTTTTCAGACATCTTTTGTAAATAACCCTTCTTGCAAGTAAACAAGAAACCATCAACTACATCATGGGTTTTCTCTAAATCTTATACATACAGGGTATTTATAAATAAATTATTGTGTCAAAACAATTGCGGGTAGGACGATATTACAGATTTGTATTTCATCAAATGTTCTGTCAATGTTGATTATGTGTAAGTGTCCAAACATGTACTGTGTGAAATTAATGAAATATAACTATAATGTGGTTTATAAAATTTCTACGCATGCACACAAATATCTCCAGTGACACACCAATTTGGAAAATTTTATCATCATTTTACATGCATGGGATTAACAATGACAAAAAAAGTTGCACACGAAAACAGTCTAGTTCTCGTTGATTTGAACATCCACAGCAGCAGTAACACTGTCGGCAGAAGCATCTTTGTCATTCGCCTTGTTGGAATCTTTGACAGCAGTAGCGATGGCAGAAGTCAACTTGTCCTCTAGTGTTTTGAGAATCACGCGCAAAAACTCAGACACAACAGTGCGTCCTGGTACATTGGACGATGTCTTCAGAAAGAACCCACCCACGCGTGCCTTTTGACCATTGATAGTTGTCGCAAAGTTTTTCACCAGACGTGCTGAAGATTTGGTGGCCACATCATAATAGATGGGAGACCATTCGGTCAGACGGAGATTCTTCCAATACTCGGCGCGAACGGGCGTCTCCTTAGAGGCCTCTTGCTGCTCCTTGTCTGTCGGAACAAGAGAGCCATCGGCGCAGCCATGGAACATCATACTCTTGCGGATAATATCGACAATTTGCGACTTCTTGATCAACACAAATGGGGCATCCACAGGAGTTGTGGCCGTGTTGATAAAAATAACAACATTGGGGCGGCGCAAGAGACGCTTCTCAGCCTGGTCCTCACACTGCTTAATCAAAGACTGTGTCTTGGTGTAAGCACGCAGTTCGCGCAAGTAGCGACGCACAACCGCAACATCCTTCAACTGGTCGGTGGTGGGTGGAACGGGAGCACTCAAACGAACAGGACGAGTGATGCGAACGCGCTTAAAATCACCACCATTCTGGGCGGCCCAGGCCTTCTTTTCAGCCTCACGTTCCACGATTGGCAACTTGCGCCAACGCTTGCGGCGATCCTTGCGGTCCTGAACAATCTTAGCGCGTTCATCGTCTGTCAATGGAGGCAAATCAGCCACATTGGCGTGCTCCAACACGGCAAAATCCGCATCATCCTTCTTGAGAATGCTGGCGCCAAAGGCGATGGCAGCAACATCATCACCATTGGCCTTGAGAATCTTGTAATGAATGAATACCTGGCGTGATCCGTCCAACACGTAGGCGCGCTTTGTCTCCACCAGGGGCCAGGACGATGCGGCGGGGACAACGCTACCGACATCAGCATCCTTGGTGATCTCCTCAACTTTCTCAACAAACAACTTGTCAGAATCAGACATCAGGTGTTCGAAGTGGTCCTGCAAAGTCTTGATATCGGAGGAAGTAGCACTGAAAGTAGCGGATTCAACAGAGGACAGAGATTCGGCTTGCTTGCCAGCCAAAAATGGACAGCGGCCGTTTCCGGTACAAACGGATGATGATGATGATGTGGAAGAAGCCATGTTAATGGATAGAAAGATACTGTCCCGTAGTAGAACGAATAGAATACTTAATATGAAGTGAATTTTGGTGAATACCTGCAATAGTATTTAAACCCAAACAAATAATGAATATTGACCAACAGCATGCCGAGTATATATGCACATTTCATATCTCGAGATAAATAACATTTTGGTGCAAAATTAATTATACATACAATTTATCTAATCCCCGCCATACTCGAGATATATACACAGGTCGCACTACGTAACCTCGGGGTAGAAAATTTGTAAGTATGTTGCTGCACTACGTATTGTATTGAGATTAAATAAAAATAATACAACAAATATGTAGATTATGGCGTGTTCTGTGTGTTTACAATAAGAAAACAAAGTTTTATTACAGTGTTTGTACATGAACCTGGTAACATGGTCAAGGTTTACTCTGGGTTTACGTAGTGGACCTGTATATTATATATTTCTACGTTTGTGGTGCATGAATGTGGAATCGACTGATAATTCGTATAATACTTTTATTCAAGTAACAATGTCATCAGGGTTACCACCTGGAAAGTAAATACGAACAAATTGTGTTGCCACTTGTTGGCATTGTGAACACCGGTGAAACTGTTGTATGACTCGACGACCGCACTCCTCACAATACAAATGACCGCATGGTGTCAGACATCCAACAACAAATCGATCCATACATATGGGACATTCTAATACTTGGCGAACATTGTCTATTTTATCATTATTATTTTGCACGTTATCAATCGATCGGGCCGTTCTATTCAAGAGGTCAACTGAATCCGTAATACTCACCATAATAGAATTGCAATTACCAATTTGTTTCTCATTCGCGTTCATATCGTTTTTGGTAACATCTTTTGTGGAATTAATGGTGGTGTTGGTATGTCCTTGTTTTTCGCTGATAGTATTTCCAATGACAGCGCTAGTGTGTGGTGTAGTTGATAAAGATTGCTGATGATTATGCGGAGGCACTGGTATAACCGAATATGAACTATCCAACAGACACGACTGTTGTGTTTGTTGTAGAGAAGATAGTAAGTGTCGTGTCAACATGTTGATTCGACGACCCAATTCATTGTACTGTGAACGCCATTGAGACAACGTATTAACAATTTGGTCCGTTGAGATGAATGACGTTGTTGTACTTTGCTCCTGGTCCTTTTGTCGGCAACACTCATTTCGATTCATGTCGTCTACTATACTCAAAGCAGGAGCATCCCCCTGTGGCATGAACGACATGTTAGTTGTTCTTTCACGAATTTCTTTTTGAAATAATAGGGAAGACTGCGAAGATGACGATGATGATTTTGGTACAGAGAAATTATCTGATAATAGATTATCATCATTAATTGATAATGACGACGCCAGTATTAAGGCTTGGAAGTATTGTTGAGTATTTGGTTGTAACAGATAACTGTATTTTGGATGATGATAATTGGGTTGTCGTAAATCAATACTTCGTTTATGTTCGGGTGCATATTCTTGATGCCATTCATTCAACCGAACTGTCAATTTTACAAACCCGATGGTTTGAAATGTTTGAGTGATCCAATCGACTGGGTAAATTAAATCCGCTAAATGGGACAAATAGTTTTCCATTTGCACTAAAGTAGTATTGTCGTCGATTCCATCCTCCCAGTTTAGCAAATATTTAGAATCCCATGATGATGTTGACGATTTGGAGTGAGTACTGGAGTCATCAACCCACTCGGCACATTCTTTTATTGTGTGTTCAATATGAGTAACAAATAATTTACGAACATGTGCTTGATTTAATGAGGTGATGATCAATGGCACTAAATGACAACTTTGCTCACATAGTAATAAAGTTAATGATGGAAACGTGAATTGTAGTAACTGTGCCCACTGCTGAATAAATTGAACAACATTAGATTGTGGTGTTTGTCTGCTGTTTGATAGGGCGACTGATGATGACAGCAGCGGTCTTGTTGCGGTCGTTTTCATGAGCATGCGATGACCAACGACAGACAACACATATGCAAATGTGGAGATTGATGTGATACATCCGTGTAACCACAGTGGGAAACTTGAGGAGTCGGCATCTTTGACGAATGATTGTGAAAGTGGTGGTGAATCTGCACATGCAATAGAACTTGGACACACGGACATTGTATGAGTTGGCGGCGTTGTAGGTGTAGTAATCAATTCTGCATTATATAACACTTGAGTCAAAAAATAATCACTCACACTTGTGCATGGAGAGTAAACAGACCATAGTCCCGGGTGATTATTGTTTGTATTAATGGTATTATTTCCACCGTGCAAGCAGAGCGTATCGATGTCGGGAACACGTGCGCCATAATGGGTGTATATACCAATAACGCAACGCAACAAACTATATGCATTCGCATTGAGAATATCCATTAAACAATTCCATATGTACACATTCTCTTGTTTCAATTGTCTCAAATCATCTTTATGCACACGTACTGTTGCATATGAATGACTTGTACCATTGGCACACTCCATGTCCTTATGAGAATTAATCAATTTGATGAAAATATATTCTCTCTACAACCAATTAATACAATTTATGAGTATGTATTACGCAGTTATATCCAATCAATCCGCATCTTAATTAATAAGTACTGGGTAAATACTGATTCCCGTATAACAGAACAAAAATAACAATTAATCTCTTCTTTAATTTGATACGTAAAATATGCTGGTTTGTTTTTTTGCAAAAATGCATACATTTGTAGCAAACTCCATATTATTATAAATCTGAGTGAATATATACATATATATTTAAAATTATAAATACACAGTTTTTTCTTGTGCAGAATACCACAGAGACATACGTAGATTATACATACGTGTTCTCCATGCCACACAGCACAGACACTCTTCCCTGTTGTTGTTTTTAAGCACCGCGACCGCGCTTGCGCTTTGCGCGGCGAGACAACTTGCGTTCTTGATGGCGTTGTGATCTAGATGCAGATGCGGCAGGCGATCTTGACAACTCATCAAGAGATGCAGCAGACTCCAACGCGTCCAGTGAATGTAAAACATCGTTAGTACCATGTTGGTTTCGTAGGGGTTCATCTTCTGAAATCTCGATACTCTCCGGAGCGGCACCATTTGAACTTGCTTCTTCTACAGCATGCTGCGTTATTGTATTTTCCATCATAGTCTTGTCTACCTCCTTTTGCACAGAATCGTCACCATCGTAGTGTTCTGCCGTGAAATCTGCAATATATCAAAATATATTAGTTTTGTGTTTCATACAGACCCAGTCATTACACAATCGCCATATAGACCAAATAATTATGTACCTGGTGGGACAAACTCGTCAACGTGACTCGAATACTGCTCAGGAAACCAAAACCATCGGATTTGAATCCGCGATAATAAGTCCTTTTTGAAGCACTCTACTTCAATGTACGACAAACTGGGCAGACATTGTTCTGGAGAACAAATGGCAATACGATCGACACACATATACTCTTCCAAAATGGAGGGAACCCATGTGCATGTCAATTGACAGTCGTGAAAAACAATACGCTTCGATGAAGTCGCATCCATCTCATTCGACGCCCATTGTGCAATATCTGCGATCCAAACATGTCCGTTGGCGCGAGCAAATGCGGCCGCTTCGTGAACAGCCGAAAACGCAGAAGAAGATTCACTGGCCAATGCCGATTGTTCTTTGGACACTACACCAGCATCATCTGTATATATATATATATTCACATGTACGTGTATTAGTTGTATGTGTATGCATGTGAATATGTATTTATCTAGAAATATATATATCGTACCCTTTTTGATCGCCAAAGGTGCATCAATCGTTAGTGTAAATGGAACAGTAGTGCGTCGTAAGTGACCGACTTTTTGCGAGTCGGCGTGAATAAACTGAGCATACCCACGCTGTAAATTCACAACAATAGTCGAGCAATCGTGACCCGACTCCAACAAACCCGGTACCACGGTGCGCTTCAATGTGCAATCATAAAAATTGATCGTATCGGACACAAACCAACCATAACTAGAATATGTAATCCAGGTTTCAATCCAACCTTCAAACGACCACCGGCCACGACGATCAGGAGGTTCGGGCGTGGTATTATCATTCTGGTGGACCGACGACACTGGCATAGTAATGCCTACAGCATCATTATTCGTCTTGTTATCAGTGTCCAAACACGGACGCTTTGCTGTTGGTGGTTGCATAGACGCATCAATATCAACCTTATCGTCAATCTTATTAGGATTTGACATCTGACTCGTTACGGCAGGGTGTGACTCTGGCGTAGCGGACTGTTGACCAGGCGTATAATAATTCACCGCTGAAGAAATGTATGAACCCATTGCAATCGTCGATGATGTCTGTTTGACACACAACTGGTTCTTGACCGTATATTCAACACCCTAATGAACGTAATTAAGTAACGAACTAATCATGTGTACAAGTCTGCATAAATATGCCCAATACATTTTCACCGGCGCATCTCGAATAGTAAAACTCGAGATATTTTATACGCAAATTATAATAATGTATTTCAACGCAATATTATATATATATATAGCGAGTGACATATTGTAACCTGCGGATATGTAACATGTTCCAATGTGATAATACCCATCAGTCATAAAGAAAAAGGTATCATGATTCACAACAAATATATCTCGAGATATATTATGCATTATAAAATATTATTAGATTTTCCTACAACGCCATCAAAATTCCTTAGTCTTATGTGTATGCTGGGATTGCAGACGAAGGTCACTTTGTAGTTGTTATGTCGCATGCCATGTCACTAGGTGGTAAATCGTGCCTGTCCGTGTCGCCGTCTGTACGACCACGTGGTCCCAACGAATCAACACAAGCACGGAACAGTTCTATTGCGGTATGTAACTTATTCGCTGCAGTTTGGTGTAGTATCCATCGTATTAATATTGGGATATATATATGAATACTAATTACTTATTCTTTAAAAGCAACAATTACACTTTCCGGAGAGTCGCGATTTTAAAAAGCGCGGTAGGGGTCGTCCACCAAAACACACCACAAATTCGTCTTCTGTTGTAAAATCTTCAACACATATTGAACAGAAGAATGTTGCAGCGTATTTCAATCGTGATACGGTTTGCGCTCATCAAATAGATTCAATTGTGTGTGCCGATTTATCATTATTGGCCGAAGTCGCTGTTGGACAAGCCCTTCCGACCGTATTTATTGCGGTATGTAGACTGAAGGGGGTTTGAATTTGATTTTGTTTCTATTCACAAACTAAATGTGGTGATGCTGTTTGGATATACAGGTTCCGCCACGTAACGTCGAAGTAAGAAATTCATAAGAACGGTGCTGTGCTATGTATTGTATCAGGGTTAGACTATGGCGTGTTCTGTGTATTTGTTTATGAGAAAATAAAATTATATTAAATGTTTGTACAATAAACTGGCCACCTAGTTAAAGAGTACTCTGAGGTTACGTGGCGGGACCTGTATATAGGCGTAATATCGTGCAAAGTTGTAGAATATACTTTATGTAGTCGCTGTTAAACTGTTCAATATTGCCAAACAAATGCAATAGTAGATTCTGTTTGTGCATATACACCTTTACTTGTGTTCCATGTGTTCACAATTTCAAGATTGAATTATAGGTTGTATATACCCTGTCTGTGATTTGTGATAATGATAATAATATTTTAATGTATTTTTGAATATAAACAATGAATATTCTTTAAAAATTGACCAGGTCTATACTAATTCATCGCGTTGTTGTGTAATAGATAGATTATCATCAAAGTCGTATCCTCATCTGTAGTTAATAATTGAATGTAAATGTGGTACTTGTCTTGTTTGGTTGCTGTATTTTGGATACTAGTCGGGTTGAATGATCCGTGTTTGTCATGGTCTGTATTGTTCCTTTTTCATACCAGTCCGTATATGTGGTACGCATTTGTTGTTGTCGCATGTGTTTGTTTGAGTGTATTTATTGGTATGATTAGTATTTACATTCTCCTTGTTCGTCGACAACACACAAACGTAACAACAATCGATTGCCCAAATACGTACATTGCTACCAATAATAACACCATGACTTTGAATCATCGCGGCGGTTACCTGCACCAAATTATGTCTGTTGAATCGTCGGAATTACACACCCGTCATCACAATCATCGCGATACTAATATTTACAACTATTGTGGAAAGTATTATTATCGTACAAAGGATTGGCCTATTGATATTATAATATCTGGTGTGTGTTTCGGAATTGGATACCTCTTTTGTGGGCACACAATTCAATCTGCTATAATCACTGCATTACTTCCTGCGAATTATATGCTACGTGGCGATAATGTTTGGATTCTAATCGCATGTATGTGGGTGGGAATGTGTTCTGTGGGAGTATTTCCACAAGAACGAAAAGTTACATCAGCATTACCACCAAACAACCAAGGTAAATATAACAAAAATAGTATCCACCAAGACTGTACATTCATATCATCAGTACCAGATGATGAGTATGTCATGTCTGATAGAAATTCAGGGTGTCTCCTTTCTTCTTCACAGATATCCCGATTTGTTCGGATATTCTTTGTATATTCTATTTGTAGTTTTTTATTGTGGCACCTTGGTTACTGGTTCAAACTCATCCAACGCGATGATACCAGTACTCATATGTTATCTAGGGTGGTGCCATTGTCATTATATCCAAAAATATCTTCATCCACGTTTACATTATTGTCAACATATTGTCCTGACCGTGAAATAACACCTCCAACAACAACACGTTCTTCTTTTACATTATATTCATTATCACTCATACTGGAATTGTGGCGACATCAATTTAATTCAAGTTACCAATCCAATACTCCGTCTGTTTCAGAGTCACTTCCCATGGCAAATAGTGGTCGGTCTGTTCAATTTATTATTTTTATTATAGTAGTACTACTATTGCTATGTTGTGCTGGCATTGTTTTTAGCATGTTCAAAGCCAAGTATATCTTAAAACTACATCGGAATTTTACAAATAATAATAGTCAGAATAATTGCATACACACGCTTATATTGACGACGCATAGTACGGATGTTGAATTAGTGCGTCACATATTGCAATATGCGCATTTCGCAACGCTTTGGATATTCACATCTATGTGGGCGTATTATTCGCAATTTCAAACATGGTTTATATCTTGCTTATTATTGAGCCGACAGCAAATGAATGATAGTGATACCGCTAGTACAAATCATTCATCAACGATCCTAACAAATCGTAATAACAGGTGTGAGTATAGTGATAATAATAATAATGCAGTGTGTTCGTCTTCGAACAAAAAGTCTTGTCATTATCATCATGTATTGAGTACATATGATGATATACTATTTGGTTATATCATCGGCATTTATGGTTTAATTTTATTTCAATTCACTGTATCTGTATTATTACAATTATACGCTGACAATAGTGGTGGGAATATTTATGAGTTTATATACCCTTATGTGTGGAATGCTTTTGTTTCTTTATCAATGATGTTTATTCCGGTTTGGGAATATCCATGGCAGATACAGTTTCTACAAATGATTGGTGCGTTACTTATTGGCATATCGACCGCATTATGGGATCGGTCGACTTTGGTCAAAAGCGTTGAAGAAGTTGATATCTTAGCGCCAATTACAACAAACTGTATCACCAGACTTAAATCCACAAATACCAGTACTAATGAAAGGGTAGTCATTCGGGATACTCAATCGCACGAATGTCTTCGTTGTGCGTTGGCAAAGGATGTAGTTATACAGGCTCCCAAGAAACATACGTTATCCGAATATGGAATTTGGTTTGGTGCAATGCTATTATCTGTGACAGCCGTCGTTGCAAGTCAAATCAAATAATAAATAAATTTTAAGTATGGTCTTGGTATAAGCATCCTACGACATATGGATTGGTTGATCGCAAATAATATCAACATTAAACTTCATTAAGGCGCGTGCTTTATCCAACCATCATGTTTATCAGTTTTTACACCGCGCAATAGTTGTGTCAAACTATACATATATATTACCAAATTTATTTATATTTTACGGCGTTTGACGGGCGGTGACGGCAATGGTGACTTGATCCATGTATGGTTGTGATTCTTTTTTGTTCCACCACGATCGTAGATTACGTGATGCATTCGTAACGTAGTACGATGTGTTGAATATTTAAAGCGGCGTGAAATTCGCCAAACACTCGTGATACGAATGTACAAATCAGCGTGTCCAATATTATCGAATAACGTTCTTGCATGATGAATGGCTTCTGTGATTGTTGGAAAGTGAAGAGTTTCAAAGAAGAGTTCGCCGTGTGCGGGTTGTGGGAGCACTGTACTGTAGACAAGTTCAACATGATGAAGTCGAATTTTTGTCTCTAACGGAAGAGTGGACGCAAAAGTATGAGTAATATCTAATACATCCACGCGGGTGTTCTCGTGTGGAATACTAGGCTCCATGTTTGGGAGATGTTGTGACTCCTCCGAAGTGGAGTGATTGTCCTTGGCGTTTAAAAAAGTAGTGTTATAGGCGGAAGACACGCCTGTAGTTGGAGTAACATCATTAAGAAGCGGGCACTGTTGTAATGGAGAAGATGCCTGAGTCTGTTGAGGTGGAGGACAATGTTCATGATGATGACGTGGAAGAGAACAATGTTCATGATGACGGCGGGCAGAACTGTGATGGTACTGATGATGATGAGCATGGTAATGACCGTGGCTACTGGATGTATTGTTATCTCTACTATATGATTCCGTCGGCACCAATGATGCATTACAGAGTGATGTATCACGTGCGGTCACCGCAGCGTTCTGATCATACGAGCATTGTAAATGCATCGTTCGCGGGTGATCGCCGTCGCGTTCAATGATTCGTTGAATCAATACCATAATTTGAGTTTGCAACATCTCTTCGGTAGGTAACACCGGCAACATGGTAGGTGGCACAAATGACGTTGTCGCAGGTTGATGTGACATTTGCAAACAGTCCGCAGTTGTTGTATTATCCATCCTTCTTCTTCAGTTTTTGCGATAACAAACCCAGGGACAACCACGTCGTCAAACCACACGGATACGATGTAATGACGCTGGTAAAAGAGTTGTATGTATGCGTCACAATCGCCCAATTACCTCGGATCAATAAATATTCACAATTCAGTTTGCGACGTGCAAATAATCGATGCGGGGTCTGGAAAACACTGAAAAAGTCTAAGGACAAAGGTCATTCGCCATCTCGAACGTCCAGTGCTGACGTCTACCCCCCCGAAATATTAGCCTAATAAGGTAAGTATACGTCAGCACCCACGTGAATCGGGTGGACAAACTTCCTATTATGACCAATTATTCGGGGGGGGATGCAACTATCACGTGGGTATAAAACGCTGCGTTTTATGTGGTATAAAATTCGTGTCGTACCCACCACATATATATTTTTATACACATGTTTTGCATTTATATATGAAGAATAACAAGTGCGTTGATTAAACAACACCCACGATACTGATCACATACTACCGTTAGGAATAGATAGTTATAACTCGAGGTGATATATATATATATATATATGGATATTATAATTTTATATTTATTTTTTATGACAATAGCGGATCGTGGTGGCGTATATCTTGGTGTCGAGAAAAGACCAAGTATAATCGCTCAAAAAAACAAGTTTATGGTCATGTAGAACACATATTAGCATATATGGAAATACAGTATATAAGATAACTCGAGGTTGTGATAGATGCCATTATTATTATATCTTCAGTTTCGTGGTTTGTGTATATGAACAAATTTAGAATACAATATTATTGTCGTTCCGCGGTTCTAAAAACTTTCATTATTCAGTGAGAAAAAGGCGACGCGTATAATGTTTCTGATTTGTTAATTCGTATTTATTTAAAGAGTAGTATAGTGCTGCGTAAATTGCACGTGACAATTTTGATATTGTCGTTGTGTAATATACAATTAAATGTACACACAACGTACTACAAACGCATTTCCACCAACGAACAACAACAAAACTGTGCCGACGACAAATTTTCCACTTATATTTGAACATGGTCCACAACAACAACAAATTATACAGCCGGTGCTTGAGTCATTACAATCACCAGGTATGGGCGGTGGTGATTATTCTACATTACATTATGCTCCGGTAGCAAACCTTTCCATGAATGGTATGCATGTGCAACCCGCAGTGATGCGAATGGCGAATGCGTCATCGCCAATGATACCGATGTCTCCGGCATCTATGCCGCGGGCGTTGCACGACTTGTTGCATCGTCTACATTGGGTCGCTGGAACTCCTGCCGAGCATCAAATATGTTACAAGGATATGAGTTATGTGCGACGTGGCACGCTTTACGCATGTATCAAACGATTCATGTTGGGTGAAAAGAGGGACAACAATGTGGAGAAACTATATTCGGATATTACAGATGCCCTGGAACATTTGAGATATTACTATTTGACAGGTAATTCCGATTATGTTGAGAAAATTGCTAATGCATTGGTGGACATTTATGAAACACTGAGTGTTATTGGTCGCACAACGTATTATGATGATCGTTCCATCTTGTCCCGTTTATTAGTAATACGATCTGAAATCAAATCGGCATTAACAATGTGTGGACTTGCTAAAGGAATTATGTTATCTCCAGATGATGACTTGCAAATTTATGTCATGAAAAATTTTGCAGGCATGGACAATGGGCGAACATCGTTGTCATCTCAATCAATACCATCTGTAAATCTTCCGAGTCCCACAAGGGTCGCACAACATTCTTATCCGATGATGATGCGATGTGGTGGTCATGCCGAAGTATCTTCTTCCGCGCATCCAATGGTGTCTGAACCATGCCAATTGCAACAATATCCAAGTACATCATCGGCAAACGTATCGGTGTCAATAAAACAACCAGCAGCAGCAGCAAAAGATCCTGGCAACAATGATAATACTGTCGCATCAACAACATTCACACATACCGTAGATTCCATGAATGATCATCCGGACAAATTGACGAGTACGAAGGAAGAAGAATAACATCACAATGATGGTGAGGATCAACTTTACAATGATCCACCGCAGCGAGATAAAAGGATGGTGGGTCCCTACGATAGTTTATGAGTGTATACGATTGTAGTGCCGGTAATTAAAATGTGTTTGTACTTTGAATGGTGACGATAAAAATTTACCATCTCGACAAATAGCCAAATAAAGTAAACATAATGAATTATGTATCTTAATAAATATATACACATCATAGAGTTATCGTTTATGAGTTGTGTGTGCATAATTATTATTGCAGATATAACAATAACAAAGAAAGGGATTTGTAGCCATTAGTCTTTCACAGTACAGTTTTAAACATTGTATTGTGCGTACATATATATTCTACTCCTGATTGGTTGACTTTCTTTTCGTTGTGGTATTGTCTATTGACAAAACAACAGTAGACAATTAGTTATTATTAAGTTTTCCAATAGTTCTTTCATAGGAATTCTTGGCAACCATGTTCCGCAACGGTAGGCGCGCATTGCAATCTACTGCATCTGTATTTCCTCCCAGTTTAACTATTCCAACCACACATTTAACAGAGACCAATCAACAACACCAATATTATTTCCAATCGGATACGTCCCCACCCGCACTCTATGCAGCCCACGGCGGAGACTGTTGTTCGTGTGATCACGATAAAAAGAAAAAGAAGAAAAAGTGCATTGGCGCAACAGGTGCCACGGGTGCTTCGGGAAGTGACGGCGCAACAGGTGCCACGGGTGCGTCCGGTTATGTCGGGCGTGATGGTGCAACGGGTGCAACAGGTCCAGCGGGCCTCGGAGTCACTGGCGTAACAGGAGCCACGGGTGCAACCGGTCCGAGTGGGACACCAGGCGCAACAGGTCCCACTGGCTTCGGAGTCACTGGCGCAACGGGTGTCGCAGGGGCGACGGGGTCGCTTGGCGCCACGGGCGCGACAGGTTCAACTGGTCTCGGCGTGACCGGTGCAACGGGACCTGCTGGTGCATCCGGTGTAGCAGGAACCACGGGCGCTACCGGTATTGCAGGCCCCTCGGGTCCAAGCGGTGCCACTGGTTCTGATGGTGCTACGGGTGCGACCGGACCCGTGGGTGCAACCGGTGTTGGAGGTGGTGATGTGTTTCAGAACCGAACCATTTTTGTTGACCCCAAATATGGCCCCACCAAGGTGGGTGAAGTCGAAAATTATTCAAATCCAGTTGCGTCCATCGCCGAGGCGTTGATATTGCTGGCAACGGCCGTGCCGCCCCCTTCACCAAACACACCCTGGTCGATTCAACCCGCACCGGGCACGTATTTGATGGGTGATGTTATCTTGCCGCGCAATGTGTTTATTCAGGGATCTCGTTTGGGTGCAGTTGTTTTGATTGGAACTATTCAAGTTGGTCCGCTTCCGGCTGTTCCAGGGCCACTTACGGAAGACACCGGTGGAATATCGGATATTACGCTCGTTCAAATATATAATCAACCCATTACGTCTGCCACGTTGAAACCGCTCACACTGGTGTCCGGCTGGGCGGGTATTTTTGCAGTTAATCGGGTTGTGTTTCAAGTGCAATACCTTGCGGCACCGCAGCAGTCTCCGCCCGTGGTGCAAAATATTGTAGACATCCAGAGTGGCACGCTTGTGAGCACTGGGTGCCGATATGCGATATCTACACGCGATTCATGGGTTGCGCCGCCCGCACCTGGTAACACCAACGTTGATTGCATTTGGCGTATGGCGCCCGTACCCGTAGGTGAAAACCAAAGAACACGAGTCCTTACTTCACTTGGCGACACACCCGTAATTATAACACACAATCGCTATTTGGACGCCACTGTACCACGCATCGCGACAGTCTATGTTGAAGAGGGTAATGAAACAACGGTTACTTTCCTCCAAAATTCCTCCATAGCATTCAATATCTTGAATCGCTTTCCTGATCAACCAAATCTTGAAACACTACACGCCGCAACTGTTCTACGACATGGTCCGTTTTCAGATGCCACCTTTACTGGTGTTATCGCAAGTACAAGTGAGATTAACAATTCCCAGGTAGCATTCTTTGACACAACTGACTATGCAAATGTCCCTGCCAACGTGAATAATAATTCGCTCACGCTATGTTGGAATGATGCACCGGCGAGTGAAACCACGGCGACAAATTCTAGTGTGGTTATTCAGAGTAATACGTTTGATGGATTTATTCGCCAAGTTGTTTACATGTGTAATGCCGCACCGGCATTGCAGAATCCCACACCGCCATTCTTTGGACCACGTGCGAATATTATGGATTGCGCATGGACAAGTCCAAGTAACTCGCTTTCGAATCCTCCATTCATTCAAGATATTACGCCATGGGTGACGCCGCGTGTCCTGCGTTCAACATCTCCGAATGGTCCCGGCGAGGGCGCCAATCGTCTTAGATATCGCACAACCAACAACAGCGGCACAGCCAATTTGTCGGCGGGACTTGCAACAAATGCTGTGAATTTTACGACAGATGGCATAACAACATTTTATGCAATGACCGACGAGGACGGCACCGTTTTTGCAGACGTGACCGCGCAAGACGGTAGTGTTCTATTACCGGCGTCAGATATCGTTAACAAGTACCCAGCCACACTTCCAGGCCGCATTGTTGTAGTGCGCCGTGTTGACGCGTCCGCAAATAGTTTGATTGTACAGGCAAACGTCTTACCTCCGGCAGAGAATATTGACGGCGTGGCGCTGATTGATTTGCCTCCACAACAAAGTATTGTTTTGCAATCGACAGGCAATGGTACCTGGCATTGTATTGCTCGCTGTATGCCAAACCCGGGCGCGCAACAAATACGCAACAGCAGCAGCAGCATGATCAAGGACGTCTCCGTGGAGTCGTCATTATTGTCAGGTGATGTTGACAAAGACCATCGGCGTAGTACCATGTTGATAGGTGCTGCCATTGAAAAGGAAGAAGAAGGACATGCAGTCGCGATACCATCATCATTGCCTGCGTATACTGCCCCAATATATATGCCGCTGTCGTCAAACGGCGCAGTTGAATTATCGCTCAGTAAAAATCGGAAATGGATTGGAACGTGCGGAAGTGCCAACGATATGCAGGCCGTTTCTTTTATACTACCGCGTCCGTTGGATTCCGCACAGAATAGTTTACAGCACGTTTCCGGTACTATCCTCACCAGCGGCCAATTAACTATTCGTGCTACGACGTGCCCCGATAAAACATACCCGTTCGCTGTTAAAATTGCTTTTGAATTGTTTGCTGTCGATGCTGATATTGACTCCAGAAAATTGGATATGTTACACAAACTGCCGAATGAGACCACGTTAGAGTCACCATTTTCAACCGCTTCATCAGAAGATCAAGCGAGAATGCGGCGCATTGCGATTGCCATTGTCATTTTTGAAGGCGATAAAACAAACACGGTAGCAACACAAACAACTCAATTAACAAATCTTGATGCAAAATTTCTTCAACTGAACTTGATGCTGTGTTTGTCTGCACGAATCGTTCAGGATCCAACAGTGGCAGCATCATCACACATAACAATTCCTCTTCCGGAAAGTGTGACGTTGAGATCTGTTAACGGAGGTATCCGTTTGGCATAAAACAACCAGTGATAAATAATAAAACACCACGAGGTTACATATAAAAACAAATCAATTGCGTTGATCGTAAGAATTGTATTTCAATAAACAATTATTCATGAGCAATATTCGTTATACAATAACAAACTTGAGCAATTCCAATAATTGCAGTTGGGATTTTTTTGTACTAAATGATTAAATGTAATTGTATGATAATGCTGATTTTTATATTCACTCAGGCACAATTATATCATGGTCGTACTACTGCAGTGCTCTCTCAGTGCAGTGTGTTGGTTGTGTAACAGAGCCAACAAGGTGTTTGATATTTTTGGTGATATTAATAGTTTTGTTATCATAGTAACGATGAACCATTTATTGTTTCGTACCAGTGGTGGTACAGCCGTTGTGCTTTTGCTTGGTGTATTATTCTTATTGGTGGCGTCTGCATCAGCAAGGATGAGCGTACCCAGCCGTGTTGATTTTTCCCACCTGCCGCAGTTGGTTCAATCCGCGCAACAATGTGGATCAAAATTGGATCTATCGACTACTGCTATTGTAGGACCTAATAGTGCTATTTACAACATGATTGTGTTGCGCAACACGTCGGGAGCGCGACTGGCACATGCTTATTGGAATGTACCAAAACCTCCCATGATGATAACCGACGTGCATCAGCGTATTGAGATTGCCATGTCAATTTTTGCATCGTCATCGCCAACCAATGACACTATTGATATGATTCTTGAATCCGTGTTTGTATGGACACCCATTGATAAAATTTGGCGTATGTATTCGGGTTACTATGGAAATGGCAGATACACGTTCTCCAAGATTGAGAATACAACATCGGATGCCATTGCGGAGTGTGGTATTGCGCACATTATCCCACATTCGGCCCACACATGGGGTGTTGTTACCAGCGCGCATGCGGCACGCGTCGACAAGTCGAATACGGTGGAAGATTTCTTTGACGATATGCAAAGGACATTTGCTATGGAGACGCAAGACGATGAGGACATCATTGATCGAGCCGCTGTCGCCTCCTCGAAATCATCACGCAAGACGGACTTTAAGATTCGTACACATACACAACTTTTGTTTAAACTTCCCAATATCATGTACAGTCGTTGGATTGCGTTTGGAATTCGTAGCGTCAAACCACTCTTGAACTGTGCCGAATATCCGTCTACCAACATTAACTTTAACGACATTATTATGGACCCCGCTATGCGATCGGCGGCAGAATATACGACCAGCATTGTTCCTAGTCAATGTGAGAGTGTCAAAATTTCTATCCCAGATCAAACTGAAATGGATTTTATTTTTGCGTAATTATCACGATGCCAATGTACAGGTCGCGCCACACAACCTTCAAAGGAAACCTTGACCATATTACCAGGTTTATGTACAAACGCTGTAATAGGACTTTGTTTTCTTATTACAAACACACAAAACACGGAATAATCTATACATTGTCTATATTATTTTTAGTTAATTCCAATACAATACATAGTGCAGCAACATTTTTACAAATTTTCTACTCTGAGGTTACGTGGCGGGACCTACAATTTAAAAAAAAGATTATTAATACTACTTGATCAACTACATGTGTTTGGAAAAAGGACAACCAATAGTAATTAGGAATGTATTAGTAAACCTTTTGATCTACGATATTAAACACAACGCACGCGCGTCTAAATAGATGAGTCTGTATTATGTAATGGTAAAACCTCAATATACACGCTTGTTGTTTGAACACAAAATTAGTTGAATATATGAGATAGTTTATTGATGCAGATATAAAATAGACAGACTAGCACATATATATACAGAAAGAAGGAGAAGATACTTGACCAGAAAGAAAAAGAACAGTCGCCCCGTGGAACATCAACAGCAATTATCATTGAATTCGAAACAGAAAACAATAATAATGGTTTTTGTTTCTTAATCTTGCAAAAACGATTCAGTCTCCAAATTGATCCATCGACAGAGATACTTCACAACCGCGATGTGCTGATCTTCCAACGACTCAGCGATTGTTGTTCCGACCGTGGGAATATTGTCCTGCTCTGTGGCTTCCATGATCCAGTTACATGCATGGCGTTCATTCGCGTCCAAAATCATCATCATACTACCACTATCATTATGAGTTCCTGACGATACATGTGTCGCCGACTGTTGTCTTAGTATTGACTGCATGGCAGCACAAAACCAATCCTTTCCAACGGCTCGCACAATAGTTCGTAGTTGGGTCATCAGCAAAAACTGTCGATAAATGGCGACGCATTTCTCAACACCGTAGTCCGACCAATTAGTCGTATTGTTGAGTTGCTGAGTCATAGCCGCAGAACTTGCGGATACTGATATTGTTGATGATTGTGACGAAGGCATAATTACACGCATCAACTCACGAATAGACCGAGGACACCTTGTTCCAACAACCTGCCCATTATTCACTGCATCGACGACGACGGCACTGGGGTGCAAAGGTAAAGGAACTACCGTTGCCGATGATGATGCCGACAAGCACAGAGTATTAACACGCTCCATAATTTGATGCAACATCTTCGAAATATTTTCGACACACACCGAATGAGGGCCGATTGTTCCAAAATGATGTTGCTCAAATTGCTTGGCAAATGGTGCTGGTTGTTTGTAATGATGTTTCTGATTGTTACCGGCTTCGAAACTTCCACTTGCAATATCCATTATTGATGAGGAAGAAGATGATGGTGCAACAACACGACCAAGAATATCAGTAGTGTGCTCATGAATCGTATTGTTTGAATTGCTCGTGCACGACTGCTGCTGCGACACACGAACACGGCCACCACCAATACAACTACTAATATCATTATCTCGGCGCGTTAGCGCAACGCACTCGCTTTCTAATTGTGGCAACACATGCTGACACACATAGCAAAAATCGGTACCGCAATGGCCGCACTGGACATGCATTTCACTAATGCCTGGCCCGGTGTCGTCCTTGCCACTTATCACTCCTGAGGACGAAGAAGAACCCGTAATGGTTGCTGGGGATAACTCATGACCAACACCACATGTGGGACAATGTGCCTTACGGCTTTGATGAATCCGCGCGACAACCCAGTCCCGCAACACAAGTTGCGCACAGGTATAGTACTCGGCTGTTTTGATTCCTGCAACAGTCGTGGACTGCGGTGGTGTTGTTGGTAAAGAATCAGGAGCATCATCGGTACTGCTGTGTTTGCTGGGAGCCAATAATTGTCGATATTTGGGTGCCAACTGAGCAAGTGGTATGCGGGGATCAAAAGGCCCATGATGAAAGGCCTTGTCACATAATGGCGATGCGCGAATGTGGCGATCATAATCCGCTATGCTTGTTCCCACACGTTGCTCACAACCGGTACAGAAGATAGAGTTGCATGGGCGCGCATCATCACCATTAATATCGTGTAACGATGCAGCACACTCAGAAAAGCGAGGAACACGACCATCAGTCGGGTCTGCCAAAATGTAGTTCAAACTCTTGCACCCACCTGTGCATGCAACAACATGCACGGTCGCATCACATCGCTTGGCGGATAACAATTCAAACTCATCGCGCAACTTACACAGTCTCTGAAGCAACTCATTGCGAATTTGTTGAAGGGTTTCTTGTAAAATATCGGCTGTCGTATTGGCAACGTCCAATTGATAAAAAACATGAGCAGCGTGGTCAAAGGATTGCCACGACGCAATTTGTAGGATCTGCTCAACAAACAAAGTAGGAATAACAAACGAAGACGCGGTTGCACATAAGGCCGTCGTTGATGATGAACAATCGGAAGAATGTGCAGTGGCAACACGACTACAATTCACACCACAAGTCGCGCCCATTGCAACACCATCATCAATATTGGGTGTTATATCATCACCACCGGATGTACTTTGCCACAAATGTTCGATTAACTGATTCATAGGATCAACAATCATGTGATCTGCAAATTGTTCGGCTCGCGCATATTCAGCCTGATCGGGCAGCATCATCGACCATCCATCATTGTCCATCATCATACCAGCAAGCATGGAATCATTATGGCCATCCATACTATCCGTCTGAACATGATCCGTCATATTTCGACTCACAGCGATTGTTGAAATGATGTTATTATTATTACTATTGACACCATCATTATGACCCGCTTGCATCGGCTTTGTCACGGGTGATGTAACAACTGCTGCAGATGATGGCAAATCATTGCCAGTCGCCGCAATCGTCATAGAAGCATCACCAGCAACTGAGTTCTCCAGATCCATTGCGGATAAGTAGGTGGATATTGGTGGCACATTTGTTGTTGGTACCGTCGCCGTGAGAATGTCGTTCATAATAGTAGATGTAGGTTTACAACACGGACAATATATCGGAAACAAATCTTGACAGATGGTTCCTGAAATGTAACGCGCCAAACAGTCGACACACAACACGTGAGTTGTAGGATTGTAAGGACATACAAATCCACCCATTGCGTTAATCAATTGTGTGGAAGAATTGCTACACGATGGTAATGATAGCAACGAAGATGCGATATCTTCGTGAAAAGCGTCATTCTGACGATGAACCGCAAAGACACGATGACAACGCACACATGATTGATCAGCATCAAGATTATGTTGTGAAACGGTAGCATAATTATGTGGATGTGGATGCAACTTCTTGTACTGCTGCAATGTTGCATACAATGGATTCTCCAAAGTGTGGCGATCCAAATCAAAAACATTTGGAGCACGCTTCGGTCGCGCTTGCCCCACCACAAATTGCTCATCACCGTCCTCGGTCAATGCATTGTTAATGGCCGCGCCATTTCTAATCGCACCCGATTTTGTTGTTGTCGTGGAGCCAGTCCCACGACGGCAACTCTGAGGCATTCCATCGTCGACGGCAAAAGATATTGATGAACCATCACCACTACCACCAACACCGGTATCCGTCACAAGCGAGTTGGACCGACGCCCGCACAGAGTGTCATCTTCATCTACTACCATCACACTCGATAGATCGCCATGTGATACAAAAGAAGAATGCACACGGGCATGCGAACCTCGTACCGCAGTGTTTGTGGTTGAAGCAGTAGAACCAAATGATGACGATGTTGTTGTATCCGATAAATGGTATTGCTGGTCAACAATTGAGGGTAACAACGGAACACCATCCCGACTATATGATGATGCAATCGCAGCAAGTTGTTGGTAGGTAACGCCAATGTGGTCATCACCACTGGATTCAGCGAATCGGTGATCAGATTGACCTGTGTGTGCAATCTTTCTTGCAGGACCCGAAAAGACGGCTGTATCGGAATCATTGACATTGTCCAACCACATAGAATGATTATTATTTATGCCATCATCTTCATCATGATGCGGTTGATATCCATACGTGGCACGACCTCCATGCAGGCGAACAAGGCCATGTGATGCGGTCGATAATGCTGCACGTGCCCCGCGCCCACGTCCGCGCCCACGACCACGACTTGGGTTTTTGTTTTTTGATCCACGCGGACGACCCGCTCTGCGACGAACGGGCACAGAAGGATCGGATGTCAACGACCGCCCGGGTTGTGCCACCAGATCATCCACCTCATTTTTTCCTTCTCCACCGACATCATTGGACACGGATTCTGCATTGACAAACAAACCAGTGGTATGGTCATGACAAAGATCATTCTGATCACCATCATCGTCAATTCGCTTGCGCTTCGTCGCTACAGGACTATCCATTTCATGCACTCTCTCAACATGACATACTGCATCGCCGCGGGCTTTGCCCCGACCACGTCCTCTTCCGCGACCGCGACCACGACCTCGCCCACCAAGAGAACCACGCATTGTGGCCCCTGCATGCGTAAAATTGAGCCGAATATGATGATCCTGCGCCTGGTTTCTATTCTCATCATCACCAACAACCATGTCAAATTCAGAATCCACTGACTCTTCCAGAGTCCCGTCTGCGAGCATAGGAGTGTCTGGAGTAACGGTAAATAACTTGTCCATCACATTCGTCTTTACCTCTTGATTCTTCCATTGATTAAGCATGCTGACAAAATCAATGGGCTCGCCGTTTTCATACATGTCGTGCAGCATCTGCCAATTTGCAGTGTAAAAACTACACGCATCAGAATCGACATAATCACCAACATTATCAAGAGGACGTTTGTTGATGCATTCCTCTGGCCACGGATCTACGGAATATGGTAGATGGTGTTCTGACGCACTCCAATAGAATGGAGGTTTCTCCCGACCTGCATCGCGACATGTTGCTGGAAACAGATCCTTGAGACTAAATGTTCCCTCATCGACAGTGTATGTATCCAAATTAAATGTTTGAATATTCACCGGCATCTTTATGTCGTGTCCTTCAATGATTTCACGGTGGGCTTGCCAATTGAATTCTGTGTGATATAAAGTTAGAAAAAGTCGAAAAAAAACATATCTCTCACACATAGAAACTAACAAAAGAAAACGAATGTATATCATGACTCGTACCAATAACAAGATACAATGTCAAAAAAATAAAATGAAACCAAATTTATTATTACCAACAAAAACCATTAATTATGCATGCATTGAACGTACGTCGTGGATTCGGCCAATACACTGGCAACCAGATGGGATAGTGAATGATCACACCCAAGTGCTGTTTGTGAACGACTCGCGCCGGTTCAACAATGTAACACAAACCATGAATTTGACGGTCCGGATATTGCATCTTGTAGGTAACCCAAAAACAGGACAGTTGGTGCCGTTTGAAATAGGACACCAACTGACGCACAACCACACGAACATCGTTACTACGGAAATCGCCGTCCTTATCGCGCTGCACTTGCCCCTGAAATGCTCTGCGCGACTTGGCGTGGTCTTGGTTGGCCGTATCATTGTTTGAAGAAGAACGGGCTGATCCGAGATCGTCATCGGCACCACCATCCATAATTAGCATGCCTGGGTCCGGAACAGCAAGGGCTAAACAGAAATCGGTATGTCAATACACAGACGACCGCAGATCAATACAAGTGTATTCTTTAACATCACACATACCTTGTTGCATTGCCGATGGAAAGACAGATCGCGATTGGACAGAAGAACTTTGCTGCTGCTGTACCGACGACTCCATACTTTTTGATCAAAAAGTAATACTTCTCTTCACAGACCCACTATGCTAACGATATGAATGACTATCGCCAAATCCAAATAAGTATGTATGTAGAAAGATTACCAGTCGTGTTCAAGAATAAATCTCCAAGCACTTGCTTGCCGGAGTTTATATACACGGACTGAATATTGGATAGGTATGCACCTCGAGAGTCGACTTGTTATCGTATTATTTTTTGCACCGGGGTGGGAACATCCGAATCTATATCTCGAGATTATTTTGACCAATCCAACATCACCGTGTTATTGTCACATAGAGCGCGAATCCATTCACCAGGTTAATAATAATATCACTACTATTATAACTCGAGTATATGTATTGACATATTTTCCCCGGACACAACGGGTAATACCTCAACTTACAACCATGTTCAGACTTGTGTACATGAATCATGTATGAAATTACCTTTCTTGTGGTGTTCAGATATGTTCAAGAAAATGATCAGGATGGATGTAAATATATTTCTGTACCGCTATAGACAACTCGAGTTATAGTATGAAATTTATTATCTTAATAATACATAGTGTGAGTTGGTAACTATATTCATTGTTAAAAGGGCAACTCATGGAATTTTGCGGGGATTGGTTCACCATGGGGTACTCTTCTTACCGGAACAACAGGGGGTACTCACATCCCTGGGATAATAGGGGGTGTCGGCTGCACCATTCTACCCCCTACCTGTGGCATTAGAGGTGTCGTGTGAGGAACCCCAGGATAAACATGTGTTTGCCACCACTTTTGCACTTCAGCCTGCACGCGTAAAAATATGTTTGTATGCAATATTGATGGCGTCATCATTCGCAGAACACGTGCGTCATATTCAGTTTCTCTTGAAGGACCTAACAGTTGTCGGGCAATCTGCTTGTATTCTTCTGCTTGAGTTATTTCTGTAACCCAAAGTTCTAATGGCAAAGTAACGGAGTGCCCCGAAGATGTTTGAACTTGATATCCAAACAGATCTGCGATGGCCTGCTCTTCGCGCGCCTTCGTCTCCCAGAATCTGTTTCCAATGCTTGGCGGTGCAAAATTTGCTAAAATGGGATGCAATTCGGGATGTTCTTGTTGAAACTGTATCGACCATATAATTGCATTCATGTAAATTTGTGCAATCCGCGACCGTCGTTCTATACCACATTCATCAAAAAAGGACAACCATGGGAAGGGTTCTCGTTCTCTACGAGCCACAATATACCAACCATCTGCGTTTGAGAAGAACCGAGCCGATTGTGCAAAATTTCCTTCACTGTCTTCAAATGTTTGTGTTGATGTTTGCACATATTTTTGTTTCACAGACGTGGCTGTTGGTGGTGGTGGAGTGTATATCCTAGCATTGTGATTGAAGTCACTATTTAAACTAATGGTCGCACAGGCAGTTGTATCCCTCCCGTAGTTTTGTATCGTTTGAATGCGCACTAATGGAATAGAGAGGGGAATTCTATTACTTTCGTTAAATTGACGCTGGAATTCGGTGAATAAATTCGTTTGGCTGACTGGTATAAGTCGACGAATAATTCCAGGCACGAATTCAACATCATCCCCATATTCATATGGTGTCCCGTCCCTGGTTAGAAATATAGGAAGAGCACTGTGCAAATCATGTTCGGTAAAGAACTCAGGATTGCGTTCAACAAACGTCTCTGCAGCCTCATACTGCACAGAATCGATGGTTGTAATATTTAAGCCAAATAAGACTTCAAATGCGCGTACACCATACTTGTCAACAAATAGTTGTGCTAAATTAGTGGCTGGTAGCGATTGATAAACGGTCTTTGAAGCGCCTTTTAGTATACTGCGATCATCCACAGGTAGCCACTCTCCAATTTCGAGTAACATCTCCTGAGGAAGATCGGTCAACGACATTCGTTGTCGAATTTGTTGGCATAGTTGTTGCTTGTTTAATTTAGACCACCGTGGTATATTTAGACGCCTTGCAAAGTCACGCATTTCCGGTAGCAAGGACTCGCCGGACTCTGGGGAACTACAGAATTGTAGAAAAGTGAAAATGTCGTATTGATCCGACGGACGGACAGGCACTTGGCTTGGTTCAGGTTGCTCCATGGATTCATCATCATCCTCATCCTCATAAATAGCACGGGAGCGGCGACGTTCTGATTCACTAATGGCCGACGATTCTGCACCTGCTGCTTCCGATGCGCGCCACCATATATTTGCGGGACGTTTACTTGGAATACTCATTTCTCAACAACAAATGAATAGTCAAAGTGGAGTAAGTATGTAAATGTGCAAAATAGATCACAAAGTTCCGTACAATTACCAAGATTAAATCTTTGTTCTCTATATTTGTGGAAATAATTACTAATGACGCATAAAGATGTGTATTTCAAGATCAATAATAATATTACCACATTATCATTGCACAAAAAACATAAGAGAACAAAGGACAAATGAACATATACATAGATATATGAATAATATCCAGACCGCTATGGTCGGGACCATCACAGACAACTCGAGTTAAAGTACGCAGGTTTACATATATATAGATATATATTTAATGGTCCTAGTGGTGTGAGAAAGAGTCGATTATTATATTCACTTATTGTTAAAAGGGTAATGCATGAAATGCTGCCGGGATTGGTGCAGCAGGGGGTGCACCCATAAAGGGAATAAAAGGGGGTACTGGTTGCACGAGCATACCACCCGCTCGTGGAGTTTGTGGTGTCGTTTTTGGAACCTCATGGAAAACATTTGTTTCCCACCATTTTTGTACTTCGGATTGTACACGTAGAAATATATTTGTGTGCAGTGTCGTTGGTGTCATAATTCGCAAGACACGAGCATCGTACTCAGTTTCTCGATTAGGACCTAACAGTTGTCGTGCAATCTGCTTGTACTCTCTCGTCTGGGTTATTTTGGTAACCCAAGATTGCAACGGTAAAGTAACAGAGCGGCCCAGAGATGTTTGAACTTGATAACCAAACATATCTGCGATAGCCTGTTCTTCGCGTGCCTTTGTGCCCCAAAATGTGTTGCCGATAATTGGCTTTGGGAAATTTGCGAGAATGGGATGTAATTCGGGATGTTCTTGTTGATATCGTATAGACCATATCACTGCATGCATATACGTTTGTGCAATCTGAGACCGGCGCTGCATGCCGCATTCACCATAAAATGATAACCATGGAAAAGGTTCTCTCTCCCTATGAACAACAAGATACCAACCATCTGCGGTCGAGAAGAACCGGGCCGATTGTGCAAAATTCTGATCACTCTTGTCAAATGGATGTATTGATGTTTGTGCATACATTTGCTGCGCAGACGATTCTGTTACTGATGGTGTTGGTGTGTATATTGTAGCAGTGTGATTACCCTGATAATCCAAACTGATCGTTGCACAGGCTGTTGTATCCCTCCCGTAATCTTGTACTGTTTGGATCCGCATTATTGGAATAGAGATGGGGATTGTACTATTCTCGTTGATCTGACGATTATACTCTTGTATCAAATTTTGTTGTGTGACTGGCATAAGCCGGCGAACAATTCCAGGCACGATTTCGACGTCCCAATAATGGGAGATGTTTGTGGTAGAAAAAGATGATGTAAGTATGTTAAGATCATGTGTGGTAAAAAAATTAGGATTGAGTTCAAATATAGTCTTTGCAGCCTCATACTGAACACGATCAATTTTCAGTATGTTTAGACCAAATAAGATTTCAAATGTACGCCCACCGTATGCGTCAACAAACTCTTGTGCCAAATTAGTAGAAGGTAAGGATTCAAAAACAGTCTTCGAAGCGCTTTTCAAAATACGTCGAGCATCCGCAGGTAGCCATTCTCCAATTTCAGTTAACATTTCTGCAGGAAGATCCGTCAACGAAATTCGTTGACGAATTTGTTGACACAATTGTTGCTTATTTAACTGGGCCCATTGTGATATATTCAATCGTCTTGCAAAATCGCGCATTTCAGGCAGCAGCGACTCGTCTGACTCGGGCAGATCACAGAATTGTAAGAATGTAAAAATATCATATTTTTCCGAAGGTCGTACAGGAACTTGACTTGGTTGAGGTTCTTCCATGGATTCATCATCTTCGTAGATAACACGGTACCGACGACGTTTTGTTGCCCTAGTCATTGATGACTCCATGCCAGATGAAGGCGAAGCAGTTGAAGGTATTGTATTTTGAAAACTCATTTTGCAAGCACAAAATGGTAATTAACCCAATACGATGTATGTAATAGATCAATTTACGGGAATCTATATCGATATATATGTATATACAGAGATTCAATCTTTGTTCTATATGTTTGTGTAAACAATTTTTGGTGCCACACGAGAATGTAATCATAATAGAATCAATAATTCACCATAATATCGTCTGGTAAAATAGAACGAAATAATGTCAGGTTAATCGGGAAAATCGAACCACCGACTAACAAACAAGAGAAATCGATCGCAACATTGATACAAAAAAATATAATTATTTTAGAGGCGCGGGTGGACTTGAACCACCGACCAACAGATTAGAGGTCTGTTGCACTACCAACTGTGCTACACGCCATGCTGACAACGATATATATTTATCCAATACTATATATATACAGTATGCGTCAAATCACCAAAGAATAATGCAAAGAATACACGATTGAACCAAGTATGATTGTATGTACTTCCATCGTCAAGTATATTCATCAGTATTTTCCCCGAATAGTACTATATTTTGTATTGTTCTCATTAAAGTAGGTATTACTGTTTGTATTATAAAGTAGTAGTAGTAACTCTAATAGTGATTGATATATTTACACATGCACCATAATATGCATTTGACGCCAATAACAGTATATACATGAGTAAAATCTACAATTTCATAATCATCACAATGCCAAACATACTAAACCGAGAACAATGTCGTCCACCGCGGTACTCTGAGATTCGCAACATACACTTCCGAAGAAAAAGATACAATCCGCTTGATGGGCACGACATAGCAACAACAATAGTCCCAAAATATTAGCGGTTCACCTTCTTTGTCACAGGCTCCGACCGGTAAGTTACATTGTTTGATGTCATGGTTGGGTTTGATCTTGTTGAACGACGACTATGATGGTGGAGGTGTTGTTGAACATTTACCCGTCGCGGCAACGTATTTTTCATTTTCGACTTACTGAGCGTTATACTTTCCTCCTCATCGTCAGTATTATCAACAGCATCTTCATCATCCACCATCCTTTTGCGTTTTTTGCGCTTGTTCGCAACAACAGTAGTTTTCGTCGAATTAACTGTCTTAGTCGTCACTATCGTATCAATGTCGTCATCACTACCAACATCAGAATCATTCTCCATCGCTCTTACTTGCTCGGACAACTGAAATTGTAGCAACGACATTGGTGATACGTTGAAAGATTGACAATGTTGTCGATACACTTCAATTATAATATCACCAAGTTGATGTGGTGAATGCTCCCATACGAATTTAAAACCCTCCTGTTGTAGATGTCTTAATTGTGAAACCTCCCAATCGCCACCCATAAATGCAATGTAGACAATCTTCCAACTAGGATCCTTGTGTGCTTCACACTGTCGTTTCGCTTCCAACATGCGTGGTGTTTTGTTATGAACGTTGGACTTGTCACTAAGAAATTTGGCCTCAATAACAATCCACAAATCCTCCGATAGACGAACAACAATATCGGCAGAAACACCCTTACTTGTAGTAACATGCGGATACTGCTGTTTTTGTTGGTGCATTACTGTTGACGTTATCGATACCTTAATATCAGACTCTGCATTATCATTGTCATCCTCGGTGGACATTGTAGGGCAATCGTCACATCTCTTCCTCTTCTGTCGTTTGTTGGGTCGTTCAAGTAACATATTCGAGGGAGATGATGATGATGATGATGGCTTTACCTGTACGTTACAGATACTATTGCTATTCAGGGTTAAAGATGATACTGACGACAATCCAGCCGACGTTTGATGTAAACGATGATGATGATTATGAACCACAACAGGAACTTCGCGTGCCCACGTAAACGGCTCTAATGCCAACAATGATGTTATAGATGATAGACTACCAGATGATAATCCCGGCGACACAAGTGCATCAGCATTAAATTCTGTAATACACTGACCGTTGTGAAGCGTCAACCCTTCGAGAACACGACGAATCACATCCACATGTCGCTTCTCATGCTCCACATTGTACATTTGATGACTTAGAATAAGACCTATTCGATGTTTTATCACATTTTCTAAGACCAGAGATGATGGTTCTTGTATCCAAGGATGATGTGACGACATAATATATCGCGCAATTTTGCAGAGATGAATATTGGCCGAGTCACGTACCCGCCCCTGTATTTTCTCAATGGCACTAATTTCACGACACGAAACATGTGTCAACTGTGACAAACGGTTAATGGTCAATTGCGCATAAATACCCGCAGCCGCACTCGCAGAGCGAATAAGCATAAGCGCAGCACCATACTCACGGAGCCACCGAAACATCTGGCTTGCTGTAGAAATACCTAATAATTGAGGAAGAGTCACCAGCGTAGACGACACCTTCGCGGAGAATGCTCCAGATGTTCTGTTTGGATTTGGATTGTTTTGCAACCCACCATTGTTTTCGGTGCACGTATCTTCTATCTGCGATAATGGTGATGCTACTACGGTGACGGCGGATAAAGCCGAGACACTCTGTTGTGGAACCTGGGTCTGGCGATAATATTGTCGTTGTTGATTCAATAATGACGATGAGCAGGATGATGATAACTGTTGATACCGCTTGATAGACTGGTCTAAATATTGTAGAATGGGCACAAGACGTACATTCACCTTATTGGCCAACTCTGTATTGGTACGTGGAGCAATTTTTGTGTTCCAGTATTCAAGAGACAGATTGACCTCCCGTACAATTGGATCCGTGAGTGTTATATCTGTAGAATGATCGCGATCAGTTAGGAGTCGTTGGAATAACCGTTCATCTTCATCCTCCACAACATTGCCGTTGGTGTCCTCGCTATCATTGCTCTCATCACTGGAATCAAGAATTGTCGTGAGATTTTTTACATCATTCTTATTAGTGTTGTTAACGTTGCTATTGTTATTTTCAAAACCTCCTTCTGTCAGGTGTGGTGAGTTTAATAGTGTTGGTAACGCACCATGACATTGTTCATCTATATAGAGGACGGAGACACCTGCCTGAATTGTCAAAGAAGAAGAAATTACTTCATCGCTACAACAATTGTTAGTCGTAATCTCATGAAGTAAATTGCCATTATTATTTAAACAATAATTTTCTTTGTCATGATTATCATAATTCGATACAATCGACGCACATACCTGTCCCATCGTATGTTAAAACGGCCAAACTCCCATATCTGTATTTCAAAAGCAACCAATAAAAATGCACAGAAACAATTTATTCCACCAACAACGTTTGCTAAAGTTTACTCAAAAACAATAAAGTATAAAAATGTGTGTACATAATTTTGCATGTTCATTTCAACTCGAGTTGTAATACACTCTGTCAGAAACTACAATAAAAATATTTCGATGTATACTCACATGTATATTGTATACCATTTCCAAAGATACACCTCGAGGTATATATTTTGGGTCTAGGTTTAGAACCGCAAACACATACATATAGATTCGTAACGTAAAATTTAGAATTAAAAAAAGTTTATATTACAGGGTGAAATGTGTACACTTGCATTGGATAGTTACAACCACCTATCTGCTGATCAGGTTGGTTAAACTATTTAATTAAAACAAATATTGCTCTAAGACATACGAAGTGTGGCCTGCATTGATTCTATCATCCTCTTCTGCTTGTGTGTGGTTCTTTGCTCGTACGACAACGGGAATAGTCTAACGTAACGCCAAGGATGGCGACCGTATTAAATGTGCTCCAAAATAATACCAATCCACCCATCCTTAACAGGGCGGAAATTATGGAAACGACACCAACAACATGTGATACAGATGAGGTTGCATTGCATTACATACTGCAGCCATGTCGTAAACGAGTCAAAGTCTCTGAAGAATTAGAAGAGCACAGAGGAAACCACTCCTCTCTGTCACAGATACCATTTGAACGGGTGCCCAACAAAGTGGATTTGGACGCACTGGAATCACGACGCCAACAATTGCAATTGCAATTGGATCATCAGACTCACCCAGACTATCGCAATCGTCACGGGCAGTATGCAACACCACCCGCCATGGCTATGGATGTTGCCCGAATCACGCTAGATCTTTATACACGCCACGTTACCGACTTTTTCCCACAATGTGACTCTAACGCCACTCCGTTGTGTGTGGTCGATCCTTCATGTGGCACAGGATCGCTCCTACTTGCCATGATGCGCGTAATGTCTGAGAGAATATCAACCGTTTTAACAGACAATTCTTCCCCACTTGATGGAACAACACCTCCTTTGTCGCAGATAAACTGGTGGACAAAGTTGCGGTGTATTGGTTATGAGAAAGATGAGAATGTATGGCGTCGTGCAGAGGCCGTATATAGAAGATCATCGTTGCTGTCACCATCAACATCGCCACCCTTCCCTCTTTATCTATATCATCAAGACTTTACAACATTACCAACGCCATCAATAATGGCACCTTCTAATCCTACGAGCAGCAACGATGATGATGATAATAATAATAGCAGCAGTGTATGCCATAATCAAATGGCGATTCCGTACGGTGGTGCCGATATTGTGTTGGCAAATCCGCCCTATGTCCGACACAGGCATATGTCTCTAGAAGAAAAGACTCGATTGCAATCGCTATCAAGAACATATTCGGGTGGTATCCAATGCAATAAGATGGCAGGACTGCACTGCTATTTTATGTTAATGATGCATGCGCACATGAAACCAAACGCCATTGCGGCGTGGATTATTCCGGGTGAGTTTATTGCAGTTTCGTACGCCTCTGCAATGCGACTGTACTTGTGCTCCAACGTTACATTGTTGCGAATTCACTGTTTTGATGCAATCGACCAGCAATTTGCCGACGCTCAGGTGTCCACATCTATTGTTTGGTATTTGAACCGACGACTACCGTTGGAACAACAGAATACACATCTTGTTCAAGTTACAATGGGTGGATCTGTAACAACACCAACCATCCAGCGCATGGTGCCATGGCATCGTTTCAACCAAACGGCTCGGGACAAATGGAATACCATATTTGCATCAACAGTAACACCAACACAACCTAATTCTGCAACGAACAACTCGTCATCGTTGTTGTCGGTATTGGTCTCATCGCATTCCACGTCAACTCATTGTACTGAGTCCAAGAGTAATAACAACACAGGCAAAACCACATCTATGACAACGGTAGAGCCGTGTCATCATAGCGGCAGCAGCAGCGACGACACCAATGAGACCGAAACGTCTGCTCCATCTTGGGACGATATGATAATTGATCCTTCTCTATTGGTGATGGATTCCACCGAGGCACTACACATTAAAAATGACGGCACAACTCATGTCTTGCAACATCAGCACAAAGTCGACATGCCCACATACTACAATCATGAACACTGTGCACAGATGATGATGCAAATACCGGCCCACGAAAACATCGTTTCGACTATAACAACATCATTTGCAGAAACAACTGTAGAACTAGCAATTGGTGATGTGTTTACAGTGAAACGCGGCATTGCAACAGGATATGACGATTTTTTTATTATGAGTAAACAGCAGGCCGTAAATGCCCATCGGTTGCCGTTGGAATGTTTGACCCGCCTGCTTCCAAATTCTTCTGAGATGCCGTCGACACAGTATATTCATGCAGAAGACCCATCAATACGCTATGTGGTAAACTGCGATCTAACCATGGAGGAGATCAGGATCAAGCATCCCACATTATTCTCATATCTTCAATACGGTGTGTCTAAACTTAACGTTCCAGATCGATATCTGTGCAAAAAACGACAACCCCGATGGTACCGACAAGAAACACGCACACCACCCCCCATCGTCGTCACTTCCCGCGGCCGCATCTCCAAAATGCAACCCAACCCCTTTCGATTTTTTCGAAACTATGATGTGGAAGCAATTGCATCATCTCATTACTTGCAACTCAATTTAAAAGAGCCATACGCATCAATGCTATACAAACGTGAAGATGTAGATGTCTTATGGAAGTGTTTACAACAAATACCTATCGATGCCATGTTGAACCACGCACGCGCGTACGGTGGTGGTCTGTATGATCTCAAGCCAAATGACTTGAATCGTATTCTTTTCAAAATACCTCAAACATTGTATAATACATGCCATGCTGCTGCATCGTAGTTATGGAAATTCACATATACGCCTGTACAGTTCAGAAGAGTATCCACCATTTATTTATTTTTTACAACAACTGAGTTCGAATAGATTCAACATTGATCGTGTCAGGGATGTGATCAAATGACTTGCGCGATTCATACTCACGCAACAAGAACACAATCAATGCAACGACGGAACCACTCGGGAAAACATCGTTATGACAGCACTGGTTCAAATATCGCATGGCGTCATCAAAGGTCACAATGCGTTGGTCACGGTGTGCATTTTTGCACACATATAATTCTCGGTCAGGATATCCGCAAGGAAATACCACAAACTTGCCAACCCACGATTCAGGTGCACACGCCCACATAACCGTATAGTGCATACGAGTGCATGCATCCAAAACAATCAATATTCGGACTAGAGGTGGGCTTACATCCGCGTGTCTGCTGTGACGTTCTGCTGTGCTCTGTACAAAAGATGACATATAAATCAATGATGATCTATTAATAAGAATATGCCAACAAATCAAATAAACAACACAACAGAATACACCCGAATCCATACCACTACCCAGGAATATATATCTCGAGATATATATCCAGCCAAATAAATAATGTCCGGTATGGTTGAGATAAACGAACCGACATGATAATATCCAAAAAAAAGAGACTGTTTGAAAAATGTTCATGAACTCCTGTCATCATATCAAAAATTGACGCGACTCAATCGCCAGCCGCCGCATTCATAAAGATACCTCGAGTATATTTATCTACTATTTATTTAACACAACACAATTTGTCAACCCGTGCATGATGTTGCGCACTATACATCAACTTATCAATATTTTTACATTATCATTATTGTTAACAGAAATCATCTTTCTAAAAATATTGTATGTCCAAGATATGTTGGTATGATGTATGAGATAACTCGAGTTATTGTATGCGTTTATATTGTATGAACACTTATCAAAGAATTGATTTGGTTGATAGGATCATGGTGATGATCATACAAATGTGGTGATATACATGAGTATACAAATCTCATAAATAAATAAACACATCTGTAATTCTAGCGATACAAATGTAATGCTATGTAAACTCGAGTTATATATATTCATTCCATTCACCTGTGCGAGGGATTCATTGGTTACTCGACGATGCGATACTTTGGATGCTTATGCATACAATAGATGGTCTGTTGAATATTAGATATTTGTGGTAACCGGTTTATTTAGTGGTGGTGTGCGTGTTCTTTTGCGAAATAATTGTGGTCGATAACAGATTAAACTGTTGTTGTTGTATATGTAAACTAAGACGACAATCCACGTCAGTTATTTATTTATTGTCGTACAATTTTGTAGTTAGGTTATGATGATGTTTCGATCTCCTTCGCCAACAATAGATTCACTGTCCCTCTCACGTTCAGGTGTTGATAATGTCGACAACAACGATCGCGAGGAACGGGATTGTATTGAACAAATACAACTACTCGTACAGCAGAAGCAAATCCAAATTGTTGCGCTGGATTTTGATGAAACAATTACTGTTCGTGGACTGCAACAGGGTGCGCCGTTTGATGTTATTTATGGTGCGGATGGTGATGATGTTATTTGGAATAATATTAGAAATCCACTCTTTTTGCGTGCATTGTTATATGCAATCCATGAAGTGGGTGGACGTATCTGTATAGTGTCGTTTCAAGATGATTTGGTTGGAAATACTGAAATGGGTGTTGTCACTGGGCGTGCCCTTATTGAACGTTATATGGATGTATTGCTGGGGTATGATCGGCCGAATGATCTACTGCGTTACAATGAGGATTATATATTGTGGAACCCGTATGTTCGCTGTGCGGGAAACACGGCGGCATCATCATCTACTCTTTTGGGTGGTGGCGCAAATAAAAACCAACATCTCCAAGTTATGACAATGTTCTCAGGTCGAATTGTTTCTCCCCTTCCTTCGTTGGGTGCTTTTTCTGTGACTACGACAACGTTAGGACCTGTGGGGGTCAGACCGGCATCTACCACAAGTACTACCACCGCTGCGGCGAATCGACCGCCACCCGATTCTATTGTGTTTATTGATGATTCGCTTGCAAATGTTACTGCAGCCAATAATCGCAAATTAGCAAAAGGGTTTGTGGCAAAACAAGGAATTGATGTTGTCCTATGCCGCCAGATTATTCAAACATATATTAGAGCCCAGTATCAGCATCCTTCTTCGCAAAACTATCAGCATTATCAACAACAACAATTACAAACATCAACGCCAGTAGGAGATTTAACTACGACAACGACGGCAGCAACGATTCCGACCGAATTTTATTTTGGCTATTCGTCTGCGTTGGCACAGCGACCAACCAATGCGAAATAGATAGATGCTAATGAAATAATGTATTATTGTTGTACATACATACGATGTGTAAATCAATTTGAAGAAAGAAACGACTTCTCCTGGTAAATTATTTTTTCTTTTTACAAGATGCTAATATTGCTGTATTGATTGATTGCTTCATTCCATTGAATACTTGGTAGTGGCGCAGGTCGATCACTTGGTTAAATGTTCCAAAATCAGTACATCCATAGGACGGATAGGATACCCCCACTTGTTGGTATGAAAGAGAAGAGAGAGATCGCTTCTATGAATCTGTAAAAAGGACAAATATATAGATATACGCCTATATATATTAAGTATCAGTGGTTTGTAAAAGGATACGATAAACTTCTTTTCGGTGGGGGTCCACAGCAAGTCGGTGTGTATAACGCTTAGTGGAAACATGCCAAAATGCAAATCCAAAAACACACAACCGCAAGTTCATAATATAGGCGGACAATCGTTCTTGCCATAAATACCATAATGACGGTAATAACGTATTGGTCTGATACTCTCTGTGTGTTGTGGGATCATGATCATCATACTTATTATTGGTTGTGTTATTGTGGTTCTGGTAGTTAGTTAATCGTGCTGCTATTTCATCAAATTCTCTTACGTACCTGTCGTGTAACGAAATAACAAAGTTAATAGCATCGCTGAGACGTACCTCATATAAAGTGCAATACACAAGAATAAGATTTGTCCACATCATGGCCGAAAAAGACGATGGTATTGATTTGGTGGTGTTGGTTGTAAATGTCTCTGCATTATTCTGTTCGTAGTGATAAATGTCTTTTCCCAAACTCACCAACTCATTCCCCAATCCAACTAGCAATGCGGAGATGTCGAGCAATTGTTGAAAGTCTTCGTCATACCATATCTCTGGAGGTAATTCAAACCCACATGCAATCTCCAACAGTTGTGCTGTATTAAGCATGCCGATGGTCTTTTTCCGTTGCTCTAAATAAAGATCAAATACACGATCACGGTTACTCTTAGAATCGCTTTTGTCACCATCTCCATTCTCTTGCTTTTTTTGTTGTTGTTGTTTTATAATAGATTCCATTAATCGATCCACCACGCGGTCGCGTTCTCTGTGAGCAAAATAAATCCATTCTGAAAAACAATTACCAAATCTCTTCAAATATGTAGATGTAATAAACGGAGATTGTTGAATTTCATCCATGATTTCTTGCCATGCATATGCAAATCGATCTAATATCGTCTTTCGATTAATATCTACATCGATTACAGTTTGTCCGTGCATGATATAGTTCATTTGTCGAAAATGACGGGGAAATAATAACAATTCTGCAGTATTATTGCTGCTACTACTACCAGCACCACTATTATAATCGTTTTCATTGTCTCTTGGTGATATCAAATCATCAACCTCGTTAATACTATTACTGTTATTGTTTGTAATATTATTTATCATTTGGGCACTGGTATTATTATCACCGCTTTGTTGTTGATTATAACGTAGTACGATGCTGTCTGGAGGTGCGGCTTCTACAATAACATCATCCCATAGCAACCATAACAGGACCATCTTAGTGTGTAATAGCGTATGTGCATAATTACCAAACACCAATGATGCTCCTCCGTATGATGATACATTCATTGCACGAACACGTTGAGTCCATGTGTGTTCGTGAGGACCATCTAGCAGTTTCAGACGGAAAAGCCATTGAACTGCCTCATCGGCTGCTGTAGATGCATACAATGAATGATGATGAAATTGGGCAGGTGGATGCCATACGTTTGGATATCTTAATACAATGTCGATCAATTGATAATTCAGTGACGTGGTTGGTGCCGGTGTATCATTGTCTGTTGGTTTTTTATCAGAAATGCAAGAATGGTGCTGGGTGACTTGTGGTACTACATCAGTTTCAGGAATGGTGTGAAATAGTAATGTAGACATATTAAGACTCACAAATAAACACACGAACGTCTTTCTGGTTGATATGATTCTTAGTTAGTAATGTTATGAGTGAATATACACAATGCGGGGTATGGAATGGTGAGGATATATAATATTCTCTCTACTTATCTGGTTGACTGGTTTGTTCATCATTATAATGAATATTTTATTATTGCAAGCACCAGTGTCAGATATGGAAATTAGTATTTCTGCATAATTTGTGTTACGAAGATACTTTGAATACGAGACGATTAAAAGGAAAGGTTGTTTTTGTATTCTACTATTTGGGTTTTTATTGAAACTATTGTACAAAATAAAAAAATGAATATGTGTGTGTAGGTGTGGTTGTGAATACATGGCAGAAATATTCACAAAAAGTTGTTGTTCCATTTTTTTCCTCAACGCCGCTACAAATTATTGTGTGACCATGATCATTGGTGCTTTTAAATAGTCCACACTCGCAGAATAACTGCTGCTTTCATTGAGAACAAGAGAAGAAGAGTCTTCTGATTCTGCATATTCCGATGCAGTAGTAGTGCTGCTGCTGGTAGATCCATCAGTGCCAGTATCAATACTGTTGTTGTCGTCAATGGCAGTGCTGTGTGGAGCATTTACAACCATGGATAGCGATGCTGCGGTGTGGTGACGGTGGGGGCCAATACCACCATCGTGACCGCTATACCACATCGCCGCACCTAATGTATGCTCACCACGTTCGACATCGTAATGTAAAGATAAATCCCCAGACACACCAACGTGCCCAGACGATGATATTGTCCCCTTGGTGGAATTTGAGACAGCCGGGGACGATGATGATGCGGACGATTGTGATGAAACAATTGTTGATCCATAAAAAGTTAACAATCCTTCACCATCAAGCCAACATGGACCACACCGATAATCCGTCTCCGCATTGATATCATCATTATCAATGATATGATTGATCTGAGTTGAATCCGTCTTTGCAGGATTTGACGTCGACCGAGACGAGGCAGAAATGTACTTTTGTTGTCGTTTCCTTGATCGTTTTTGATATGATGTTGTTGCAATTCCACTATCAATCGCAATATAAATGGAAAGCAACAAGGATCCATTGGTGACACTGATTGGGAAAATGTACTCAATTGATCCAGGAACAATCATCATCACGGCACCAATTGTCAAAGATCCGAATAAACAAGCAACGACCAAAAGTCGCAATCGTGACAGTTTAAGAATAACAATTGCGAATGCATCGGCGGCCGTGCTGACGGCAATGGCGGAGGGATGTTTTTTTACAGCGACATTCTTGGTCGTGTTAGTATCTCCTCCACCGTTATTATTGTTTGCGACGGACGCCACGCGAAGGGTTGATGATAATGATAGATGATTCCTGATAATGCGGATCACAAACGTAGACGATACGGCCATAACACTCGCGAACACAACACACGCCACGGTAATGCCTGCCCCAAATAATTGTACTCCAACAATTTGCTGATGCAAAAAGGGTCTGTACATCATGTTGGTGGTGTCTGCCGTTAATGTTGATGATATGGCGCCGGTGGTGGTGGTGTTAATGATATCGCTGCTGTTGTTGGTCACCGCGGATAGTGGTAATGCTGACGGGGCTGTCACCAGTAACACAATGCCGCTAGTCACGAGAGCACATACAATCAGAAATGTAACCACAGTAATAACTCGTCCAATATTAAAGCAGCGCTGCGCGTTCATGATGCCCTTGTGTCGACGATCCATTCGACGCATGCGGTGAAAGGCGGGACCCGATGCGACAATGACTTGGCGTTGACCAATGTGCGCTACTCCGAATGCAACACCAGTGATACCGAGAATGAGAACAGTCCAAAGTCCATATTTTATCACTAGAACAATAGGCGACAATAATGTTTCATTACTCAAATATCCACCCTGTGAGAATTATATATGATGAGTAAGCAAAAACATCCAAAGGTACATAAATTATACTACTACTACGAACTCTTAATACCTGTGGCGCACAAATAGCACCCAAAAAATATAATGTCAAGCAAAATAGACTTATGGCAACGACCATGGGAAAACCTCGAGCACCCAAGACTTGCCAATCTGCCAACGTCGTTGATGTATTATCTGCCGCAGAGAATGACGATTCTTTTGATGATGATTTGGAAGAATGTTGCTGGTGGCGGTGTGGGGGTTGTTGGTTGTGACTGTGTTCGTGGGATTGTGGCGATGATGAGGAATCGCCATTTCTGCAAGTATCGGTATCCTTGTTCTTCATGCAGCGACTACCACAACGTAATAACGATGATGATGTCGCTGTGGTAGATGTGTCTCTGGTGGAATTTTTCACACATCCACGGAGACAAGTTCGACATGGGTACCCTAGACTCAGGGCTGCCATGCAAGACATACCACAGCCTCGACGTCCACGTGGAGCACCACATGCAATTCGAAGCAACGCATACCCGCAGCCGATGGCGGAACTGAGCAGTGCAATCCATAATAGAATATCGCGCGTCAGTCCATGTACGTAGCAATCGCCAGGCGAAATAAACCAAAGAAACACCACACTAGTGTAATCGGGATGACAGTGGCACATCACATTTCTCGACAAACCATCCGCGATAGTCGTATTATTCGTATCGATCGCGTTGGATGTGTATGTATTCCAAATAGAGGCCGCATAGGTGCTGTTATCGGTTGTTGCTATAGGTGATGATGACACACACAGACCACCACCAGAACAGTCCCACCACGGGAGAATACCCTGCAAACATGATCCACTCGCATCTGACATTGTTGTTGATCAATACCTGAAAAGAGGATAATAAGGGACAAACGAAATTATGCATCACTGACAATATCGCCACCACATACACAGTCACCGTATGTTCGTCTTACCCAAAGGGAGAGATCGCTTAGTTACTGTTGAGCACAATATGTATTGACACAACAATATCGGTGCCACAATAATAGTAAAATTTATCATGACCGCACGTGGTCCTTGGAACCATAACTCGGTCGCACATAGGATCGGTTGTTATATCTCGAGAGGTGACAATCATGTGCTTGCCTCCCCGAATATACACGATCATAGCACCGACATAATGGTTTGTATGTTCATCTCGAGTTATTTTAATGGATCAAATTGAATAACAACAGCAACAAAATAATAATTGCCCTTATGTAATTTTTGATAGAACAGTAGTATTAAACCTAAATACGAATCAACAACATTGGAAATTATTATCTCCCTACATTGGTGGCATGTACGCGTATCCGTATTATAGGTCACGACAAAATCGATTATATGATTCTGTGGATGAGTATGTTGTACGTGTTGTCCGCGGACTTGAACAACGGATTCACTTGTTGCAATGTCAGAAATGTGAAACTGAAAACGGTGTGGTGTACAAATTTGTGGTGACGGGCACAACGGGTAAAATATATTGTGTCAATCTTCATAATATTGCATCATCTCAACAATCTCCTACAGCATGGAAAACGGCAACGACCTGCACATGTCCTGATTATGAGGGACGTCGCTGCCAATGCAAGCATATTGCCTTTGTTCTGTACAAGGTGTTATTATTGAATGGACGTTGTCGTATATCATCAGCAGCAACGATGACACATTCGAATCATGGCAGATCCGTAGTTGCAGATGACGATGATCTTGAGAGTGGTGAGGATGATGATGAACGTGTACCACAAAACACGGACACAAGTAGTCGTACTTATCAATCATCTCCACATAATAGACTGTCAAATGAACCTTCACGAGTGGTTGACGATTGTCTTTCAGTTTGGAAACTTCGATTAATTGATCAATATCATCGTTACGGAGTCGGATGGTTTGACATGGCGCTGTGTTTGCAACGTGCAGACCAATTTTACGCCAATCGGTCATCATCCCATCAGAGACATGATGAATTACTTTCTGTTGTTTCAAGTCATGGTAGTGCAATAAACATCCCTATATCACCTGCAGCAAGTGCATCTTCATCTCAACAACACGAGGAATCATCATCGTCAGTCTTTAATAGTAATCCTTTACCATCACGGCCCATTGCTGCAGGTGGTGAAAAACAGCAGTGTACTATCATTCGGAAACCATATGCTGGTGAACTGTGTGCGATCTGTATGGATACGATGGAAGAACATGATGATCTGATTTGGTGTCAGACGACTTGTGGTCAGAGTGTTCATTTAAATTGTTTTGCTTGTTGGTCAACACATCGCGACACAAAGGCATGTGTATATTGCCGAAATTGTATTTCATCAGAATGAGTATATGTCGTGTAATCTATATTTCAACTAGAAAGAATTGTTGTTTGCAATTCTAAAAATTAATCTTCCCATGTATGATAATAGACTCTTTCTCACTTACAGTACATAGAATAATTAAAGTGTCACAGGGGATTGGTATTTGTTTGATAGGGGCTTTTCTTTTCTGTTGATTTCACAATAAGGTTATGTTATTTGCAGTGGGGAGAATATTACTCATTGATACTTGGATATTATATGTCATCACTTGAGTCATCGCCAACGGCCAATAATGTGCAACTGTCCGAACAAGATATAAAACAAGATGACCAGTATACTTCGCCATTTTACGTGTTTTTGGCATTTCACGAGGAGAAAATGGATGAGTTCGTTGTAATAAAAGACGATTGTTTGATGATGTGTGCTGGCTGAACTTACAAGGGGCCTTATTTGCAAGTGCATTCTTCTGCCATAGATGCTGTTGATGAGCAACTCAAAATAATCTCCGAAGCAATTCATAAAATCAAAGTCATTCCTGGGGTTTGCTAAATGGAACAATACAAATATCTTTAATTTTTGCATAATTCATTTTTCTTGTGATGTGACAGTTGTTGCTATTCCGTTAAGATGAATGGTGATATATTCTACTCGAGTTATATATATAAGTTGACTTTACCCAATTATCCACATAGTATAATCTATGTTTGATCAAAATACATGCGATATGAAATGAACAAACCATTGACAACCCGAGTTTGTCAGTTTCCCTGAGTGTCACGTTGGACTGCGGATATTCATTATTATTATCATTGTGCTTACTTGTAATATTACTTTAGTATTTATCTACCGTCATAGGCCAATTCGATACCTTGTGGAGTGAGTGGTGTTCATTATGTCGTCGCTTGCAACAACATCATCAAATACACCTCTTTCTCTTGGGAAAATGCCCTGTGTTATTGGATTAAGTGGTCGGTGGCAATCCGGAAAAGATACGGTGGCTCGCATGTTGGTCGACGTTTTATCATTACCATCGACACACCCACAATTTCACGTGACCACGCGTGCTTTTGCTGCCCCTTTGAAGCGCATATTGCAACATGTTCGACCCAGTTGTACACTGGAAGAAATGGAAACAGATGCGGGAAAAAATAGATCTTTACCAACACATAAACGTTATTCTACATATGAACTTGCGCACGTTTTGGAAAATGACATTAACAAACTAGATCATATTGTTATGTCATTACTTACGGCTGCCTTTCGTGAACCGTCGCTGTCTTGTGAAGAATCCGACAAGCCCGTTAACAAACATGCTGGTGATGAGATTAGTTGCTGCAAATCAACGTTGGAGATGTTGTTGCTCTTGTCATCTGCGACAAACCACAACCTACACGAATTGACATTGCGCATTGGCATGGCGCTGCTCAAGTTTGAAGAATTTGTCGACAGCGGAAATGTCCGAACAATTGGACAGGCATTGCAGAGACTTGGTACAGAATGCTTCCGCGAGGGCGTCAGTCCAAAATTTTGGATTGCGTGCCAAGAAGTATTTTTGGCAAGATCCTCATTGGCGGTACAGACATCTCCGTCCTGCAAAGCATCGTCATCGACCATTATCATTTTCACTGATGTTCGATTTCCGAACGAATACGAATTTATCAAGAATGTCGCAAATGGCACCGTCCTCCGTATTTTACGAGATGTGGATTATAGCAAGTCCACACGGGATCCCAATCACCTGTCGGAAACAGCCTTGGAAGGGTTCACCTTTGACGACATTATTGACAATCGTCGGTCGCTCCAATCAACACGTTTACAAGTGGAACATATTGCGAGTATTCTGTCGGTGAAATGGCAACAACAAACAGAAAAGAATTGATCCGGCAGAATGTTAATATGTGTATATATATTTTTTTTCTTTCTATCTATGATTTATTCAGATAGAGACAAGGTATATCTTTGTGCATGTTATGCGCGAATGAAAAAATACTGGCAAATGCAAACTATTTTATATATATATAAATATTTGTGCAAGTAATCCTTCTTTGGCATGCCATTGTCCGTATATATTTATTACGATGTGTCGAATTTCGTTTCCAGTAGCAGCCGAATCATGGTTTTTGACAGGTTGATCTCACGTGAACGATAGGAATATCAACGGTTGGATCACAAATTTTAGTCACCACTGATACCGATAATGTTTCGTTTGTTGGTTTTAATTGTCCAGCAGACGCCAACATCATGTTATTGTCGCCGTGGTTGAACCCAGTATCATTGGTAGAAGTCACACTACTTGCCTCGCTTGTGGAGGGTGGCCGGCGAACCACAACACAAACACCACCACTGCACGAAACATCATCATCACTACATGAAGACGATGAAAAACTGGCATTTGTAGAATCGTCCGTCGGGTCATTGTCATCATCGAGCCAGGTATCTTGTGCAGCAGCGCAGTATTCGTATTGATCCAGTGGTGTTTCACGTGCCGTGCGTGTAGTGAGACCAAAATATTGCAGATGGTTTAATATTTGATCCGTTTTTTTCCATCCGAGAATTCGCTGCAACAATCGGTATGCCATTTGGTCGTTAAATTTGCGCCCAGATAAATATACCAAATCCCCACGACCGTCATAGTATGCAATTTGTGGAAATTGTGAATACCCCAATTTGATCGGTCGCGTGAGAATAGGTACAATATCCAAATGATTCACAACATTCCAATGACTCGCGGTGCAGTCTTTAAACAATCGCATGAACGGTTCGTTGCCAACAGGACATCCACCCATTGAATAGACATGTGCGTAAACTCCGCATTCGCGGTACAGAATTGGTGCCAGTAAGGATGCCAAACATCCACCAAGGCTATGCCCGACAATATACACTTTTGGTTCATGAACAGATGATGATAACAATTCACCATTCTGACCGACACCACCGCCGCGTTCTTTGGCATATTTTTCTTGCCAGCCTTTGACATAGTTGAGTAGATATTCGCGAACACTTAACAATGATGTGTATATTCCAGAGTGCACTTTTACACCTTCCATGTTTTCATACGTAATTGGGATAAATTCCAGATCTGTTAACATGTCGCGACGATTGCATGTTCCGCGAAAGACTATGTATAAAGAATGCTCTTGATTATCCATCATGATAAATCCATCAGCGTCTGTTTCCGGATCGTGAAATGTAGATTGGACATGATATCGTTGATGATGATCAACGTACTTATTCATATATTCAGCGATTTCTTCAGCAGAATAATATGCCAGAAATGATAGATGTGCGGCACGAGTGGCTTGGTGAAGATGAAATCCACGACGAATCAAACATTTAGAGACATGCAAGTCCTTTGTTTCAAAATTTGTGAGGATATGTGTTGGATCTTCATTGTACTCCCAATATTGCTTAATGCTTTGAATAAGACCCATATCAACAACGATGGTGATGATGCTAATAATAATATGAATAAATTTTGGAGATAATACCACGTTTACTCTTCAGAACAACTAAATGATTAATAATGAGTTAACGAATAAATTATGCAATCCAAGGACCGCATTCACCATAGTAATCTCGATAATTGCACCCAGTAATCTCGAAAATTGCACCACTTTCTTTTTTTTCCTGCGAGTACAAAATAGTACGTCGTGCCAATCTTGTATCGTTAGTTAATTTGTGGGCGGTTGTGATTCAACACATACCACATCATTAATAATCACCAAGAATTGAAGATGCAGAAAGAAGAACACATCGATGACAGTATGAGTGAGGCGACAATACCGGAGGGTGCTCATGTCTATCCACCGGTGTTAGGCATGGACCATGATGATGCGTGCATTCGTCATTTGTACGCCGATCACATGATGATGCCGAGTGGAGAATGTATTCCGGACAGAACCTATCAAGATACACATGGAGGGCGGCAGTCCTCCGCGACTGGCACGGAAGGAGCGGAACCGACAGATGTCCAAAAGTTGCCACCTGCGTACATCTTGGGCGTCAACTGCATCATTACGTCGAGTAGAAAGCGTATTCCGCGGGTGAACTCCATATATGGTCAATTTGGGGCGCAGACTGATGCCGTGCATGCTTCGCATGTTGCCGAATCAGTTTGCTTGGAAAATTGTACATCATTTCAATAAAGAACGACGACGAACGAATGAACTGTATACAAACTTTATTATTTGTGTATATTTTTCAAAACTTTCTATTACGATGGCTAAATAATATAAAAATTTCATCATCTACCGATAACCGCAAGCATTATCGCACAAAGAACAAGTACCATAATTAAAAAAATACATTACAGGTCCCGCCATGTAACCTCAGAGTACACTTTGACCATGCAACCAGGTTTTTGTACAAACACTATAATATAACTTTATGTTCTCATAACAACTACACAGAACACGCCGCAATCTACACATTGGTTGTGTTATTTTTAGTTAATCCGAATACAATACATAGCACAGCAACATTCTTATGAATTTCTATTATTCAGCATACTACACACTCTTAATCTGCTTTGCGTGTGTGTAAATTGACATTTTGAACAGAATGATTACGAAGAACTGCTGACAGAATTTCGCCAACGGATGGACACGCGTTATACCGAACCGAATATAAAACAACCAAGCCTGCGTCGTCATTATCATCGTTGTCCTTAACACGTTTGTAGACGTAGAAATTCTCACTATCGAATGGATGATGCTCAATATCGACAAATACTTGTTTATCGCACGAAATGCGAACCGCCATATCCGGGTCATCGTCATGCGCCAACTTTATGAGGAGTTTTTGAATCTGTTCTTTGAATGCGTCATTACCCTGAATGAGTTTAGTTGGTTGCGTTGGTGTCTCTTCTTCAATACTCAGCGACGACATATTATTTACCAATTCATCAAGTTCAGATGCCCCGGCTTGAAATTTTGTAGTTTTCGCAGTATTTTTGCCAGTAGACTCATGGTTCCAAACGTCATCCGGATCCGAATTGGTGACGTGGATATCTTGCATTGCTTACGCGATTATATATATATATATATATAATGTGTAGAATTAGACAAGAAATTATTTAGAAAAATTCACACACACAAAAATATTATTATTATTATTATTTAATATTCTTTGTTTGATGCAGATGTACTATCGATAAAGAAAGCGCACCTATGTACCACAAACCCGAGCATAATACAAAAAAAGAAATAACAATAAATAATTATTATCACACAAAGATATCGATTTCATATGTGCTGTTTCTTCTATCCTATCACATGAATACTTGTATATATATATGCAATGTACATGTATCTTGCTTGGGTAGTGTGTAATTTGCCTTAATAATTGCCAATGAATCACAGATAGTACTTGCTTTTATTTTCAAGATAATTAACCTCTCTCTTCACGCTATACATTAACTCAGATTAGGCGTAGTTGCGAACGAAGATGATACGGGCGACAGTTGTTTAGATACACCATACACAGATTCGTCAGTATCAGGAGAAATACTCTTTGAACCACCGAAATTCGCGTCAGCAACTTGCGACAATGGAATAGCAGTATTATTATTATCATCATCGTCATCATCACTTTCACCGTGCTGTGTATTATTTTCACCAAACCGACTATCTTTTCCTGCCATTTTTGTTGATCTACCAAAAGACTCTATCGATTGTACTTGCGCCGTGCGTGACAACAACGAAGAAGAGGACATCTGCACAGCATCGCGCGGTACAGAAAATGAAACTAAAGATGATGTTGAGGATGCATTCGCTGTAGAAAATGGCTGTCGCGCTGTTAATTGGTTGACAATATCCAACGCACGTGATGATTTAGTTATTACTGCCGATGCTGGTGGTAATATTGCCGCCGGTGTAGCGGAGTTGAATTTGTTGTTATTTGGAGCAATAGGTTCATCACCCGGCAGTATCTGGCGCTGCTTGTGTCGATGGTGGTTTTGTACTGTACTTTCATACTGAGCACACGCGTCTTGTATAATCTGTTGGGCTTCTTTTCGTTGCACTCGACTACTTTCATGCATCAACTGTTGCCATTCAGGTCCTTGAATAAATTGCAAAATTGATTGTCTTTGATTAAGAGGAATCGAAGGATTCGACAGACTGCTCGCCAGATTTTCGGCTGCAGAAACAATGTCATTACTCTCATTCAAAGTAAATTCATAATCTTGCATAGATTGTGTTTGTACATCTAATACCGTAACAACAACCTTGTGTATTGAGCATCTGTCCGATGGCACACACAGGGTTGCAGCAGGGATGTTCCCATTCAAAATGGATAATAATGGTATTTGCTGACTAATTTCATTTTGGGTGTCATCATAATGTGTCTTCGCATATGTACGTGCATGGTCATCAGATCGAAGATCGGATACAATTGACGACGTTGTCGGTGGTATGATCTCCGTGTGATGTGGGGGTGATGCACTTGGATGAATGCTGGGTGTGGCGAATGTACCTATCGATGAATCATTATTGGTAGGAGTGACATACCGCGGATGATGTTGTTGGTGGGGCCGATTTAATGTACGCATATGGCCACCTATATCCGTGTACTTGATGTGTCGTCGAGCAGGATCTTCAACAACACCCACATTATTATCGACTGCTACATTTGCCGATGCAGCAGAACGATTCTTACTCGTGGATATATCGACGCTGTTATTCTTGTACTGTTTTGAACTGTGCATTTTTTTGCTATTCTTCTTGTGGTTGTCCTTACGCGATAAATCACGACCGCTGTCATTATTATTTGCTCCCACTATCGATGATGCACCATTATCAACATTATTTTGCTTCTTCCGCCGGTGCCTAATATCATGGTGATGATTATGTTGTTTGGACTTGGACGATCCTGCTGCGTCGCCTGGGGTAAAAGAATCAACTGATGATGAGGACGACTCTGTAGAAGAAGACGATGAATCATTATCATCACTGCGATTTGAATGTTTCTTAGTCGAGCGATGCGCATCGTCGACTTGTTTTTGATTATTATTATGCCGGCGATGCTGGTGATTTTTCTTCTTCTTTTTCCTACTGTCAGATTCATCGCTATCATTTACAGCAAACATAGTTGCCAGTCGTCCAAACATTGTTACCTTCCTTTACAAATAGTTATATATATATATGAGTATTGTGTTATTTTTAGTATACAGAATACCTAAAAGAATTATATATCCGATTTGTTTTGCAATTGTGAATTGATAGCATATTCAAAATATATAGAAATACACCTCACCCCAATTGCACGCCTGCACAGAAGAAAATACTAAGAAATAATTGTTATAATTCATACACCATTTAAACTGTTCAACCTCAATCAACGGATACTATATATCCCTCGTTCAAGCCAGGACCATCAATTCAAAACCTCAGCACCCGATACATACTAATGTGGAGTCTTGTTCTTCGGTTTTTATATATGGATGGAATTGGTGGAACAGACAACTCGAGTTAGATATAATGATTAATTGTATTTATTTGGCAACATGTGTTCAGTATTCGGAAAGTAATCCCACCGAACAGGTAATAGAGACGATAATAATACAGGGTACAAATATACCTGCGAAGTTGATTATTCATGATAAATTTTGTTATTCCTTGATATAAATAGACAACTCGAGTTTGCCATTCTGGTATATAATAAATGTATGGTGTGTGGACAAATTATTGTATATGATATTAGGTTGGTGACCGAATTAATGTATGATACTTGACTTTTGAGATTTAGATTGATCTTCTTCGGTTTATATTCTTAGTATCACAATACTATTACTCGAGATATACATATCACTTCACTGAAGACTTGTTTATACTCGAGACAGTGCTAGTGTTATTTCTCGAGTGTCAAACTCCTGATTAGTGCGGTATGGGATGTTGTTGATGTGGTCAGTTATTCAAAACCATTCTGCTACGGGTATAATTTGGGGACTACTTTCGTCTTTATTTTCTCCCGCAAAGAGTATCGTGGTGTGTTAGGTAGTGCTGTATCTAGGCCTTCTAATCTATACTACGACCTTATATTTTTTCCAAGTGTGTATCGTTAAGTTGACCGCCGTGCAATCACAGTCCCTAAAGACAAATAGTACGTGTTTTGGTTAATATTGTAATATGTGTAAGTAAACAATTTTGTGTATAATGTACAATCATATATATCAACTATATATATATATACACACACATATGCATGAATTCATGCCCGAACGTATTATTTCCACGTTATACAAATGTACTTGCTGTATAGATTCATCGATACAATCTGAAATATGTCGGACGACAGTTACAAATTATCATCAGTGGCATCGTACTCATCACGTGCAACCTCAAGTGCTGTTTCTTCTTCAATGAATGCATCTGTAACTGATGTGGTGAATCATGCATCGTCATTAATATCATCAATGGAACGACCCACTACACCACCCGTAACTGCTTTATGTCAAAATACATCTTCTACTGCCTCTCTGAGCCGAATGAATGCCACACTGGCATTGCAGCCTCTTTTGGCCAATGGTAACTATGCATCTGCGCCATCATTATCAACACTATTGCAAGAGTCTGTCGATTGTACGGATAATGTTTCCCGGTTGCACACATCATCTGCCGTGTCGACGCAGATCTCTCCATCTATTCGTCGTAATGGTACCGCCGCACCAGAGAAGGTAATCAAGTCCTCTTCTTCTCTATCCACCACACCAATGGTAGATATTCACCGAAATGAATTTAGAATATTTTTTCTGAGCCGTCTTAATGAACCATTACATCGGACAGCGGTACCTCTTGTGCGGCGCTTGAATATTTATCAGACATTGGCTGAACACTGCCGCCAAATGTCACTGTGCGATGGCGTGTCGCATCTTGTTGCGGAGATGAAACAATTGCACGACAAGATAAATAGTGCCATACAATTACAACGACACGTAGATGTTGGACCCTCTGCATCGAATATGTTGGTTGTCTTTGCGGCGTGTATCGAAATGATGGATCGGGTTTTGCAATTGTCATTGCCTGATGAAACATCCAAAATTTTAGACAAAGTATCCAGCAGTGAACACGTTGCACCTACAGCACCACAACAACCTACCGCGAATATAGCATTGGCCCGTATATCGTGGGTTACGAGTGTGGTTTTGTACAGATTAGCCGCACTGGGACATCCGCGATTGTGGTTGTCGTTATTTTTGGCACCAGAACATTCAAGTATTCTGGATAGTATGTCACGCATTGTGGGATATTTGGTCATTCTAAAGAAACTATCCACAGTTGCATCATCATGTGGGACAGAATCAACCGGGGCCATGTTGTTAAAGGAAGAAGAAGATCAGACTGTAGAAAATCATCACGGTTCTAAGTCACGGTCATTGTTTTCTGTTGAGGTTGTATCAGCATCATCGGCGCCAGTAGCAACGGCGCCCTCACTATCACGTGCATCGCTCAAGCAAACTAAACACTGTGAAACAAATAACAATAACACGCGCAACAAGATGGTATCTATGGTTCGAAATCGCTTGGAAGTTGAAATTGCACCGTATTTCGACCATGGTGTGCCAACGTTTATGGCGTCGTTAAACAAGGATACTACACAGCATCCGTTGGTTCATCCTTCGCCGTCCAGTTTAAAGTAGACAGGGAGATATGCCAAAAAAGACTATGTATCATCATGGGGATAGATGTTACGACAAGTGTGTGTCTGTTTCCAGATCGTTGAAACACAACAACAACCATAGATGTGGATTGGTACTGTTTATGTTTTGTAATTTGTAGTGTTGTATGATGGGTGTAAGTATTGTTCATATATAATTGAGAATATAAATGGTTCTGAAGAATAATAATAGTACAGGTCCCGCCACGTAACCCCAGAGTAAACCTCAACCATGTTACCAGGTTTATGTACAAGCACTGTAATAGAACTTTGTTTTCTTATTACAGACACACAGAGCACACCATAATCTACATATTGTCTATATTATTTTTAGTTAATCTCACTCAATACATTACATAGTGCAGCAACATTGTTACAAATTTCCTATTCTGAGGCTACGTGGCGGGACCCGTAGCAGTATATATAATATGTCAAACAAACATTGTTGATGATGCGAAATTTTCCGGAGTGTTTTTTGGCTCACGTATGAGGTACTCGGACTCAAATGTATATACATGATTATTCATTATTACAACGTAAAGATAGGTTTATGAAAGGATTAGTCCAAGATGAAATAGTATTTTGTTTACAAACTTGGTGCTTTCCAGATATGGTGCTTCGTGGCCATCATCGCGGCGATGCAATAATTTAACGTGCGAACATACTTGCGTCAATTTCTGGACTAATTCTTGACTGTGTTGGATTGGAATGACGGGATCATCTTCACTATGTACAATAATAATATTTTTTGATTGGCACTTGTGGGCGATTAGAGCATTATCAAAAATATCTACAAATGGCAGCGACCATCGAACTCCGACGCGCATAATACTTAAATAGGGTGCAAGTAATAACAGACCCGACACATTTCGCACGGTCGATAACCATAATGCAACACCACAGCCCAACGATCTTCCTACACAAATCACAGGAACATCCGGCCATTGAGATTGTAATGTATCCAGTACAGCAAGCGCGTGTGTTTTAACATTGTGTTCCGATGGTACAGATGATGTCAAATATTGATTGCCGTGTGGTGTTAATTCTTCACAAACATAACCGGGATATTCCACCGCCGCAAACATACACTGTGGAAGAGGTGTGGCAAGGTACGATATAACCGATCGCCAAAATCCATACACGCTTTCGGCATTGCCATGAAAGCCCACAAATATACATGTTGGTGCTGATTGTGTGGTCAAGGTTAGGAGGTCAAATGATGAGGACGGTGATGGGCATTGTTCTTCCGGGGTAGTACGAATAGCGGCGGTATCATGTGTTGATGAATTCCAACTATGCTGGTTATGTTGTAATTGAATCGGTCGGACTGGTGTTAGTAATTGATTGACAGGAGGTCAAACCAAGCAATACGATGTGCATGATGAGTGCCCTATATATTGCACATCGACGTGTGGTGGTAGTGGCCTTCGCGACAGAATACTCATCTGGTTTTGACCCATGAGATGCTGAAATGCCAGCCGTTCAACAACACGACGAGGTGAAAAATTTGACAACAACAGTGTCGTGTAGTTTAAAGAACCGACAAGAATATTTCGCACATAATTGTCGCCATTATTCGTAGCATGAGATGTTGTGCCAATTACAGGAGTATTATTTACCCCAGGAGATGACGATTGCAGTGTATCCGGGTGAGATTGTGACAAATGGGCCGACATGGATGAAGGTGATTGTTGTTGTTCTTTCTCTTTTGTTGGCTGAGCGAGGTTCTTCGTTGACCCACTCCAAGATGATAATGGTGATTCCGTCATTCTTATTATTGTTTCTAAAAATCAATCCCACAAACCCAACAAATAAATGTGTGGTATGCTATTACTCGAGGTATATTATGAATATTCTCTTTCTCCTGTTATAATATATTGAACCACTCACTGGTCGTATCATGAGAAATCTTATTATAATGAACGGAAGAATTCACAAATGCGAAAATATTAGATTTTCGACATGGTTAAACATAAATTATACAGGAATAGATATCTTACATACACGGTGTCGGTTTTAAGAATGATAATATTCAATTTGTCAGAGCATAATTAGTAATACATACGCTAATTAAATCTAAACAATGATGACTTGTACAACAGATTGTCGATATTTTCCCAAAGAACATCTTTCGAGTGATCATGTTCATCATTGTGTGGTTGGTCCTCTTGGCAGTCATCCGACGACTGATACAAAGATTGTAATAAATATAACTCGAGGTATTTTATGGTCCATATTTCCCCTCCAAAGAAATATGTATAATTGCTGAAGTGTTGAACAATATATATTGTACACACATAATCATCACATGATACAATTGGTCAGAATGCAGAATCGCAGAAAATATTTCCAAATTAGGTGTATGAAGATAACTCGAGTTTATGCAATGGGTTGGTCGTGGTCCTTGATTATATTGTTTACATGCTGCAATACACAACGTGATATACGTTCTTTTGTGAAGTTTTTTGATGTATACTGTGGTTTGAGTGATTGTATGACAAATATTAGTATTTTCACACCACAAAATAACTCGAGTTATCATAACATCAACGAACAGATCAGCAAAAGAACAATATGTTTGATGATAATGCCGGTATATTTTGGCAACTTCAATGTACGGGGCCGAAAATGTGGGTATATATTGAAAAAGGATTAATTAATATTATTTTTGTCGTCAAACTATTCGGGGTTTTTGGTGCTTGAAAAGATTTCTGTTTCTGGTGCCATTCATGGAGATTAATAGAATTGGCTGCTGTCGGTTGCACACATAGGAACCCGCTCGATAATTCATGGTAAATTAAAATTATTGTACTGTTTTTGTTTACATATCCAAGTAGATAATTAAATTAACAAGTTGTGATTACACACGATAATATGATCGACTACGATGAGATTCTCTCTCCGTGGATTGTACAATTGGCGATGCTGCAGCGAGTAATGTTTCGGCATCATAGATGGTGTCGTCATTATCACGACCACTCACATTGTAGCGTAACTGTTCGCACAACTCACTCAATTCGGGAATCATATCCGCATCCATAGTACACATGGCGGACCAAAGGCGTGGACCTAACCGCACTAGAGGTGCATGAAACGCATTACATACGTCATTCGAGGGGCATATTGATGTGTAAAAGTTGCGCGATTGCATGGGATCAAAATAGACCGGGTCCTTGTCCAATTCAGGATTCGCCAACCGCAAGGATCGCTTCTTGTTGTTATTCCAATAGTCGATAGAGCGAGGTGTTCCGCAAAGTGAACGAAGACCAGGGCGCCCAACAAAGAAAACAGATTGCGGAGATGAGGTCGTTGCTGTCGTCTGGCCTGTTAAGCCCAACACGGGCCACGTGTATCCGTATGACGCTTTGTCGTCAATTGCACTGTTGCAACCTTCCATAACGGTGAAGCGCGCAAAATAAGAATCCTTTCGGTCTGATGGTACGATAACGACATGTTGAATTATTTTTTCTTTCACGTGTTGTTGATTCTGCTTTGTCCGAGGACACCCATCCATCATAGCAACAATGGACTTTTCTAATGCCATCAAGTCGGGTGTTTTGGATGAAAATGGTTTTTCAGGAATCGGTGGAACATTGTCAACAATGTACACATTGCGATTATGCCAGGACATGGAACTCTTGTCTCTTTCTAAACCTCGAATAAGGTGTAGTGAAATAACAAATCTGAATGGGTAATCGAATACTGGAAAATAAAGAATAATGTGTTATGTGCATTCTATGCAACTATGAATATCTCGAGTTGTTCTACTTCTTCGCAACTATGAATATTTCGAGTTGTTCTACTTCTTCTGCAGTTTGTGCTGGTATGATTACGCATTTTGTTATTCTGTGCTATCATTAACGACAATAGTTTTTTATTGATTTAATAAAGAATCACACGCAAGTATTTCATCTATATATATGTGTGTGTGTATGAAATGCATCGCAAATGGTTTTCTAATGTGGTTGTTTGTAATTTTGGTTATTGGATGTCGGGCAATCATCGTGGGAGATCTCCTTATATGTGTGGATACAATTAGTACTCCTAATTAGAGGTAATAATTCCTTTATCAGGAATTAGCATAATAATATTAACCAGTATGCGGGTTTGTCTTTCGAATGTTACTGCATTTGTTGGAGGTTTTTGTGCGGCGGTGGCGTTAGTTGCATCTGGACTTTCAGATCCCAAGGTTGTGTGGCAGTTTTTTGAATTACGCTGGCCATGGCCGCTATTGTTGTTCTTTGGTGGATCGTTGATCACCTACGCGGCCTTGTATTATCGAATTGTAACTCGCTTGAGGAAACCCATGTTATCGGAGCAATTTGATTGGCACTCGATTCCACAACACGTCTCGATGCAATTGATTGTTGGGGCGATTTTGTTTGGTGTTGGTTGGGGACTTTCTGGGTTGTGTCCGGGCCCGGCGCTCGTGGCGGCGTTCTCAGGCCAATGGGAAGGATGGATCACACTATCGAGCATTGTTGTTGGTATGACTATGGCATTGTTGTTTGTGTATCGACATCATTCATACCAACATTCTAGGATGTACGTTGTGCGATGTTGTAGTATCGTGTTCTTTATTTGGTGCATTTTTACTATGTCGCACCAACAACACCAGGCAACAACAGAATCCGGGGCCGCTGTGGATCATTTCAGGCGACAACAGCAATACGACGGTGTGTCCATTGTGAACGCTACAACAATAACAGGTACATGTGTAATTTCGCATCATATTGAACCTGTTGTTACGCTAGGTGCGGCCATTGTATTTGGTAGTGTGGTTGCTATGTTTTCGATTGTTCTTGGAAATGTTTTTGGCTTCGCGGGCTTTATTCGCCAAACCTTGACGAGACCGTTGCATTGGAGAGATCTTCACGTAACATTTTTTACTTTTTTGGGACTTATACTGGGTGCTCAATGTGGGACATTCTTATTTCAAAGTGGTCTTATTGGAACCTACACGTTTTGCCACAATGATCAGCAACAGAAGGTATATGTACGATATGCGTATTATCATGGCAATTCAAACAACAGTGATACGATGATTATGAATGTGGAGAGTGCAAAATCAGTTGTAACGATGGTGTCAACAAGACCTGCATGGCGGTATTTTCTCGGCGGTGTATTGATCGGTATTGGTAGCACCTTTGCAAATGGATGTACAAGTGGTCATGGTATTTGCGGATTTACTCGCATGTCGCAGCGATCAATTGTATCGCTTATTCTATTCATGACATCTGCGTTTGTTACTGTGTCTCTTATTAAACTTCCCGGGTAATTGAATGATACGTCCATATTTTCGGAATATGTAAGTAACTAGTATAGTGATATACTTAGTTACCGGGTGATGAATCCTTTTACACTATTGAATGGGATGATATAAACTCATTCGTCTGGAGGCACTCAGACACCATAGCCGTGAGAGCCAGAAAGGATCTCGGGCACGTGTTGGAGGGTTTGAGGCATATAGAAAAATAGTTGTCTATTGCAAGGTTTGACACAATTCATATATATTTATCGAAATGGATTCGATATTTCGCGAATTGTAAATCCTGACAAGACAGGTCATTGCGCGTTCCCAACAAGATCCTGCTGTTTCTACGATGGTTCTGGCTCGCTCTGTGCGTATTGAAATCGATGACTATCGACGCAAAAATTATTTTTTTCAACAAGAAACCAGAATTGTCGCAAATTTGTGCTCTTTGTTATAAGTGTCATTTTCTCAACTCTGTAATGTTTATGTATGTTTGTTAAATGAATTGTTATGAATTATGTTTTTGTATATATATATATATCTATATCTAATTATCGGGTTCGTACTCGTGAATGATATGATTTGTTTGTTGGTATGGTCGATGCGGTGGAAGGACTAATTTGATTTGTACTCGTACATACCTTGTGTGAATGACCATACTCATGACATATAGAACACTGTCGGAGAGGGCAAAAATTTTGCGAGTGATGTCGCCCGCTGCACAAGAAACATTCACCATGAAATATAACTGCCTTTGGTCTTACGGATGGTATTGTTGGTGTTGTTGCTACTGAAGAATCTGGGACGGTGGGATCTGATACACGCACCTGATGAGAACGAACGGTGTGATTCTGATGAGTTGATATTGGTGGTCTCATGATGGACCCGTTTAGTAGTGCTGATTGTGGTTGTTCGCGGCCTCGGTGCGCACTACATTGGTATGTAAATGTGCGGGGCGTTTGCACAGGTGATATGATAGCCTGTTGGTGATGATATAGGTGGTGGTAATTTGTACGCATTTGGGTGTGGTCCGTAGTAGTTTTTTGAGTATGGGTCGATGTTGACAATGGTGTAGGTGCCGTGTTGCTGGCTGATGTCATTATGCATAATGATGATGGTGGAATGGTGATGTCGGTGGTAGCGGATGGTGCTGCCGATACAATGTCGTTGCGACGGGTATTGGTCTGTGGAATGTCTGGTGATTTCGAAGATGTAGAACGTATGTTGTGGGTTGATGAAACAATTTTTATGCACGCTGTTCGTTGCGGATGATGGCGACGGTGTGTCTTGTGATACGGTTCATTGGGAACAAATTGTCGTGTGTGTTCACGTAGAAAACGAACGCGAGGATGATGATGATGATGAGATTGGTGCTTTGAATATTCGTATAGATTATCTGTATGCCTCGTCACTTGTAGTATTTCTTGCTGGTGTTGTTGCATAGTCATGATATTTGGTTGGACAGAATCTAATGGGAATGGATGTTGTTCATGAATATGATGGTGCGTTGTTTGTTTCATATTGTGAACTGGATGTATCCATTCGGATAGTTCGATATGATGGTCATAAATAGGTGCGGACATGGATGACATCGGCGGTACTGATGAATAATTATCCACAATGTCGGATAATGTAGTATAGTCATGACACAGAGTTGATGACTCGACGAGTGCAATTTCAGTCATAAAAGAAAGACAAAATAATTGAATAAATTTGAACCAAGAATATCGACACGACGTTGCGTCTATGTTGAATAATATTTTCCCGTTGCTTGTGCAAAATGCTTAATTACTTGGATGCAATACGTGCACCCACCTAGTATCCCTAGTGAAAAAGAGATGCTAATGATAAAAAAAGTTTGTGTAACGCTGTTTACTTATTTACGATTCAAGATGATATTAATTCGTTTGACGATTTATAGTGTTGTTTCCCTGTTATTTGCAAATGTCCATTTAAAGAGAGCATACGTCCTGTTATATATTACTATTTAGTGTTGATAAGAGAGAGAGAGAGGGTGTAGTGATGCTTTTCACAATACATGTATATACGGCGCAAATGTTGTTTTTGTATTTAGGGCTTTTGTATTAATAGTTGTTATCTACATTTGTACCATGATATCTTTGCTGGTGGAATCTATTATTATTGTTTGTATAATCATACATATTCCGTTGTTGTGGATGTTGGGGCAATTGCATTGTGTACAATTGTGTTGGATCTACCATTTGATGCGGTGTATTTGTGTAGGTTTGCATACCAGAACTACTTGTGTGCGATTGCTGATAGTGGTCGTTGTTGTTGGTATGTTGAAGCGATGGATTAATGATCGCTGGTTGGTGGTGGTGTGGGGGCGTGTCAATGGCATTATTATTGCTATTGGCGTCGTTGTTCGTATTGTTTTGATTATTATTAACAACTAAATATTCTTGACCATGCAGACGTGAATTTGTATTTCCTAATGCCTGTGCCCACTCGTCGGCCGTTTCTGACATTGGTGTTGTTGGTAGTTCTTGTTCTTTTTCTGGTGGCAATAGGAGAACAGATGAATTGGGTTGTCTGTATTCTTGAATATAACGATCTAATTCATTCAGTGCATGTTCGCGCACAAATGCAATTTTTGACTCTCGCGATACAAGAACAGGCAGCGTCTTCATCCAACCTTTCCGTTCGGGTAGACAATGGATATCTTGAATGTAGACCAGATCATTGATCCAATTTTCTCTTATGCGATGATATGCCTGTTGACAAATGGGATCTGAGTTGAAGACCTGACCATCGACATACAACACATAATCCGCAAATTGCGCTGGAGGTGGGGCACTAGGCAGAGACTTTGGTATGATAATGTCAGACATGGTGATGGGTGTCATTGGTGAAGGAATCACTGTGTGTGGTTTCGTTGTTGGCGGTGCAACATTATCGGGGTTGATTGGTTGATGGTGTCTTGATATTGATGGTTGTGGGTCTGTTGTCGTTGTTGTTGTTGCTGCCGAATTTACCATTACATGAGATGATTGATTTGGATGTTGTGGCACAGGCATTCTATAGCCATTTGTAGATTGAGGTTGATGATATTGCATATATATATTGAGATTAATGCTACAACTATGTCTAATTATTGCATGTGTATATTATGAGCACTTGCTCATAATGTTGTGTGATACTTGGACTTATTTCTTAATAATACATGCCATACATTGATATTTGCTAACACATAAATTAATAATAATAATGATTGTATCGTAGTATTACGATCATTTAAATTGTATCTTTTCTTGCTCCTTATTATATTATTTTATGCGTAACAAAAGCAGTACTTGAATGCTATTTTATGTTTTTATACCCATGCACGACCTATTTATATTTAACAAGGCTGGATTGTTGTATTTATAGGTATACATAACGGTGCATGTGCAATCGTTGGTGTTGATTGTGCAATACAATTCAAGGCAACTGCTAGTGTTGGAAGAAAAGATGGGCGAAAAACCTCTCTTGTGTTAAACTTTTGAGGTACATTCCGGCGATGATAATGATGATGTTGTTGTTGGGTTGGTATTGTCTTTTGGGCGTGGTCTGTCGATTTGTCCGATGGTGCAGTGTAATTAAATGTGTTGTGTTGTGTGCGGGTGTTTCGTGGTATCGTGTTTTTGAATGTCGTGCTGTTGTGGTGTGGTACTGGTGGCACTTGTTGCTGCTGCTGAAAGGAGCCGCCTTGTTGGAGAACAGTTTCTAGACGACATCGACTCCACAGTCGCAATTCATCTTTTTCATCATATTCATTCGCGATCGTAATTGTACGCCGGACATAATCAACACGAAGTGCGGGGTGCACACGGTCATCTGGTGATAATTGACACCAATATGTCCAAAGCGAATATACTTCACGTAAATAGGCGATGTACGCATGTAAAAGAGCATCATCCGGTGAAACAAGTTGCGTTTGTATGATTGGCGCTGATTGTTGTGCCAATGCCGCATCAGACCCTTCTTGATATATTTCTGGTTGTTGCTGAAATATCCATTCAAATAGAACTGGTACGTCTGTATATACAAAAGACGACGATGCAAGTGCGTGTGTTGTTGTAGTACAATTGTTGCCTGCTGGACATGATTCGTGTTGTTGTGCATATGGGCAGGAAAGCAAGGTACGGGGTCGCTGGTCATTGTTCATAATGATAGCACTAATATTATTTGAATTTTCAAGTGCGGATACTTGCTGTTCTGTGCTTAAAGAAAAGGAAGACAAACGTGCAATAACATCGCTCGTTTGGGTGCGAATTACAAGTCGCGTACAACACATAGTCTTGTGAGTGGTCGTCGGCACCTTTGAAAACTCAGCAGCAATAGCAGTAATATTATCCGTAGAAGTGGAATAATAATAATTATCGCCATCAGTGGTTGCTGACTGATGCCCTGTGTCTATGTTAATAACGTGATCATTGTTGGGGATACTTGCTTTGCTATCACACTGATCAACAGGTAGTATGATAGTATCGCCTAATTCATATAATTGTAGTTGTGAATGTTGTGGTTGCTTCGATACTAACGTTTGCCATATTTGGCGGTATCGATTGATGTTATCATTTCGTTGCGAAATTTCAACAAGTATTTTACGAATGCGTTCATACTTTACAGTAATGTGTGGCTGCCATGGTACCTGTTTCACAAAGGTCACATGATGACGACGTCGATGATTATGTTGGCAATTTTGTGACGTATTTGAATAATTAGGACAGAACGTGGTGGTTGTTATATTGTTATCAAAAGAGGTAAATCCTGTGTTTGATGCTGTTGCCTCTCTTGGGAGTATTCGTGGTATTACTGTGTCGTCGGTTGTTGTACCATCTATTACGGTCCGACCGTCTTGTTCTTTTTCAACGACGCTTTTCGTAGTACCAAAGTTTTTTTGACATGTTGTTGTTGTGGGCGATGATGCTGATGTAGGCGCCGAAGTGTGTGGCGCTCCATAATTAACGCATGTTATTATCTTAACAAAGTAATCACCCTGCAGAAGCATTTGGACAAGCCGCGACTGTTTACTTTCAAGGATACCACGTTGCATTATTTCTGCTGATGCTGCTGTTGGCAGTGAAGATGCAGTAGAATTTGTTGTATTGTTGTTGTGAGTATTTGTTGTTGTATATTCAATGTCTACAACGTTTAAAGATTCTTCAATAAATTCGCGTGCGGCAGTTTCTTCAATTGTTTCGTTGTTGTATCTACCCCCTCCAAGATGAGACCAACAATGTCCTCGATTTGCATTATCCTTGGACAATAAAAAGAAAATATCTTCGCCCGTGGGTGGAATTGCAAAGCAAAGAATACCAGCACTGACGACTTCGCCTGGGCATACATGATCCGCACAAAGAACGCGAATAGAAATATGTGGCGCGGTTTGAATATTCATCAACACGTAACCATCTTCATCATTTGAATTTGCAATAGTTGTATTGTTGTTGAGTGCAATCGTATTTTCTACGCTTAACTCAGTTAATTGACCCGGCTCTTGTGCATGGAAAGAAGCATCGCCATTGGTGCGGTTTTGATCCACAAGAGACTCAATTAGCAGGATTAGTTGCTTGTGCTGCTGGTGATGGTGTTGTTCTGATATTGCCGACAAAGACTGTAATGTGGGTGGTGATGAAAAAATAGTAGTAGTAGTGGCAGTAGAAGGAGGTTCCATTGTCCTTTCTGTTGTGGTATTGTTGTATTGCATTGCTGGAAATAATAATAATGGGTCCGGTAGTGGTGACATCATTATTATTGATATTTAATATCGTTAATCTGCTGCCGTATATACACAGTAAGTTAACGTACAATTCCAAATAATAATTTTGTGAATAAGGAGTGTTTTGATAATAAGACAGATATTTGTAAATTAATGTGTGCAAATGGTATTAATTTCTTCCAAAATCATCAATGGATGTGTGTCAAATACAGTTTATATTATATACAACTGGAAGAGATATATGTATGTGTGTGATTATACAAATAAATAATCATGTTCATCATTGATCTATAAATTAGTCAAATATAAAAAAATAATTGTATTTATTGTTGGATATATATATGTACGAATTGAATCAACTAGTTGAAATGAGTATATCATTGTCTTTATTTGATAAATAATAATTCATGAACACGGTCGATAAAATAATTGACAACAATTTATTTGTATTTTTTGGGTTGTTATTTTTTTACATTGTGTATGATAGACAAAAATCAAAGTCAATTAGTGGATACACATTGTAGGATATATAGTTAGCAATATTATTATACATAGGGTTTAGTATTATTGTTTATTGTGAAAGTGTGTTGTGCGACAGGATAATATGGAAGATCAATTCGGACTCATTGATGAACAAGGTTCATTGTCAAATTATTTCAGTATGGATAATGGGGGTATGAATAACACCAGTATTAATGCAAACAATCCTGGAATGATGCCGGGCTACTTCCCACATCAGCAACAATCATCGTACATGGCAAATACACAACAAGGTATATCTGCGCCGCCTTATCGACAAGTGCAGACACAAGGACCTATATATGCATCACAACAACAACCGCCGCAACAGCAGCAACACCATGCGTCTATGCATGGTGCGCGGCCAACGTTGCCCCAACAACAACAGCAGCAGCAGATACACTCTGATAATGGTATTGGATATTATTCTTCTGGACCCCCATCTTTGAATACTGCACAAACCCAGCCTACATCATCATCTTCAAACGCAATGATATATAATTCGCAAATAACGGGTCCATCAAAACCGGCCTTTCCGACATATAATCCAGCAACAACATCCGCATTGAATAATTCCTCCACCGGGTCTTCTTCAGTAAATCAATATGTAATGAATTCTTCAAACACCAGCGGTAGTAACGGGGGACGTGGGTACGCACCTTTATATAGTAATGCCGCGATAAATCCACACGCAGCACCGCCTTCCATTGGTAGCATGTATGCATCTGTTGATAATCATGATGATCCCATTGGAAGTATATCGAGTGTTGGTCCGGGCATGTCACAGCAATCATCTACAACGGGGTCTGGAATTGGTACAATGTCTCATTATTCTATCACTATGGGACAGCCGTCCATGCAATTCGTTCAACAGCAACAACAGCAGCAGCCGTTGTCGTCATCAGGGCAGTCCGTCCCTGGTTCAATGCAAGGTGTGCGAATGGGTACTGCAATTCCATCTGGAACTCAATTGGTTCCTCATCAAACGGTTGCTGGGCGACCTATTCAATTTCCAGTCGCCAATCCAACAGCGAATACAATGCAGCAACAACAACAACCAGGCATGCCTTCCAATAATAGCGGATTTCCGGGTAATGCTCATAGTAACCACAATATGGCGAGCAATACTGGTGGTAGTGGTCCGCAGCATCAGAACCAGCAGCAACAACATTATACAGCATCGTCAACGGCACCGGTATCATTCATGCCTGGTGTTAGTACATCAACCATGGCGGCAATGACAAATTTGTATCAACATACCGCTGAGAATGGAAATGGCAGTGGTAATCACAGCAGCAATGTGAATAATCATCCCAATTCCGGATTGTCAAATGTCGGTACAGGCAACACAAGTATGACTGCCGCTGTTGCGGCGGCGACAGAAAGCAATATGATGGCTATTCCAACCAATGACTTTGGAGTTCCACAAAGTCGAAATGAAAGTACGCTTGCTGATGCACAATTGGACGCGTTGCGAACAGAAGTCAAAAATGTCAGTGTGACGTTACGACATATGCTTAAGCAAGTCAAGTATGATCTTCACGAAGAATTGCAACGCGTGAAGTATCGTGCGTCTGCATTTTGGGGGCGCGTTGTGGATGAGAATGGGACTCAAATGTATGAGAATATTCCAAGTCGCGATCACCAGCAGCAACAACAATCACATTATCAAACCGGCAAATCCGTAGATATTAACGGAAAGAAACAATCATCAATCCCTTTGGCGACGGGCCGTGTTGCTACAGCCGTATCGCGTCACAATCGAAGTAATAGTGTTGTAGAAGATAATGCTAACAGTGATGAAAACTCTGTCCGATTCTCATCCACAATTACAAGCAGCAGCGACAGCGTAGATGATGGACGACGACAACAACAGAAAGGCAAAAAGTTTAATGGTCGCGACAATCAAAAATTAAACAACAGTTCTAACGGTGTGTCTCGGAATAAGGGATCATCGAAGACAGCAGCAGCACAAAAAGACGACGACGTATCTCAAAAGCAGAAGAAGAAGAATAATTTAACTCTCTCTTCTTCATCTAGATATAGAGCAATGGCGAAAACAAAAGAGTCGTCGGACTACAAGCATTCGCATCAAAACGGTACAAGTAGCCGCCGTAAATTAGCCATCAAAAGATCCAATGACGATGATGATGAATCACAAACCGATCGGTTGTCGGACGCGCAATCTACATCGTCATCTACTTCGACATACGAGCAGGGGCGTTATTATGGTGATGACGATTATAACAATGCGAATGATTCATCATCGTCGGCGTACAGCGAAAGAGATACTAGTCGCTCCAAATTGTATCGTGGTAATGATTACAATGATGACGGTGGTAGCGCCTCATCCGATGACGATAGTAATTTTGTCGATGAGGAGTCGTCTTCGGATAGAACACAACAACATCAAAGTCGTCGTCCTAAGACAACTGATCGTCCACTGAGGAAAAATAAGCAGCAGCACCAAACGCATCGACAGCAATCAACCTCCAATGCCAAGTCGGCTTCTTTGTCGACACATCATCAGCGATCTGTCGGTTACGAAAATGATATCAGCGGATCAACAGACAATGATGAAGATGTTGATAATTATGATACTACTTCCCACATTTCTTCACGATCGTCAAAGCACCGAACGAATCAGTACCAACATCCAACAACGTCCGCACAAGCACAACAACGTCGATCCACCAGCCAACAGGGACACCAGAATCATCGTCGTCGTAACTCGTCAGTAGCGCAGCGAGGTGAACCCTCCTCTACATCATCGATGACCAAGCATCGGTCATTCGCGACTACATCTACAGCAGCAGCATCAACATCATCGACTCTGTCTAATAATTCCTCATCATATCGTCGTGTAAAGTATGAACAAAAGATTCATATTCTTAAAGTGGATACGCCATTGTATTTGATGATGCCCTTTACAGATGGTTGTGATGAATATGGAAGACGATTTTATTGGTTACAGACGCTTGCCATCGACCCAGAACGTGGTCGCGAAACCATATGGTGGGTTAAAGCGTACGATTGTCAAACGAAGCGATGGCTCATTCAACAGTTTAGGTATCGTCCGTACAACCCTCCTGCGTCGTTGTCGTCGGTATCCAATAATAATATGTCTGGTACATCACATCATCCTCTTGGTGCGGCTATAAGCGCGTTATTGGATCCCGCGGAAAAACAAAAGCAACAACAACAACCTATGACAAAAGGGAGTCGTACGATTACGCCACAGCCCACAAATACCACAACAACCAATTCCTCCATACTACCGTCGTCCTCTGTTGTTGCTCCAAATGGAAACAATAACGAAGCAGTGGCAGAGTCAACCTTGATTAAAACTGCCATTGTGTCTAACATGTCTATGCCAGATGCAACAGCATCTAATGACAATCTACCAACATAACCCCATCAACCATAAATACCCCATTACCTAACCAGGAGAAGTAAATGAATATAATCATGACACTTTGCATCACACTGTTCATTCTCTTTGTTGGGTCATAAAAGTATTATTTTTCCCACCAAATAAAGTATGTACATATACATATATATAATGAGACTGTATGGAGTATATATATTTTTTACATAATAAAATATTTACCGTGAACATACTTGTTTTTGATTTGTTATGCACGCATCATGTAGGTCATTGTCATATTGCGACGATCGGCCCAATAATCAAACTTTACAGATCGTATATAAGTCTCTAATACCGAAGATGGCAGATACTGAATGAGTTTATCTGTTGGAAAGATGGGACTTGAACAATGTTGCGTATTATCTTGTTCAGTGGTATCATTGTTGCCTCGGTCGTTTGCTGTTGCTGACGTGACACTTGTCATTGGGGATAATTGTAGGGGCGATGTAATAGTTTCCACCACGTTCGTTCCTCCATCGGCTGGCTTTGAGAGTTTAACCGGTTCATTGTGCATAGCAGATATTGGCACCATGGCAACACACTCAAGCACACAGTGTGTAACTTTCGAATCAATATACGCAGCGTGGATGTCCGATACCATTGGTTTCCGCTGCACTGCAGGGTATGGCGACACCAACGGTTGTGATGATTTGACCACTTGCGTGTCAATATTTGCATATTCGACGGTTGTCAGTGCGTCGGCCTTAGTAACATGCAGGCGAAACTGGAATACAACCAGGGATCCTTGCACACCAATAATGCGTGGAAGGTCATCCACACCATATGGACATTTTGACCTTAGGCCGCACCGGATGTATTCTCGCACTCGTTGAATATTCACAGTCGGTAAATATTCCGTGCAGAACGTCGGCTTTAGTAAACGAGACATGTTGTTGTAAAATAAGACTGCTGAAGCGGTAATTTCTCGCTCTGTGTAGTCTTTATAGGACCATGTATCCGTAATAGACACACACAATATATAAAATCAGTGTTTTGGCACCACATTTCACAAACTTAATAGTCAATGGTAGAGTGCACAAAACTCGAGTTGTAAGTATGGTCCAAAAATTAGGGTGTTTAGAAGAAGTACACAATATGTATTTAACAACAACAACGGATGATAAGATATTTTGAACACACGTCCTTTTTGTTGGCGTATTGCACTATTTGTGTGTGTTTCCATTGTTATTTTCTATACGATACCCACCTTGGATTGCGTGAATAGATGTATTACACAACTTTTGTGATAATACAGCAACTAGTATAATTTTGAAAGTGTGTCTAAATCCACTGCATTATCATTGCAGACGTTTTGGTCCCAGTACGATGTCATGAACTCGACCAGGCGACAAAGGTTCTGGTAGCGTCGGATCCTTCAGTACCAATGATGTGTCGTTATTTTCTTGCATATGACAATAATGATTGATGAACCAACTACGCGCGTCTATCATTGGTAACGACGTGTCAAAAATCTCCGGATTAGACTCTACGAGATCAGGCATTCGAACGGATTTTCGAATATACTGGTAAAATGATAAATAGTGCTATGTGAAATAAATATAGAAATTTACAAAATGATTCTTTTTCTGCACAAATGAAGCAGAACGACAATGTACGCGGCGATTATTTTTGTACAGACACGTTTACTTTAATAAACATTTCATAAGAATATGATTGCTGTTCATCGTCCAAAGAGTAAGATACAATAATAATTATCCCATTTATAACATATTTCACAATACACATGTCCATTATCATTCGTCTGTAATTTCGGTGATCTGCTCCACTATTTCACTTATCGCGAGTGCCAGAATCGGAGTCATTGCCGGTACTGGTATCATCGAGTCGAACCTTCTTTCGCGGTGGCGGTGACCCCATGGCCGCTTGGTTTGAGGAATTAAAAAAACTTGGAGGTTTAACGGATGCCTGTGGTCGATGGAGTAACCACATTGCAGGAGAACGTAACGATAGTGAAGGTGTAAGCGAATTGTTGGTATTTGCTGATCTGCTACTACCAGGGCTGGTACTTGGCTGCGATACACCAACTGGTGGATGATGTGATGCCGATGATAATGTTGTTTGGGATGAATCCAAGTTGCCATTTTCGCGCGACACGATTGTTTGCGGGTCTGCATTCTTGTCGGAATTAACCGATGAGGGAGGGTTCGCCGACTTTAGCCGCGACAATGCAGTTTGTGATGTGTTGCTTGATGATACCGGCGTCGCCATAACAATCGACGAGGAGACAGACCGTACCGAAGACGACGAAGCACGACGCGTATTTGATTGACTAGATTCTACCAACGACATCATATCATTCAATTCATGTGGAATAGAGGAAGATGTGTCATCACCAGTATCCTGTAAGAACAAGGCCATTGCAGATAATGGCGAAGGTGTTTTGCCGGATGTTGCTGCCTGAGGTCGTGAAGTTGATGGTGATGTAAATACTGATGATGATGACATAGATGCGGGACCTCTTCGTTTTCCTGACACGGTGGTTGCTTGTAATAGTGGTGATGAGAACGATATTGATTGTTGCGAACCACCACGTTTTGCATTTCCAAACCAACCATTGTCAGTAGGGGTATCTGGCTGTGAAGAAGTAGGATTGATGAGTCGTTGTTGTGGTTGATCCTCATTTTGTTTCTTCTGTACCTCCAGCAACAAGGTCATCAGATGTGCCGGATCAAATACAGGTTCATCCTCATTAAATGTAAAATTATATAGAAGATTAATTGGTTTGTTTCCAGCACTTGTTGTGTCCATAAGTGGAATCGCCGGTTGCAATATTCCTGGATTATATTTGCTCTTGGATTGTCGAGGATGTGGTGCTTTGGCAACTTGCACACCATCTTCCTTTTCGATCACGTGTGGACTCGCGGCACTATACAGACGCGCGCGAATACCGCGCATTGTACGTAGCAAACCCGACGCACTGCTGCGACCACGATTTTCACCCGTACGTTGGTAAGGCTTTTTCAAATACACATCCAGCCCTGCCGATTTGTAAAAATCAATGACCTGCTCGTATGCATCATATTCTGGAAGATGTGGCGTCGCCATGCGAGCCCAGTAATAGGCATTCAGAGCCTGAATGTGCTGCTCCGGTGTCAATGATGGACCGCGCGTCCGCATATGCGCCTTGTGTGCTTGAATCCACTCCTCTGTGTACATTGGCGACCCACGCTTACACAATTCTTGGATAACAAAGGACCGTAGTGGTTGGCATAGAGGTTGTACCATCTTTTCATGCAATGATGCTGTTGTTGCTGTTACAGTCGTCGTATTCGTGGGAGTTGACACCATCCCACCGACACAACTCGACACAGCATGTTGTTGAACGGATGTGGACGACGATGATAAAATTACCAACTGCTTATCCACATACTCTTCCGCCTGCTTCTGTAACTCATCAACCGACAAGAATTTGACCGACAATTTACGGCGCGCAATAGCCTTTTGTCGAACAATATACCCATGTGATTCGAACAGATGCCATATTGGAATGAGATACCGCGCAGGAATAAAGAGGGACACCTTTTGATGATCTGGATGAAACTTACTACAGACTCTTTTCATACGAGAAGAGGTCGATGAAGAAGATGATGATGCAATAGTGGATCTGGTTAGCGGTACATCGGCCCGCGACAAATCACTCGCGACAGCACCGTGATGACCAATGCTGGATTTTTCATCAGCACGCATGGGGCCATTCGGTCTTGCAATATCCAACGATGATTGTTGGTAAGCCATTTCTGTAGGATTACACTGGTGTTGTGTGCCAATGGAAGGCACATCACTCTGTGTTGTTGCCGGTATTGTATTTGATGCAGCACGGAGAGCAATCTCATTATTTTGATCACTGATGGACAATGTCGCGTGTGCCAACGGATCCCCAGTTTCATTACCATCCTGATTTAACACGGACATCATCCACGCATCGTCCGACACACCAACAGCGGCTGTAGCCGTTGCAGTAGACACTATCATCGTCGACTGTTCCGGTTGCACGGTGGGTTGTTCATAGTCGTTGATTACTCGTTGAATGATGTCGAGCAGTGTATCTGACGAGTCAAACGATTCTTGTTGTTGATTCTTTTTCTTCGTATATCGTCGCCGTTTACGAGCACCACCTAGTTGATCATTTGTATTATTATGATGATTTGTACGATCATGGTCCAGATGACTCTGTTTGGAGACTGTAGAAAATTGTTGTTCTACGGTTCCAATCGAATCAACCAACATCGTCATCGTTCGTGGGTCTGTACAATTGGACAACGTCGGCGAGGTTTCAAATAATACACCTGTGGATGTATTATTATTATTGTTATTCGTCATGGCAGCATTCGAGGCAACGTGAGCCTCGACAGCCCTCATTAGGTTAACGTCAAATGCACCAACACACGTGTTCGTGTTAATGCTGGGAAGGCACGCCTCCATCAAATCACTCGGAACACAGTCCTTATTTTGAATAAACTCATTGTAGGCAGACACACTCGGAAATCCCTTAACAACAACCTTGACAATTTGATCGTTTTGCAAATTTTCAATCACCGGGACCAAAAACTCACGTTCAATCAATGCAACATGCAACACATCGCCTTCGGGCACATCATCCGGAAAAATCAGCCGGTAGGTGTCTGTTGGTGTTGGCGATACCACATGCTTGCCCGTTGCGGGATCAAGTGGCAATGCCCACTGTATGATTGAAATACGATCCCGAGGAAAGCGAAATATATCTTGCATACCCGGAAACACAACAGTGGAACTGTGTTCCGGATTAGCACCCGGCAATGGAGGCAGTCGAATCAAGTAATAATCCTTCTCTTCCTTGACTACATTTCCGTGCAACTTGACACCCGACGAAATACATCCACCAACACTAACACGCGCCTGTCGTGGATCCACTGGTGCTCGGAATTGAACATAATTATATGCGGCACCAAACGCCAAATGCGGAACCTTATTATATTGTTGCATGGGACGCCGCTGTTCTCCAGGGGCTTTTCGTCGCGGCATACGTTGACCCGACAACTCCAATACGGCGGGCTGTTGAATTGGCAGAGCAGTGTGTGGCACAACGACGGGTTCCACGGCAAAAGATTTTACTGGAGGTAAATTAGTTACCACGGCGTTGGTAACTACTGGTGACGATGTCGCAACCGACGACGATATTGTTGAATCCAATTGTTGGTGTTGCTGCGCAGACACTTCCGCGGGTCTCGGAGGACTCGATTCCTCAACCACCATCATATCGCTGTTATTAATATGAACCCCACGATATTCCGTTGATTGCGCAGATGTATGTGCCAACGGTGCCGTATTCACTGGCATCATTGTTGAGGTTAATGACGGACCACCAATAGTGCCACCATTCACAGGCGCATGTACTTCATTCTCATGTTGCAATGAATGAAATTCGGTTGTGCAGTTGACAGCACTACACGATGGCGCATTTGGAGCACTACTTATCATATGCGATGCATCTAATAACAACGAAATCACACCCTCCATAGCGGTACCATTTCCTGGTGCTAATGCTGTCGACGATACCACATGTTCATTAGACGGCGGCAATACTGATGCGCGAGTATGTGGACCGACTTCGGCCGAATAAGACATTGCCGAGGATTGGTGACTGGAAGATAATTCATGTGCCAACGAGGCCATCATGTCATGTAAGGGATCCGTATCAGGCATATTCGATGGCACGACAACATCTGGCAAAATTGGAACAGTAAGCGCGGGTTGTTGCTCAGACAACATTGTCTGTATAGTGTCCAATGATTGGTGATATTGATCCTGATACTGCTGGTGCTGGCTTTGTTCATGGGCGGCTGTTGCTGCCATTTGCTGCTGCTGCTGTTTTTGTTGTTTCGTTTGGCGAGGCTTGCGAGGCACACCACTCTTCGTCAACTTGACTGGTTTAGTCTTATCCTTTTTTGCTGCCGACGATGTTGATCCCGGCGGACGTCCTTTACGCTTGGGTACTGACAATGATGGACCATGCACTGCATTTGAATGAACAGACATTGCCGTGCCGCGAACATCATCGCTACTACAAATTGTCGTTATTGTCCCCGCGGGTGTCGTTGATGATGGATCGCCATTCATAGATGTGCCGACAAAAGACGAACCCATAATTGAGTGTAGCAAAAGCGCCGTCACATCATGTTGATATACTTCGTTTGGAATGGGCTGTACCGATAACATTAAACCTTCCACAAAATTCGACAGGACGCTCCATAACTGATCTGCCAACGGCCGCACATGTTGTTCAAATGTGTCCAGTGGCTGCGAAACCATCTCAGACAACACTCGCAATTGGGCAATACGGGCATGGGCTTGGTCCACAAGACGATTCATTAATGCTTCTTGTTGCTGCATATCCAACACATGCTGTGGTGATGACATATCACCAGATGCTGCCACAGACGACGATGTAATCATATGATTATGAGAATCCATAGACATTACCATATTATTAATATCTGTCTCGTCGTGCATTTGCAGGTCGACCAAAGATACAGAGTCCGATGGAGGTGGAATCTGCTGTGAATTGGCAATTTCTTGCAGCATAGTATACGTCAATTCGACATTTGTGTACTCTTCCCGCAACTGTTGCAGATACCCATCATTTTGAACCATCAGAGTCAAACAGAGTGATTGATTCTGTTCATCCAACAGGGACGGGAACAATCGACGTCCAGCAAAATCAATGGTGGAACGAGTTGAATTTGTTATTGCAGACAATGATGTAATCTCAGCGGGGGACACTGCTGTTGAGTGCATCACTCCCGGCAATAAAGAATCAAAGCCGGCATGATGAGAAGACCCATGAGAATACGTCATAAATGTAGCAGATGCAGGACTATCACCTAACATCATTTCATGTCCGGCAGAACCACCATCGGTATGTTGTTGCGGATAATGATGCTCCTCTTCAAACATAATACCACTGCCATCTATGTATACAGAGCCGATGAGTCAATCAGAACAATAGGAAGATGAATTCGCAAAAGGTAGCAGTATACACACCAGTAGCAAAATGCGAGGACGACGCGCCCATCATCGGAGCGTTCTCCATGATTACACTCATGCAGACGTAGTTGATTGGATAAATGCACTGTATATAGAGATACACACACACTCAATCAAACGCTACGGAGGATGTCATTAATATTCTGTATACGAATTTTGGTACCAACACCAATAATTACTTATATAAAAAAGATTACACTGCTATTCGTATATTATTATCACAGAAATAAATCAAGCAGATAAAAACTAAATTACCCACACATACCCAATTATTCGCGTAGCGACAGCAAAACAATATCGACACAGAAAACGAAGAAAACTGGGTTCTGTTTTTGCAGCGGTACAAACACTTCCGGCACAAAATATGAATAACAGAAAACAAAACAGAATAGTAAACAGTGTTGTTACTTGTACCAAACTACCATATTCATTTCAACTTGTTTAGTATCGGAATATCTCGAGTTTACCACCGCTGCGACTTGATATCAAGGAAAGGTATATATATACTCGAGATGTACTATCACCATAGAATACACACAGTAGCACTAATTACAAGTCCCGCCACATAACCTCAAAATAATAAATTGGTAAGAATGTTGCTGCACTATGTAATGTATTAAGATTAACTAAAAATATTATAGACAATATGTAGATTATGGTGTGTTCTGTGTGTTTGTAATAAACAAACAAAGTTCTATTACAGTGTTTATACATAAACCTGGTAACATGGTCGAGGTTTACTCTGGGGTTGCGTGACGGAACCTGTGGAAAACACAGTTCCACCACACGAGAATAATATACACACACAATTGTCCAAGGTAGAACAGTAAGTTATATTTGAATATCGTGACCTCAACATAATAAAATGTAAATATGTAATCTTAAGATCATTATTTTACCACCTATCAGACCCCAAAAAATTGTATTAAAATTCTCTATACATATGTGTATATAAAATAAAGTAAGTAATTCGCGCATGCATTGGACGGATACTTTTTACTACAAATATTCCACACATTCTCAACGTTGTTATCTGACCTCTTACACGCAATGCAGAAATTAAACAAAGAACAACAAGCACATCGCATTGTTTCGAGTACTATTTCCAATGCAATAACTCCCTTTCAAAGGGTGCAATCAACATCAGCAGGCAACACTCCTTGTGGGGAAGTACTTAATGCTGAACCGATCTCATTTGATAATACAGCACCGGGATATTCACAGTTCATTGCTTCAAATTATGGCAGCAATGATTGTCGTTGCGACAAAAAGCACAAACATCATCGGAAGAAGCATTCCCATATGGGGGCCACAGGTATGCAAGGCCCAATAGGCGTGACAGGTCCGCAAGGTGAGGTGGGCGTCACAGGTGCAACTGGACAACAAGGCGCTACAGGGGCATCAGGACGTCAAGGGGCCACCGGCATGGGCCGTTTGGGTGCTATTGGAGCGACGGGTGAATCTGGTCCACGTGGGGATCAAGGCTTTACTGGGAATACCGGGGCTACAGGATTACCAGGAAATTCAGGCGCTATCGGCGAGACTGGTGCAACAGGGCCTCAAGGCACTCCAGGTACATCTGGGCATCAAGGACCTACAGGTGATATCGGCGCAACAGGACCTCAGGGCGAAACGGGTGTCGCGGGACAACAAGGAAGCACCGGTGAGACTGGATCCACGGGACCACAAGGAGCAACTGGTGTTTCCGGTAATCAGGGACCACAAGGACACCGCGGCGAAACCGGCCCTCAAGGTTTAATTGGCGCATCTGGATTACAAGGAACTCAGGGAGACACAGGCGTAACGGGACAACAAGGACAAACTGGCGCAACAGGCACACAGGGAAATCAAGGCAACACCGGAACAACAGGGGCGACAGGATCCACAGGACCTCAAGGCCCGACTGGAGTATCCGGACAACCAGGGACACTCGGCGAAACTGGTGTCACCGGTGCAACGGGACCTCAAGGCGATACTGGTATCACGGGTGCAACGGGACCTCAAGGCGATACTGGTATCACGGGTGCAACAGGACCTCAAGGCGATACTGGTATCACGGGTGCAACAGGACTTCAAGGAGATACTGGTATCACGGGTGCAACAGGACCTCAAGGCGGACCTGGTACTGTCGGCGCAACAGGACCGTCCACGTTGCTAGCCGTGTCCTCGTATGGTCCTGGGTCTTATCCTACTTTGATTAGGCCAACCGGTGCACGCAGTATGTATGTAACATTGCTCGGTGGCGGTGGTGGGGGTGGCGCGGCTGATACATTTTTTACTGCGTCAGGAGGAGGAGGTGGTGGTGGTGGAGTCGTTATTCGATTCCCAATCGCAATATCTTATCTCAGTCAATCAGCAACCATGTCGTTGACTGTTGGTAGTGGTGGTAGTGCACCTGCTGGTAATAACGGTTCACCGGGGGGCGATACTACATTCAGTTACGGACCAGCACCAGATGCGTATAACGTCGTTGCAGGAGGTGGCCAAGGTGGGTCACGTGTGTCCTCAAACAATCAAGGTGGCGCCGGTGGTGCTGGTGGATCTGTTACTATTCCTGGTCTAACACCAACTCCCTTCCCTGGAGGAAACGGAGGTGCAGCAGCACAATCGGGCAAGAATGGTGGCATTTCATACTTTGCAATTTCGGGTGGTGGCGGTGGTGGCGGTGGTAATTTCTCTCCAACTACAGCATCTGCCGGTGGTGGCGGTGGTGCAGGTGGTACACTACCAACCGCATCTATTGGTGATTTAAAAGCAGGAGGTTGTGGCGGTGCATCTGCAATGGGATTGGCAGGATTTTGGACGGGTGGTTACAATGCACCAGGGTATCTTGGGGCTGGTGGTGCCGGTGGTGCAATGAACAACACTATTGCAGTTGTTGCTTCTGCAGGAGGCGCGGGATTTGCTGAAATTGAATTTTGGAGTTGATCATTGTAACAATATTTATGTTAGTATATTACAGCATGTAAATCATACACTAACTGATCTATTGACATCACATACATATATAATAGAAATACTTGATTATTCATGTACGTCGTAAAGTATACATCATCGTGTAGATGAATGGCAATTACAAATGAAACCTGATTCAAAAATTATTCAACATAAAAAATAACACATAGATATTCTTCAATTTATCGCTCACATGCAAACACATACTTGCTATTTCACATAAATTTAATTTGGACAAAGACAACAGCATTTGCATAAATTTTATTCTATATTCAAAGAGCATCAAAATAGAAAAAGATTTTATATCATCAACCATATCTTTCTTTTTCCATGTCGACTGCCTCGATCTTGCAAACGTCAAAAAAGGACGATCCATTCGGCGTATATTCCAACATCCCTACAAATTTAACTCGTTCGAATGTTTCTGCAAGCATGTCGGTGAATCATGGTCCATCAACGTAATCGATTTGTGCCGTCAACCCGTTTTGACTTCTTCTCCAGTATCGTCACAAACAACATCGTCACTATGGTCATTTATTCCGCACGAAGGAGGGAATACGAATAATAATAATTCTTCTAGTTCCGACACATCATCGTCAACAACGAATATACATCCCGCCGCGGTTGCCGCAACAATTGCATTCACATGCCCCTACTTGTCCGAAATTGATCTTCGTGGATTTTTGACAGACATTTATGACGATGTTCTTGCCACATGGGAATTCTTTCCACATGAAGAGCAACGGTACTATTTATGGTGCATGTTTGATACAATCATCGAGTTGTATTTTACGTCGGATGTTATCGACACCAACTTTTTTGAAAATGTCAAAACCATGCTCCAGTACCCAAGGGTCACATAAGCGGACTGCAACACAAAAATGCTATGTATATACAACTCGAGTTATTCCCACGTATAATATATTACTTTAGTTATAAATATGTATCAATTTGGCGGTACATGAAGATGAACCACCAATTCTTTACACGTGATTACTAAGCAAGTGATGATGATGGCAGATTTTTTCATTAATTATATAAACAATCTATATTTCAATTCCGTAATAGACAACTCGAGTTATTTCACTTTATATGCATACGAGTAGTTCATTCACATAGACAACACAATACAGTTATGACGATGTTATTGATGGTTGTAGAATTTGCTCCAGCGAACATAAACGATTTTGGGGCCACCGGTAATGTACAAACCCTGTAGATTTCATCTTATGCAAGTTGGCGTCTTGAAGGATCACACTGGATTGAACAAATCCCTTGAAGCACACGCGCGGGAGACGATTAATAGTAATATTTTGACCTGAGGCATAGTTCTCCAAAATAATAAGAGCATATAGATGAGGTGGTCGAACACGTTTCCACGTGCTTACAATAATGGGCGCGTCCAGCCGCACCGTCGTCTTAACATCCACAGACCAACCATTTGGAAGCACAGCATCGAACGTATCGTTGTGTGCATTACGACATGTTGTATCATATATTTCAATCGGTATGCCAAACATACGGCTGAATGCCAATTCACCAACAACTCCTTGAATAGAAATTTGTTCATCATCCCTTTTGGAAAAATTGAGGTTCTTTGTTTTTTGTTGAATATTTTTGGCATTTCGTTCACGTCCTATGCGAATGCACTGGTCTGTCTCTTCGGCCGTTAGAGTATACGTCTGTCCAATGGATACGATCGGAGTCAGGTGTGCAGCATCTTCATGCAATGGGCCATCTGCAATTTCACAAAAAGGGCCTACAATTGATGTTGACGTTGGGTTCGGGCACGATCGCCAAGTAGGAATACATTCCCGGAATGCAAATTCTGTATTTGACGACCAATGCGTCATAGCCTCCTCTCCCATCGGGGACAACGATGAGAATGAAGAATCATAACGTTCGTAATCCTGTACAGATGACGACCACGGTGCAACGGCACCGGGCACTATCGCTGTTGCTGATGCGATAGACATGCTTCTGACTGAAGAGTAATGTTACCAATAACGAACAGAAACCATTAAATGATCATCAATATAAATTGTTAAATACCTGTATGGAATAAAAATATAAAAAATAAATGGTGTATTGGTTATTCCCCAAAATATGCGGTGAATAATACGTTTCATGAATACAAAATGGGTATGTATAAACATTTCTCCATATAACATATATATATATATATTTGTGGCATACAAGGAAAGAATACAAGAACACCAATAATAATGCTCAATTTTCTTCCTCGATATATCCTCATCGTCATACTTGTTTATTACGCCGCTCCGTATTATCCTCTTCTCCGTCACACCTGCCGTCTCTGGCGTCAAATACACCCACCTTTCGAATAGACAAATATATCGCTGTTCCCGTCATATCCTGGCAGTACAAGTTATACCACCAACGAGAATCCAATGTTAATGTTTCAATCTGTTCTTCCTGATATGTGGATCGCCCCGCTTCGATTAATGGACATTGCCTCTTGTGGACATTTGTCCATTCTACAGTGGAAATACTCACTTTCAAAACATCGTCCTCTGCGAACTGGCGTTGATATAATGCGCGCCGCTGCCCGCAGTGGCCATATAAAGATCGTACGCCTTTGCCATGATGACTATGTCTCAACCCATGTGAACGGTGCTATGAGAGAGAGGCAGCCTCAAATGGCCATATACAGATTGTACGCCTTTGCCATGATGACTATGGCGCCACCCATGTAAACGGTGCTATGAGAGAGGCAGCCTCAAATGGTCATGAATCGATTGTACGTCTCTGTCACGATGAATACGGTGCCACCAACGTGAACGTGGTCATGTCTTATGCGGCTCGTGGTGGTCACGCACATATTGTGCGTCTGTGCCATGATAAATACGGTGCCGACGATGTGAACGTGGCCATGGCAGACGCGGCTTGGAACGGTCATATAAATATTGTTCGTCTCTGTCATGATGAGTATGGTGCCACCAAAGTGGACCGGGCCATGCAATCGGCGGCTTCTAATGGCCATGAACATATGGTTCGCCTCTGTCATGACGAATACGGTGCCACCAATGTGAATCATTGTATACGACCGGCGGTCTACTCTGGTCACTCTAACATTGTTCGTCTTTGTTTTGATGAGTACGGTGCTGCTGATGATATAAACTTTCTCATGTTTGAAGCGGCACGAAATGGGTATGAAAATATTGTGCGTTTATGTCATGATGAATATGGTGCTACAGATGTCAAAATGGCCATGGTGTGTGCTGGCTTCAATGGCCACAATCATATAGTCGCCTTATGCAAGTCGTGTCTTGCTGCTGCTACAACAACACAAATACAGGCCACGCCACGTAACCTCAGAATAGAAAATTTATGAAAATGTTGCTGCACTATGTAGTGTATTGAGATTGACTATAAATAATACTATAAATAATACAACCAATATGTAGATTATGGCGTAATCTGCTGTGTGTTTGTAATAAGAAAACAAAGTTTTATTACAGTGTTTGTACATAAATCTGGTATCATGGTCAAGGTTTTTAATTTGGGATTACGTGGCAAGACCTGTAGTATTTGCCATTAATTATTGAATTCTATTTTTTCTGACAGTTATCCGCCATTTACTGTATATATTTCGAGGTGTATAATATATTAGCCTGTATATATCTCGAGTTATATATATCAGCACAATAAATAATATTCATTACATTCTTTTTTCCCAACAGATTTATTTTCTGAATACACATGTTTAATCTCTGCGATCCAATTCACGTCACATATATTTATTTATGGATTTACTGTTGCGGCCTACAAGAACCGCTGCGCCGTGCGCTGTTCATCTTTACGACGATGTTCTTAACATAATCCATCAATACGCCCTCTTTGGCAATCATTCTTGGCGGTTACTCCGTCAAATCAATCACGCGTGGCTGGACCACACGCCCGCTCCTATGGAGTTGCTTTTTCAGTTTTCCGAACCCAATGTTGATTTAGTACTCCCACTGCAAAACGCGAAGATTATACACCTTCTCATCGACTGGGGCGACGGCACCTCCGACAGGATCCACCACACTGAGCGCAACACTATGCCAATCCCGATCCATCACGTTTATTCCAGCACCGGCGAATACATCGTTCGCATGTATCCTCTCGCTGCTTATCCAGCAACATCACTCGACACCTTTGGCAGCAGATTAAAACTCCCTGTGTTCGCTAACAGTCTCCACGAAGTGCGCCATTTTGGACATCTTGGTCTACAATCTTTAACATACGCGTTCTACAATATTCGGCACAATATCCGCGTGCCCCGACTCTTACCCGACTCTGTAACTGACATGCGCTATATGTTTTGGGGGGCCAAAGCATTCAATCAACCCCTCAACACGTGGAACACCGCACATGTGACTACTATGCGTTATATGTTCCGCGGCACCACCGCATTCAATCAATCCCTCGACACTTGGAACACTGCTAACGTGACAAATATGCGTTACATGTTCTGGGGTGCCAAAGCATTCAATCAACCGCTCAACAAGTGGAACACTGCCAATGTGATTGATATGAGTCATATGTTCCACGACGCCACCGCATTCAATCAACCACTCAACACGTGGAACACTGCCAATGTGACTAATATGCGTTCCATGTTTCACAACGCTACCGCATTCAATCAACCACTCCACGCATGGACCACTGCTAACGTGATTGATATGTGTTATATGTTCCACGACGCCACCGCATTCAATCAACCACTCAACGCATGGAATACTACAAATGTGACTAATATGCGTTATATGTTTAACAGCGCGACCGCATTCAATCAACCACTCCACACGTGGAACACTGCTAACGTGACTGATATGTGTTTCATGTTCCGGGGTGCCAAAGCATTCAATCAGCCCCTCAACGCATGGAACACTGCCAATGTAACGGATATGAGTTATATGTTTTGGAGTGCCAAAGCATTCAATCAGCCCCTCAACGCATGGAACACTGCCAATGTAACGAATATGAGTTATATGTTTTGGAGTGCCAAAGCATTCAATCAGCCCCTCAACGCATGGAACACTGCCAGTGTGACTAATATGCGCTATATGTTCTTCGGCGCCGAAGCATTCAATCAACCACTCGACATGTGGAACACTGCCAATGTGACAAATATGAGTTGTATGTTCTACGATGCCAAAGCGTTCAATCAACATTTGAATACATGGAACACTACGAATGTGACGGATACGAGTTATATGTTCTGTACCGCTGAAATATTTAATCAATCACTTAACGCATGAAACACTGCCAATGTGTGTGACGGATATATATGGTTTGTATTAAATTAAACCACAGTTTATTAAACATGCGAGTGACACCAATTCAGGCAGACGCAATCCGTAGGATTATACCGAGGTACATCTTTTATAATTTTATTCACATAAATTGTCACCAAAAATTTGCCTTCACCATAGTGTTGATATACAAACACAATTACACGATCAAAGATTAAAGTGTACTTAGAGGTTGCGTGGAAAAATAAGTTTTATTACAGTGGTGATACAAAAACTTGGGTGTATGATTGAAGAAGTGTACCCTGAGATTATGTGGCGTGACCTGTAATCTATTAATCGAGTTATATACACAACGTAACTACATGACCGTGTGTATGTCAGACAGTGTTGGCGTGGCGCAACCACTGACACCATACAACCCTTCAGTCTGGGGCGCCTGGTGTTGTGCCAGTAAATGAATAAGTCGTGAGTGCTAATAATCGTTATCTATCTGTCAGTAAATCTGTTCATCTTATGGATGCTTGCTATAAGAATTTCGTGAGGCACAACATGGTTTGTATCTTGAACCGTATCTGTCTTTGTGGTTAAATAATTCACATCTTAATATTTTCATGTCTCGCTCTTAATATATATATATATTAATTGTATCTGTAATTTTACTATTTACACTGCAAATCGCACAAGGATTTGTACTTGACTGAATCCGAAGATATCCAAAGAACACACATACACAAAATATAAAGAGGAAGACGATTGATAATCAATTCATATTTGACACATATAAGAAAAGGAAGATTCTCCAACATTTTTCCTTTGTCGATAAACTTGTGCCATGACATTTCCATTTACTTTGATGAATAATCATACTGGTGGTGGTATGATCGGTCTTCGGGGTGATAAGGACAATGAACCATCTACGTCTCCTAAGGATGGCGATGACTCACCATCGAGCGCATGCTCCATGGCGTACCAGTTGTTTTGTACGAGTGCAAATGCGCCTGCCGATATTTGTAATGCCATGTCGACGTGTTGTCACCTTTCATCAACCACGAATAATAGCACATCAACAACAAATCAATTGATTCCCACCGAGTGCACTAATGCACTGGTTCAAATTAATCGCGCAGATCTTAATGGAGTTGCAAATACAATACAACAGTGGGCACCAGATGCTGTAAACGCTTTTTGTTCCGCAACGAAACAAAACATTCAGTTGATCAATCAAAGCACAGATCTAAGAGATAACATGACCAAATTATACAAATGGTATTACCAAGATGTTGCTCCAGCCGTTATGGATGCGTGTAACAAAACACCAACTCCGATAACGCCTGCAGAGATGATACAGTCCTCTAAACAACTACAAACTGCAATTTGTGGTCAGACCGACATACTCAATCTACCAAAAGAACAATTAATTGTTATCAAATATTTCAAACCAATTGTTGCACTTGCCATTGGTATTCTGATATTTTTCATTTTGCTTACCATCGTCCTGAGTAGCAAGGTACGGCATACACGGAAACTACTACAAACAAATCAATTGGAGTGTATCAGATCACACATTGTTTCAAAGTAACAATCACAACCAATAAATATTTATTCAACTATAGCGTTACGGTTGTTGTTTTTCTAGTTTTTATGATGCCATAGATCATTACGATGATGCTGTTGGAGATAATGATAATACATTTCCGCGATGAATTAATTCCAATAACTCTTCATGTAATTGATCTGCGATGTTTCGCTGTCGTTGTTGGAGGAGCAGTACGTCCGTTGTTGTTTTACTCGACGGACTATCGTTATCATTGGCGGATCGTGTTTTGACAATAATACATTCTTCATTATCATCATCGCCACGTGAGATACACTTCCCAGACTCTTCCAGTGGTACTGGTATCGTGGAAATTGTTGCTTCCATCGGAAACGAATAAGAATAATTAGTATTTATGGTATCGCGACATGGAGAACTGTCAATAACATTTTGGGTTTCTCTTCTTGAGCAACAACCCCACTTGATTATAAACGTCGCAAAAGTACATCCTGATATAAATCCAACAACTAACAATCGCCATTGATCATAGTACATTCGTAATAACCGTTTCAGATCTACAGGACAATACTTTAAAGTTCTATACATCTTTCATAGTCTGTCACATATCTCATGCAAGAGCATAAATAAATGATTCATATAGTTTTTCTTTGTTCATTATAGCACAATACGATGTATTGTCATGTTAATGATCGATCATTGTTTAATATGTCAACGCCATTACAGTTCATTTTCATTCCATTATTATTATTTTATTACATATTTTGGTGTTTGTTTATTCCGCGATATTATGATGATGGTACCGATTCCTTAATATCACCCATCGTCATATTTGTTTCTACTTGAATCACATATCTTTTGTTGTTGTTAGAACATCGCTTTTGTCGTTGTTGTTCTTGGTCAGACGACAATTGTGTCGTTGTATGCGCAGATAATGTTGTATCATCCGCAACAGATGATTCTGTGAGACTGCAAGAATCAACATCCATACCATCGTCTTCATCACTGATACGCAACCGCCACACTCCTCCCATGGCATAGATCTCTTGCAACAACAACTTGCAAGCGTAGGGAATTTTGATGTTCACTACATAATCTCCTGTGCCACAATTCTTACAATAGGGTTTTTGTGCGCGTAGAACAAACCCACGAATGTGTGTTCCGGCCGGACGCGCAGAAATAGACAGCAGACCACACTTGCGGCAGATGGGTGAAATATTAGCGTCGCCGCGATCATTAAGCGTTTCGGACAAGAACTGCATACTGCCGTGCGCAATGAGAACATCGCGCTCCATTTCACCAAACCGCAAACCACCCTCATTCGCTCGTCCTTCAACAGGCTGTCGCGTCACAATTTGTACAGGACCCGTGTTTCTCACATGTGCTTTATCCTTGGCCAAGTGTTTCAATCGCATTATGTAACATTTGCCAAGGTAGGCTAATGCCTCAATGCGTTCACCCGTGGCACCCGACATTACGGCATATTTTCCATACCTACTGTACCCGCGCGAAACGAGAACCTTACCAAACTCCTCAAACGTCATGTTGTCGCGGAACGGCGTTCCATCTCCTTCCTTGCACGCAACCGAACTCGCCATACCGAGATGCATTTCACTCAACAATCCAATCGTCATACGACTTGGCCACATGTGAACGTTGATAACCACATCGGGCATGGTACCGTCCGGTAAGAACGGCATATCGCTATCCTTGACAATCATACCCACCGTTCCCTTCTGACCGTGTCGCATAGCAAACTTGTCGCCGATTTCAGGCAATCGAAGTGCACGCGTTTTTACACGAACAGCACGAGCACCGTCACGATTCGTGGTCCATTGTACTTGCTCCACGTAACATGTATCAACACCACGCACGAGTTGACTCTGATCTCGCTTAATGGATCGTTGCAACTGCTCTCCATTGGGCCCAAAATACACCTCCATCGTATTCATCGTCTTGCCAATCAACACATCACCCGGTACCACAAGCGTGCCCGGTGGAACGACACCGTCGAGACCCAACTTGCTATAGTTGGCGTCACGTATTCCCTTGCACGTTTCAGGATCAGGACGTTCGAATTGAGTCGGATCAATTCCCTTGGGCTTCTCTTCGTCGCGATAGACACGATTCAAATCTGCATGAACACTGCCCGACTGAACCCAACTTTCACGCAACAGGATACTATCCTCTTGTGTGAATCCCGTAAAGATAAGCACCATGACCGTTGCATTCACACCAGATGGCAGTTGACCATTCTTGTTAACAATATTCTCCGTCATGGTGCGTACGAGTGGACGTTGGGGATACCACAAGTTGTATGCGACTACATCAGGCCGCAAGTGTTGATTTAGCACTGAATCCGCCATGGGTTGTTTTGCCATCGCAGAATAGAGCACGCTGCGCGGGGCCTGGTTTTGGTTGGAAAACGGTAGCATGGACGCCACAACACCCATAATGAATGTTGGATCAATCTCCATATGTGTAAACAACTCTTCCCCGTTAAAATGAGTGGACGTAGCATCGTAGGATGAACCATTTTGTTGATGGAGATCATTATCATTATTGGCGTTGTTCATCAATGATGCAGATATTTCAACGCACTGTTCCCACACCTCCTCGACCGTTGTTGCAACACGCAACGTCGACTCTTCATCCTTGTCAATATATTCAACAACACCTTGCACCATCAACTCTTTCCACAGAAGCGATTCATCATGCGCCGTATAATACCAAATGGCAGCGAAACGATGCAAATTCTCAATGACAAAGCATGGTCGCATCATATCACCACTGTCCGTTGTAATACACACTTCGGCGCGATGTGGCCAATAAGCGACACTCGTATCGAACATTATATTCTGCGAGCGACGTTGTTGTCGAATATACCGCACAATTTGATCCGGTTCACGCGTATAACCGATCAAGATTCCGTTGACCAACACTTCAACCAACGTGTCGTGTGCGGAGGAGGTGTATGTCGTCGTATGATCTGAATCGCTGTTGGATTCCTTTCCTTGAAATTGTAACAAATCAACCACCAACCCGGTAGTGTTCAAAAGTTCACGAATAAGCATCTGAGGATCATATCCCGCACGAACATGAGCACCCAGTGCAAGGTTCTTGATGAGTCCACAATTGTGTGTCACAAAACCATTGGCCACGAACGAATGATTGTTTGAAACTGTCGTAAAATCCATGACAGGTTCCGGCGCGATGCGTTGCTTACATTCCAATGGTACCCACAATGTTCCTTCTGGACCCGGTTTGCACTGTTGAATAAACGATCGCAACGAACCAGCCATTGTTAGACAGAACTGTACGGATGATGGTAACACTGAAGAAGAAGCAGCAGCAGAATAGTAACAGCCAATCATTGTCGATAATGGCATCAGTTCTTCCGTCAATTGATCCATGCGTCGTTTCTGATAACAACGTTGTTGAAGGCGCACATATTCACCCACGACACGACACTGAATCAACTTACGTTGATTGTAGCGAACACCAATCTTGTTTAATAGCGTGAGTGTAGAGGATGTCGATGTGTGTAAAAATGGAATTATAACCTTATTCATACTTTTCAATCGCGATGATTTTTTGAATGCAAAAACACCAACGCGACCAGTTTCCACATCAAACAAATCCAACAATGATTGTACTTGTTTTGCAAAGACAACTCGGCGACTGTAACTCTGCTGTGATTTACGACAGAATAGTTGAATTGGGCTAATGTGGATGGTCGATCGACACCCAGTTAGGCGAATACCTGACATGGATTGATTTTGATAATAATGATCACTCTTTTCACGAATATCAAATCCTGCAGAGCCTCCCAAAAATCCGGCCAACCACTCTCGTTGAACATGTCGATTTGTGGTCTGCATCACCCAAGATGGAACACTCCCCAATACCAATTGTTGTTGCTGCTGCTGTGGTAAAGACACCAAAGATGTATCCAATGCGGCCAACAAACAGAACATGAGAGACTCCATAGATACAGAAAACACATAATGTGCACCCACAAAATGTCTCCGTCTACTATTACATTGATCATCAATCAATGTCGTCTCTGATGACCGCCCATTGCTCTTACGATTCCGAGCAGGAACGTGTCGTTGACGTATCACATGTGCGTCGAATCCAAGGCTCCGAATATCATCGACAACTTCTTGTGCATCGCACCGACGACCGACACGCATATTAACGCGCGGCATTTGACCTGAAGAAGACAATGAAAACACGGAACCTTTTGCTGCCTTAAATCCAAGCAGTCGTGCGAGAGTTCCAATTCGATTACCACGCGAAGGAGACCCAAACGAATTGTTGCAGCCGCGAGCGTCATGGGCAGACAATGGCAAAAATCCTCTATCCCGCAGTTGCCGCATCCACAAACCAACACATGCTGTAAAATGTGGCTGCACCATTGCGGACACGGTGCGCACAAATAAATCTTCAGTCAGAATCACAATATCATTGCCAATCGTAGCAGAAGTCGTCGTCCATTTCGTGTCTACATCAGGCTCTACAGGCTCCATATCAGGCATGATGCAGAGTCGATCGTTTTGTACATCCAAATCCTGCGCATAGACCCATCCACGTTGCGTCAAAAATGGATGATCATGTGTGCAACGAATTTGCCGTCCCGTTATTGTTGTTAAACGAAACATGGGACCGTCTGGCATCTTGGTGAATTGATTATAGATGCGCGACGGCTCCGATTGAAGCGTTGTTGGATTCACCGTCAGTACGGATACAGATTCATGATCCGGTGCAATATTGCACAACTCGGCAATGGTTACCTGATCCATGTACGAACCCAACACAACACGCGTATCCGGGGTCACACACGACGATCCTTCTGGTGTCTCAAAGCAACACATAACACCCCACTGCGACGGATGTAGTTGACGCGGTTTAGGCAGTTTTCCTTCCTTATTCACCGGACTATTGAGACGGCGCAAATTACTCAACCCAGTTCCCACAGTCATACGTTGATGCATCTGCGCCACACCCTTATTTCCCTGACCTGTGTTGGTAACGCTCCAATTTCCAGTCGAAAAATGGTATCGAAATCGGGCCGTAATCTTTTTTGTTTGCAACAGTTCCATAATATTGACATCCTTGCCACGATCCACACTCCGCTTGATGCGTTGACCCAAATGCTTCAACTGATTACGAAACAAAGGTCGCATCAAGTAGGCCATAAGCGACCCAATCGTATCCACACGTTGTGTCGCCACATGATCACGATCATCGCAGGGCAACTGTCCCAATCGCACCAAACACAAGCGGCGGATCATATTACCAAACATGAATAACTTGCGTCGTACCGTCTCCTTGTTGCGCTCCAACCCGATGTGGGGTAAGAATTCATTACCAAAAATGTGCTCCACGTACTTGATGCGCTTTTCGCGAGTGGCCTCTTTGGTTCCACGTTTTCCAATCCATTCGTGCAACTCAATCGGGTTATATAGTGCTTCGTCCGATTGCATCACCTTATCGTCCTTGTAGACATAATTCTCCAATACAATGTGAACAAGAGCACGCAATCGAGCATCGCGCACCCAATGACCTGGCAGAATATACGCCTCCATATCCTGGGTTGTCAGGACACCCAGTGCGCGAAATATGATTCCCACCGGAATGGCAAATGTAATAAATGGCACCATAACGGTAATCTCATTATATCGCGAAATTGTTGCCGTCAATGTACTTGTACTACGCACCTTGGATTCATGGCACGACCGCAACTCGGCCACATACAACTGCTTATTCGGCTGTTTACATTGCCAAACAAAAACAGCATTTGATCGCATCTTCAGTTGACCGACGACATTCTTTTCGCTTCCATTCACAATAAAAATTCCAGCCTCGTCCGACGGACACTCATTGCACAAATACGGGTTACTGTGGGTGTGACAGAATGAAGACTTCCGCATCGCTGGTATCTCACCGTATGGCAATTCTTGATACGTCCGTGTTTCGACCAATTTGGGATTCTTCTTGTCTTCGCGAATGTCATAAATTTCATGCGTCGTGTCGACCAACAGGTTGGCCGTGTATGTCAGGTTGCGCCACCGGCAATGGTATGGGTATATGGGACTTGTTGTTCCACCACTCTCCTGAAAGGTGGGTTTTGTAAATTTGATCTGGCCTCGTTTCACTACGTGACGCGATCCGGTAATATCACTGTCGACAACTACGGGCGGCACTTCGGCAATAATATGCGGCACCCACGAGTGCATAAACCGCTCGTACGAGTCGGTTTGACATTTGGCAAATCCAAACGTGGCAAACATACTTCGCACCACACGTTCCTGCACAGCCGACTGCCGCATCAAGCACATCGATTGCTGCAGATCCTTACAACGCTGAGCATTCTGTAAAACACCCAACATATCTGTACGCAAATGCAATCAAATATCTGCAATGTTTCTACGTATTATTGCGACTCCACTTGTGTTCAATGTCCGCAAACGTTCTACGACTATTCTTGCAGGATATAATAACACCACCGATACTACACAGCAGCGACAACAATAACTGCACAATGAATCAGGCAAACAGATAACTAACCACTAACTAAACACACCAACATACATGTACTATATATAAAGCACGAAATATTATCTACACCCAATAAAAAAACTGATCCGCAACAATTTTATGTATGGACACACAACCCTTTGACAGATTGCATTTCACCACCGCCAATCAACAATAAATATTAAAATAAAATTAAAAATAATATAAATTATTACCATTTTCTTACACACTAATCATTTTGTTTATCTATTTTCGCGGCCGTATACAACTCGAGCATAATTGTTGCTTTGTATGATACAGGTGTAGTCACAACAACAAATTTTTAAAAGTTGTATAATACAACTCGAGTTTACACATCAGATTCTTCACAATTATGAGCATATTCAATACGTATGGATGGTTTTTAAGATTCTACAAATTATGTAAGTATATTTGACACAACTTGCTGCTCATGACCGAACAAGGTCTACTCATGGAGGGACACATATAATATTACGTGTACTATATGATATTATAACTCGAGTTATATTATTGTCCGTATTTACGACTAAATAATTTTTTCATTTCCTACCATATCGTTTGTATTATTATACTATGTCTCTACATGACCCGTTTTTGTTCTATGCAACACACGTCATAGTTGTTCATTCAAAAAAATATGTAATCAAGATTGCCAGAAAAAACTATTTATCATTCAAATAATAAACTCGAGTTGTTTCATGCGCGATTTATAGTGGTGTTCGGCAAAGTAGTTAACCGTCAAGCATTAAGTAAAATCGATACGGGTATACATGAATTCAACCACGCATATATATATTACTCGAGTTATATGTACTGAAACTAAATATTTCTTGTAGGCCCAGAACCTTATTATCCATTAATTCGACAGCAAAAGTATTTTCATCATAGGAGCATGTACTTTGTTAATAACTATTGTTTCTAATATCAGTGGATAGTTACCGAAAAATATTATTCATTGTGTTGATATGACAACTCGAGTACTATATATATGCATTGTATCCTGGTGTATATATTATTTTATAATGCATAGATCTTCAGTAAATATCCGAGTCAGTTGCATATTCTTCTTCTATATCGCTGGTACTATCCTGAGATAACCACGTCGACGTGTCCATTATTGATACCGGTGATTTGCTTCCGAAAAGTGAGTCTACTGCAGAATTTGACGATGCAAGTTGCTGATTATAGAACAAATAGGGCTGTTTTGGAGGATCGATCCGGTACATTTCGTACGTCGACACGATGACGGGCAAATTAGTTACACCAGGTAGAAAATCGATAGGCAGGACGTGAGATGTAAGTCGCCGCTGCGTTTGTGTTGATGGGTTATAATGCTGATACAATTGCAAAGAAGTAAACAAATTGAAAACAAAGTCGGCGGAATCTACATTAGTTTGGCTCTTTCGAAATGATGATGATGATCTATCTTGTACGCAATGTTCTGCTTTTTTAGGTTTGCGACGTTTACAAGAACCGAAGCAGCAACAACAACGTTCGCTGGTTTGAAAGTCTTCCGATGAGTTTCCTGTGGTGATGACTGAAGAAGTATCAACAATTCTTTTTTCTTGTTGTGTGTATGGTGTAGTGTATTGAGAATCGCTACTCCCGGTATTTGTGTTATTACTATTATTTGCAATTTGTGCGACTCTGACGGTATCAATATTTAAATCCGTGTGCTGATCTACCTGCGCTGCAGTTGACGGTGAATTTAATATGAGGGGTGTAATATTCTTCAAATCTTGGCTTTTTATGGTTGCATTTACTCGGTGATCGTGGTGGTGTGTTGTTTCTGCTTGTCGCCCCAAAAAGGCCTCAACAATATTTTGTTCCCGTATCGTTGGTGGTAAGATTGCCTCACGTGATGTTGGACGCAATGGACAATGAATGAATACATGTGTGTGAACATGTCGATTTAACTCTATCAATTGACGCAGCGGTCGAATTTGAACGCCTGCCGCAAATTCACCATAAATATTGGGAACATTCTTGTCTGCTTTGTACAAATATTCCAAAATGTACCACTCATCGTCAATGAGTCGTCGATCTGGAAAAACGGTCTTGTTGATAAAGACGCCCACATGTGTAAGTAGACCAAATATTGTATGATACTTTGCTGCGTGTCGCACAGTCCGATCACAGTAGTGACCACTTTTAACAAACAACAGGTCAAACGGTTGAACTTTTGCGTTATTGAGTGATCCATGTGGAATATGTCTCCAGTCTGCATAATGATAGTAGCGCGACAAATCACGACCATATAAGGGTGTCATTTTATGCTTCTCTATTGGAGGAGTGGATGATCCTTTGCAACATGTATTCCCCATTATAACCTGTTGTAATTAGTATTGGGAGTTTCCTAAACATAAAAAGAATGCAATGGTTTACTTATACACAAGAATGATTTTATCAGGTTCGTCAATCGGGCGTCGTTTGTGTCTGATCTTTTCCTAACATGCTGCAGGATTATACACCGCAATAAATAGAGATATATAGAGAATGTATAAAATTTACAGTAGATTCCACAATCTACAATTTAGTTCATGAACATGTTATGTGCGGGTGTGGTGGTTGCCCTGTCATCATTATCTTCCTGGTGTTGCAAACGAAATGTATCGTGAAACGAACCACGGAAATGATTACTAATTGAGCGAAATCCAGGGTTATCGATCGTGCACATCGTATCAAACCAATCATGACCAATGGCTTGACGTCTGTCAGGAACCAACGACGTTGCTTGCATCCAATGGTCAAAGTAGTTTAGATTGTGACGTAGATAGTTTTGCACACTGCGTGATTGTGCAAATATGGACGTGTACTCTGGGAAGACAAGAGTAACAGAGGGAGCCTTGTGTTGAGAAACACCATCAGCCCATCGTGTCCACAGCATAGTGGTCTCTTTAGTGAAGATAGAACACGTGGAACAGTTATATTCCGGGGCTGCTGCTACAAATTGATCGGACATGTCCCAAAATGAGTAGGTCTGAAAAAGAATACGATCGTCATGGGCACCCGACGTGAATATTGTCAGTCTTGGTTGTGTTGGTGCAATTCCGAGGATTATTCGTCGAATGAGTAATTGATCAGTGTTAATTTGTTTGCAGATATCATCAACGTTCGCGGAGCGTCCATTGTAGTAGAGGGTTGTCGTCGATAATGTAGAATCATCACGATAAAATACATGCGCAATGTCGTTTATATCCACCAGTGTCACAGAGTCTAATGGAGGCGTGTGAATAGTTGAATTGTCCCAATAATATTCGCTAAATTCTTTCTCAAGTAGACGACAGATGACAGCCGAAGCGGTAAGTTTTTGAATATGTCGCCATAAAGAGGCAGACAAGACGTGTTGATTCAAGAGATCATTGACGATTGTACATGATAAAGACGCCATTGTAGATGAATTACTCCATTGATCTGGTGTGGCTTGATACAAGCGATCTAAAATGATTTGGACCGTCTTGTTACAACTCAACATGATGTTGTGTTTATGTGTCGAGACCGCAGTGGTGGTGGTGATAGGAGAATCTTCATGAATGGATTCCAACGTCAAAGATGGTACCGACCACATAGGCCATTCATTAACAAACCTGAATACTTTGCGAAGCCATACATCCGGTACATGATGACCATCTTTTGCAACCAGAGTCGACCAAGCAATTGCTGTCAATGGGCGGTGTCTGGCCCATGATCGGTTTGGATCAAATAATTGTACGACCATAGAAACAACGATGATAAGAACTTGGTGGCCAAATTCTATTGAAGTCGTGGTAGTATTTAATCTTAAAAAAATCGACACATCTTGCAAAAATGAATCGATTATATCGATGATACTGCTCTCCACCTCAGTAAGCGCATGAAAATCACAGGACCACAAATCGCTCGCACGCCACTTGGAAAGAATAAAATTGCTGGGAGGTGTCTTTGTTGTTGACGATGACGAACAATCCTGTTGACCGCAACATGCAGTACTCATAATGTCAAACAAATCCAATGCAGATGTAAACTCGGTTAACATTTGTGATATACCAGGATAATCATCGTTTACCCGGTCCTCATGATCGGCGTCTGCAAAAGCAATTAAGTATGGTCCATCACAGTTGCCGCTGCTGCTGTTGTTGTGGTTGCACGCCAATTGAGCGAGTTGCTTGAGTTCTTGTTGCACTTGATCATAAAACGAGGATGATCTCCATCGAGGAGCCCATATATTACATGTCCACTTTGTAACTTCCCCCACCGGTAATCGAAGGCAAAAGGGTTCCACAAGTTCCAGTACTCGCACACATTGATTCATGGAGTGTAAATCGGCGGGGTGAAAAACACCGAATACGAGCAAAGAGAACGCAACATCATATTCGACAGGGTCTACATCTGACGATGACGTCGAATTTAAAGGAATATGTGAAGTCTCAATAATAACCACACCTCCATTGTGGGCCTCTTGTTGGTCGCGCATATTCGAATCGTCCAATAATGTTCTCAGAAATGGTGTCCACAATGGTTTTGTTCCATAATCGATGAGATATTGGGTCGGGCCGAATTGAATTTTGATCGCAGATCGCGCCTGTTCAATTCGGCGAGAACGAAGGTAGGTCGCCATAAATCGTTCCATCGGTGGCATAGTTGTCTCCTGTTTTTCATCGCCATCATCATCGTCCAGCATAACATCCCACGAGCGCTGTCGTTTTTTACTTGGCAAACAAGTTGGCGCTGGCAGCAATGGTGCTTCTCCAGAATTGTTGATCATGTTGTTGTTATCGGTCATGATACAATCATTAATATCCATGCCCCCAGCGTTTTGATCAATCAACGTAGCGGTAGTATTCAACAGAGTAATCAAATGGCAAAACGAACTACTGGTGGAAATAACACCACCAACGACTATCAGTTTTGCGAGTGCTAATATCAACTCGAAAATAGTACTCGAGATATATTATGTGCGGCAACCTCATGACTAAAATAAGGAACCCATATGAATACTTGAATAATAAACTCGAGGTATAATATGTGGAAATGGATACCATATTTGAGTCAGGTCATATACACCAAGTTAACACAAGATCGGTTCATGATATATTTTGCCCAGTATATACCGCTCGAGGAATATATTTTTTGATATGTGTATAACTCAGTATCCATGTTTATTTTTGGTTGTTGTTCATCACCATGATTCAAAAGTATAGTTTGAGCATCACGACCATATCTCCAAGCGACATACGGGGACCAAAAATGGATCTATAAGTAGCCGATAAAATACCTCGAGTAATATATATATATACGGTATTTAATTGTTTCTACTGTGCTGCGTTGGGGTGTGTCTGGACATCTTTTAGGTTTACATTGTACAGGGTCTTAGTAAATATCCGAATTGGTCGCATAATCTTCCTCAATGACGCTGTTGGTATCTTGGGATAACCACGTCGACGTGTCCATGATGGATACTACAGGTGTGTTGTTCTTGAAGAACGAGTCTACTGGTGAATGGGACGATGTACCAAATTGTCTATTTTTGTTATTATAGATGAAATATGCGATCGTCGTGTTGCTTTCGAGGATGCCGAGGGTGGTTCTGCCTGTTTTCCCAAATAGGATTCAATAATACGTTGTTCCTTCTCCTTAAATATACAACAAACGATAAATCGGGTTTATATTAATATATATAGAAGAGTTATTTTTAGCATGTTGGATCATCGTGGAACATACAGAACAAATGCTCCTATCATGTGTGCGGCGCCTTAAAGACGATTAACATGATCAAGCAAATTTTGAAAATGGGTGTGTAGTGTATATGATCCAGGCGTATCGATCTGATGCATATCCCGATACACGTCGCGATTAGCATTTGGTGGTTGAGGTGGTTTAAATAATGTTGTTTGCATCCAATGATCATAATAATTAAGATGATAGCGCAGGTAATTTTGAATATTGTGGGATTGCGCGATGATAGAGTCATATTCTGGAAAGACAAGGGTAATCGAGGGTGCCTTGTACTGAGAGACTCCATCCGCCCATCGTATCCACAACATACTAGTCTCCTTGGTAAAGGTGGAACTCATAAGACAGTTGTATTCTGGTGCCGATGCAATAAATTGATCGCTCATGTCCCACAACGACTCTGTAATTCCAAGAAAGCAGTCTTCAGGAGACATCTGACAATACATTTGGAATCTGTTGGTTGTAGGCTCAAATCCAAGGATGATACGTCGGATACATAATCGATCCGAGTGAATTTGATTGCAGACATCATCCACGTTCACCGACTGTCCGTTCTGATATAGTGACGCGGCTGATAGCGTAGATTCATCGCGATAAAACACATGTGCGATATCATTTGTGTCCACCAAGGTGACACAATCCAAGGGTGGTTCACGGATAATCCCGCCTCCCCAGTCCTCATCATAGCGAAATTCCGTGTTGCACAGGTGACGAATCATATGCATGGCAGTGATCTTTTGAATGCGTCGCCACAATGTAGGTGCCAGATCACGTTGATTCATAATTGTGTTGGCGATGGTTGATGATAATGACCGGCGATTCCATGAATCTGCCAATTGTTCCGGTTGGGTGTGATACACGTGATCCATGATTGTTTGGACGACCTTGGTACCATTTAGCATAATGACCTGTGACGGTGTGTGGGGTAGTTTGACCTGCAACATTCGTAGTGTCGTTGATAAACCGGAAATCCTATTGTTGTTTGTCTCCTGTTTTCCCTCCACCTGTAGCGACCACAAGGGCCACCCATTGATGGAACGACAAATGGTGGTAAGCCAGTGTCCTAGTGGATTGTTACTCGTATTGGGTTTCAATATTAGTGTCGACCACGATTCCATGGTGGGCGGACGTAGGTTGTTCCAGGCACGGTTTGGATCAAACAGTTGAACGACCATGAAAGCAATAATATGAAGAATCTGATGGACAAATTCTGCTGACGTGGATGCTTGGTTATTGTGAAGATACATTGACACATGTCGTAAAAAGTCACCCATTATACCAACAATATCTTGTTCGACAGATGTCAGCGACCAAAAATCCAAACACCATAAATCATTCGCACGCCACTCCGACAAAGAAGAAGAAGTTATTGTGGTTGATTGTCCCGTATGCGCAGCATTCATAATATCATACAGGTCCAGCACGGATATGAATTCAGACAGCATATGTTTTATGCAAGGAAAATCATCCGCCAAGTGCTCATTCAGCAACCCATCGTCGTCGACCAAAGTCGGCAAACACATCATATTATTCTTCCACGTGCGTTGGGCAAGGCGATCAAAATCGGTTCTCAGTGCGTCCTCAAACGAACCCACCTGGTATTGTAACGCCCATACATCCCGTGTCCAATGCTTAATTTGTAATGCGGGAAGTCGTACGCAAAACGGCTCCACCAGTTCTAGGACGCCCACCATTTGTTTCATCGAGCGTAGTTCTGTTGGACAAAAGGCACCAAATGCGAGCAACGAGAAGGCAACATCATACACCACCAGGTCCATATGCACATCATCATCCAAGGGAATGTGGGACGTCTCAATCATCACCACCTTCCCATTGCGGGCCTCTTGTTGGTCGCGCATTGTGGAATCATCCAACAATGTCTTTAAGAATGTTGTCCACAGTGGTTTTGTTCCATAATCAATCAAGTACTGCGCCGGACCGAATTGAATCTTGATAGCAGAGTGACACTTATCGACGCGGCGGGAACAAAGGTACGTTGTCGCGAGTGCCTCCAGTTGGGCCACGGGCGTCTTTTCTTCATGGTTCGGATCATTCTCAATACCATTGCTACCATTGGCCATCGGGACATCCCACGAGCGGAGCCGCTTTTTACTGGCTACAGAATTCAATGGCGACGATATGGATGCACCGTCGGATAGACAAGCATCCATCGGATCGTCCATGTGACTGGTTGCATAATCCATATCACTCGTGTGTGTCTCCATGGATGTTCAATTTACAGCGAAGAGCAATGGTCAACTACTCCCCGGTGGTCGTTGGTTTTTCAAGTTCAACCAACCGGTAATATCTCGAAAATACACCTCGAGTTATATATTGTATGTAAACCGAACCCACCATGAACCAGACAACCCCTCATTTTGTGGTGTACATGATATGATGACCAACAAAAAATGATATCAACCATTATGATGTTATAATATAAGCAAAGGTTGGAAAAAGTTGATGTAGAATAATATATAGTGTATGAATATATTCCTCGAGGTACACTTACGCCCATAAAATAATTGATTATGGTGTTTACGAATTTGCATCCCCGCAAAGGCTGTTGTTGGTGGAGTGTACAAAAGGCGGCTCTGTATTGTTTTTATTTCTTAGGGTTCTTTTATTATTGTTCCCACCCCTGTGTGTTATTCTTGGTGCCTGTACTAATTATTGTCCCATTGAGTTGCGGTGTTTGTCTTCATGGCAGAGGAATCCCAATGTCGTCTTGTTGGTTTGGTTCTTCTTGCATGTAGTATACAATTGTTGCTTTCTGGGAGTATATTTGGATGGCCATCCTTCGAGATCGTACTACGCGCAGAGGGTCTCTATTCGGAGTGGTGTCGGCGTGCTGTGGGGACGGAGAACAATTATGATGATAATAATAATACAATCATCTCTGGGGTCGCAGTATCATCGTCGCCTGTGGATGCCCACATTACCACAACAATACCATTTCTGGTAAAATCCTGCCAATCCATTTATTTGAACAAGATATTCTCGTCGGCGATTTTAGCCAGAAGTTGTTTTTCAATCATCCAAGGCTTTTTTGTCGACTATATGGGGCCACAAATAAGTATTATTGTGAATATATCCGTGTCTGCCATTGGATGTATTTTGTTTGGCGCCAGCGATCCCAGCGATGTTGTTCAAACAAATGCGTCCACATCATCATCTGCACACGACAGTGTTCTCGATTTGCGATTGATCGGCTTTATCTTGTACGGAGTTGGAACAAATGGTCTCACGACGCCGTTGTTAGCAGGTGCAAAGCAACTCAGTACTCGGTGGAAGACGTGGATTGTATCTATCTTAAGTGGATGTTTTGATGCGGCCTCGCTTACGTTTTACATCTATCGCATGGCACTTTATCCTAGCGGCGTGTCGTCGACCCAATTTATGTCGTTGTATGTATTAGTCCCCATCGTAAGCAATGTATTTGTTGCCCTGTTCTGGCCACGCGGAACCGTACACACGGCAATTGACATGGACAAATCAAACCATAATATTCAACCGGATACTATATCCTATCATGAGGACACGACACCATCTCCCACCATGTCTCTTTCTTCTCTAACAAGTATTGGGGATGACAATCATATGAATGATGAGTATATAGATTGTGGAAATCGATCAAGTAATAATGCCACTGCGACTAGTACTATCAGTAATGGCATGATTTCTAACAATAATGACGCCCGCCGTAGCGATGAGTCGTTATGGAGCATGTGGATGGGAATATGCAATGATTTGTGGTCATGCGTCTCTTCCCGCGCGTTTTTGCTGTTTTTACTGTACAACACGGTGTCTATGTTTTGGTTGACTATGTTTCTGGGAATCATGTCGCCACGATTCGGTGTTGCCAAAACCGACACGGCCACCATTATTATTCCTATTATTGGATTGGTATTTAGTCCTGTTGTGGCATGGCTGCTTCAGCATCCACATGTTGTCACACATCGACCGTCGTTGCCGTATATGACCACGCTCGGTCTACTCGGCACCTGGACGTGCATCAATTTGGTCCCATATGCTCTGTCATCGACATATGGTAACGTGGGAATAATAACAACAACCTCCTCCTCATCATCAGCAAATAGTTCAATGGGGTCATTTTCACCCATGGCCGTATTGGGTGGCGATCGTGCAAATCATCATCTGGCACCTATCCATGCTTCGGCACCAACGACGACAGAGTATTGGATATCCATATCCCATTCCGTCTCTGTGATCGTATTTTCACTGTTCCGCTGCTTTCATTTTACCATGGTAATCACATACTTGGCGGATACGTTCGGATATCATCGGTTGGGGCGCTTGTTTAACATTGCTCAGATGGTACCTGGTTTACTAGGCGGGTTGCAGTCCATTTTACTGCGCTTTGTTATGCAAGTTGTACATACGTATTGGGTTTTGGATGTTCTACAGTGTGTAACCGTGGTTTTTGCAGTTGTACCATATGGGGTGTATATTTGGCGGCATCATTATCGCAGTAGTCCTCTTATGGCGGAACAACAATCAAAGGAAGTAGAAGGTAATATATGCAAGGGAAGAACTGATTTTGTAGTAGTTGTTGCTGTTGACTCTGCAGAGGATCCATCGTGTAAATAATATATTCAATAAATAGAAGCCTATAAATGTATTGTGTGCGTGTAAAAACTAAATATATTAGCGCTCGAAACAAAAAAATATAATACGATAAAATGTATATCAGTCGGTATGTGTATCTGGTTGGCGAACAAAAAAATAAAATAATAAAATGCTTGCTGTTTTGTTTTGCTAAAAAATTGACAAATTATTATTTTTTTGAGTTTGTGTATATAACAAAACAAACATTATACGCGCGTGTGAGTGTGGGTTTACTCATTATCATCATACGCCCAAAAGGAACAACATAACTATACCCTAAATATTATTCATCATCATGTCTGCTGCTGTTGCATCATTGAGTGATCTCCTCCCTGAGGAACAAGTTGTCTATGTCGCCGCTCAGGAACAATCTCTTGCGGTTGGTGCCGGCGGCGGTGTTGCCGTCGCGTCAGACGATGTTGCGGCTGTTCAAGAATCCATTGCCGCTAATAGTTCTGCTGCTGCAGCACCTGTAAAACAGTCTAAGGGTGTTGTCGGTGAGAAGAAGGCTCGTCGTAAGCGTGGAAAGGGCCCGCGTTGGACATCTGTTCGACGTGCCGGCAAGGGTGGTCAGAAGAGAAAGCGTGCTGCCAGCGATGATCCTAGCGCTGCGGCGTCTCAAGACTTTGAAGAGGACTGTCAACCTCCCAGCAAGAAGCGTCTCTTGTCCGACACGTCTGCATTGCTCAAATATGAGCACCGCCTCGACTTGTTGCCCGCTGCAGCGTTTGCTCCCTTGGACAAGAAATGGATTTCCTTGTACGACAAGGATATTCGCCACAAGCACCTCGCTGAGGGATCGTTTCCTGTTCCGTGGACCAGTGTTTTGCAGCGTGTGGCCGCGAAGCATGGATATCAGATTCGCGGAGTGTTGCCACACTATCATCGGGCCGATCCACCCATCTTTGAGGTACGTCCCGACATTGTTGAGGAGCAGTTCAAGGACAACTATGCTGGTGAGATCACTCCCGCCCGTGTCTACATCCCACCCACAACCTCCAAAAGCAAGAACGACATGTCTGTGTTGGCTTTTTCGCAGAAGGATCGTCTCAACGATAAGGAGTGGCAAGGACTTGCTACATTAATTCTCAAGCAACAAGAACAACAGTCGCAGCCTATTGTATCGACAGAATTTGTGGAGGCGTCTGGGTTGCAGGATGTAAAGGAAACTCCTTCTGCGGGTTCTGAATAATTATATTTCGATTCTATTGCAATATACAAAATAATCATAGTTGGTAAGAGACACATCTCCCCCATATACATGTATATAAATAATACTTATGACCGTGACACAACAACAATACATGATTGGTATCGTTCACTTTGTAGACTCTTTTCAACGAATTAATAGATAAACCAATCAATTGATTGAATTGATATTCGATATATATTTATAGAACATATATATTCAACGACATGACTGATTATTATCGACAACAACCCGGTGACGATCATGAGGGCAACAAAAATACTTTAGAACTCTCTTCTTCTGCGAGTGTCAACCATGCCCAAACGCGTGTTCCACCACGCAACGCAATATCGTCTCGCCCATTGATATCGTCCATTCCACGTAAGACGGCGTCCCGCTCCCATGATGGCGGTAATATGTGGCGTGCGTATGCGCGTCAATTTCGGAGACCTGCCGTTGAATACCGTAGTGGGGTTCGTGATACGAATGACAATGTGAAATCATTACCCTCGACATCATCGTTGATACCCGTCCCGAATCCTCTTTTAGAGGATCCCAACCTTGTATTCAACTTGACGAACGAGGCATACAGAATGGCGGATATGATCTTGGATGCCGCTGTTCCGGACGCAGCGTTGAATGCAGCAGAGTGTCTACCACCTGATCAATACTATATGAATATTGGTTACTTTAGTGTTGGTACTCAAGAAGATTTTGATGTGAGAGTAACGATCCCACTCGATGCAATGCCCCTCGCGAATGCATTTCCTATTGAGACACCACCCGCGAGCGTCGATACATGGATACGACGTGGAGAGGTTGCTGCATTCCCATATATTGATCGCGTAACTGAAATGGGATCAAATCCTCAACGATGTCGCTTGCGTGTTGCTATTCAACTTGTGCAAGATAATCCGCAACGCAGTGTATTGACATCTCTTGTATTCAACTACGGTGATCTATCAAGTATTGTCATCAACTCAAGTTGGCTTGATGTTGCTACTGTGTTGCGATCACCCAATGCAGCACAGTTGGGTAATTTGCGAGTTCGTATCATATCATTCTAGGGGCTAAATACAGCCGCGAAAAGCAGTTCACTGTAATAAACAAATACACATACACACTAAATAGACATACATATACAAACAATTGACCATTTATTCATGTGGTGCATAGGTGTACAAAGACGTTATGAAATCCAAACATACAAAAATAATGATCCAAACAATCCATGATAAAATGTTTTTCTACCAAAATTGGTCAAATATAACCATGTTTTACGAGCGCTCTCCACGGATGCGACGCGCCAACTGCATATCTGCAGGCATGACTGTGACACGCTTGGCATGAATCGCACACAAGTTGGTATCCTCAAACAGACCAACAATGTAAGCCTCGGCGGCCTCTTGAAGTGCTGCCAATGCACTGCCTTGGAAGCGATACGCATTGCCGCGAAACTGATCTTGAACAATTTCACGCACAACACGCTGAAATGGCAGTTTGCGCAATAAAAGGTCTGACGACTTCTGATACTTGCGAATTTCCCGCAGCGCAACCGTACCAGGACGGAAACGATGGGGCCTCTTGATTGCTGTCGTCTTTTGAGGTCGTTTTCCAATGGAAACGGTACCAGAGGTCTTCTTGTTGCTAGTGGCGACTGATTTGCGAGGCGCTTTCCCAGTCTTGGCCACAATATGTTTTCCAACTACTTTTGTTCTTGCCATGATGTCACTCAATCAATCAATGAAATAACAATCACCGACGTCAATATTGTCTTCTCGTATATACAACCCGATATGGTGTAATACACAGAATGAGTTGGAGCCGATGAATTCACGTGACAAATATAGGCAGATTGATTTCTAAATTATTGTTACTTATTCATGGTGCTTTTCACATTCCGCTGCATTTGAAATACGGAATATGTATCTCGAGATACGACCGATATATTTTTCCACTTAAACTGCTTTGTGTGTTTTTATATATTGTGAGTTTGTTATTTGTCATTGTTGATACAATCCACAACAACCGTGAGCGATATTTGGTCGTGGTCTATATATATATATATATTCGCAACCAACAACATACATTATCAATAATAGACAACCGGTCGATTTCATGTCTTTTATTGCAGTCGCGACGAAGCGAGGCCGTGCATCGAACAACAACAACAATACGAACAGGGCGGAAGAATCATCACCCGGAGTGTCGTTTCAACAAACATACCGCCGCCGTCGTCGTCCCAATTTTGTTCCGGTATATCAAAACTCTCCTGTCCGCACCCCACTACACACTTTGGCGGCGTCATCTTCGTTGTGGGGTGATTTGCAGGAAGAGGAAGAACGTGAGTCTGAACAGCAACTAGAAGCAGCAGACACTAAACGTAGAGAAGAAGCAGAAAAGCAGGAAGAGGCGCGTAAAGTTCGCGAAATTCATTTGAAAGCATTACGCGAATCCTATGAGGCGGCATGGGACACGTATCGTTCCAATCGCACTGCGCTATACAACAAGATGCGAGCGCGCTTTAATGAGGCGTTGCAAGAGACGTTACGTCGCACCCTGTTGCATGATCTCCCATCACATGCGACAACATCGGTTCGGCGAGAATTATCGAATATTGATTTGGCAGTGCCCAAACCAAGCAGCCCTGTAGAGGCAGCAGCAGCAGCCGCAGAAGCGAAATGGACTACCCCGTTCAAGTCGGCGCAAGACTTCGCTGCCTACCTGTTACAACAGTTGAACAAGCATGGGTTGGCGCCAAAACTCATTACCCACGCAACATGCGGCCACTGTTACTTTCTCAAACGGAATAGTCCATTGGAGAAACAATTTGATCGTGCCTGGGTATCGCTTACCGCGACAGAGGAAGCCGCAAAGCACAGTGCGAAAACAGGACCACCGGCAACAAGAATATCGGTGCCAACAACACCGTCAACAGTGCCGACTCGATATTCATTATTGTTTATGTGTTCTGCGCGCGATATGTGTCGGTTCTGGGATTTGTCCAACTACCAATGTCTGGACGCTGCAGAATGGCGAGTTGAAAATCACGATTCAATGTGGAACTATCAATCAGCATCGACACGAGGAAATATGGTTGGAGAGGATTCTATTGTGTGTATTGAACGAGATTCTACCACAAATACCTCTCCAACTGCCTTGTCGCCGATGGATTCTGTAACTGCGGCAAATCAACACAATCCTGCCATGTCCTATGAAGATTGGTGCACGTGGTACTCCAACATGTGTCGTCATCAACATGTTGGACGATGTAATGATCAAAAGAACTCTCTTTTGACTTCTTCTTCAGTGTCGTCTTCTTTTGAAAAGATTCCAGCAATTCCCTTGCGGTCCAATTCGATGGGACCAGTTACAGGATGGGTTCCATATGATATGATTTCTCGCGACGTCAATGGGAATCAGTACGGTCAATTTATACGGGTATTACCTGCCAAATTGTTGAATGGCGTGACACGGCGTAATGGAGATTTGAAGGACAAACAGAATTCGACACACATGCATCGATGCATTGCATGTGCATTATCTCTCAACGCTTCATATACCATAATCCCACATACATTTAATCATTTTTATTCACATGCCGAACGTGATGAAGACGATTATATTTACGGATGTGGTACCATGGATATCCAGCACAATGCGTCGTATTTTTGTGTTCCGCCACGATCTCGTCCGGTGCCTTGGTCACCGGATCATGTGTCCCGACTCGTCAATTTGTCTCTGTTCACCAAGATGAATTCCAAACAACACCCGTTAACCTTTGAAAAATGGGCAAGCATTCATTGTTCGGAAGATTATCAGGCGTATGATCTCATGGAACCACCTACCAAATCGGTTGAATTGGATGAAATTGCCAACGATACTTTATGAATAATGTAAAATTCTTATTGACCAAGAGTGTGTTGTGTATATGTTTAGGGAGAGATGAATAATACAAGCAGTTTTTATTATATATATATGTTCACCATTGCATTGTTTGTTATAATTGGTCTCTTATTTGGCAGAATATATTAGGGAGGGGGTTTAAACCACTTGCCGGTAAAAAAATAATATTATTAATTCTGTATCCGCCGTAATTATTTTAGACAAACGTCTCGTGGTGTAATGGTTAGCACGATGGATTTTGGCTCCATAAACCTCGGTTCAATTCCGGGCGAGACGAATAATTCATTATTATTTTTTTCTCTCATATTTATTTCTTTTCTCTGCGTGTGACTTATAATATTCACCATCACCTGTTGAATACCACTTCATACTCTTTCTCTGTTCTAATCTTGCAAATGAAAAAATATCAAGTGTAAATATTACATAGATCATTTATTCAAAATAATATTTGTACAACAGGCACACAAACAAAAAGTTGTGTATCAGAGGATGGAATTCTTCTGAGAGCACAGAAGATTATTTTTGGTCATGGAAACCAAATCGGCATCCATTCATCACTTACACAAACATACAACAATCATATAAAGAAAGACAAAACAAGACCACCACGCTGTAATATGTAATATGTACATGTATAACCGCCACTTCCTCGAATTATGAAATTGTGTATATCTGTGAGTGTGGATATAGAAAGCAACCGTTTTTGTAGTGAAAAATAACGACAATATGTCAAAAGAATATCTATTCGATAAATGGATGGATGGACAGACAAATAAATACTTTATCCTATGTATGCGCGACAAAGGATGTCGGGTGTGTGAATGCAAAATTATTGTTGCAGATGCTTAAAATCATTCGAGGTATTGTTATAATGCTCGGTTACCAAAGAAATTAGGAATGCTATATGTGCAACCAAATAAGTGGTTCAAGTATGCCTGTCCACAGCGGCATGTGTTGCCGATACAGGTATGATGAAAAAATAAAGTACCAGCCGCGTGCATGAATAAGAAGATCGCGATTGGAAATTGTTAAAATTGTCATCAAGTGTGATGACACCATGAATGAATGATTGCAACGTAATTTGCCATAATTTACGATATGATACCAATAATAATATGCAGGTGTGTATACAATGACGCTGGGGTATGTGGTCTTAAAATATGCCTCGTGTCTGCGCAATTTCCGGGAATGGTAACCCCACAAAACAATAATAACCCACCCAGTTGCAAGAAGTGAACAAACTTATGAAATAAACAAAGCCACCGTGAAATAAAATCACAATAACAAAGACAGTATAAATGCTGATCAATTTCTATATCTATACGTACCTGTGTATTACGTTAAATACCATTTCCCGTCTAGTTTGGGTAGCGCGCCATCTCACTCTATAGTTAAGAAGACGAAAACTTTGTCAACGTAAAATACCACACCAAGACAGTGTTTGGTGTGGTAGAGATTGTGAACACATAATTGATAAATAGATAGAGAGATAAATGGAAAGAAAATATGACTTTCTATGTATGGATTTGGAACTGACGCACCTCTAACAAGTGGGAAACAACCTGATATTGACGGTTTTTCAAATTTCATTAAGAACTATTTCCTATACAATGCGGATAATAATTAACATAATGATAACATTAGCATATATATCACCTATTATATCCTGATAGGTCTGCAGGAGCAAGAAAACAAATTGGGCGAAGAGCAAATACACACACGAGACCACAGCACCTAAAATTTCTATTATACGCGCAATTGTAAATAGTTACGAGTATCCTACATAATCGTTACAAATATAAGGATACAATTAGCACTCTTGATATGCTACACCTACGACGAAGCAAAAAAGAGAAACATCTCGCCAGTCAGAATGAAGTTCCAGTACGATTCGTATGTGTTTTTATCCTTGTGAAAATATGATTTTACACATTATTATTTTGCCACAATACATTTCATCTGCACATATATAACTAATATATACAAGTACTTTGCATTTATGAAAAATAATATATATATATATTTGACAACGCTATGTGTATTTATAATACCAACATCCATTTTTTTGTTGTGTGAGACGTTATTGAGCATATCGTGTGTAATTGGTTTGTTTTGTTATTATTTCACACGTGGTGGTGGCATATTTCGAGCGGCCGACCGCTTTACCTCCGTTAGCACTCTATTTACATTTGTTAGACATACATATGGAGTTCTTTCATCCGTGTTCTGACGATCTTCCTCACTGCATTTGGACATGAGTTCGGTAATATAAATTTTGGCGCCATGACCACACGTCAACACAGTAGGAATAAATCCGTGAATCAGAAAATACATGGCCATAACAAACGCTTGCCGCGCCAACGCGTATTGTTTGGTCTGCCACCATAACCACGCAGCAATTCCTAATTGCCACCCACATAATGCACAAACGGCGAAATGTGCCGACCACGATCCGAGCCCGGTCTGACGTGCATGATCAGTAAAGAAAGAATGAACACTAAATGTAAATTGATCATATTCTTGCCGAGCGACGGCTCTCCAGTAACGATACGACGAAGCAGATCCTTCGAATGGTATATCATCATCATCCGCACCATCAGCACGTATATTTTTAGCATCCTCCGATTCTAATTGCTTTCGGCGACGGCGGTGATGATGATCACCTCTGGATGTCGAGGATTTACGGTGACGTGATGCTTCAACAAAGGATGATACCCCAAGTGAATCATTTGTATCATCATCAAAACGCTCTATAGTATCACTTCCATTATGGTCAATATTTGCCAACACATTCTCAGCAATGATATCATTTTTGGGTTTATTTTGAGCCTCGTCATCCCCCTGTTGTTGCATTTCTTTTAATTTTTGATTGACAATAGTAGCAATAATGGCATCTGCGTCCGCAGAATCTGTCGCAGAAAAATGCGTTGGTTGAGGACCAGATATTGTACCATCGTCTACAATGTCTGACTTGGCGTTTGTGGCCGGCACGATACCCGTAATATGGGGTATCGTTGGTCCGGTTGTGAATGGCGACTTGGCTTTAGTTGTCGTCTTCTTACGGATTGTCGTGGAACGACGATCATCGGAATGTAATGGTGCATGTTTACGTCGTTGATGAGATTTGTCGGCACCCGACCTTGAACGTCTCACATCATCTGTACTCGAGGCCGGTTGATTTTGAGACACCTCGCTTCTGGTAGATTTACTCTTACTTGAAACTTGTGCCGATATGGGCTGGCGCTGTGGTGCCATCGCGGATGTAACATACCGAACCGCTGTTGCTGCTTCTACAATATTGTCATGGCTCATATTTTCTTCTTCTTCCCCAAAAACATCATCTGCGCTACTTCCAGCATCTGAAAATAGATTACGCTCATGCTGCTGCAACCGTTTTGTCATGGGAGATACTGTCCGGTGTTGTTGTTCTACCCGATGCTTTAATTCTTCTTTGCGACGAGATGTTTTACTTCGATGCACATCTTGCAAAATAATCTTGTTATTTCTTCGGGATGAATCATAGTTTTCATGAACATCCGGATGATTGTCATATTCTTCTGAGGCAGAAGATGATGAGAATGATGACTCGTCGTCATCTACAGACTCAGCCTCATACATATCATAATCGTGGTTCATTCTTCTTTTACGGTAACGACGATTTCCTTGAGAGGTTAGGACTGTGCCACGGGAATCATCATCAGATACCAAACTACTGGTCAGAGAAGAACTGGTACGATCACTCAAGGTGTCGTCGTCATCGTTATCAACAAATCTCTCACCATTTGTCCTGTCTGTTTCATCAGTATTCACTGTTTTGATCTGTTTCGATGTATGATATGCCATAATACCACACTACAATTTTATACAGTCACTTACACAACGCTTATATTATTTCTGTTGTCCTAATGAAAGCAGAATAAACAAATCAGCACTACACAAATGTAACTATGTATATATATCCGCTGTCTTACAGAACGTACCAATTAAATTATTATAAATATCATCAATCCAATCCGATTGTTATTTTCAATACTCGCTAAATCCGTTTTGTATCTCTTATGTTTACTATATATTACATATCACAAAAATAATTTTATTTTTATTGGTGTTTATGCCAACATTAAAATCATCTCATCAACAATGTAAGTAATTGATATTGAGCGGACTATCATCTGGGGGTTCTTTTTGCTATTGGTACTATATGTGTATTATGTACATAATTATCAGTTAATTGTTGAGTCGTTATATTTCAGCCGTGTGTTGTCGTTGCTGAAACACCATCCGCCGTCATATCGTCCATAACGATGCGATAGTATGGAACTCTTTCCATGGTTCCTGTAGTGTACATTGTTCGCGTCACTGTACCGACTGGTATATGATAATAACGAGTCAATGGATCGCTCAATTGCCGATGTGGTAATTGATTAACACAACCTATGTGATAATCCTTCATAAATTGTGTCTTTTCTTTCTCTGTTAAAATTGTATGTGGGGGCACTCGTTGGTGTGATATCAAATCAAATTGTTTCTCCTCAAATGTGAATACTTCAATATCGATTTGTCCCATACGCCGCTGCTCTGCAACAAATGATGTCGCAAACGGTGTGATCACATTCGTCATCACAATAAGATGACGAACATGTAATACAGACTCACACTGCTTTACATAGTCGCGCAAGTGTTTTACTCCTAATTTCGGCTCGGTACAAAAAAATACTGCCACAGTGTCCTCTTTCGCCCACGGCGCCGTTGCAGGTTCATTGGGTCTCTCAACCGAATAAACATGTGCACCTTTTTCCAACAATTGCTTTGCAAAATCTAACGGCTCCACAGTGGGAGCCACAGAAACCACAACATACCCTCGATTTTGCAGCATCCGATACACATATGAATATGCGATACACATCCTTTCAAAATCAGCATATGTAGAATCCATAGTTGTTGTGTTTAGATATTATATTTTATCCAAAACCAATGGAATGTGAAAAGGTTATGAACAACAAAATAATACGCGGATAAAGAATACAGCAACGATGTTCACGGACACCAACATGTACAATACTGATTGAATGAACCGCATTCCAATGTATAATTTCACACTCAAACATTTCTTATTTTGAATATATATATATTTATTTGTGTTTTTGATTTTCGCCTTATTTTCCCAAACATCCACACAATCTTGACAAATAGTAATATTGGTGAAAATAACACGCAACTCGTTGTTCGATCCAAACAATACATGTATCATGAGGAAATAAAAAGGAAAAATTCTTGTACAAAAACACCGCGTGTTGTGTACAACGTAATCTATTCTTTTACACATACAATAACTTGACCGATCTCATTAACGAAAAAAAGACCCACAATGAACTACTTTTCAAACTATGGCATCGCCCACAATGACCCAGATTCAGAGTTCCCAGACGACGATATCACCGAGGATGGATCCACTCTGACTCAACGAGGACGAAGCGAAAAATCCAAGAAGAAGTATGTTCTTGTAACACCTCAAGGTACACCCACTGGGCACGTGTTCAAGAACACGTCACCGTACGCTGCTGCTCAAAAAGCCGCACATCGTGGATTTACTGATATTGTGCTGTTTTCGCCCCACGATGGCAAGGTAAAACGCTACTGCGGGTGCATGCGCGACATTCAAGAAGACGAACATACCGATTACACGAGACGCCATAATATTAGCAAAAAAGCACAGGTGAAGGCGGTCAAAATACCACCTAATCTACAACCGCCAGGTATGCAGCAACGACAAAAATCATCTGGTCATGGATATGGTTTTCATAACAGTAAGGACGATGATGATGAGGATAGTTATGCCGGCGATCGTGATTATTGAAAAGAACAACAAGCATTGATCGTTTTGCGATCACAAATTTTGATAACCATGTTGTGAACCGCGGTACTCAGTCACAATAAACTATACATACCACTAACCAAGAATGATTCTAACACGATACAGTGACAGTTCTTATGAAACTACCACACAAGGCTGATTTGACCTGCTCCGGTCAATAATTAATACCAGGAACAACTCGAGTTATATTTATACTAATAATATATATCCTGTTGGGCGCAGTTTTGGAGTAGGTACTATGAAGGTATCAACACTCTTAAATATACATATTATTAATCTTGAGTTGTTGTTGAACTAACACCATCAGACCTTAACATATTGGTTCCGTACACCTATTCACTAAATGGATGCATATTATATCTCGAGATATATATATATATATACCCATGCCCGATACCACCACAACCCATGGTGGTGGGAGTTAGTACTACGATATCACATTATATATATATCAAGACCGATCCAGTAGTGTCTCCCGAACATATACACACTTATTTGTTAAGACATCCTTTATGGTGTTTTGACGGCCAGAGGAATGAATATTGAATTGGTTCCACCTCCCGCGGCACCACATCTGTCTTCGAAACCGGAGCATATCATTATATCGGTAAAACCGACGGCTCCACTGCAAGTGTCCGATATTTATCCACAAATACATACAGATGATTTGTTTGGGTTTTTGGATTTGTGTGCATACGCAAACCGTACTGCTTTAACTGGTCTGGCAAATCATTCGATTGCAAAGGCGACCGAACTTAACCGGTTACGGTGGCGAGCGCTCATACAGTCGTGGCACACGTTTTTACACGGCAGCAATGTTGGTGGTGGTGTCACTTCCGATAACGCCAACAACAAGTTATTATGGAATTCCTACTTTACCAAAGAATATTATGATTATTTGAGACCTGACTATATGGATCAGGTCTTTGTGGATGCACCGTCATCGATTACTTACAACAAACCACTTGTCCTTCGACCAAAGGATCTGGATGACCTTGTGATGACACCCACCTTTTCATATCGGCCCTTGGCAAACTTGTCATTTGTGCCTGAGCAATCTACCATGCCGAACACGAGTGGATCTCGGCGCTCTACGAATCATTCTTCTAAATCAGACAACTATGGTAATGAATCTTCTTCCGTTTGGGATATAACAACGGCGGGCTCGGTTCTTAATTCCTTATTAGCGTCCGCCTCATTGTTGTTTTCCCTTGATGAGGATCCGCATCATTCAATGACTGCTGTTGCTGCACGAGCATGCAGCGATGATGTGCCATGTTGGGAAGGGTCAAGTGAATATTTTACGAACAAGTTTAACTTTTCACAGGCACAACACTTGTATCGTTGTTGGTTAGAGATGGCGGTGGAAGATGTCGTCAAGAGTCTGCCGGTATCTATATTTTCGTTGTTTGGAAAACTCGTTCAGGTCAATCAATCTACAGGTAATCCGTTTGACGTATTTGTGCAACTGTGTCGACTGGACGATCCCAGCGACAGCACATGTGCCTCTTCAGCACTGCCATCAACATCGTCTACGTTATTACAGTCACTATCAGAGGTCACAGCAACAGATGTGCTTACAGGAATGCAACCAGCAGCACAGCATGGTGGTGTGTTTTCAGAATTACAACTTGAATTAGATACTGCCGTGTCTGAATGTGTGAAATCTCTTTCTACACTTGTAAAAACATTTATCAAGTGCACGCCAACACATGCATCCATTGGATTACGATCATTTATCATGTTCTACGCCATGACGTGTATCGTGCGTGACCAAATTTGCATTGTTACAACATCGTTGGTTCCCGATGAAAAGAATGACTATCGACGCATTCATCCGCTCGTGTATTTTGTTGGTCTTCTGTACGTGATGCACACTCTCTACTGATTTTTCTTTGCCATACGTACAGAACCCCATAATTGTAAAGATATTCTAACACACACTCCTCTCTCTCTTACTCTTTATTATGTACCCGTTCAGTGGGTATTATACTAAATTTAATCAGACACTGGCGTCATTCTTGGGATCTAAGGTGGATTCATATCATCGATATTGGTTCGGCACTAGTGTCGCTCATGTTATCTTTTGGGAACAGGCCCGTCAGTTGCTACAACAACAGAATATTGCTGCAAATACAGTACCTGTTGTTCGTCACGAAGAGGGTCATCTCTTTCAACGACCTATTCAACCACATCGTGTTCGACAAGGCGTGTTATTGTCGCGCGCTCATGTCTACAACGATAAACAACTACTGCACACACACAGTCGTCGGTCTCCTCATGGAGTTGTGTGGTGTTCTAACAAGCAGAAACATTCCCCGACAGTTGCATCGTTTGCACCTTATCTGCAGCAATGGAACCAGAATGATAGAAAAAAGGATGGTTCTGCCTCAACTGTGACGCGTAAGGACACTGTCACAGGAACAACAACTGCAAAGACAAATTCACAGTCGTCGTCACTGTTAACGTCATCTCCGGAATACGTGATACAAGTTGTGCTCCACCAACATGCACTGGATGCACTTACAACCATTTTGAATCGTCATTTCAATCTCATGGCAACGGTACAGAACAGCGTGACTGATATTGTTGCGGCGATGAGAACACACCACCAACCAAAGGACACATCAATTCCATTGCGCAAGGCAAGTGATATATTAAAATCATTACCTCTACCTTTACAACCAATGGTTCGTTTGATGTATCAGATTCACAAGACGTGGCAAGTCGGACAAACGAATACTTCGATACACAACACAATGCCAACATCACCCACTTCAATAGACTCAACGACGAAACTGAATTGCTTTGCTACGCTCAGACGTTGTATACGACATCTTCTTACAGATCCGCTCGTTGATTCCAAATGTGTCTTTAGGGAGCGAATAGGTGTCAACGATACTGGTACAAATCAGTCATCCAATGACATGATTTGTCATGGCACATCGTCATCCCAGTGCAACACAACACAAACAACTACAAGTTCCGGGGAGAAATGCAGCGCACATCAGCAGCGACGCGCAGCAAAGAAACGTCGCAATCGACGGAACCGCAAGGAGCGAAGTCAGGAATGTATGGTTTGTTTTGAAGTTGTTGAACGGTTGGTGTCTCCACAATGTGGATGTCCTGCTGCACTTTTATGTCCGTCGTGTCAACAAACGATTGAAGACTGTCCATTCAATGTCGAACATTCCAGTACTTCATCCCACTAATCATGTGTGATGTTAAGAAAATGGTCTCATGTAAATAGTACAAGTCCTGTAGTAACAAAAAATGTTGTTGGTGTTTTATAAATATTGTCGCCACTACCTTTATCAAACCAACAACTAGATCTTACTCCTGCAAATCAATATAATCGGATTAATATGTAACTAGAGTTACATATTGTAGGTATCTAAATATTTATTTGGTATTGTTGTTTAGATACAAGTCCATTATTATTAAGACCTGATTTCTTACACTCATTGATCACGGTGTACTGATGTTTCTGTTATAGTTGATGTACTACAACGATTCCAGGCACTATTGATTTAATATTCCAGTATATATAACTCGAGTTGTATTAATACATACCCGTGCATGATTCATGATCAAGTGGTTGAATAGAAACTATTGTATTATTAAAAAACCAGATATGTGTAAATGGATTGCTACACTGATTATATACATGTGCAGTGAAGTTATATGATTACAGAGAAATAAATATAGTGTAATAGATTAACTCGAGTTTTTCATTGTCCCTTAGTGATCCATATACGATGAGTCGCGAAAATATACTAAAACATTAATATGATAATAGATATATATATATATGTATACACATACTGGATTGATTGTGCCGTTGCATGAATTGTAAATAATAAGATGTGTTGTTATAAAAGAAAAGACTGCCCCCGACATTCTTGTTTTGTCACCGTTCCGGCTTTTGATACAGATCTATTATTACGCCAGGGGTGCCCTCAGAACAATAAAAATACAACGACAACGTCGTTCACCAAGCAGAGATTATCATCGTCGAAAATAAAAAAATATGGAAGTCAGTCGTGTGTTTCGGGACTTTGGTAATAAGTATCGGCAGCCAGTTGCACCTGATACACCTTTTGAGAATGTTACAAGTCTGACACCGTCATCTGTAACAAAGAACAATCAAGGTACCCTTGTAGATGGGGCGATGGTGCAGCAACCTCCTCTCATATCAGAAGGGATACGGATGGAAGATTATGGGGCAGTGCGACATTTATCAAATGGTGGTTTTGTTATTGTTGTGTGTGATGGTCATGGTGCTGTTCCACTAACTCCCACACGATGGATCGGTGGCTTTGAATCTGCCAAATTTGTAACACATCGGCTGTTGGATCTTTTGGAGCAATTGGCATACGAAATTGATACAGATGTTGATTCACCAACGATCCCAAAGCGCATTCGTAATCTATTTCGACAAGTGCAAGATGAGTTGATGCAGGAATACGAAAAGGGCGCTGAACCAGTCTATTATATTTCGATTCCCGAATTTCGACGGGTCAGTCTATACCCAGAAGCGGCTGATCCACGCATGTACGAAGCGAAGACTGTGGAGCGACGTAAGAACCTCACATCTGGTGCTATTGATGGTCATCATTTTAGAGAAGTTATGGATAACCCGCAAAAGTTTTTCCAAGAACAATCTGAACGTGGACAAGATCCTCGTGCCATCGTGACAGATAAGATTCTTCTGCCAATTCCAGATCCGCGAAATCCAACACAGCCTGTGATGGTTGCATTTTACACTAATATGCATGATGAACTGTTATCGGAGTTGGATTATGGGTGTACATGTACGGCGGCTCTTGTGCTTCCAACTCCGAATCAAGAAATGCGTGTCTATGTTGCACATGTTGGCGATAGCGACGCATATATTTTCCCATCCGAGACCAATCACAAGGACATTAACAATAATAAGAACGTGGTCCAAAATCAACAAGAGCAACAACAAAACAACTCATCAATATCATTATACCCTTCTACAATTGACACGAACAATCATCACGACACGACCATAACAACAGATAATGTTCTGACTGGGAGTCATTTATTTGATAGACAGCAAAACGATACTATTAACGACAAAAATACAACAATAGCAACAAGTAACGTGTTGCAACCGCAAACAGATCCCGATACCGCTATTCGTGTTGTGGCCGATCACACTATAAGTAATCCAAGCGAGGTTTTACGACTGCAGCCGTATGGAGTTCAACCAAGGGATCCTTATTTCCAAATTATGCAACCCCCCACGGTTGTATCTACGCGAGCAATTATGCCTTCGCGTACATTTGGACATTCACTGTTCCGACACTACGGTCTTATTTCGGATCCACATGTTTCCACAGATACTATACGTCCTGGCGATACTCTTGTTGTTGGAACGGACGGATTGTGGGACGAGCGATGGAATGCCAAACAGACCATTCGCTCGTTCTTACATAAGTATCGGGCAGCAGAAGATGTATCATCATCTATGATATTAAATACACCAAGTGATGCTGCCACGAATTCGCACGTGATTAATCAGATGATGATACAGGTAGATCCTACTCAGTTGATGGGTCATATTATGAACAACAACAATAATGATAATCTTACTGAGTTGCCCGCAATAACAACGATGAAGGGTCCTGAATCGTCTCCCAGTGCAACACTGACTATACAATCGGATCAACCATTCTCTAAATGGCTTGATCGTGTTGGAATTGATGTACTGGCGGCACTAAAAAACCATCTGTATGTTCAAGATAATATTGCTTTTGTGTTGATTCATTTGCCTCAAAAACAATTATAGTTGTGGATAAAATAATAAATATATTCCAGTATGAATGATGATGGTCAAAAACCAGGTATATATGTGTACGAATAAATAATCAGTACGCATTGTGCCGACCTCGTTGTATGGTGGGATGTGTGTGTGCAAAAATAAGTTGTAAAGCAGTTTTTCGGACCCATTGTCTGCGCACAGAAAAATTGATACATATATTTGTATTCCTGTACTGTTTAACATTTAATATAATAGTTGTCTTTACAAACACACTTACCAAATTGGTGGTGCGATACTCTCCCATCTTTCGTTTGTTGCAAACGTGGAACTGCTAGACTTTTTTGGTGTTGTGGACATGGGAGGTGGGATATACTTTGTTTCTGTTGATCGTGTTTCTTCATCCATGATGGGGTAGATGGTGTCTCTTCGTCGCGGTGGTGCTCGACGTCGGGTTGACCTTGCTGCTGCGGGTGCAATGAGTACAGACTCTTGGTCGATATCGTCTTTATCACTTAACTGAGAGTTATTTGCGTGCGTAGGTATCGCTGGTTCGGAAGCATCGGTAGTAGTAGAGGAAGGTATAATTTCATGATTTTTGCTCATCGAGTCTACATTCCCGGATTGTGAAATAGACTCACTACTTTCTGTGAGGATGTTATTATCCACATATTCCTCAATCGTTGATAAATTGTGATTTGAGGAAATAATAGAATCGGCATGGAGCCCCATTGAGGAGTGGTTGGGTTCCAATGTGGATGATGATACTGGTAAGGAAGAATGCATACTTGTGTTAATTTCATCATGATTTTGTTTTGTTTGTCTATCGGTACGAGGGTTCGTATCTCCGACCGACACTGATGGATTTACAATAGTCATGGGGGATGGAAACTGAATAAATGATCCAGTACCTGTGGGTAATTGATACTTTGTTGGTTGAGCGGAGACACGCAACGCGGTCCTTTCTTCTCCTTCTTCTTTATCGTTGACCACTATATGGTTAGAGCGCTGGTTCAGATTATAGTTATTCTCACTCGACAATAGAGAAGAATCTCTAAAGAATGCAGTTGAGATGTTTGATACAAGCGGAGTGGTTGAATTTGTTGTTGCTGCTGCTGTTGTAATGGTTTTTGGAAGCGGTAACGTCGGCATGGGTAGTTCTGGAAATTCCATGATAGGTTCATTGCTATCATCGTCATCTGCATCATCTCCATCCTTTAATTTTGCCATTACTTGACGGACACGACGTTGTCGTAAGAATTTTTCTATGGGACCTGCCAAGTAACTTCGATACACAGATAGACACAACATGGAAATTGCATGCACTGTCAACGGTAGGGCTCGACCGCGCCAATCAAAAGAACGGGTTAGTCGTATCAAGGTCAGTAGTTCTTTTGAAGTTTGCGTTGTATCTTTGAGCGTCAATATGTCCGCAATGGGAACAACACCACGGTATCCAACTCCGGGTCTCTTTCCAACAAGACCATCCACTGCCGTCAAGACATATACCAAATGGCCGATCAGCGTCGTGAATGTCCCCAATTCAATTTGATGATACGCCAGAAATGACGTTGAAAGCATGTGTGAGACTTTTTTGATGATAGATGTTCCACTTGTTTTTCCATTCAAGGCGAGATCAAAATATACTTGAATTATAGATAACATACGCCACATGATGGACCATGTTGCAAAGGACCATACGGCATCCACGGTAGTGTAATTGTTACTGTTGATATCATCGTCATCAACCATGCCATTGTTTGTACTAGCGAGTGCAAATGTTGATGATGTTGTTGTCGACGACAATGATGTGGAGACAACTAGTTGACTTGCTACAAGCACAATCACTGAGATAATAAATTGGACAATCCAGTATAGTGCACGGTATGGCGTGTATCGTCTTGGGGCGGTGGGGTCTTGGCGCACATAAATAGACAATGCGGCAATCATTAATAAATATACACCAATCAGTGCAAAGTGTACCGATGTGATGGGGTGTGTCAACCACGTTATAATAGAATCACTTGCTGATGTAACCATATCCATCACTATTTGATCCACCCAACTATCTTTCTATAATACAACAATAAGCAAAGTTATTCGTAAATTGGTATTATTTATTGCTGCTGCGGCGGATTGAATCCCACGTAGTAAGGTGATGTTATCCTAATTCAAACCAATCATCGTACGATATTGCAACAATCAACACAATTATGACAAGCCAAATAGTTGCCAAAAAATGGTAGCAGTATGTTAATGATGATAAAAAGTAATATATATGATCGTTTGTTTCTGGTTTGACATTTAATACACAATACTCTTAAAAATATTATTCATAAAATTTTTATAATTCATACAGAATTTCAAATCGAGTAATGGATCCTTTCACAACAGTATATTTTAATACGCATGATCACAAAGATAAATAACTATACAATTATATATCGATCATAGGGTATATAGTGTAGGATAAATCATGGGAACCATGCAAATCACCATTCTTGTTAACCGTGTATGTTATGATGACTCTTCGAATATTGGAATAGTCCGTATTCTCAAACCATGTTCGTTCCAGAAAAGACCGTGCTTGTGTGACGTAGTGTTGAATACACTCGGGTGAGTTATTATTCGGATCAAACGAACCAATTGTTGATAATATTGTCGCGTAGCGTGCTCTGACGCCAAAGTCACAATCGCGTTGTGCAGAGAGTTGGATTCCCAAGACAAGGCAATTGTCTGCGTTTGGGTCATTTGCAATCCCAAGAATGTGTTCAAATATATATCTCAATGCTGCATCCATTGACTTGGCGACTCTGTTTGTAGGCGATCCCCACTTACAACAAATAATTCCAAAAGCAGATGGTAACTTGACATCGTTGTTTACCTGTTTGCCCTCTGTAATGTCGGTAGTGTTTTCGACCAGTGCCATTGTGGCTGCGTGACTCATGTCAATATAACAAGAACAATTGATTTACAACAGGCGGTATAATTTATGACAGATACAGTACATTATATGCAACGTAATCTTGATAATGGTTTAATGGTATCAAAAAAGCACATTTTATTAATATTCTTCTCGAGATTGTTATTATTCCAGAAAACAAAATGCGTCAAATTACTAAGATGAATACATACTCAGTTGAGAATTTTATCTTGTGATTATTACAGTCTCCTTTTGTCATCACGCCGCGCTGTACGCTCTCATAATATTATGTAAGACCTGACTGCACGTATTTGCGCAATTAAATTGAACAATTTGAGGTTATAATTGGTATATATATAGAAGCATCGACGATTGTATGTACATCAACACTAACTGAATACTACACATGCAATCCCCATCATCATCTTCTTCGTTTTCATCAAACCAACACGACCCGTTGGGTGATTTTCTCTTGTTAGACGACAATTATATTGCGCCAACATCGCCGACGACAACAACCCCGATTGGATCCCCACCCAATCAAATATTAAATTATGCCCGCAATCGTATTAATACCGACCCGATGTCGGGCGTTGGGTTTATATCTACTGCTGCTATTGTGTCACCCCCACCACCACCAACATCACCGGCCTCAATAATGATGCAAACAACACTTGCGGGCGCCGCATCATTGCCAGAGGTACCGTTATTGTCGGGGTCACCGCCCACACCAACAATGTTGTCATCACAAACCATATTGCAGCGACCTAACATACGCGTGGATACATCTCTCAAAGAAACTATATCCAGTATGAATTGGACCTTGTCGAATTGTGAGCAGGCACTACAACACCTTTTGGCACAGTTTTGCACAATTTCTACCCGTTTGGACAATGTTTCGACTCGTTTAGAAACGGTGGAACTTCAAATGAAGGGCGTTGTTGCATGCGTAGATGAAATCCACAAAAAGATTGACGAGCAAGCACGGCATCACAATGAACAGAATCAACTAATGAGCGAGTATCGTAAAATTCGTGAATATGCCGTTTTTCGTCATCATCAACAACAGTTACAAACCACGACAACAGGTTCGAACAACAGCACTACCACGTCGGCCTTGAGTGGTTCCCATCAACCAATTACATCTGCGGCTGCACTGGCAGGATACAAACCAACACCATTCTCCCAAAGCCATGCAGTGACAAAGTTTAATTTTTAAAAGTATACCAGTTTTTATGTAATGTATTTCTATGAATATCGATATGTATATTTCAACATTTATTACTATAATATATTAGTATGTATTATTCCAATCAGAAGAATTGCATACATCAAAATATATCGATATGTTCTGGTTGCAGAATTGGCATCTCTGATTTGTTTGATATGCGTATATGACAGTACATTTACGATTGTGTTGTTAACGTTTGTATGATAATACTAATATTTTAGTACAGATCTAAAAGCCATACGGAAGAACGAGTTATAAGAACGCATCACAATACATAAACATTCGTGCGGAAATTTACAATAGTATGGGCCAGACAATGGAACTAACTGTCCATAACTATCTGGAGAAGTAAGAATAAGCATTTCCCATAATTCTTGGAATGAATTCTTATTGTTGTTTTTCTTTTTGCACCAATAATCAGATTGTGCAGTATGATGACTCGAAACCACAAATTCGGGGATCGGTACGATCCAATCCGGTGATGTCGATGACAACAAGAAATAATCTTCCTTCAACCACGGATTCATTTTGAACATACAATCTTTGTCTGTAGAACATGAAAGTAGTAAACCACGGACAAAGATAGTTGATAATGTACTCCATCGATATGATGTCGCATTCCATGACATAAGCAAAATTTGTGTTGGCCAATGAACGGACTCAATATCAGAGATACACTCAATGGAACTACTATTGGTAGATATTATATAGTTTGTTTCTGCGGCACATCCAAAGATTAGCACCGCAATACAACAAACAATCTGTATATGAAGCATATCAACATCGATCGACTATTGTTTTATGTAAGTCGTCGCGACAACAACAATCAACAAATATCATCAAATTCAATCATTGTTATTGTCTTTTTTCCCACACAACGGTCAAAATAAACAAGATACACATTTCACCAACATGTAAGTGTAGTATTGACATGATTAATTTACACAGCATCACATTCTCATCATTAAAACCATTCAATTTATACTATCATCATCCTATTTATTACACGGTACAACCAAGCAGATTATCTTAATGTATTACAACTGGTCCAGGACTGAGTTACTGCAATCAATTATGTGGGTATTGTCATGTCCGCGGTGTTACTCCCCTCTTCCACAACACCGGTGGTTTTTAATGCACACGTCTCTGTAATCTTACGCCTCTTGGATTTTGAAGCAGCAGAACCAACGACAATCTTATCCGGCTGTATCTCATCATCATCACCATTCAGTCCGGGTTCCAACTCAGAATTGAACCGCGAGCGTTTCTTCTTCTTTATAGTAGTATTAACTCCTGCCGCTGCTGTGGTCGCAGATGATGAGGACGACATTGTTGTTGGTGGTAATGCCCTTTTTCGTTGAACTTTACGACGAATAGTACCAGCACTGGCAGGTTTTGAATTATCATAATCCAAATCGTCGTCATCGCTGCACATTGCATCCTTTTTAGGTGCGTGTTTTGCGACAGATGATACTTTTGCCAACTTGTTCTTTTTCTTTGTTACGTTATTGGTGGTGGTTGTAGACTCAAGTGTCGGGTCATCAACCGACATGGTCAATAGTGATGAAGAAGATAATGATGTTGTAGTGGTAGTCACTGTTCGCGTTGTCGTGGTGGTTGCGGGACGAGCATCCGATGTTGTCGATGATGATTTGTTCAAACCTTTTGCATTGCCGCTACGACGTGTATGCGATGACGGTGCTGTGATTGCTGAGGCGGCCGATGATGATGTTGGTTTATAGCATAAGACCAGATCAAACTTATCTGACGAGGAGGTGCCTGCTGCGGCATTTTCTTCATCACGCTCATCCCACAACGACCATTGCTGTTCCTGCGCTATAAACGACGACGTTGCTTGGGGATTCTCTTGCATGGTTGTAACCGTGGTGGTTGTCGTCGTTGTTGTGGTTGTTGTTTCATGATGTACCATTGATATGCATGCTGCGGCTGTGGGTAAATCAGTCGACACAACTTGCTGCGGTTGTACACTACTATTTGTTGGTACTAAACTGGAATGCGACAACACCGAGGGTGGTGCCGAAATAGTTATTGCTGGGGACGAATAAATACGACAACTAGTTTGATTTGTCTTGGGCTTAAAAATACTATGCACATCATCCTCGGTCAGCGCACTTGATTCAAGTACAACCGCAGAGCCCCAGCGCTTTTCAGAAAACAGTGAATCCGATGCCATGCGTTTTCGTTGTTGAATTCGCAACACATCATCTTCAACCGTGTTCGGACATCGCAGACGGAATACTCTGACTGGACATTGTTGACCCATACGATGAACCCGATCAATGGCCTGATCTTCGGCAAATGGATTATACCACGAATCATACAAAATGACCGTGTCGGCGATGGTTAAATTGAGACCGAGACCACCCGCTTGAAGGGACCCCAAGAAAACTTGCTTTTGCGGATCATCCTTGAACATGCGAACATAATGATGTCTCTTGTCAATGTTGGACACATCACCATCATATCGAACGACTCCATATCCCGCCTGTACAACTGCATTCTCAATAACATCCATGGCAGTCGTCCATTGTGAAAAGACAATCACCTTGCTGGTCGGATTGCGTTTACGCGCATCCGCAATACACTCCAGCATGCGCATAATCTTGGTACTGGGAGCATTCGCAATCGATAATGGTTGTGATGCCAAAATTCGATCCTTCCAATACGCCGCGTGATAACACATTATACACGAACGATCACCCTCTTGTGGTCCCAATGGTGTGGGTAACGAGGAAGAAGGTTGTTGATGTTGTACTTCTTCTGATGTCGACAACGATGATGCAGACAAAAGTTGCTGGAATTCAATTCGCATTTCGCGATCACAACCAACACAAATACGATGACCACAATCGAGTTCTTTTAGCGGAATACCCGCTGCGGCCTCCGAATCATTACCACACCCACATCGAACACATGCTTGATCTGCTTGAATATTTTCAATAGCGGCTGCAGACGACAACGACAAATTGCTCAAAGCACGCGTGTAGACACGTCCGAGCACAACCAGCGGGTGATCACAGGCTTGTCGTAAACGTAACAAATACGACAGCATGGTGCCAAACATTTGTAACTTGTTTCGTTGATGAGAGTTTTGAAACTGCGCATACTTTTGCACCGCCATGCGGAACAAATAATCGTAAAACATGCGTTCGTTAACATCCAACGGACAATCCACAACAACATGTTCCACGGACGGGAGATTCAAAATTTCCTTCGTGCGACGCAACAAGCACTGCTCACGCCACTGTGCAATCGCCTTGACATCTTCGTTATGTCGATTCCACCAGTGCATCGAATGATATGGCTTAATTCGCAAGAATGAACATAGCGACGCCACATCGGACACTGCATTGTTGTAAGGAGTGCCAGTGACACACCACCGATATTTGGAATGCAACGCCATTACTGCATGCGTAATCTGCGTCTGTTGTCCACGAATAATATGGGCTTCGTCCAAGATAATTCGACCCCACATGGTATCAAATAGAAATGACTTGGACGCATGCGATTGTGCCGCGTATTCCTCGTCGTGCTGCTGCTGTTGTTGGGATGATTTGTTCATAAGGGACGCCGTCTTCTTTTTTTGTTGCTTTAGGTATTGAGCATACTCTGCACGAACGGTATCATATGTCATAATAACAGCAAAAAACAGACTTCCAGATTGATCTTCTGTATGTGATACCATGGAATCACGACTCCCAACCAACACCACAGGTGGGCAAGACACATCCTGACCTGCATTATTATTGTCTTGTTCCACTACATCCCGTGTGGGTTGTTGTTGATGATGAGACAAATGTTGTTGGTGATAGCGGGTTTGCAACCAATGCTGATGATGGCGCCGCTTTTTTTGACGTCGCTTGCCGTGATAAATCAGAATGCGCTCAAACGAAACAGTCGTGTGCGCCATTATTTCGTCGCGCCATTGCGCTAACAGACTCTTAGGACAAATAATAAGATTTGGTGCCGGTATGGTTGTATGGTCGCTTTGCACCATGAGGGCAATACAATCTAGTGTCTTGCCCAACCCCATGTCGTCGGCGAGGATTCCACCAAATTGGGACTGTTCGTGATCCTTCATCCATTGCACTGCATGTACCTGGTGCGGAAGTAAAGACGTCAACATTTCCACAGAGTGTGAAGATGTTACTCCCGGTTGCGTTAACAACTCACGCTGTTGCTGCAAACAAGTACCCGCTGCGAGGTTCCCGGCACCATGTGCATTGTTGAATACAACTGGTGAACTAATACCAGAGATGCTGCTGTTATCATTATCCGGTATCGTGGTAGAGCGACCACCCATATTCGTGGAGTCCAAACAAGAATGAGAATGCTTATCCGAATCAACGATCGACATGTTTTCTTGTGGGAACTATGATGATGAATGAATGAGATACGAGTGTGTTTCAAAACGTATATGTATTCCCTCCAAACAGCAAACTAATGAAAAATGATGTTCCGATTGTTTTGTTTTGGCTCTTCTTTGATCAGACGATAAACAACCACTGTCGTGTACCGAAACAGCAAATTTAGTATCAATCGCAAATAAACATACAACAAAAATCATGACCATGAATTCACGTGTACAACACACATCAGTACCCTGGAAAAATACACGACCGAAGACACACATAAAAACCGCCATCATCTTACATGTTGTTGGGGTACAAAACAACCAATATAAAAAAATATTCAAAAAAATATATGTATATCCGGTACCCATAATTTTTACACCACAAGTGTCCGATATAGATTACATTAATATAAATTACAAAAGCGCGAATTGGATATACATATCCGTTTTTTAGAGATACTTACTGAACAAGAAAACAAACATACCAACCAACGAGTATGAACCCAAAATACAAACCCTAATGGACGTCGTACACACCTCTAATTTGTTCTTGGATCTGTCTATGTTTATTATGGCAAACACGGCCACCAATAAGTTGCAACCCACGATATAGTTACAATAACATTCAGTCCAATCGTGTTAATAAATAATACAATTATTACAGATAACTGTTACTCGAGTTTATTATCCACCCCCGAACAACGGATAAACGAATGATGTGCTCAACGAAGGCTGTAACAAATACATCTATGATTATTTTGTAAGCACTCACATGGAAGTTTTGTTTTGTTGCAGTTCATAGTGAAACCCATCAACCATCTTCAATTATCCCGTGTGCATTGTTATTTTTTTTGCGCCCACGTACAAATCATATTTGACTTTTACATAAGTATTTTATATACAGATACAAAAATATTTACGTATATATACACACACTTATTCCTTTACCACACAATCAATCACGCGGTAAATGAAAACAAATCCTCAACAGGAACGCTTGTAATAAATGACGCGGCTTGTGGATGTCCACCTCCTCCAAAACGCGCAGCCACATCGGCTACATTTACAATGGATGAATGGTGAGATCGCAACGACACTTTGTAATTCTTTGACTCACCACTTGCAGTGCTATTGCGCAAAATGACAGCCGCTGCACCATATTTGGTACTAATTTTAGCACCAATATCCGAAGCATAATGCGGCAAATCTGTCTCCACAACACCAATCTGAATACCGTTCAAGGTTGCAACACGGGCTCGATTGGCACACGTCTCCACAATAGCGCGCTTTTTCAATAACAGCGGATAACCGCAACAAACAGCCTCCACCACCTTGCTTTCTATTTCATAATACTCGAAGAATACGTCCACTGTTTGTGGAGTGACATCTGGATCGTAAAACCACGCAATAAACGACTCCACCAAGGAATCAATTTGCCACAAGTCGCGCTTCTGCACCATTTGCAAAACAAGAGGCAATGGGGTGGCGGGCCCCTGAAAGTAGGCCCACGCCAACGCACACCCAGATCGATGCATGTCAAAAAAGCACCCTGGTTCCGATTCGAATTGTTTCATATTCGACTCATGATGGTCAAGCACAATACACTTGTTCGCAATCGTTAGAATACGCCGCCACTGTTCCATTGACGCAGGCGCACAATCCACAAACAAAACATTTTTCCCCTTCACAAGACTCAACAAGTTTTGAAATGCCTCTGGCATCAATTCCTCCGATGACTCCAAAGAAGTACTGCGTTTCGGCACCATCTTTGCATGATTCCAACCACACAAGACGATATCAGGGCAAGTTAATTTCGCACAAAACGCTGCTCCGCGACCGTCGCTACATGGATCGTGATACACACAAACATCCACTGAAGTTGGGTCCAACACAACTCGCGCGGCACGAATCAATTTATCATCGGTACCATCAACCGTTGGTGCCGTACTTGAATCCGCATCACTCAAGGCACAATAACGACACAAAGAAGAAGTCGTCTGGGTAGATGGTGATTGTGGTGACAATGATGATGCGACTACTGAATTCAAAAAAGACATGGTTTGATTGGATAGCAAATTACTCGAATTATCCTCTTTATTGTTGGTTGCACCGATTGAGGGTTCTGTGTACTGATGAGGACACACTCTGTTTGTGTTCGTAGTAGTGGTGGTAGGAGTCAAAAACTGTGAAAGCATATACAGTGTTTCTACCACCGACGATGAAGACACCGTCTTGGACATGTTGGTATAATTACATTTCACACCATTAAACAACGGCACTTTATAACATAAAATATATCTCGAGATATATTACGTCCTATTAATAGCCATAAATAAACATACCACAAATGTACAACGTACCTGTAACAATCTACGTGTCTGCTTTTTTTGTCCATGATAGATGTACATAAATAAATATGTATTACATCAATGAGCACACAAATAAATTTCATATATGTATAACTCGAGGTATTTTTACACATTATATACTACTTTATCATTAAATCCAGTGTCCTATTATTATACTGGCATAAACACAGTCCTACTGAACCTGTCTGTTGTGGTAACTCGTCCACGTCGACACTCCAGCACGACAGGCAGGATTTGATGCACTGTATATTATCACCCAATTAATAATTTAAATATATACACAAATATGTACTGTGCACATAATACTACAGTTCCCGCCACGTAACCTCAGAATAGGAAATCTATAAGAATGTTGCTGCACTATGTAGTGTATTGAGATTAACTAAACATAATACAACCAAAATATATATAGATTATGGCGTGGTCTATGTGTTTGTAATAAGAAAACAAAGTTTTATTACAGTGTTTGTACATAAACCTGGTATCATGGTCAAGGTTTATTCTGGGGTTACGTGGCGGGACCTGTAACAAAACATGACAACGGGTGCAAGATACAATTCTCATTTCTATTGTTCTTGTTGCCATTGCGTTAACAGACGAACTATATGATCGTGACCTCGTGTTGCGGCATTTCTTCTTGCCCGATCGACATTAGTGGCACCATATTCTTGCATGCACAGACGAACAATGTGTTCGTGACCGTACAACGCAGCGCACGCCATCGCGCCGTTAACATGCGTGGCACCATATTCCTCTCTACACAGTCGAACAATTGATATATGTCCGAATGCAGCGGCATGTGTCATGGCACAATCAACATATGTGGCACCGTATTCTTCTTTACAAAGACGAACAATGTGTTCCTGACCAAAAAACGCCGCATCGACCATGGCACCATTAACATCCATGGCATCATATTCATCTATACACAGCCGCACAATGTTTTCGTGCCCGTAACAAGCAGCACTCTTCAGAACCCAGTCAACGTCCGTGGCACCATAGTTCTCCTTGCACAATCGCACGATATCTTCGTAACCACCACGACCGGCACTGGCCATCACATAATCTATTGATTCCGTCATACCAAAATCTTCTACACACAGTCGCACAATATCTTTAAAACCCCTCTCTGCACCAGTGGCGGCGATGGAACTACATAGATTCGGTTCTAATTTACAGTGTTCATGACACAGCCGAACTATGTCTACGAAACCACGTCGCGCAGCAACAGGCGCAACAAGTCTCCAATCAATCAAAATATTCGAACCCCATGTGGCGAGCAGCCATTGTATAATACGAGTGTGACCGTTCCGAGCAAATGTAGTAATAAGCGGTTCCCAGGCCACTTGTCTGTTACTCGTTCTATCTATACATCTAACAGTATTACACCAAGCGCGACAGACGTGGCGAATAAGAACAAAATACTCACTACAGTAATATATTAGGATGCGATCTAAAATATCATACGGGAGTTGTATGGATAATAATGTTAACCCGGACGGCATTAGTAAGACCGACGCTATTGCTCTATCCGTAGCAATTATTCCAAGTAATCTCCTCCGTCTTCAATAAAATATTTATATTAATATAAAACCTTTACATTATACACGCATATATATAACTCGAGTTATTTATATTGGAATTTTTGTGAGTGTACATGTCTAAATTGTATTTATAACCCAATATATATGTTTCTTCATTGTCTGTTTGTATACAAGGCAATAGTTCCACCAACATGTATTACTCAAATGTTATGTGTACGTTGCTCATTTGTGACTATATAATATTACTCGAGGAATATTATGCTTGGGAAATATATCTGGTGGCCGGTCAATTTTCTAAGCCGTATGTCGAGGGTATAACTCGAGTTTGATATTATGAATATTTGTGGTACCAGTTTCTGTAATGGCTTATATGTGTCAAGTACTTAACCTAGGTATCATATTATATTATGATTGATTTACTTTAGATTGGTTCCTGTAAAGTATTGTGTATCGGATAATTATTTTGATGTCTATAATATATCTCGAGATATATCTATAGGTATGTGTCTCAAATAGTATCCTTGGGGTAGTCTAGTAAAGGCACTGCATTGAATTGTTATTATAACCACGCGTACGTTTTTAGTATATATTATACAATTATGTTTAATTATATTGTATTCAAGTTGATATAACACGTGTCTGTGTGTAGGGTCTTGCCAGTAGCAAGATGCAAAAAATAAAGCGTGTTACGCAGTTATTACATAGGCAACAATTGCCGCTGCTGCTGTTGTTGGTACACTCTTTGGTCTTCACGCAGATATGTATTTGTGTAGATGCTCGGGATCTGTATGTTCGTGAGAATGTAACAAATCATATATCAACACAGTGTTCAATAACACTGCCGTGTACATTGGAAATGGCATTTGCGGAATCTTTGGATGGCGATCAAATATTATTAGCGCCTGATAATTATAATACATCTGTTCCCTATGTCATTGATCGATCTGTTGTGGTAGTGTCATGGCCTAATATCACGGGAACATCGGTGTTTGGGATTCCCACATTTGACACGGGTGTATCGATATATGCCGGACAACTTAACCCGGTTTTTATATTGAATTGTTCACGTGTCGCATCTGCTACAGAATCAGCAATCAATAGTTACTTTGGCAGTCCGTGGTTGAATGTGTCTTTTATTGGATTACGGTTGCGTGGATTCGTTGTTACGTCTGATGTGGATACCTGTGAGTCGCCGCTTGCTTCTACTGCTGCTGCTGGTCCAAGTGGCAAGCCACGGACTACTGCTACTGTAGACCAGGGGATTGCTATGGAAATACGCTTCTCCAATATATGGCGGTTGAATCTACGCAATCTAACATTTACATTGGCGAGTTTGTTCCGTATTGAGACGGTTGCTACAACAAATCTGAGAGTATCTTTGTATGATATGAACCTGGTAGAGAATGGTATTGTGGAGCGTTCGGTGTTGACGGGAACGTTTGTTCAATTTAACGGTTTTGTCGATATGCGATGGACTGTCGTTGAGCAGGTGGGTGTTCTCACAGCGCATAACGGATCGCGTATCTATGATTCCGTATTCACGAACACCAAGTTGCTCATGTATGACAACACACATCTGGAACGAGTTACCATTGATCAGCCCTTGGTGTATGGTAGCGTGATTGATATTTCTCCATCGTCACCGTCGGTGGATTATATGCAAGTTGCATTGATTTCATGTACCGTATCTGCAACATTTCCGCTGCCCATTAAAATAGTCACCCCCTCTGGCATGGGTCGGGGTCATGTATTCATGGTGGGCAACTCATTTGAAGGGACTACCGCCTCGTTGATGGATATTACAGTACCATCGATTCATTTTGTGGATAACCTGGTTATGTTTCGCGTTATCATACGCGACACGACGGGATGTGTTCATGCACTTGCAAACACGGCTGCCCCGGTAATGTCGTTGGCGTCTGGTACAGTGGACATACGACCGGCATACCCCTACTTGATGGTCAAATTGCTGAGCGGCTCTTTAACAGTTTATGATGGGTGTGGTCATGCAACAAGTACTGCTTTTGTTCCTATGACTGGCTCAATTGCGACGGGCCCCATTGTTCGTGTGAATCTGATGCTGTCCGTTCAATCGTCATTTATGCCAGGCATACGTACGGCAATGCCCACCGGTGATAATTCAATTAACAATACGCCTCGTGTTTGGCGAGTTCCATATTGTCATGCCCAATGTATGCCAGCACTCCTTGCGGCATTGGTGCCATCGAGTATTTGCCGTTCTGCCCCGCCTTCACCGAATGTGTTTTGGCAATGTGTTGATGGAAACTGGACATTATCGTCGGCGTCCACCGGTTGTGATGGTACCTCTCTATGTGTGTTAAAGAGCGATGATAAGGGTCTTGTGGTATCGGCGCAGCAGCCAGTGGTTGTTGAATCGAACGCAACTGTGCAAGGTATCATTCAAGTAGATGTGCTCAATGTGTCGGCAGCGTGTGCTCCGGAGTCTCTTTCTCCAACTACGACTATCGATAGCAGTAAGAATGATGCACCGTCTTTAGCGGCGTTAACCATTAACGGTTGTTTAAATGCAGCGGGGGCCCATTTGCATATTCGCACTGACAACGCAACTTTGAATCGATTGCGAGATACTCCAGTGTTATCGTTTGCTGCAGATTGTTCGGATACGACATTTGACAAAGTCACACTGAGTACAATTGACCGTCCATCGTGCGTCCGTGAGGCTCGTATCATGCGAACGACACCATCGTCGTCGGCATCTATGCTCGGGCAAGTAATGCTGATGTACGATTCAGACTTGGATGCATTATCTGTTGAACTATGTCAAAAACAACAGAAAGATGATTTGTCGAATAGTGGCGTGTCCGGTTCAACAAACATGTCGCTCCCGCTCATTGTTGGTGTCTCCATCGGAAGTGTCATCGTTATCACGGTTGCCGTTGTAATAACCGTATTTGCGGTGAGGCCTATCAGGGATCGTGTGTTTCCCTTTTTACGACGCCGTCGACAGGTTCCTCCCATGGGCGATATTGAAGAGTCGAGTCTGGAAATGCATCAACAGCGGCAACCCAATGCAGAACATGACCGCAATAGTTGGATTTCTGGTAATTTAAAACTCCAGTAAGTATCAACAACAATACATGGCTTTAAGCACACCCGTCCAAGTTGATAGTTGTACTGTTGTGGTTGCGATGAAAAATGCGAATTCGTTGTGTATATGTTTATATCTGCATAATTAATTATTGATTATATTGTTTATCATTTTATGCTATGTGAGGTTTGTACAGGGTCATTAATGTGGTAATATTAATATGCATTTTTTAATTCAAAGAATTAATGTTTAATGGTTGGTTGGATGAAATGTGTGTAATAGTACACAAAGATGAGTCTGTGACAATAGTGTGTAATTTACAGTTGAATAATACAATCGTATCCTTAAATATATGAAAAAGAATATTGCCATTATTTATTATTGTATTTTAATTATTTGTCGTTTAATTATTTAGCCTGGTGCTGCTGCGGCCATTAGTATATCCACCCCTTTTGAGATAAGGCAACTGTGTACGTGATTGTGTATTTGTTTAATTTTGTTTAGGACTTTATTTGGCTCGAATTCAAACGTAAAATACAATTGATAATAACGGTGTGTGTACATTGTTTTTGTTTCCTTCTTTGTGATATGAACTATATAGACGAATTAGTAGTAGTACGAACATTGATTATACATTACATCATCTTCTAATTACGTAATATATTCAAGCACTACCACGAACATGTCAAAGTTGCTTGTGTATCAATGCGGCCAAGGAAATCCATTGCGCATCACGGGTGTGGACGCCGGATCTTTTTCTCCGGAAGAAATTCGTCGGCGATCGGTCGCCAAGATTACGGAACCTATAATTTATGAGAAGAATGTTCCAAAGTTAGGCGGTGTGAATGATCATCGTCTTGGTGTTGTGGATCGAAAATTTCGTTGTGGCACTTGTGGTGGCATGGTTGGACAATGTCAGGGGCATGAGGGTCATATTGATTTGCCATGGCCGGTGTATCATGTGGGTCAATTGGACAAGATTCTTAAAGTGTTGCGTCTTGTGTGTTTTTCATGTTCGCGGTTGGTGTTTGATCCGGTTCAACCTAAATATCGCACCATTATCGAAACAACGATGCATAAGAATAGGTTGAACGCATTGGCGCACGCTGCTAAGACGGCACGCAAATGTCGATTCGACGACACCCACTGTTGTGCCTACAAACAACCTGTGTATGGCCGAAGTGGTCTGATTATTACATGTGACTGGAAAGAGTTGGAACCCACCATGTCCCCACAAGATTTTGATCAATTAAAGCAGCATGCATTCACAGCACGAGAAGCGTTGGAAATTTTGCAGAACATATCTGACGATGATTGTCGCATTTTGGGATTTGACCCTGTTGCGTCACGACCCGAGTGGATGATCCAAACTGTAGTGTTGGTGTCGTCGCCCGTCATTCGGCCTGCCATCACAGAGACAAGTGGTGCTCGCACCAAGGGCCAGGATGATCTTACCAAGAAGATGGTGGATATTGTTAAGGCAGTGCGGAATATTGAAAAATGGAAATTGACAAAGTCGCAAACATCGGCGACGCAATATCTTCTTGGTGATTGTGATCCTCCACCGGTTGCGCTGTTGGAGGAATTGCAGTTGCACACGGGCACTTTGATTAATAATGAAATTCGTGGTGCAAAACCATCCGTGCAGCGATCTGGACAACCCACCAAGTCTATTGCGACGCGACTCAAGGGGAAGGAGGGTCGTGTGCGTGGAAACCTTATGGGTAAACGTGTGGATCATAGCGGTCGTAATGTGATCAGCCCAGACGCGTGTATCGATGCGAATCAGATTGGAGTGTCCGAGACAACGCGGCACAAGGGAATCTATCCGGAGCGGGTCAATGTGTATAATTATGATCTTTGCACAACCATGGTGCGCCGTGGTGCAAACGACTTGTTGGGAGCGTACGCAATCGCAACCCACGACAAAAGCGTTGTCTATCTTCAGGCCCTCGATCGTAATCAACGCGAAATGATTCGGCTCGAAATTGGTTGGACGGTCTATCGATACATTCGCGACGGTGATTGGGTCATCTTGAATAGACAGCCTTCGCTACATCGTGGAAGTATGCTGGCCTTCCAGTGTAAATCCTTACCTGGAACGACAACACGATTGAATCTGGCAAATACACCGACTTTCAATGCCGATTTTGATGGTGATGAGATGAATATGCACTTTGTAATGAGTGAAATGACTCGTGCAGAGGCGCAGGAGATTTTGTCCAACGAGCGCAATATGATAACGCCACAGTCGCACCGCCCCATTATTGCTCTCGTGCAGGATTCGCTTGTCGGTGCGCACTTGTTTACGCGAAAAAATGTCTTTTTAGAGCGCCACCAAGTCATGCAACTGATGATGGCGATGCATCATGAGGTAAATGGAAAGAATAATCGACGATTGCCTGAACCGGCCATTTTAAAACCCAAGCCACTGTGGACGGGAAAGCAAGTGTTCTCGATGCTATTCCCTCGCCGATTGAATGTGAAGCGTCGTGTTCGAAATCCAAAGGATCCAAAGGACTATTTTGATCCACATGAGAGCATTGTGGTTGTACGTGAGGGCGAGTTGCTCTCGGGTAGTTTGTGCAAACAAACTGTCGGTGCCACGCAAGGAAGTATTGTCGGTCTAATCTTTCGTGACGTTAGTCCGAAAGACGCCATGAATTTTGTGTCCGATGCGCAACGCGTCATTCACGCCTGGATGTTGGAGCGTGGCTTATCCTTCGGACCCGATGATGTTATTTGTCCTGCAGCGTCGGATGCTCGTATCGATGATGCGTTGGAAAAGTTTGTCACGCATGTAGATACGCAACTACAGCCTCTCAAAAAATCGACATTATCTGGATTTAACAAGCAAGATGTAGAGCAGACACTGATGCGATTGGGAAATAATGCCGTTGGTGTTGCTGGATCTATTGTGACTTCGTCGGTTAATGTGGACACAAATTCGTTTTACGCGACGTCCGTGTCTGGTAGTAAAGGATCGACGCTGAATATGACGCAAGTTTCTGGGTGCCTTGGTCAGCAGGTTCATGAAGGTAAACGCATCGAAGTGGATGTGTATAGCGACCGCACGTTGCCCAGTTACGCACATGGTGAGAGAAGTGTCAAATCGCTGGGATTTGTGTGTTCTAATTTTGAGCGTGGATTACGTCCACAGGAAATGTTCTTTCACGCCATGTCGGGTCGCGAGTCGCTGAGTGACACGGCTGTAAAAACGGCCGACATTGGCTACTTGCAACGACGGTTAATGAAATCGATGGAGTCACTCACCGTACAACACGACCGTACGGTGCGAAATGCGGACAATTGTGTTGTCGAATTTGCATATGGTGGTGATGGTATTGATGCGATCAAGGGTGAGTTAATCAAACTAAAAGAATTGACCATGGATCATGCGCAACTGCGTACTCATTTCATAACCTCCTGGATGACGATACCAAGTAATCATAGGATTTATAATAATAATAATGATGATAGCAGGGGCGGAGATGATAATGCTGCGCCACTACTACTCTCTGTACTGGAGGAAGAATTGAACCATATTACTCAACTGCGCGATCGTATTATTCAAGCAAAACTATCGGGTTCCATGGGTGGAAAATATGACATGACGTTGTATGTTAGTGTGAATGCCGCGCGTCTCGTGCAACGATTCCGCCCGCAAAGATCAAACAACTCCTCCAAACACTTTCGTAAAAACGATCCCTCTGAAGTAGCCGGTGTAGCGACGTGTCGTCAGATATTAGACGCGGTAAATCGCCTCTGTGAGCGTATTCGCCGAGTCTGTCGTGTTGATGCGATTGCTAACGTGTCGATCCAATTTGTTATTCGATGTGTACTGTCGTGTCGCAATATGCTGGGCAAATACGCCTATGATATTGACTCTCTACATGAGTTGTGTGATTTTATTTACATGGAATATGTCAAATCGTTTGCGGATGCTGGTGATGGTGTGGGTGCAATCGCAGCGGAATCTATTGGAGAACCGACAACACAGATGACGTTGAATACGTTCCACTTTGCGGGTGTAATGGAAAAGAATGTAACGTTGGGTGTGCCACGTCTAAAAGAACTTATCGATGCAACGACAAAGATGAAGAAACCCTCAATCACGGTGTATTTGAAAGAACCGTTTTCGCGATCAACCCAAGGTGCCGCCATGGTGCGTGATGCTGTCGAATATTTGACACTGGATCATGTTGTAAAGACATCAACCATCGTTCATCGCGACGACCCAATCATAGATAACGACGAAAAGTTTGCTATCACGGTGGGTCGTTTGTTTATGGGATCTGGTTCATCAAAGACAATAACAACAGCAACAACCGCTCCATCATGTGAATCACAACCACACGAACGACCTGCTTATGTTATTCGATACACCCTTAACAAGTCGTTGCTCATTCTGCGTGGCTTAGCACCTTCCGACGTGCACGCGGCGGTAGCAAAGATTCTTGGTGGGCCTAGTAAGGCAACCATTATAAGTAGTGAATATAATATGCAAGAGTGGTTCATTCGAATTGAATTGCTTGATATTCCCGCCATGGCATCACGTGTTGTTGTGGCGACGTCGTCGTTATCTGTATCGGCGACAGCACCTGCGAATCGGGATGATGTTGAAAAGAGTATGGTTCTCCGTGTTATGAACGACCTGTTGGAGTCGTGTGTGCTCGGTGGATTGGCGAATATTCGCAAAGCAGTTGTATCTCCTGTTACTACACAATTTTTACATCCAAATATTCCGGGTCGCATTGAAAAGAAGACAGAGCACGTTCTCTACACAGAGGGAACCTGTTTGTCGCAAGTGTTATCTATCCCCACTGTTGATGCAACACGAACCATCAGCAATGATATTCACGAAGTCAACGCGGTGCTTGGTATTGACGCGGCCTCTGATGTTCTGTTTCATGAAATTAAGCAGGTTCTCGCCTTTGACGGAACGTATGTGCAAGATCGACATATTTTACTAAGCGTGCATACAATGTCATGGTGGGGTTATTTTGTTCCTATGAATCGTCACGGAATGGATCGCATGGAGAAGGGATTCCTAATGCAAGCATCCTTTGAAGAAACATACGATATCATCAATGACGCAGATGCATTTGGCATTCATGACGATATGCGTGGTGTGACGTCCAATATTATTATGGGCCAAACTGCTCCAATGGGTACATGCATTTTTTCTGTGATGGGCACTAAGAATGATATCCCCAACGCGGCTGCAGGTGTGCCTGCTGCAGTGCCATCATCGAACCCGTCGGCATTCAAAGCACCGTTATTTTCATACTCACCACAACCTTCATTAGTACGCGGCCGGGGCAACCCTAATAATAATACTAATCATCTTAGCAATGTTCGGCCTGGTACCACATCACCGTCATCGACGCAACTGTCTGGTGGGACGCTTCGCACTGCAACAACCACCACCAGCACTGCTGTTCGCGGTCGTATTGTACAGACAAAGGCAGTTGCAAACACTTCTCTATCACAGAAGACTACAGAGAGAATGACAAATTTCAGCGCCGAACATAACAAACCACTTGCTGTCTCGTCATCGCCGACAGTAACAGTAGATACTGGTGTCTCCCAACAACAAATATCTCAGGTCTTGCAAACAACACCAACGTTGGAAGCACTTTTGAGCGATATGTCCTGGGTGATGGATAGTGTTGTTCTCACAGCAACAATGTCTGCACCATTGACTGAACCTGATATGTGTTTGTCGCCATCATCTTGCACAACTGTACCAAAGAATAACGCAAGTAATGAGTATAATGCGATTGTTGGTACAAAAGGTGATACACGTTTACATATGGAGATAATGACCGGGAATAGGTTACCAAGTAGTTCCATCAGCACAACTACATCCAGTAAAGAATCCGAAGGGCAGCAAAACTCCTCATCACGTCGATTGATAGACCAAAGTAAACATTCAGGTGGTGGTTCTTCTTTATCATCGTCGTCTTCTTCGATCTACACTTCACCACCGGCGACACACTCGCCAGAATCGACGGCAACAAATTGCACCGATGTTAGTCAATTGAATCAAACACCTCGCATGGTATCGTCGTGGCGGACAGGGTATAGACCGTCGTCGCCTGCCGTGCGCCGAAAACGACACGTGGCGCGAGCCGCAACAGATACGACGGAACCGTTTCGTCGAATGAGTAATGATCAACTAGATTGTATGATCACAAATCTATTTCAAGCATGTAAGAAGGATTGAATTAATATAAATAAATTGTATCCATAGCGTCATTGCATCACAACCACAGTTTTTGATGTGGTGGTTATATCGTGTCCGAGCGACATGATTGTGTTTAGTAAACAGAGTATTAAAGATGAATGTTGCTATAAATAAATATATATGTATACTAAATGTTAAATTGTTTATTGATATTTGTTGGTTAGTTATTATTTGTTATTCCGTGCTACTCTCTCTTGTGCATATAGCGCGAAATAACTGAGCCGGTGTAATGAATGCCATAGAACCCCCAACATTTGTTTTTGTGAGTGCCTTGAATAACTGATCAATTTGAATTTCGTAATCTGATCTTGAAGATTGATCAACAATGGACATCCATTCTATAATTCCGATGGACGGTATATACCATTGGAACAAACCCATTAGATATTGTATGTCTTGCCAATTTTGTCCCGTAAGATATGATTCGCCTGCCATGGCAGAAAAGTCGGGCTGATCATCTAATATCCAATGCGCAATTACAAACATTAATGTGATTCCATGATCTGTCCACGGCAATTTGTGAACTGCAAGTGCTTTGTTCTTTGATACTACTGTTGCTGCACTCTGTCGCGTGTTGTGGAAACGGAAGATGCTCTCCCGTGGATTGACCAGCCAGGGATGATGTTGGTGGTAATGATTTTCATGCGGTGGTAGAATAATATTCGACATGTCTATATATGCGAATAACTCAATAGCACGAATAATTGTCAATGTATCGATTCTGTGTTCAGGTGATGGATCGGTGTGCTTTTTTAGTTTTTTTCCAACATCTACGATGCGATGAATAAAAGGTAAAGGGAGATTATTGCGATAATGAACAATTCGACTTTCACAGATTGAGCGTTGTTCATCAGGATCATCCGTTTCTGTGGCTAGTGGGGCCAACTGTATATGCGGTGGTTTTTGTGCACCAATTTTCCCTGCAGGTGTTTTCAATACAGTTGATTTCGAGCGCCATATGTTTGTTGGTTCGTAGGGATTTGTTTTTAGTATATTGTCCATAATTTGATATGTAATATCTGTCAGGTGTTGAGTTTTACCCTCCCCGGTATAGAAAAAAACCCAATAATATCACGGTGAGTATGTGGAGATGTTTAATAACATGAACATTAAAAAAACAGGATGCGATAATTAATGAACTCAATTTGTACAGTTTCTTCCCTGCGTGTAACCAAATAAACGATATTCCAGTTATTTATCCGAACAGAAGCCTACTATTTTTTTATGTATGCACTATATTTCTTTTACGTTTGCAGCGGTATCGTAAATAATGTAATCATTGATTGTCCTTTTGTCAATAAAGCCTGCCAGTTTGAATATGGTAGTGTTGTATCTATATATATACATCCACCTTCGCGAAGAGATGAACTCAATATTCCGTAGCACTTTTGTGGCAGCATTTGTGTTGTAGAACGACCATAATGTGGAAAGTGATGATGATGATGGTACTGAAAACATGGCGGCAATGTATAGTATGGTGAAATTGAAGTGTGCCTCTTAATCATTGGTGTTTTGTCAAGTGTTGATTGTACAACAAAACCACTTGTGTTTGCATGTGTCTTCTCCTCCAATCCACTCCAATCGGGATATTGATGGATATCATATCGTGCGCGGCTCCATTTCAGATTGTCGGTATCCGTACTATTGGTAATATTACAATCGTCGGAACAACATGCACTGGTGGGATCAGGTGTTGTATTAGTGTTTGAAAAATGTTGGTGATTATTTTTATAATGCTCTGGACTGTATGGCCAATATGTCCACGAGAATGGCATTGGTAGGTGTTGGTTCGTTTCTGAATCAAAATAAGTCCATTCTATTGCAGAAACATATTGTTGACTCTGAAGTGGAATCCACACCAGTGTTGTTGAAGAAGAAGGTTGCTGATGTTGTTGTATATGATAGTATAAATGATTATAAATGAACGAGGGTGATAAAGTGAATCGACGTCGTTGGAGAATTGCGGTACGAATATCACCACTCCCGTAATAACGGGAACATAATTGTGGGGACGGCGGCGATAATTGAACATTGTGTTGAACTACGCATTCTTGGATCCATATTTGCCACGGTGCTACCGTTTGTGACAGAGATAATGATGTACTTGTACACAATGGAAATGATGCATGTACATGTGATTCGATATTATCGTTGTTAGTGTTGTTGAGAGAGACTGTCGTTTTTGCTGGGGGTAGTGTACATTCATTCATGTCTGTATAATTCATTGGTTATCCATGTATTGTGCATGTTGTTTTGTTCTATATGAAATGAATAATCTGCTTGGTAATAAAATTTGTTTGGTTGTTGTTTATATAAACAGAGACCATTTCTTTATCAAGTTATTATTCATTTTGGTAAGTAAATATCAATATTTGTTTGTAGTAAGGTGAATTTTGGTGCATACGTACAAAAAGAACAGACATAACAATATTGTAGTCATTTGACCATATGTATCGTCAGTCCAAAATGGAAAAGGAAGACGCACCAACAACGTCTACTGCTTTATCATCTTCTTCTCTTACTACACATTCGAATCGTCAACAACACCAACATTCTTATTCAACCAACACAAATACGTTATTACGCTATGCACAGGACGTGGCGACCAAAGTCTTTAAGGAATCTTGTTCTTCTCTGATTGCATTATGTAACAAATCGTCATCTCCAACAAAGACACACAAAAGGCACGCTAAACAAAGAGGTACAAAAGATACAACTAGATCATCATTGATTCTTCTTAATCTTCAACAATACACATACCGACATTGTCGAAAGAGGTATTTTCAACAATTGAAACAATATCTTGCGCATTCAACCAGCATTAATAGTATTGGGAATAGTCATACAACTGCTGCTGGTGTTATGTCTGGTGAGTCTTGTGCAAACAACAATGCAACAACGGGTCTCATATCGGCTGTTTCGCCGATATATCAACGACTGAAGATAATTGCCTCAAATGATTTATATGTGCAATGTACATTATCGATCCTGGATCCACGCATCAAAGCGATTGATCAGATTGTGCAAAAACATGCCAACAGCAGTGCTGATTTTTGCGAATTCCTTAAGCGTGTTCTTTCTGAATTGTCTCATCTGCATCGGCATCGTTCTCCGGTACCACCACCACAAATGGGATCTATGTCCGTAGAAAACATGCACGTTGGAGGGTGTGTTGTACCTGCACAAGATGATGAGAATACCGGTGATATAATTACTACAAGTGATTTATACAAACATTATTTGCAAGGTACTTACATCGACAACAACAACAACAAGAACAGCGGCAAAAATGAGAGTCAGAGTGGCAAGATATGGAAACAAGTGTATACCTTTCCAAAGCGCTGCAATATGAAGGATGCGGATGGGTTTGAACCCGTTGTGCATCATGGTTCAGGGAAGCATGTCTTCCTCTTTCCGTCAGAGACCCATTATGTAATTATTCGATATTTGCTCGAATTTCGTTGGAAACATCTTGTAGGATTACCTGTTGAAATTGAGTTACCACTATCATCATCACCCAATTTATCAGGGAATATGCCAACTGGTGGGAGCAATACACCTAATACTGTATACGACTGGGTTGAATGGATGTTGACGAATCTTAACAAAGATCCAGAAAGTGTTGAGGTATTCATTAAGACAGCAGCCATGCCAATTTCGGCATGGTGTCTGACGAAGAAGATGGCAGTGTGCAACAACCAACATGACTTGATTACAACAACTGATTTTACATTTACCCATGCTATGCCAATATCTTGTTCCACAAAAAATGTTGATACAATTTCCAACGATCTCAACGTCGGTCCAACAACAATCGCCACCACTGCAATCAACAATAAGAAACACACTATCAGAAGGCAAAATGATGATCTTCAACCAAAAAAGCAGGAACCACCGATGCGAACCAGTACTGTCTCACAAGAGGATGTGACGTTGCAATCGTCACCAGCATTATTATTGGAAACAGGAATTAATTTGAATCAAGTTAACCAGCCCCATATAAACACTGCCAACAACAACGTATTAGGATTACCGTCCTCAAATTCGTCTTCCGCGGAGGTAAGTGCAAAACCATCTTGCAGAAAAACATACTCCGAGGCATCGGCGTCCTCTTTACGACCACCAGCGGCCAAGATATCAAAAATACCACAAGCGGTCTTGACGAACACCCCTCCAAGTACGACGATTATGTGCTCAAACAGCACTGCGTCTCGTGTGGGAAAAGAGATTATACCATCCATGGACAGGTCGTGCCCCCCATCGATAAGAAGACATCGGGAGGAGGGGAATTCACTTTCCTTCTGTACTGCCAAAAATGAAGAAGAGGAGGACCAATCTATTGAAATTACAATAACTGTACCCTCAACATCAATCCTGCCATCGCCGGCATTATCTGGAAGACCTGTAGATGGCGATATTCATAATTCAGCGACATCATCATCATTATTATTAGCAAACCAACAACAACCTATTTATGTCATTGCAGAGTACGACGAATCAAGATTACAATACTGTGTGTTTCTACCTGAAAATGATCAATTGCGAGCATATGCACCGCAGTTGGACATGCTTGTCAATAATATGCCATTGATCATGCAAAAGTGGCGACAGAGTTCACATGTCTCGCAGCAGCCTGTAGTACTATATGCTGTGGCAAAGCGTATAACAATTTTTTCTAGACAATAAATCTGAATACAATATAACTAATTTATTTTGTTCGGGATGTGAATATATAATACACATATATGTATACTAGATAGGTAATATGTGGAATAAAATACATATACAATTATATTTAAATTATACAAAGATGATGGCGATGTTATAAAAAACATAAGTGTGGAATACCTTTTACAAATGAGCAATCAAATGTTTTGACACATATTGTGTACTATTCGTACCACCACCAGTCATTTTCGAATCAAACGTAAGAACATCCAGGCATGGATATACAGAGGCCAATGTTGCTGCTAGTGTGGCTTTTTCAAGTCCACGATCATGCTGTTGTTGACTATGAATCACGGAGCACTCGTCGTTCGTCCGATGTGTGTTGGTTGTGATATCGTTGGATTGTATCACATAGCCACCAACATAATCTACGCGAGTCATATTATGCACAATACAACTCCACGCAGTATTCATTTGTTCCAACACATCGGCATCAACTTGTTTTTGAATTGCCACGTCGATAAGGCGGTGAGCAAAGTTAATGTCCGTCAGACTAATCATAAAATCAACCGACGACAGTTCATGTTTGGAGATAACATTCATGTCAGTCAGTATTTTGATGTATCGCTTCAATGCAACATCCAACAATAATAACTGTGGGTTTTGGTAATAGACAAAATGCATGTGTTGTCGTAATGCGGGTAGATTAATCAAATATACCAAATCTACAACATCATACGCCCAATGCGTGCATGATGACGTTGTGGGCTTGGTTCCAACAATGCTATCGAGGTTGTTTGCTGATGTTGGTGATAGTGTCCAAATTACACGACCACGCCGAACAACCTGCTGCGCCAGGTTACTATTCCAATGGGGTATCGTCGATGATGATGCCGACGATACTGCAGGTGCAGAATGTACCGGCAACTGTGTCAGCGTGGGACAAAGATAGTGTGTATCTCGCGCGAGGTAGTCTAGTTTGTCCACGTCTAGACCATGTATCTTATTACACACGATCTCGGACAAAAAATGCCACTCAGGGCGATAAGATGTTGGACGTGGAGCGATGTTTGGTTCGATGATCCAACAGACCCACTCCACATCTTCTTCATTGAACAAACCTGCCAAACTACGAAGAATTCGTTGACACAGAAGCAATGAGCGTTCTTCATGCCTTAGTGGACTGTGGTGATGGTAATAATAATGATATGGTTGCCGATGGTTCGTAGTATTATTGTTATCGACAGTAGTGGTAGCGGGTTCAGATACGGTCTGTGATGGTGCTGAATCTGTTACTGCTGTTGCGTCATTTTCTTGAGCGCATAAGAATCGAAGAATACTCTCCCAGACGTGACTAAATGGACCGTGTCCGACGTCATGACACAATCCGGCAATAGCGGCCCAAACAACCTGTCGTTCTGTTAACATCAACTCGGGCTGATAAAATCGAATCGTGTCTACAGCCAATGTTGCCAAATGTGCGACGCCAAGACAGTGCTCCGCGCGCGAATGTGTTGCTGTACAAAACACGATGTGTGCTAATCCAAGTTGATGAATATCAAACAAGCGTTGAAAAAGTGGATGTGCAATGACTTGTTTCAAGACTGAAGGTAATGATATTGTTGTGTAAATGGGATCCGACAGTGTGTGTCGTTTTGACAGGGCCAATAAATTAGTTGGAGATGGTACTGATGAGCCCTTCAAACTCAATCTATTCGCAGTGTGATTTACAAGATTGGTGCCTTTACTGTTGATGTCGGCGGAACAACAACAGCGACATTGGCGCAGATGATGATGATATTTATGCCCATCCGTTTCCGTACAGATGGTTGCATCAGTTTTGGTCCGGGTGTTCTGCCTGTTTTTGCGTCTGTAGATAAAAATACGCGGAGGCGCAGTTGACGATGATGATTGAAACCGCATCAAATCCAAAAACAAAACACAGAAGATTACACCAATGCGTGATTGACCTTAGAGTGCAAATAGTATTAAGTATATTATAGACACGTAGACCAATCTATAATTAACCGATGACGTTGAACCACACAAGAAATGGTAAAGTGTGGTGCGGTAAAGAATGTGTAGACCCTTGTACGTTCGCAACAACACAAATAATGTTAATTTTTAATTTTACTGCCGTATAATAATTTATTAATCATAGGTGCGTTCACTCGAGATGTTCAGAGGAGGCAGCAATAAATAAAATTATTCTGTGATTCTCTGTAGTATTTCTATTTTGTACAAATATGTAACTCGAGATATTACTACACGAAAATATCACTATACAAAAAAATTCGACTTGTATCTCTTCATATTCCAGGGTGTCATAAAAGCACGGACAACTGTTTCAAGCAACCAACACGATTGTTGTCCACCATGCAATTTTCTGATATTAATAATAATGCAACCAACAAATCGAATCAAGAGACGGAAGATGAAAACGAAAGAAGAAAAAGAATGAAACGAGAAATGGAACGGCAGCGTAATTTGCGGGACTGGCATCGATTCAGCAGATTGACACACCTATGTCATTGTGGTGAACAGTCTTCACGTGTTTCAGAGCGGAATTATGAAAAGGGCACGTGTGTGGTATTCTTTGTCTGCCCAAACAAGGATTCCGGTAGAGAAGAGTGTGACTTTCGCAAATCGGAAAATGAGTTGTTTCATGAATATCATGCTGCGTTGCGATCTGAATGGATTCATAATTATTTTATTCAACCTGAACGCCCACCATTGGTGTATCTTTAAACACAATTCGGTACTAAATTAGTTTGTATCATAATTAATCGTCACTTTACTCTGTGTATATTATGCGCAACTATTATTGAATTAATAAATGTAAATATTTTTCTTTATTTCTCCCATAGAGTTGAACAATATGTCATATATATATATATTATAGTTTTGAATGCTGTATTCCTCTGGCGGACGATGTTTGCGCACGAAAAATATCTTGCACAGCAAGTACAGCAGCCGCAGGGAGGCATGTTATCGGGTCGTAGTAGTACACGTGACATGGTTCTGGGTCATGATTTCTATCGTAGAAAAAATTTGAACTCAATAGTTTGGCACCGTATCTGTTGGATAACGTTTGAACACCACGATGAGCCGACGAAATAATCAAGCCGCATCGATGCGCGTATGCGTTCAGTACAAATGTAAACGCAAGATGAAACATGAAAGGTGCGATGCCTGCAATAGTTCGCCACTGGGCTGAAATTGCCAGTCGATTGGCCTCTACATTGGGAGGCAATTCCTCCAGAGACTGGTATAATTTGATATTTTCAGATGTACCAGTCAAATATCTCTCAATCTCCATTCGGTTTCCAACATCGTGCGGGTGTATGACACGTAGACACGCCACGATACCGGTATCTTGTTCTGTTGTTGGTGCGTATTTTAGTTTGTCTCTGACATACAAAATTATCCACGTTGATTGTTGGCTTAATTCATCCACCAGATACGTCCTTTTTTTCTTTGTTCTCCCCTCTCCTATTTGTGACTTTGAATTGTCGTTGTTTTCTTCTTCTTCTTCTTCATCATCAACAACAACACGTAATCCTGATGGATTTGACGCTGCAAATGTCCAGTTCAGTTCACCAATATATACATCATGTAAAAATTGCTCAACACAATTCAAATGTTCTGCATCTTCCACAGTGTGCCAGTAGGGAAGTTGACACGGTTGATCGTGATGCGAATACATATTCAAGAGACAACTCTCGTCGTCATCATCCAATGTGGTACATCTGTAATTGGAGCAGCGACCCATGCATCTTTCCTCATTTGAATTGAGTTTGATATAAGTTCTCTGCGTGGGTCTACAACATCCGCCGCTGACATGATCTTGCGTTCCATTGTTATTATCATTATTATTGTTATCAGGATGGGGATGTACCAACTCTTCGCCTGCATGTAGATTAGACAAGCGTCTATTACGACACGTCGCGTCTGTGTAAGATGGACACGATGTAACCATGGATGGTGCTGGAATGATGCGTACCGCCACATTCTGAAGCCACGTGTCCTGTGTTGGTGCAAATGTGTGTGTTTGGCGTGAGATATTTGGCATAATCTGATCCTTTTTACTACACGCTAGTGTTACCGATAAATGGAAATGATATTGACGCAATTCTGCACCCCTTATAAAAATAAAACGATCTAACAAATTGTACCGATCAACTAAAAACACACCAGACTAAAACCAGCAAATTACTCGGCACTGTTTAATTTCATAAACCATACAATGTAGTAGTATGTTAACGATGTTGTTTCTGGTAAAACTATTTACTATTTTTTATCATCTAAACATAGGGTACAAATACTACACACGGCAATAGCAATCTCCTACTCGGAGATACACATATCCAATAATTTTGTCTAAATTTGCCATTAATTATACAACGTTGGCCATCCTTTTCGATAACAACAACAACAACGTTATCATACACCACCGTACCGTTTATGATAGTTTCTTCTTGTGCTTTCCTTGTTCTTGTTGTTGCTGCTGCTTTGGCCAAGGGAACATGAACAAATTGTACACGTACGAGCAGGTTCGGTCGCATGTGGAATCCCAATCCAACCAAATCAAACAGACATCGCGAACATTGAGGATTCTTGTCCAATAAGGATCTACCCAGTGGTGTTTGGTGCACTTATCCAACCGATCGCAACATAAGTCGACCCAAGGCGGTAACCATGGCCACCAGACACAAACACGTGTCGTCCAAAAGTGACCACACCAAACAAGCCACTCAGGATGACCACGGAATGCACACGCAATAAAAAAGCAAATGGTAAATATTGTAGCAACAAATATTAGCACCGACGCAATAAACCACCCAACCGTAATAACGATATAGACGGACACAATACCTGCAACAATGCACGGGTCAATAAAAACAGCCGATGCCCCAAGTAAAGCAATCCAAAACAAGAACCAAAACATTGTACTCACAAACAAATCTGTTGTATGTTGATATAAAGAGAATCCTATATAAATAAATTAAATTAATTTAAGCGCCCGATGTTATCTGAACTAGAATTATATTTGTAATTCTACACACCCAGAAATCGATGACGTCGTCTTTTTGATCTCTTACACAACTAAAATAATATTGACGATTGATCGGATATTTTTGGACAAATTTTTAATAACAATCACAAGATGATTGGTGCAAATTATTATTTCTTTTGTGCCACTCATTAATGAATAATTGTTGTTTATTTACACATAGCACGAAATTGTGAGGTCGTGATGCTGATGCGTGTCTATGATTTCCCCAGACACTCCATTCATCAAACCACAAAATGATCAGGATTATCACCATAGTAGTTTTGGTCTGAGTCGTGTGAAAAATCATCCACGGCGGGATGATTGGACTCACCGGTTGATTGATCATCGACATATGATGCCGTGCCTGGTGCAGAAATTGCATGAGGTACCGCTGCTGCCAACACTGCATCGGACGAAGAATGTGAATTGACTGTGTGCCGCCGGCGCAAACTCTTACACCAGGGACATTGACGGGTGACATACTTCACGTCACACCACTGGACGCCGTCGGCGCGCTCCGTAGAAGAGAGATTCATATAACCATTTGCAGAGGATGGTGCCTCATCAGGTGCATATTGCCTATCCACACAGAATAAACAAATTCGTTTTTCTATTTTGAGACACAATACAAACATAGAGAATCAGAATGTGTTTGTTAGACTCAACTAAGCAACATACAACTTGCGCCAAAACAATCAAAAAAAGATTATAATAAGAAGTAATAATAATAAGAAAAACAATAAATGGACGTACCAGCCTCACTATCCGAACACTGACAATCAAAAGGCCACGAAGGCTGTTTATCTGTCGTTGTTGCTGAGGGTGAATAGACATCACCGTTACCAAATGCCGATGGGGACACTTGATTGTTCGTGGGGGCCAGTGGATGTAGAGTAGCCTTCCATGCCATGGGAAAGCGCTTGGCGCACAACGAACAGTCGAATCCGTTGGTTGTAATATCCGGGCATAGTAAATTCAAATAGCGTTCTGTCAACTCGTCTTGGTGTGCCATTTCTCGGCGAAGATCGATAACACAACTACGATAATTCAGAGCCATGCGTTCGACGGCCTCTGAAATGTTCTGTTCCACGCCACGCACTTCAACGAGCATATTATTCAACTCACGCACACTGTTGACATTGCTCACCAGTTGATCCGTAGTCATTTCCCAGAAGCGGTATTTTCGAACAAGATCTTTTTGCTCGGCTGCCTTCTGATGCAGTCTGTCGATTTGCTTCTCCATCTGGAGCATCTCCTCCTGAGTCTTCAACTTGGCTGTTTGTGTTGCACAAACATCAGATTTTAGTATCGCTATCTCTGCCTCGCATTCGGTCAATTGTTGTTGCTGCTCATGTACGGTGTGTTGTAAGTCTCTAAGTTTGTCCTACATAATACAGCAGCGTTATATATACACACACTCATAAGCATCAATTAATGCAGACAAAACAGAATACCAATTCGAATATTAACAAACGACTAACCACATACCTCATATTGTTGCTTGTTCATGTGAATAGAGAGATCATCATTGCACCTATGCTGATGATGATCACATGTATTTTCCACAGCATCAGCGGGCACAGAAAGGTCTACCGAGTCATCAGGTATGTACGTTGTTGTAGAAGAATAGTGCTGTGGGACAAACGGCCCCATCGACGATGCCTGATTTGCGTCAGCAATGACAGCATCTTCGTTGTCACTGTCCACAAGATCAATCACTGTTGTTTTGCGTCGTTTGCGTGATGAATAATTATCAGATGACCTCATAGCATCACTCTCTTCAGATAATATGGAGGATGTCGATGATGCCAATACACTACCATTCTGTCGGGGCTGATAGGTGTTGTTGTATTGACGACTTGGCCGAACCAAGATAGATCTCCTCATGGACGACGGTGAATGCGAGTGCACAGCCAGTGAAGTGGCATCAGAATAATCATTGTCTGGGATAGAACGATCTTTCCGTTTGCGGTAATTAGAGCGTGTGGGCTGTTGGCGTGATGCGCTGTGGCTATTATTCAGATCCATGATGAAGATGCTATCGTAATAAAATAAGACACTGTAAGTATTGGAACTCTCAATTAATAAAAACCCCAGATACACCGCTGTTATATGTATAAAACAAAAGAAAATAGCATGAACGCACACACACAGAGTTAAAATGAGGATATGATGATGTTACAAAGAGATAATATCCAGGTTCTGGTTCGGTAACAAATATGAATATAACTGTAATGGCGCAGATTTGTTATCGCACACACACCCATCAAACAAGGGTGAGAGATGGTGACATCTATATCTCGAGATATATTTTGCACTAATTTTGGTAGCATGACCTCATGTATTTATAGTTTCATATCTTATGTTATCTATGATTACCAAAATTAACAACCAACAAAACACCACCATGTGACACAGGGCACCTGTAAACCGCAACAACACCTATTACGTTTCCAGGATAATATTAGTATTTATTTAGTATAATTATCCTTTTAACATAATTGTATCATTGTATAAGTATAAACTAAACTCGGCAATGGAGCCAACATTTGCAATCAATCAGCAGAATAATGGCCCACAAAGGGCGCCCGTTATAGGTTCAAAAAAACGGCCCTATGAGGAAATTACGCCATTATATACCCCGTTTGGAGAAAGGATGGAAACCTTCTTGCAAGCGCCTCGCGTAAAGCAACCTAAACTTGGCGAAGCACCGACTGCGCTGCAAATTGCTGAATGCATCAATGCTCTACAAACATGTCAGCGGCAATTACAAATAGAACAACAACGACGTATATCGCAACTACAAATTGCATTATCTGCGCTTTACGACGTTTATCTAAATTTGAATGACGCAAATACAACAGACGCACAACAACTTGTGTCGCAGTTGGCTACATATTTTGAAGTTCCATTCCCGCCTGCCACGTGATATGTACTTGAAAAGAAAAAAAATAGTCATGCGCAGTAACAACAAAACATACATATAAAACTAACCTAAATTATTGTGATTGATAAATAAATATAATTATTATTGTATTTATATATTTTTTACACCTGCACATTAAAAAGCAACAAACATTATTAATCCACTGTTCTGCTTCTTCTGCTTTTGCGTGCAAGATCTACATTAGTAAATAATAAAACAAAAGAATTATTTCATTTCTAGATCTTCTCTAAAATAAACCATACACATCGACAATACCACACATCTTCCATCAGTAATAACAACAGAGGCTGTATATTTTCCTCACACAATGTCAGTTCAAACAAGTAGCAACAATCGTAAAACAGGTAAGAAGAAGAAAAGCAATGACAACAACATTACCGACGACCATATAGTTCATCCTGATGATTATTCACAGAGCCCAGACGCATCATCAATGATGTCAAGAGTGGACGAACAGCAACAGAAGATAATTCAGATGCAATATTCGAGCAACAATGTGGCATGGCCGTCGGCAGAACATTTACAACAAGACAATCACAATACTCAATTTGAAACCAACACAGTAAGTAATGCTGCGCTTAATGAAAACGACGATATGGGTGGTATTGATGTTGAAAATGAAGAAGAAACCGACCAATGGTTGGATATTGAAGAAATTGAACAACGTACAATGGGCAAGTTTTCTAAAAAGGAAGCAGATATTGTATTTGGAACCTCCAAGGCAGGTAGTATTAAATCGGTAACTCAAGAGAATAAGCATCGGCTCAACGAAATTGAGCGCCGCGAAAATTACTATGCATCGGCATTCCGTGGTATTAATCCATCGGCGGCACCACCATCGATAGTAGGTGGAAGCAGCGGAGATTCGTCTGTGGCCAGTTTATCCTCTGTCGTGAGGCCCGGAGAGGATGCACCGTCTACCGACATTTCATATTTACTAGATTCCAATCTGATGGATCCAAATCAACAATTTATGCACATCAATTTAGTATCACGACACATACCGCCACTGTCAGAGGTGCCCGGTATTCGTCTTTGTGGTGCCTGGGAGACTTCTCAGGAGGTTGCGTTACGTACAAACTATTTCCGAAAATTAGACAACCGCCCAACGCATTTATGCTGGCCTGCGCACAAATTTCGTCTTCTTGCGTCATGTGTTGAACACTTGGACAAAACATACGTCAAACGGAAAAAGCATGCCATTCTGGCTACGTATCATCAAAATAGAGCGATCGCCGCGCAACAATTCTCACAAAAGACTCAACAACAGCAGCAGCGTATGGCAAAACCTGCGACAACAATGGTAACAAAACAAAATACTGGTGTGAAATATGTTTCACAACAGATACTACAGCGTCGTGAGAAACGACGCAAACAGTCATCGCGTACAGTTATGTTCAAGAGGATGATGACGAAAGGATTGGCAACAGGAAGGACGAGCGATATACTATTCCCAGACCCATGTCGCCTGAATGACCAACGATATGCCGCAATTATTTTCATCCAAGATCTTGTTGTCTGTTCGGCTGACGAGGATCCAGAGCCATTGTTCATGTTTATGCGCGCATTCACAACATTGGAAGCATGCGACGCCTATGTGGAACATGTGGCACAAAACAAATACCCGGACTATGACATTGATGTGGTCGATATGTACGAGTGGTTATGGCCGACGGAGGTGAAAGTCAAAGACATCCAGGAAAAGTACCGTCACAACGAACTCGCTCAAATCATGCATCGATCCAAGATTGAGAAAAACAAGGTGTTGTCGTATGAGCAATGGTGTGCACGCAAAAATACAACCCCTGTCGCCGTTAATATACCAGTATCAAGGGCTGAATCCGAAGACACATAACCCAAAACCAATTTAAACACATCAACAAGACCAACTAATAACAGCAACACGTGCCTGTGTAATTATTACTATTTCAGTGACAAATAATAAAGCGCCATACATTATTCCGTACAATAATACAACCATTCTCATCGGTGTTATTACTATTATTAATATCGATGAACGAACAATCAACGAAAGAAAACCCAGACAAAAGCGAATATCACGTTCTTTGTGATAACTCGTGGTAGCATGTATTCATGTTTTTCTGAATACAACAATATATACTTAAATTTCTGACAATGTAAGAATAGTAACAATCATGAAACGTATAAAATGTATAAATTGCTATTGGGGGAAATTATAGTAACTATTAAAATATATATCATATTACATGCATACTGCTATATAATGTGTGATATTTTTTAATTCATACTTTAATCGGTATATAATTGCAGGACAACTCGGGGATATACTTGCAATCTATATATATATGTTTATCCTCATTCATGAGATTCTATAAGTATATTGTTTTATTCTCCGTTCTTCTCCATCATCATCGCCCTAAATATGTACTCTATACAATTTTGAAGCAATAACCACATTCCCATGATTCATCATACGAATACCGAAGCAGAAATGATTAAACAAGGAACCACCACAAAAGAGCGCATTCCCCACTCGGAGACAATAGGCATGATCTCTGCGAATCGGCATTTTACGAATTCTAGTAATACCGAAACAACAATACATCAGTCAGAACAAAAAGAAAGAAATGATTCATGGTCAACATCAAACAAGGATAGTATTCAATTATTTTACCCAATTCGAGTTACATTGCATTCTGTTACAGCCAGTATATTGAGCGTTATTCCCACGGGTCAGATATGTTGGGGTCTTCCGGCCAGCATATTCAAAGAACCATGGATGAAGTATCAGAAACAATATGAGCATCAAGATCTCTCAGAGCAACAACAGCCACTTTTGTTGTCATCATCAATATGTTGTCCAGATGACCAGAGGACGAGTACAGAACCCGAGCAATCCATGATATCTATATATGGAACGCGGCAAATGATTCGGTTTGTTCAATTTTACAACAACAACAACAACACCTACTACAACACTGGCACCGACACACCATATAATACCTCTACGAGACTAACATCATCGCCCCCGTCTATACTATCGCCGTCTTTGACCACGACGACACCACCACCGCTCATCGATTGCGATCGTATTTTTATCCATGGGCAGTGCGACACAATGAACAATGAATTATTTGGCATTCCATTATTAGTATTTTGCCAAAAAGCAACAATGTTCCCACACTACGCTGAGATATCGAAGGATAGTATTACTCCAATTATTCCGCTACAATTCACAACACATCTACACCCAACGGGTATGCACATTTCCCCCACCGTAGAGACATCAGGTATCACAGGTAACCACATATTGAATCGTCACAACAGAACTAACAACAACAACTATGACGATGAGAGCACACCTACCGACACGAACGCAGATCATCATTACCTAACAGCACATCAAAAGCCAGACGAATATCATTACTACGACGCGGATACATTAAACGATATGGATGACACGCTGTTTTACAAACAATGCGGTTGCGATGACGATGATTTTTCAAATGAATACGATATGGATTACCCCAATAGCCCATCTAATTCGTCAGATAACAGCGATGATGATGAATATCCTTCAAATGAGAAGAAGAACTGGAACGACAACAACACCAAGTCGCGTAATCGTGATGGCAGGGTCCGTCGTGGCAATCGTTCCAGCGCTGTAAGTAAAAGGCAACGATACACACGAAATAGACCCCTGGGTTCTGTTGTTGGTGTAAATGATAGTGATGTTGAAAGTGCCGACGAAGACCCCCACGATGGTTTATTTCTTTCCTTATTACGACGTCAACAACAGCAACAACATCCAAGACATGTCGGTACTAAACATAATACAACTTCTTCGTCATTTGCTTCGTCTCTTCATCATCAGTTAACAACAACACCACTACCACCGGTATTAAAAGAACCAATTCAATCACTGCAAAATACTAAGCAATGCATACACAACACCACCGCAGACCCTGTTTCACCAACAGTGCTGTGTTGGCGTAAAATTATTCATTGCAAATATAATGATGCTGCTGCCGACATCAATACCAGTCGTCCACCAAAACAATCAAAAGATTTCACAACAACATCGCTTTGTTGCCAAATTTGTTTCAACACTGCAAATTACACTCTTTCGTCATTTTCAGACGGTCCGGAAAACAACAATTTAGACTACATAATTACACACCATCAACACATTGATAACAGCAAGATCGGAAATACCGAACACCATGATGCATTCTGTGCGGACCACGTACAACCTAACGTTTGGAGCCTCGATCATGTGCCAGTTGATCAAATAGATACGTTGAGAAAGAAATTGGAACAAATAATAACGCAACCAACAACAGAACCTGCCAATGGCATCATTTCATCAAATGCACCGTGTGTTGTTGTAAAACTGACACATGTCCTCGCACACAACAATACTACACAACACTCATCACATTCACACGACGATCACTATATCTGTATTGCTTGTTTACGCCGCATGTTTATTTCGCAACAACGTCCAAATCAGACTTGGTCGCATCCGACAAGTACATTGCTCCGTCGCTGTTTAGCACAGAGAAAGACAATATCAACATATAATTATAACAATAGAAATACCATCACCCCCACCGTATCTGCGACCATCTTAAACACACCGAAGAGTGCGGACCATCGTTTTACTACGTTGAGTACAGCATCGGCTACAGCAGAAAGTGTTTCATCCACCAACAAATTATCAACATATAAATCATGGTATATTACTTGCCCATTGCATCATGCAGACAGTTCGATATCCTGCCCGTTCCAACTTCCGGTGAATTGTATTTTTACATGGCTCTGTTGGTCGGATGATGAACAGAGACAATTACAAGATACATTAACAGAATTCATTGAGGAAACAATTACCGACACTAGGATTCATAGGCTCACGTCGAATGGACAAATGCGGGGCACTTCTGTTGAGCATTGCGATCAATGTGACCATTTGAAGGATGATGATAATAATGATGATCATAATGCACAAAGCACACTATTATCATCAGTATCTTCACTAACAATACCGGTTGCAAGTCCGTATTTTTACAAGCCCCTATCCGAACGCTGTCGTGTGCGTGACTATATTTTATTGACTTCTGAATTAACCGAAGAATTATGTTACGATCAGATGGCAGACCATGTCCTCAATTCAGGATGTACGGATGATTTTTATTGTGTAACAATCACATGTCCGATATGCCTTTGCCATTTAAGCAAGTCTAGCGCATGCAACAGTATTTCGCATTGCGGTATTGAAATATGTAATATATGTGGGTTTTTCAGTCATCCACCTACAATTGAACAACATCAAGATCAACAAACAACAAATTGTTCTTCGTTATCATTGTCCTCCATAAACACACGAATTCCTGCAAATCACTGGGATGCACAAGGCTATTATGGATGTCCAAGATGGGATACAGATGATTTTTGGCAGTCCAGATGCCACATCAACACACACTATCATCAAAATGATAGTGATCATTGTGCAGATAGAGAAACTGCCGCCGATACATATTTATCCAATTATGCAAGGACCACACAACATCGTCAATATCATCAATACACGGCACCAGTTGAACGACCACACAATTACAGTGTCTCCCATCACACTCCTTCGGCACACCATGGTGGGCACATACCGTCTGTTGCAACACAAATCAGACCAACAATATCATCATCAGTAAATGTTTATACAATATCCTCCGCTGCATCACATATCAGTAACACCCAAGGAGTAACCAGGACCAACGAATGTCAAGACCCACAACATAATTTTATAAAACGACAAATGAATACGATTCGTTTATTTAATTTACTGTTTCACCAATTCAGGTGGCTACGACAGGTAAATCGACACGATATAGCAAAGAATATAGAAAGACGCTTGTTAAATTATGCTGAAAAAATGACTGAATCTCAACTCACACGCGAAAAACTGTACATTATCGCAGAAGCGGCTCGGTACGCTATGCTCTTGTGTTGAATACGTTACTGGAAAATAAATTTGGTACCAATAACATACATAATATTTTTCTATGTGTTGATTGCAAACCTAAAAGTATTTTACCGCGCACAAACAAAACAAGAACTACCCAACAAAATACAGGTCCCGCCACGTAACTCCAGAATAAACCTTGACCATGATACCAGGTTTATGTACAAACACTGTAATAAAACTTTGCTTTCTTATTTCAAACACACAGACTACGCCATAATCTACATATTGGCTGTATTATTTTTAGTTAAACTCAATACACTACATAGTGCAGCACCATTTTTACAAATTTCCTATTCTGAGGTTACGTGGCGGGACCTGTAACATTATTATTCTTTGCTTTTGCACAATAGACAACTCGAGTTATATATACCCTGTGTCTAATATTATTATTTAACATACATTACTTTTGGTCATCCTATAGTTTCTTACACATAACATTACCAATCATTGTCCAAGATCATACATGTACATAGACAATGTATAATGAACAATTTAGCAACACATTAATCTCTTTACACAATATATATATAACTCGAGTTAATTACTGGGGTTTAAAAATCTTAGTACATCTATCGCCGCCTATGTCCACGACCTCGGCGTCTGTAGGATTTTTTCTTTTCTGAAGACTGTTTGGTAGCACCATCATCATCAGAACTGGTTTCATGAACATCCTCTTCTGAACTGTTTTGGCTAGATGAACCATGTGTAGAAGGGCCAGAATTACTGGCACTATTTATTCCAGATTGTTGTGTGGTCAGGGAAACTACCCCGGATGATGCATTTGTCGGCAATTGTGATGCTGATTTTATGTCAGACACGAGCACCTTATTTTGAGGTTGTGCTGGCGATACCATTATGGAGGCACCAATGGTCGCAAGAGCCATTGCACCATCATCACAATCACCTGCATCGTCATCATCTCCCACTGAAGAGGATGATGACAACGTTTCTTCATCTGAATATTGTTCATCAGCGTTCTCCTCCTCAATTTCTAAAAATTCGTCCTCCTCATCATCTTCCTCATCACACTCTTCTGCTTCCGAATAGTCTTCATCACTGTCAATCCCATCATACATATTTAAACCACCACGACAGAAATACTCTTCCTCATCAGTGTGACTAACAAAATGAGTCTTAATTTTACTTGTCTGGGTTGCGGATGAATTCGGTTTGCAAGTTCCAGACGGTATTGCTTTACTACTTGGTACCATCAACAATGCTGCGGCGTCTGCTGGAGTGGTTATTGCTGTCGTAACAACCCCTGTAATAGGAGCAATCAGTTTTGGGACTGCTGGAAGGGTGGTACCACCATTAGCATTATTATTATTATTATTTGTATTGTTGGCCACAATCTTCTTCTGCGGGTCAGACATGTTAGTGCTACTAATAGATTGTATAGTTGAACCCATCATTGTACCTGAGACAATACTTGCGGAGTTATCAGCATCGTTATCGGGCAATAAAATAGATCGAAGGGTTGACAATGCTGCTGTTTGGCCAAAAATTTCTTTATCAATGTCTGCAATACGCAAATCCAATTTTTGAATTTGTTTTTCCATGGTTTCTATGAGAACTGTTTTTTCGCGCTGAATTGCCTGCTTTTGGGACTCCAGACGCTGAATTGCCTTCTCCAGCGCGTCTTTTGTTGATATCACACGATTTCCAATGGACCCTGGTGGGACCGAAGATTTTGCAGGTATTATAGTTGATGACATATCGTCGTGAATTATTATTCAATGTGTAATGTTTACCAAATATACAAGGTTCTGTATAAATTAACCGTGTACTGCTTCTGTTTTGTTTGTACCAAATACTTATGGACTGTACCACACACATACAGATCCACAAATGTTGATCGAACAATATTATGTTCAATCATTATTGTAATAGACTTATTTATTTATACTTTGTGCATTTGATACGTATATTTGCACATTTAGGTGATATTAGAAACATTCATTCATTCGGAATGAAAAAAAATAAATTGGTAAGGCACAAAAATAAAATAAGTACACGCTAGTATAATAATAAGAGTGGGAGAAGATGTGTAATTAACTACACATTGTTACTAAAACTGGTTAATTTGTGCGCGCGTATAACTGCGCTTTAAAAATACAACCTCCCTCCTGGACATACGAACAAAGTACAATCCAATCAATCAAAGAAAAACTTGACAAAACATGCCGCAATCAAAAAGGTCGCATAAACAGAAAAGGCAGAAGAAGGTATCTATTAGTGCTCCTGAAAAGGGTGTAGAAGAAGACCAAGTACAATCACTACCAATAACACCAACGAGTGACACCGCAACAGCAAATGCAAAACCTACAGCAGCAGTACCATTCTTACTGTCGTCGGAAGCAAACAGAGTAGGAACGCAGATAATTCCACAAAAACCCGAGAATGAGACTACAATCAGCGATGTTGTCGATCATGTGAGTACAAGAACTCAACATCACACTCCTTCCATTGCGAACACCTATACGGTTGAGAAGATTACAATACGTAAAACAACAGCAACCAACAACCAGAAGAACGAGTACACATGCGGGACTACTGCTGCAGGTGTCTCAGGTTGCATCTCAAATACTTGCGACAGCAACATGGCAGATGATCAATCGGTTTTAATTATGGAAGAAAATATGAAACGATTCAAACGCGTATGCCGTGAAATGCAACGCATTGCCAACACAACTGCGCTAGGAGCCGCACAACAACAGAGAGAAGACGAAAATAATGCCGCGACAAAAACAATACACAACGGACCGTCTCATTCAGATTTTACCAGGGGATTTCATACTAACAATGCAACCGCCGCATCCAATCGGCATGATAATAATGCTATAATTTCTGCACCCCTTCAAAGTCAACAATATCAAGAATCATCACGAAATAAGAAAAAGAAAACGAAGATTGACAACTGCATCACCACCATCCCAGGTTCGTCAAGTTCAATTGACGCGGACCGTCAATTGTCCATCCAAGCACCGATTCTGAAAACATGCACGACAGTTGTTATACCACAAGAATTATTCTCAGATGATGCAAATTTACATTCAGTAATCACACAGGCCGTCCAATCTAACAGTGTAACGTCGTCCCCCGCCAACCAGTTGGCAGTCATTGTTACATCGACTTCCGCCACAGGATGTGACGGTGGACATGCACAACATGAGGCAACAGCAACAACATTATCACAGCCTAAAGATGAATTACAAATTACAACTGTCGCGGATGAGTCAACCAACTCACATGGACCCCACTATCCCCACCAACCATCGGCGGACAATACAATTATTGTGTATCGTTCACCCGTTACCGTTTCCCTCGATAAATATGCCAGTCGGGTTGTAACAATGCGCGAATGCAGTTTGCAATTGTGGAGTCTCTATAATGCATTGTGCATCTCTGCGGGAAAGAAAACGATGGCACGGTCAGCGCGACGACGGTGTGCAACTCCGGCCAATCGTATCAAAGGAATGAACAATTTTATCAAAACAATTTTGTTAAACAAGTTTGGTTGGCGACAACAGCAATATGCATTATGCACAGCACCATCATCATTAACAACACCAGCATCATCGTTTTTATCTGTTCAGACAACAACTCCCACGGGCTTACAAACTGTTAACAACGACAAGAATCGCAACAATGGACTGACCGTGTTAGATCTTGGATGTGGCAGAGGGCAGGACGTATACAAACTTGAATACATCAATCCAGCACGCGTTTTGTTCGTTGATCTTTCGGATCAGTGTCTCCGATTGGCAGAACGACGATGGCGGAAAAACATCAGCCCATACCACGCTTCGTTTGTTCAAGCAGACTTTACCGTTCCTGCATTCTTGGACAACACCCAAATCATGTTTTACAAACATGTTCAAACCAAGTCTCTTGGCAAGATGATCGATATTTGCCATTGCTGCCCGCCACCACACTATAATAATGACAATGTGCGCATTGATAGAGGCGTACGTAATAGCAGTGAAAACGTAACCGAACCGACACGGACACCAAGCAATACTACTTCCTCGCTCTTGGTTGCTGCAGCACCAGCATCAAGTTTCCAGCAGAAGAATCAAGAACAACACGCCATCGGTAATACTATTGGCCCTCGATATGTAAACGATAAACATGCTGCGATTGTCTTATCTAGCCAAATGATGCATCATCCGCATTCGTCATCGCTACGGACATCACTATCGGCATCTAAACAGCACCAAGGTATTTTTGACTTGATATCGTGTCAATTTGCCGCACAATATGCTGCCGATAGTTTAAATACTCTCCGAGCATTCATGGCCAATATTTCTTACTATTTAAAACCACAAGGAGTATTTGTTGGTGTTGTTCCCGATGCCGATCGGATTGGTCGTCTTATAAGACAACATGACGGCAATTGGGTCGGTCCACATTGCGCAATCAGTCTCCAACGCCCTAGTGATCTGCCATACATGTGCGGAGATTCACAGACACATCGAAAGTCCACCACGGATGATCATGTTGTTGCTTCTGCAGATAATAATCATAATTTTCACATTCCAACAGGTATTTGTTACAGATTTGCCATGGAAGATACGCTACGATGCTATGAATACACAATTCAAATGGATGATATGATTCGAATTGCGGAAGAGAACAAGTTACGTCTATTGCTTTCAGAACCAGCCCCGCAATTTGCACGCCGAGAAATGGCAGATCCGTCCAATCGACATGTATTACGCCGAATGGGACTCGCACGTAATTTATTGTCTCGCGAAGAATGGGATGTAATTGCCATGTATCGTGTGTTCGTGTTCGAAAAGCAAGAATAGGCACCACGCCAATATATATATGTAACTTTCAGTCAATTGTAGATTATAATTAAATAATGTATCGTTATACACATGTTTATATAGTGTTCTTGCAGGACATCAGTACCTCGAGATAGTGTCTCATTTTTACACGACCCCCTACCTTGATCATAATGCTCTCTAGACACCGTGAAGACACTCAAACGAACCAATTCACATTTTCTTTTGTCTGTGAAACCGTGCGAACCGACACGCATTTTTCCTCCCTGTGAGACCAAACAACGGATTGCCATTTTGATATTTATCAATGGCATTGTCAATCTACTCAATTACGTCTGTAAAAAACGGCGAAACGGCACCCTATTGCCACGTTCCTGAATTAGGTGGACTACTCCACACGGGATGCACACAGTGCACTACGTGTTCGCAACATGTTTGCAGGTCGCATTCTGTTGTCATTTCGTCGTCATTGCCATCGCTGCCGGATGATGAAAAAGTGCAAACCTGCGATCATTTCAACACCGGCGTCGCGCAACAAACGTCGCCAGATATTGTCCTCTGTATGGAGTGCTTTAGCACACAATACCCTTCGGACTGCGCGATGTGTGCGAGTGGTGTAGAGCAAGATATTGATGATATTGACGATAGTAATAGTGTTTGTGCCACCAACTCAATTCTTTTGAACGATCATCAACATCGCGCACGCCACAAGATAAAAGGTTGTCATCAACGATGTGAAGATTGTGGCATTACGTTATGTCTTACTCACGTTGTGAAACTGACAGCATGTACTGAGGCAGATATCGCGGAGTACTATTCTAACTGGTGTGATGATGTCACACATGACTACGTATCTTCCAATCACACTTTGTGCGATACATGTTTTGAGGCCCACGTATTTGTAGGTCATCTGCCGTTCTGTTAATTGAAACAACAAAATTGTACACACACAAATATACACATACACAATTAGATCAGCAAAAAATGCGACAAAAGAGTAGATAATTTTTTTACCCCTACGATATATATATCTCCGTATTATTCACAAATTTGGAAATAATACAAATACGATACATTCATGTTGAAAAGTACCACAAATTATTTATTTATATTTCATTCCCTGCATTTGTGCGAAATAATTTGTTGTCTCACACGAATATTTTGTTACACAAGTGTGTCACATTTTTTTATTCAAGTGTGTATTTATAATTCTATATACATATCAAGAGTGAGTTGGTTGGTTGATTAAGTTTTTCTAACTGCCGGTATAATGGATCTTGTTTTTGCGTGTGGTGCAATTGGGGCTGTGCTTGGAGTTGCAGTTGGTGCTGCGGCTGGATTTGCTCGTGACCAAAAAACCAAAACACGCCATATTCTTGCACAATACCCAAGCGCACTCAACGATCCTGGGATGTGCGAACGACTGCTACACCTTCACGCATTTGCAGAATGTAATCAGGAAAAGTATGACGAAATTTGTGATGCATGCGATCGTCTATCTCACATTCATCAATTGGCCATGCAAAGTAGTGTAAATCCTGCAGTCAAATATGAGTATATTTGGAGATTCAAAGCCAACCAATACCGCAAGATAATTCACAGTGCATTAGAAAAACTGGGACAAGATGTATATACATGGAATGCCACACAATTGGCGCGTCGCAATCGTGGGCACGTCCATGCCTCATCGGCAACAGACAATGTGAAACCAAAATCAGATTTTGCACAATGTGCAGACAATTTATGTGTCATTATTGAGGACTATATTAATAACCTGTTATTGCAACAATAAAATGATACCCCACTTGGACTATCCACACCGTTCGCTAAGTGAGTGTGTATAATCACACTTCCTTAATTTCCACACATACAACTCGAGGTATATATATAAGGTACCATTTGAGTTATGTAGGTGATCACAAATAAATTACAGTATATGTGATCACACCAATTACACTCGGAGTGTCCTATCATGTTGGATACAACCATCTTCATGGGGACTATCACATATTATTAGACTGTGTGTTATTTATGCACATAATACAACTCGAGTTATATTATGCACCAATAAATAATTTTAAGTAGGCCCCTCAACAAATAATTGTACACATGATCCTAATGATTACACTTGGAATACACAACTATGATATTGGATCCAAACACCTTCATAAAAGAATCCTCCATATGAGTAATTAATAACATTTATGGTTGTTAAAAGTCTGTATATATAACTCGAGTTATATCCTTGGATATAATATGTTTGAATTTTGTTGATGACAAATATGTATGTCTGTTTTGTGCCTCGGCACTTGAATCATTTTTCACATCAACACAATACAAAGAATAATTTACCAAATTAATATACAATACAGTACTTTTCCGATACATAAATATATATGTGTATATATATACTCGAGTTATATATTCATTAAACAACACTGGGTGGATCGTAATAGATTGCGCTGTTACCGCTAATAAACGACGGGGTAATATTTCGTCGTAGTGATGATTTGTTACGGATCGTGTGCCACAACATGGTGGGGAAGGTCACACAGATGAACCAAAGCCATATATAGACAACTATACTTGTAGCGTCGATGACTTGTGACATGTCTGTAAGGCTAGGGGTTGTCGTATAATTAATTCGCAATTGCTGTAAACAGTACAATGGTATAAAGATAATATTTTCGAAAATTGCAACACTTGCAGCAACAATTACTCTTAGGGTTGTTCGTTGTGATGTAACCATACACATGTATACGGGAAGTCCGAACAGCAATGCGGCGAATAAACGCACGTGCCACAATGATCCAAAGATCCAGGTTGGGTGTGTGGCAATAATATTTTGCAGTATAAAGACAACAGCAAGTAAGAGGATATCTACGACGTGTTGATAGTCTTGTATCCATTCGAACATATTTGTGCGGTCCGTTGGAAGAAGATAGTTTGTAGTATAACTGTTTTTATTATCGTTGGTGGTGTTGTTATTATTGTTACTATTATCCGCGGTAGTAGTGTTTCCTTCGTTTGAATACCGCGACAATAATGATGATGATGGAGAACAGCAACACCACCTGTTGTAGAATCTTCTTATAATATTGGGGTCCCTTGTATTATCATCTTCTGCCATCGCAGTGTAGGGAACATGATCGTTGTTGTTGGTGGTAGTGATGTCTTTGCTAACAATATCGCTGCCGTCGAAGTCACTGTATTGTATCTGCATCCGTATGTATATTCGGTGTTATATATATGATAAACGAAAAGATGATACTTTTATTTGCTTATTTTTATCGTTTATGTACTTATGATAGCATTATTTATTGTTTATATGTATGTCTGGTTAATGATTTTGGCACAAGGGAATCAAATAGATATTTTATACACGAGACGGATCTGCTCGTTCCATTAGTCCCTCATCATTATATGAATGTGTAATCTGTTGGTATAAATTTGTTCAAATCCTATTGTGTGGTTGATAATTGTGTCTTGTTAAGAATAAAGTCGTACTGCACATATATGATAAAGCAATCGGATAATATTGTCTGTGTATAGAAAACCCTTACATCATAGATATATAGATATAAAAAAATTTTTAAAAAGTAATGCCACAGCATCATCGCGCACGATTATCGGTCTATTCCAATTCGCACGATACGATGTCGTCAGAACAGCAACATGGTGCCGACGATCTGTCGTCTCAACAGCAGGAACCGTATCGGCAGGTACGACCAGCAGCCATTCGCACGCACGTGAATTCTTTTGAGGAGTGGGAACGTGAAGCACAACGTAAGAATCTTTGTGTTGGTGAATGTGCAGTAGACCACCAACAGTTTCGTGAAATGCGTGCGCGGCAAGAAAAGTTGGCAGAGCAAGAAAAGGAATTGGCCAAGCATCGACACCAGGAGCAAAAGCATCAGTACATCCAAATGTTGCCAAATACAGATCAGGCACAGTTTCTGGCTGGCGAAGCATTCAAACGAATGCGCAATGCTACCAACATGTATCGAGGCAGTCTAAAAAAATCTTACGATGAATTAGACCAAGCGATACAATTACTCTCTAAAGAACAAGAAATTGTTTCCACAATGATGCAACAACAGCAAACAGTTCCGAACAACTCCAAGAGGTCGACAAGAAAAAAATCTTCTTCAGTCGCGTCAATACCAACAACAACAACAACGTCAGCAACCCCACTGTCATCGACAATGACGAATATACAAGAACGGAAAGTCATGTTTGATCGTGTTGCGACATTTGTGAATGATCGTAAACTGGCTGTCGATCTTGTCAACTACTCATATGTCAACACCCTGGCGGACATTGTTGCAGAGTTGCAACGTCGCGAAATTATTTATCGTGATGCATTAATGCAACTGTTATCATTGGAACAAAATCAACATGCACCAATCGGTAACAATAGTAGTGGCAGAGTGCGGGATGCATCATTATCATCCTCGCACGAACAATATTTATCAGCATTACGCAACATACAACAACAGATTCCGTCGAACGCAATCCAACTCGGACCAGACATTGAAAATTTGGTTCATCGACGCCATAATCTCATGCAGTCCCAGCATGCATTGTGGCAACAAAATCAAGTACTCCCAAATTCATCTCAACAACCCCTCTATTCACTGTAACAGCAATTGGCATAGTATACATGTCGCATCACATAACCTCAGAGTACACCCTGACCATGTAACCAGGTTTCTGTACAAATACTATTAATAGAAGTTTGTTTTCTCATCACAAACATACAGAAGTCGTCATATTCTACATAGTGGTTATAATATTTTTAGTTAATCTTAATACAATACATAGTACAGACACATTCTTACAAATTTCCTACTCGAGGCTACGTAGCAAGACCTGTATTAGTATAAATAAAACGTGTGTAAATTTACAAATAAAACGTGCGTAAATTTACAACGAAAATGTTTTTGCATGTAATCATTTGTGGTATCGAAAGAGTTGTTCAGACTTATTGCGGGTAATGAGTATTACCAGTCTATTAAACCACTGTTGAGTATCATTATTATCCTCATCATGTCTTCTGAATCTCAACATCCTGTTATTGCCGCTGACGGAAAAGTTCTTCCACAGAAAAACGTGCACCCATTGTATGCACAATATGGATTTGTGATAAAGGATGGCAAACGATCGAAAGGCACCTACGTTATTTGTGCGAATGGTGTTCCAATCTCCGAAACAGATGAGGAGGGTGTGGTGTGCATGCATCATGCAATGCGTGCAGTGTACCAGTATAATGTTGATTGTATTGCGGATACGGTGTCGGGTAACTACTCACAATGCATCCTGGGTCCCCGCGGTATGTGGTCAGATAGTAACAATGACCATGCGTTTGGTATTATTCACGTCGCAAGTACATTTGGACCATATGGATGTAAGTTTACACCAAAGACCGACTTGAGGGACATTGTTAAGCCTATTTGTACACAAGGCTTCCATGTCTCGGCGTTCTCATCTATTAAAGTTCATTTACTCAACACGGAACCGGGACAACATCCTCTTGGTGAATGTATTGAGGATGCCGAAGTGCAGTGGATTCCATTGCCTCTACCTATTGTTGGAAAGTAATTCATAGTTGTGATAAAATTCAAGTAGATGCGGTAGTAGATTCGCTGTGGAGATGTATAATATTTATTGTTGTAGCGTATATATATCTCTCTCTGTTTAGTAAAATTGTCTACAACTGCATGGTATCTTCTGTGAACCAGAACCGCTGCAGAGCCTTATGCGGGTATCGATACACACGATAAAATATAAACCACATGAGTCCCGCAAAACACGCTATCACGATACCTCCCAGAGATGCTATGAATAAGACTGCAAATGTGGTGTGATGGTCTTGAAACAATGAAGACGACATCCATACGGACTGATTGAATGAGTCTACGATGGTATCGTGTAACAGAGCGCCCCCAGTGGTGGATACTTCCAGTACGGCTCGAAGAAGCATGTTAGCAAGAAACTGATCCGCTGTCATGCCACGATGATGTAGCCTATCTTGTTGGGTGTTCTCGGATCGTTGCCATGATATCATACAGTATAATACTTCATCGGATGGTGATGAATGAGAGTTATCACCACTATGATGAATACTGGTGCCGTCCGTGTTGCGAATCTGTTTGCTGTGCTCGTGTCGAAATAATTCAATTATGCGACTTGCATTATGGGTCTTTTGTAGATATGTATGATTTCGTATCTCTTGTGCTAATAGTGCGCGAACAAGTCCTTCCGTGTGTAAATCTACATGTGGATCCACAGGATTATACAACTTCCAACAATCTCCATATAAAAAATGCCCAATGATAACGGAAAACAACGTCATTAATAAAACGATCCAAATGACTTTAAATATGGTGTAGAAACACCGACCATTGGGACCTGACAAAAACCGATTCCAATTCTGTTCGTACTCTTTCCATGATGTCAATCGACGATGATGTTGAATGAAGGAACGACGGTATTGTCTGAATGGTTCTGTGGGGAGTGTTCCAGTTTTATCCACATTACCATCATCGCCAGCAGCAGTAGGACGACGTTGTCGTCGACGAGCCCGTGCTGAAGTAGGTGTTCTGTTTGCGGGTCCCGGCTCCAGGTAATGCCGTTTCTGCATCGCGGACCAAAACATGTGATCCGTCACAATGTGACGGTTACAATGTTTATTCACTGTTGCCAAACTGAGTACGTCGCGAATAGGTGCCCGACGAATGATCTCACGTAATATATCAGAAGGTAAGGATGCCAGGGATGCAGTGTAGTAGTTATCACCATCATTATCGTCACGATTCGCCATATTCAATATTTATTGGTATATAAACCTTTCTTTTCACACGAACACACAAATTCAGTGTGTGTGTCTTGGGGTTGTATATCAACATTACAAATTAAAAACACTTCATATATATATATATATGCATATATCGTTTTGTAGTCTGAACAACATTTTATGTGGGTAATAAAGATTTATTTAGCAACAATTTCCAACATCACATATTGAACAAATCCGCCCGATCCCACACATACCACTCATGATAATATAAATAATTTGATTTATTTTGTTTTCGTTATAATAAACAAGGCACGACCATTCGCCCGTGTGTATATAATATATATCAGATGAAAATGGATTTAATAAATTATAAAATATGACGCAACTACTTTGTCAGATTAAATATCGCCAAAATAATTTTATGGCAGAGAAAATACCTTATTTTATGTAGTACTTATTTTTTTCGATTTAGTTGTTTCTTTTTCTTACCGATACGTAGTTGGTCTTGTCTGTCTAACACACAGACTCGGGTGTTATATTTATTCCTAATTACTTGGCAGTGTTTCCTTTTTTCAATGTCCATGACGTTGGATCCCATGGAAGCAATGGATGTAGATGGACCTAAGGAGGTTCATAACAAACCTGCAAACACTACGATGGGATCTCGATCATCATTTGGTAACGTAAACATTGACGATGCAATGATGATTGACTCCACGACTGTACCTAGTTCAGATGTGATCAATAACAACAATATCGATACTGGGTCGTCCCACGATATAATTGATCCTATGGCGTTGGTATCATCATCATCATCTGCTATGAATGCGCCCAATGGCGACACTAATCATACATCGTCTGTAGCAGACACATCTATACCGCCGCCACCAGCGGCTCCGAAACGACGTGGACGAAAGAAAAAGGTGGAAGTTGCCACGGATGGAGTTCTTCTACCTGGAACTCTTGTGAATGGTGGACAAGAAATTGGTGAAAATGGTCGTCCGAATCCAGTCGTGCGTCAGGGTCGACAGGCCGAATCTACCATCGACCGTCGTGGCATGTTTTGGCAACATATTTATCCTCAATCCGATGGAACACCCCGCACAGTTAACATTTCTTGCAGCGCGCTCACACACCTGGCAGACACATCTTGCAGCACCTACAATTTTCACGACCCTTGGAATGGTCTAAAGGCGAGTCTAATTGGTGAAAAGGAATCGATTTTATCATCAACGATACAGACCTGGCCCAAATCATCCACGATGCCTTGTTGGTTGGATCAAGAAGCCTTCGACGGACCTCCTGTGTTGATTCCACGCCATTACGATAATCGCACGCGAACGTTTGGCAACTTTTATGGAAATTTTTGTAGTTTTGCATGTGCAAAACGTCATTTGGCGGAACGATTTGATCCCGATGCCGCCATGCAACAAATGTATCTGTCCCACGTGGCGCGTGAAATTTTCCGGGTTCCAGCACATGTTCATCTGCAGGTTGCGCCCTCATCACGTCGCTTGAAACGATATGGTGGTGATTTGGATGCAAAAGAATTTCGCCAAATGTCCGAACAGTATGTTTTTGATATTGTTCATGACCCAGTGTTCACCACACATTACATGGTTATTGAATGTTTACAACAACAACAACACTCAGGTGGATCCGGTTACGCTGGGTTCATGCATGCAACCACATCAGCATCTCCAAATCACACTTCTTCTTCAATTGCTACTCAGCGTTTCAACGGCGCTTGCAACAACCAAACTGGTAATGTGGCGTGTCGACCCGGCCAATATACTGGTGGTGGTAATTGTTTTGCAATGAACAATGGCGGTAATTACTTTGGTACGTCTCCAGTAGCATCACCACAATCAAAGTGCGCGTTCCCAAATATGAATGGGTCGATTGGATCCACACCTGTGACATCATTACCAGGGGTCGCCACAACAGTTGGAGCACAATCACATACGTGGAATCTACGCGGATATCATGGACCTACAGATGTTATGTCATCGGTGCCGCAGCAACCAGATAGACCCACCAATAATAATAATATTTCTGCGCATCAGGCACCCAATCATTCGCCGAACCCGCAAAATACTCAACAACAGCAACATACACCATCAACATCGAGTATGTATCATCAGTTTTTGGAAAAGAAAGCAAGCGTATTAATAACCACACCTTCTCCAACCACTGCTACCACATCATCTACGTTCTCGGGTTCACCAGCAACAACCCACCCCAGTGTCGTTACTGGGTCGATACCGCCGATCGATACCATAAACGGGGTTCTACAAATTAACAATGATATCAGCAATTGTTTTATTCCTGGTCCAAACAACAACGCTATTCACACCAGTGTAATGGAAAACACCACCATGGCATCTGGACCAACAATTCCAAACCAGGTTCCTTCTATGAATTGTGATCAACCGCAACACCATTCATCTTCGTCCCCACAGGGATATCATCCCCGCCCAATCATTTTTTCGTCACCTCACTCGATGCATCAGACACCATCATTTACACCACCGACGCCGCAGTCATTCCACACAATGCAACCTTACTCACAAGGCGTGTCTACCAACACTGCACCCCTACCACCATCAACACAACACGCTATGACTACACCTGCACAAACGACCAATGCAACAAATAATAGTGGTCGCTATGGCACTACGTTGAACTGTTTCTTTGAAGATGACCCCATGGGTATGACGATAATGGGTTGTCCCCCAGGGCAATATGCACCAATGCGAGCGAACCCGCACGTAGAAGCCGCCTCAGGGTATTCTACAACACCAAGCATACTACCCGCTGTAACAGCAGCACAGGCCATAACAGCACAACAACAACCACCGCCTCCGATTGTGAAGAAGCGCGGACGAGGCCGCCCTCCGCGAAATGCGACAGCCGTAAATCCAACCGTCACCGTACAACACATCCAACATCCTCCCCCACAACACCAACAACAATCAATCGCGCAACAACACCCACATCATTATTCAATGGGCGCACCACAAGGACACACGTCCATACAGTTGCAACCAACATCGCATCAACAGCACCAATCGTTTATGATGCAATCACAATCGCCGTCTTCAATTCAGCCTACTTTACAAAACGTTGCTATGATGGACCCCAATGCACTACCACCCGTATACACTAGTGTGGTGACCGCCACAATAGTAGATGAATTCAATCGACCAACAAAAAGACAAAAGCAACAAGATGACCACAACTCTGCCAATACCAATTATGCTCCTATACCGACCCTGTATCAACACCCACAGGCGTCATAGAACATGATGTAAAAATATAACTTGACTCGTTAAGAGTAGATACTTGTTTATGATAGTTTTTTTGCATTACAGGTCCCGCCACGTAACCCCAGAGTAAACCTTGATTACGTTACCAGGTTTATGTGCAAATACTATAATAGAACTTTGTTTTCTTATTACAAACACACAGGACACACCATAATCTACATATTGGTTGTACTATTTTTAGTTAATCTCAATACAATACACAGCGCAGCACGATTCTTTCCCGCGGTGAGTTTCCACTACTAAGCAGTCACCGCATCGAGAATCAACATCCCACGAGCAGTCTGCACAAGCACCATTGCCCGATCAGGAATTGGTTCAACTGGTGGAGACGATGAAAGGTCTTAGTGTTCAAGAACAAGATGTTTATTACCAAAATTCTCTTTCCAACATGAGAAAAGCAGAAGAGAAAGCAGAACGCTGTGCGGTTGAACTTGAACGTTTGATACCAGACAATAGGGACCTTACTTAATTTATTTGATTTACAAACGCGCACGCCGCGAAGTAATTATAGTTTGATCTTCTTTTGGCCAAATCCGTTTGGGTTTTACTGTACGGGCACCCTTTAATCCAATATGGTCTGGTATTTCCAAAACACCAATATACGGTTCGAGACATTCATCAAAAAACACCTGCAAACCACGTGCATATTTACCATCAGCATACCACTGAGAAAGGCCAATCATTGGACAACCTGGTCCAGCCGATCCCCACCTTATTGGTGTCATATTTTGAAATGTACGAGAACGTTTAAATCTTATTAAAAATTCATCGTAATCACAAAAATGATAGATATCCTCATCGTAATTCAATCTTTCTGTAGAGATATCAAATCGATTTGCTTCTGTTGACATTCTGTTAAGAAATAGTATTCAAGATGAAACAAAAATATTAAGCACAATTAGTTTATTTAATATGCAACTTGAAAAGAAAATAAAATCTAGTTACTGTCATACAAAAACACGAATCCAAAGGGCTCTCCTTCAGGTAAATTGGTAGTACAAGAAATACGGATTTTCTTTGTGGGTTGAACATTGAAGTCAGTAGCAATGGTTGGAATCTTCAAAAAGGCAACTGTGCCAGCAGACCAGTCATGTGTTGTACAGGAAGTTACTTTTGTGTGTTCACCAACGGAGCATTTAGTGATGATGGAGATACGGACAGGCTGATCGAAAACATAAATCCTTGTTCCATCTGGTTCCAATCTATCCCGACTCGCAGGAGCAACAATTACCTGCGTGGTTTTTCTGGGTATAGAGATATTAAAACCTTGCTTTATGATACGCAAAATGGATCCACTCTTTGAAGAATAAAACGCGTCCCATGATTCAAGTTCCTCTCTGATAATGATGCTGGTGACTTCTTCAGAAGTCTCGAAATTTTGTAGTTCCAGCGTGGTAACATAGATGCTGTTCAAACATGGGATAAATCATCAGGACCAACAAGAGTTACGTTTTGTGTTATTCCATAGCAATTGCTGTCAAAGCGGCTGGATAATCGTGGTCTGCCATTGTATTATGAATATTATTTAGTAAACTGTAAGAATATAACTACTGGGCGTATCGATTTGGGTGGTTTTTGTGTTTGCTGGTTGGTTGTAAATAAAACACATACCCCACAACTCCGGCGACGTCAGGTTTTATTATTTTCTTGGGCATGCACATTATGGACATACAATTGTGATAATACGGACTTTAGTTTACATTTTATAGGCCCTAACGTTTTGTAGAGAGAAACCTATTTGGGTACAAACTAAACAAGTTGCTTGACAGGAATGCAGACTTCCTCTATTTCATCAATACGTTTCAGAACCTTTGCAAGTTTTTCCTCTAATTGATGAATATATTTCTCCACTTGATTTAAACTGTCATTAAAAGTCCTCGACTTCTCCACTTAGTGGTCATCTTCTTTTGTCGCCATGACTAAAAGTCCTCGACTTCTTCACTTAGTGGTCATCTTCTTTTGTCGCCATGACTAAATGTTTTCTTGTGCAAGTCGTACAAGATGATAATAATGGTAATAGAAAAATCAAGTGTTGTTGTGGTAATTTTGTGGCATACAAGATAAAGCGAAAACTATATATCTTTTTTAATAACTGTATTGACTATAAAGATATATATATATATATAATGATGCATAGTTTTTACTATGCACCCACGGAGAGATATGTACAAAAACTTTGGTTCGATTATGTCCAACCAGCATACAGATTCTGTGCATCCGCAGTATCATATCCTTTTGTCTGGTCTGGTTTGATGCATGGAGAGAACGATAGTCGCAAAGTGCAAACTCAGTGCGCACATTGCGGTGCGGAGATTGATGTCTATATGACGCCTACACAATACCAGGAATATGTATCTTCACAAAAAACAACAACAACGCCGATCGTGCAATCCATTGAAAATTCTTTATCATTTTGGATATATCGCAGCGACGATCATGCGAATGCCAGTAGCGACGACAATGACCAACAACGCTCATTGCCGTTTGCTGTTTGTGATCATCATTGCCTACAAAATTGGATGGCTACACATAAATCGTCATAAAAATATTTCTGAAATAGAACAATATATATATATGAATGTTAAAATTCGTATGTATATATATACATATTTCTAGTATATGCCATTATTTGTACATGCACATTGTATTGGTATCATAATCGATCCATGTAGCATGATTGAATAAAGCGCACGCACCAATGACCATGCACGACGTATCTAATCCTGGTGGTAGTGATTCAATTAGAATTTGAGTTTCTTGAAATTTTCGCGTTAGTGTCTGTGGTGAAAGCGCAGGAGACGATTGTGAAATCGTGATGGGTGGTGATGTTCGAAGCCATGCGCCACGTTCAATTTCCACTTCCACAATACGGCGATCGTGAGTTTCAAAACCAATAATGATTTGTGGTGGCGATGTGTAATCTCGTAAAGTTGAAATGGTGCGGGGCTCTGAAGAAACCAAGGCCGGATGTGTCCAGATATCACTGTTCGACCAAGATATATTACGCCCATCGTTGCGACTCATGTGCTGCACCATATTTGTTCGATAATTCCCATGAATCATAAGTCCTGCAAATTGGTTATCTAACATGGCAAATAATTCTCCGTTCGATGCAGCGCCTTCCGTTACGTCCAACTCGCGACCATCACCTCGGCGAACACAGAGTTTACGAACACGCACGACTGCCGTTGTCTTACACCATTCACCGATAAGATTAAAACTAATATTCATTGTTATAGGAAGATTTGTAATATCTTCATGTGTCCATAGACGAATTCGAGGATGATCCTTGATAAACGAGTCGTCGTTGGTGCTGGGTATTTGCATGTCATCCAGCACATGGTCCGTCTGCCGTTGTTCATCGTCCTTATTAATATTTTGGATCCACGCTGGCAATGAAATGCCCAAAATGGTTGGAATATGAAACACATCTTTTGAAATGTTATCAAGATTTCGCATATCAACAAGTACAGTCGTGTGCAGAATACGACCTTCCTGTTTTAGTTGTTTCAATACTCCACAGTCCGTGCGATTCAATGCAAGCATGTTATGGTGTAGTTGGTAGAAACGATGAATAAATACATCAGTGGCTGTATTCATTACTACTTTACGCGCAATACAGACCGGCATATTAGCAGGTAGTAGGTATTCAGAATCAAAATACAATCGTCTATTTGTCGCGGTTACTGGTGGTGATGTTGTTGTTGTTTCTAATGGTTCATGCATTAGAAGTTTGTTTAATGTTGTTGAATAACCTACCAGTTTTAGGTCCCCTGCAAAGATATTCTCTTGTTGTATCGCGTCTTCTCCTCCGGCACGAGCAACATAGACCGCATCATTCAAATAGCCCCACGGTGATGACTCCGACAGAGATGCTCCACGAAATACATTGGTGCGAACATTAAACGCAAGTAAAACACCCAAAGATGACGATGTGGTGCCATGATTTTCGATGGTTGTTGTAGTGGGCGTAGTCGTAATGGGAGAAGAAGTACTCTCTAATTCTTCGTTTTTATTTGTAGCAATAGAAGGACTTGATATACATTGACACCGATAAATCGCATTACTTGTTGCTGCACACCAGACACCCCAAAGAGTGATGATTTTTTGATCCTTATTTTCGCTATTCATGGTTTATTCACACAATAGCACCAAGCATGATAATACTCACCTGTGGTCTGAAGCAATGAATAAATATTACTAGACGCTCCAAGATGTTCCACAAATTCGTACACACTGCATATAGATATATATATATATATATATTTATATTTATTTCGCTCCAAAAGATATATTTAATCGTATTGCATTTTATTTACTGAGTATCGAACACTTCCTGAATCACAATAATATAAAATAGAGATAGATTATTATTAACATGGCGGTATTTGGTCATTGATTATGATGACGATAACGATGATGACTGGTTTTGTTTTCTTCGGGGATTTCACATCGACGAGTTTAATTAAACATAGATACTTTTCTATTGCTTTTTGTGCCGCTATTAGGTTGTGCAGGATCAGCATGATTATTTATCATCATCATGGATGGTGCATTGTGTGGCAATGCGTGTGATGGTGGTTGTTCTATTGATGATGGCGAAGGAAATAGTAATGATTTTTTTGTATGCATAACGGAATTGAATTCAACTGACCCATCTGACCACTCAGATGCGGCGACTTTAACTTGCAGTGGGCCAGACGACGAGTATTGTGGATCCCGCCCAGAAACATACGTTACGGGAATCATTTCTACAGTCTGTCGCACGGGTTGAAGGATATTTGATGTGTGTTGTTGGCCGGATCGTAATTGTTCTGCTTCAGAAAGAAATTGCCGCACTTGGTTTGATGTAATGGCACGGGAATCTTGTAAAAGTGCCGATGTCGATAAGAACTGAGACAAAATGTCCACATGCCCATTGTTTTCCATTACATAAGGATGATTCTTGGTCGTCGGGATGCTATCCGATGTATAATGGGCCGGCATAACTGCAGAAGAAAGTGATGACTGTTGTTGATGTGTGGCAACTTGTTGATACTGACCGTCCTGATTATGATGAGATTCGCACGACGATGATCCAGAGTTGTTGTTGATGTGTTGTTGCTGTTGGTAATATGGGTGTGTTGTTGGAATATCATTTGGAGTGCATCTGTAGTGATTTGTTGAGTTACGTTCATTCACCATCAACTGTGGAACAGTTGCAGGAATGGAGTAGTTAACATCACTTGGTGTAGGCAAGACCACTTTTACTGGAGGTAGCAGACTTGTAATATCATGCGATGCAGTAGGTATATTATGGTTCATTTTGACTCGCGATTCGGGAGAAGGAGTTGATGTCGCCACTACATGTCCATGCACGGTGGAACTAATGATATTACTTGATAGTGTAGGGTCAGCAACCTGGTCCCATCCAACAAATTGTTCTGTAGAATACATTGTAGCATTATTATTATTGGCGGTGTTGGTCTGGTTACCGGACGAAAGCCCCCACGATGGTACATTTGTAGACGTTTGCGGCATACTAGATAATATGGACAGTGGCTCTATTGTGGATCCCCAATATGTTGGGGCTGTGTCTATAGAATTGGGTAGACGACTAGACGGTGCTTGTTGTTGGTGTTCTGGTGGTGGTTGCGGACAAGGATATCGATCACTATTGTGGTGGGTCGCGTGTTGTTGCTGGCTATATTGCAAATTTTGATAGTGTGTCAATTGTTCTCCCATTGTCAATGATGATGGTATTCTATAGGATTGATTCGTATGTACGGTGGATCGCTCGGTTCTTTCCATCATGCGCGACATTATTATTAGTTTAATGGTGTAATGATGATAACAGCAATAAGCATATCTACTGTCCCTGTCATACAAATAAGAGTACAATGACTTGAAGAGAGAGTTGAATAGCAAGAAACAACCCAACCAATTATTTTGATTTTCTTCTTCGTTATTATCTACTTTTTTAATATTTATGAACCAAAAAGGCGATTATCAATACATTTCTTTCATCAAAGAATGAATGCTATTTTTTGGTTCAAGTGCGCAAAGAATCAAAATAATAATACAATATTATTATCTGTTATTGTACATTGGGTTTAAGGTATGGTTCTTATTGTTGCAGTTCTATGGACGGTTCTGGTTGTTTTCTTTTCTTTCGATTTGTTTGTTTTGGTGCTGTTGCTGAATCTACATTCAACAATGGATTTGCTGTATCTGTATTAGCGATCCGTTGCTTTGTGCTTGTCTTTTTGGCTCTGGGTACACGACTAGCAGCGGTTGTCGTATTACCTGCTAATGCTCTCTTAGCAGCAGCCGTGGTAGTGGCCTTTGCAGCGGACGATGATGATTTTGACACCATTCCACCATACGCGACATTGTTACCCGTTGAAGTGGCGTACGCACTCTTGGGTAACTCTAAACCAAGGTCTGTCAAAATCTTCTCCATTGTCGCTCGTTGCTTCGCGCGTTTATCCAATCCTTTCAGTGGACGTAAACATGGCAGCAAATCCTCACGACCAATAAGTCTTAATAGACAATCCGCCACAAACTGACACGATAAGAAATTGGTTCGATCCTGCGGACAATGCTTTTCAAAAGGCCCTTGAATTGCACGGAATAACAGTTTCATTTTCCATTCCTCTTCAGGACTTAGTTTGGGAGGTGGCTTATTCGTAATGCGTGTTGTAATTTGTGACAAATAGTCATAATACTTGCGATAACTGAGCCTCTTTAGAACAGCATATACGTTCTGATGATTGACTTGATCCGGCAAAATACCATCCTCTTCCAGTCCACGCATGACATTTTCCATAATCTTTTCTGGAACAACTCCACTTTCGCGATATGTAAATTTTGTCAGCCACTCTACAAAATGGTTGTATTTACGATACGTAAACGTTGAAAACTCAACCTCATCACCATATGCCATCGCGGAACTGGTTGCGTCTACATATGGATAGCCATATCCACAGACACGACACATTATCATAGAACCATCGGCAGATAATGTCATGGGTCGTTTGCACGTTGCACACGTATCAGCACTTAATACATGTACTGCGGCAGATGTACCCTCCACAGACGCCATATAGTCATCAAAAAGATCTTGATCATTCCACGGCATTGTAATAGCATCCGTTTCTGGTGATGCTGCAGCGGCTTCTGTCACTGATGTGCTACCTGCGACAGAGGGTAGTGATATTATGGATGACGCAGTAGTTGTTCGCCTCATCCATGAATCTAGCAATTCTAAATAGGGGCGTGTCTGATATTCGTAATGACGGACAAGATTTCCGCTTTCAATTTCTTGACTCTCTTTTTTTAATCGATCCAATTCCCGCTCCAAGGTACGTTTACGCCGATACGCCAATGGTCCTTGCTGTTGCGGCATGAGCGCGGTTAATTCGTCGATACGTTGACGAATTTGCTTTGGACGATCTCGTTGTTCCTTTTGCAATACTTCGATGCGGTCGCGAATTCTATCACGCAGTAACTGATGTGCTGGTAAACGAGGTACTTTGGACCGTTGACTTGGGCGTTTTGCCGTTGCGACTGTTGCCTTCCTGGTATCAGTAACACCTGCTGCTACTGACTCAACGTTACCAACTGGTGATGCAGGTATCGAATTAACGGATGATGATAACGTCGACATTACAATTCAATCAGAGACAACATCATCATTCACTCATAAGGTTCACAAACTACAACAATGATTCTAACCGCCTGCGTAATAAATATAATAGTTGCAGGCCGGAAGAAATAGACATACGCATTGATTGGCAATCAATAATTATGCGCGGTAATTTCATGTATATGCGATCACACACTGCAAACATAATTATTCATTTCATGTGGTGCAATTATTCGATAGTTATTATAACATAATAATATTATTATTCGCAGTATTGCTGTATTTTTTTGAAAACATATCGATTACGTCTTTGTGTGGGGTGTGGAGGATGTCTTTATGTAAATGAGTATCAACCACATAAATTATACATATTTATATCCTGTCGGGTGTTGATCAGTTGGTGTTGGCAATTATTATTGGATCATTAAAAATAATCAATCCTACTGAAATAAAGAATCAATCAAAGACACAAATTAGTCGGTTTTGACCAGAATCTTTCTTTTGTTTCACACCACGAATAATAATGGAAGATATTCTTCTGGATGAACGCATTAATGCAAGATTTGGCACCGCACAACAATTGCTTCAACAACAACCAAATCTACTTGGTGCATTCACATCGACTGCGACAATTCCGACGATGGATCATGCGTCTTCTATTGGTGTAATGGTACCCACACAACAGAAACAAGTATTATTAACATCTCCTTTACACAACACGGTTCGTTTACCATCGGCAACAAACGGCACCGCCTCATCATCTGCAGCAGTACTTATTTCACCAACGGGTCCGGTAGCAATGACAACAACGACACCAACGAGTCGCATGGTACCAAATACACTACTACCACCGATAGGCACACCAGTCATTGGTGCCATTGCGTGCCCTCGTGATGGCAAAACACCTTGTATTGCAGCACCACAAACGAAAGAAGTAATTACGATTACATGTACTGCACCATCACGACCACCATCGTTTTGGACGCCTTGGACATGTGCCCTTGTTATAGTACTGGGTATATTGGTTGTATATATTGTAAGTAAGATCATGCAGTCGCGATACAATATTAAAAAAGATATCAACGTGCAGATGAAAAATAATGCCAGCAACAAAGCGTCTCAAGCAAAAGAAGATGATAACAAAGAGAGACAATCAATAACCAGAGCGTCGTCTATTACACAAAGATCAACACATTCACCATGACAAACTAAACCACTGTATAAAAAAAGGCCTGTCCCACAATAGTATTCGTTTATATAAAAATATCTGCAATAAATATATATAAATATATAATGTACATATTAAGAACAAGCAAGATAATAATTATTCCATCTTTTTATCGTTATAGTTGTTGTTGTGTGTGCGCGCGCGGTAAGGGCTGTGGTGTGGAGAATTATACGATAACAAGGTTATTCTGGGAGAAAATATAATGGAGAATATGTCGGACAATATCACAACCATGGAAAAGACGTGTGGTCCAAATGCCACATTTCGAAAGTATGTCGCGTTAAATCACGCGGTCGGCGCGTTGGGTGTAAAAGATATGCGCAATATTTTTCATCAGATGCGTACATTTGATAATGTTAATCAAGACACGTTTATGCCACACTATGGTATGACCACGGGTGAATTTTCCTGTTTTAAAACGCTTAGTGAACAATCCCGCCGAGATGCACGGGCATCATAACCACCTTTCAACTGAAATAATGAACAAGAATAATAAACTCGAGTTGTAATATTGTAATTATATAGGCGAATTTTCTGCTGTATATATCAATGATGTGTATCCTTGCTAGATGGGCACATGTCCTGGTAAACATATTATATGTCAAAAAAAATACTGCACAGATGGTTAAATAATACGGATACAAAAAATATTACTATGTTTGCGATTATATATAACTCGAGTAATATATATGTCCGACCCGCAGTCGTTATTGAATGGTCTAGAATAGATGTAATAAATAGAATATGGATTCTTTTATTGCACTGCAGATGTTAATGTTCTATACCATAATATTAATATATGTTATCTTGCTGAATGAAATGTTGGAAGAAAAGGCTTGTTAGTGTAATCAAAAGACACTATTCATCATGTGATGATTGGAATGACGTAAATAACTTTTGTTGTACTTAGTTTACCAGCATGTATGTATCCAATAATTTAGTAGTATTATATTCCACGTAGTTACAGGATCTGTCATTAATAGTGAATCATTGTTGCGAATAGACAGCGGTTATAACAACAACATGACTGATTCTGGTGTATTGGCGCCGACAACAATCTCTTCTTCAACAACATCAACAGAAACATCTACAGTGAAGGCTTCTGTTACAACATCCAAGAAGCGCAGCAACGTTTGTACAAAACCAAAAGCGTGGTATGAGTACAATCGCGTAGAGAATCCAGTCGATCGTGTTACGTTTTTGCAGTTGTGTCATGATTTTTTACTTGATCCTACACAATTATCGTCTGGAATTACCAGCAACAGGGATTGTCATAGTGGCAACGTTGATGGGTCAACTGCCGTCGTCGCTGATGACAATGTGCATGAACAACCGACGTGGTTTGATATGGAGCGATGTCTTGTTCCACGATGCATGAATGTTCAAAAGCGTGTTGGATATTTGACGATTCCTATTACGCCAGTTCAAGGCACATCATCTTCCATAGCAACGGTTCTATCGAGCACCATCAATCGGGCCACACCATACATTGCACCAACGATTTTGGGGCATTCTTCTGCAATATATTGCGGCTTTTGTAATAATCCTATTATTTTAGAACCATCATCATCTTCATCGACAGCATTACATGTGTATGTTCATCCGTCCGCACCACGATCATATATTGCGTGTTGTTCGACTTGTTTTGTTGATCCATCAAATTGATCTCAGAAATGTTTATAAATGTATAATTGGTAATGGTATAATATTATTTGATATTCATTCATTTCCTGCACAGAGTATTTTATAGAATCAATCAAAAACCATATTTCACCCAGTGAATATATTCACATGGGTATGTGGTAAATTGATGAATAATTTCTATTTTGTACTCGAATCAAAACAAAGATCTTGTCCGGTGTGGTGAAAAATAATATACATATATTTGTCAACAATAATTGTATTGGTACCATATCCGTACCCATATATATTGAAACTGGTGTATTCAGTAGCCAACTTGTTTAAAAACCATGGCAGATAGTGCTGCTGCATTATTAGTGGGTCCTACTCGAGGATGGAGAGACCAATATGCAATGCGATCACAACCCAGCGGTGGTGCAATGATGGTTGTCGACCCAGCAGTTCAAGATACTGCGACAAACATGGATCTCAAAGTACGTCAATTAATTCAACATGCACAACAACAACAGCAGAATGGTGTGCGAGGGAATATAGCAAATGTGGCACCAATTTCCCGACAAGGTGGTCCCGTGGGAGATGGAAAATCGACGGCTGCAAATGGCATTGGTAAATGGATGGATGGTATTTTTGCACGACCGACAGCAAATAACAGTAATAATTACAATATGGATCCATCATCTTATGCAAGAGACGTTGAATTCAACACCACAACCGACGGAACACGGTTGGTGTCGAATCCTAATTCCAACAACAGTCTGCTAACATCATTGTTTGATTCACAATCAACAACTGTGGAGAATGCCAATGAAAGACGAATTCGTTGGCTTAAATGGGTTGCTCAGAATCGTTACTTTATTGCAGTTGCAACAGGTATTATTGTTATTATTTTATTGATCATGTTAAACCCGCCATTTGTGCAAAAGAGATCGAAAAACAAACTATATCGATCCACCCCAGACAGGCGCAAGATATTCTTCTTAGGTGGTATTGCTATGATAACTACTTTGGTTGTTCCCATGTTCATGGATCGTCCAAAAAAATAAAACCCGCGCGGGATCATATCATAAAAAAAATATATATATAGCATAGATACACACACGATTTTATGTCATAGTAAAACAACCGACACATCTATATATCAATATGTTGTATCAAGTACAAACACCACTATTATTATTTTTTTCCACAGTTCTTTAAAGGTAAGAAAGGAAAGATTTTAAACTTCGATTATCAACATAAATATATATATATATATATATATATATTTACTAGGAAAAAAGGATTGTGTCTGAAATATTTTTGTTTTTACTCCATGACTTCTTCAAAAAGGGATTTTACTATCAGCAGTGGTGGACTTTACGTAGGTATCTTTGCTAGTGAACAAGGTCAACAATTATTGTTGTATTTGGAAGACGTTGCTGCAACTTGTTTCCGAACTTTGAAAGAAGCAGCCACAAACTTGTTTGATAATGCTTCACGGTCGCTACCATTGATATTTGCACAAGTTGCCAATTGGGATGCTGCTATTCGACATGAGGAAGCACAAAAGGCCATTGCGCTGTATAAAGATATTGAGGTTATCTACAAGGCTGTTTTAATGGACTATGCTAACCAAATCACATCCGCCGCTCCCATTGCAGAATCATTGGGCAAAAGTACAGATAAGCGGCGAATACGTCTTAAAATACCCGGATTCACTGAGTTTTTATTTGAATTTATGCGCACATTATCATGCAGCGAAATGGTACAGAGTTTAAGATACTTTGATTCGACTCATTTCGTGGAGCGCAAATTGTCTATTATGGACGCAATCCGTAAAGCCATGGCAAAATGTTTACAGGGACGGATTGAATTTAGTATAACAACATCATCATCGAAAACGGATCATAATAATAGTTCCTCTTCAGCATCTATTACAACACCGTATCCAAATATCATGCATTTCCATCATCAGAATACGCACGACTATAATACGAACAACAATGGTGCCACGCCAACTGGTATGCTGCCTTCCGCATGGATGAATAGCAGTAGTAATATAGGTGGCACTAATGGGAGTATTCATCCCATGTCCCAGCATCACCCACACCTTACCAATAATTATGTTTCACACCAGCAACAACCAGGAACTCTGTTGCCGCCGTCGATAGAATTCCCAGATTATCAACCTCAGGAAGCATGTTTAACGTCGAGCGCACAATCATACATTCCAGATAATACATTGCCAATAGGTCGTTTGCACACTGACAGTAACAGGCAACAGAATCGTCATCGAAATAATAATAACAATATATCAAGCACGAATAGCAATGATATTTCGACCCGTGATGAATCTATAATACCATCTGGTACCAGTTCACAATCCAATAGTAGTGGTAGTGCCAGTCGACACTATCAACCAATATTTCATGCACACCGCCCTTCAAATATGGCAGAATCAGCGTCCGCGTTCGCACAATCGTTTGTGCGACAGCAACAGAACATGCAAAAACAACCGGCACCAACAACAATAGAGTCGACAGATCCGACAGGATCTGCTATTCGACCGGATCGCAATAATAGACAGTCACCAGCACAACAACAGCAATCAACACCCAGCACATCCACAGCAACAACAGTAGGATTAACACCGGTAAATAAATCACCAATACCACCACAGACCTCACAAAATCAGAAACAACCACAGCAATATGCCGGAACCACTACTACTACTTCCTCCACATCTCCCAGCACAACAACTTCATCAGTCACCACAGCGCTAAAAATCGCAACATCATTACCAAACACACCGCTCATTACAGCAACGAAATTAAATCCACCAACAACAACGTCCACCATAATATCTAAAATATCGGGCTCTATTAGCAATTCACGCAGCAATACCGACAGTGCTACAACCACCATATTATCTGATGCCAACCATAAAACGGCATCGACACCCAACACACCATTCAACGATCGGTCTGTCGTCAATCCTGTACAAGATACTAACAAAGCATTTCCCAACACATCAGTATTATCGGTTCCACCTGTCAGTAATGAATCACAAATCATCGATAATGTAACTGCTGCTGCGGCTACCCCATTAATATCCGCATCGTCAGCATCCTCCACGGCACCACCACCCACACCAAAGAGTTCTGTTCAACGGGAGTCGTTTTCCCAACCACGTCCAGCGCCGGTAGGTGTTGCTTCTAACAACGACTTGTCGTTTTCAAATCCTGCCTCTTCTGGTAGCAACACCCGAAACAAACCACCACAGCAACATCCCCAACGTTTCCCTCCCAAGTTTATTCCGGGTAGTATTGGCCCACATAGTACAGAAGAACCTGAGTTTCGAGTCATAACAGTGAAAAAACCGCCATCAACGACCTCATTAGCACAACAACAACCCTTTATGGTACCAATACCACCGGCACACGGCAATCTCTATGACGCTGATAGTAGAGGTACTAATAACCAGAAAACTGTTAATAATCGGGGTAAACAAAAGAAGAAAACTAAAAGAACACAAGCGTCTTCTGCAAAAGGCCCAATGTTTATGATGATGCCATACCAACAACAACAACATCCATACTTTTCTGCTGCGGGATCAACCTCCTTTCCGTTTGGTGATAATGATACAGCAGAGTTTGTTGATAATGATGATGATATGTATTATGAATCGCGGCTGAATGGTGATGATGACGACGACGAATAAACTACTGGTTTTAAATATAATAAATAAATAGTTGTGCATATACAATTATTTAGAGTGTAATACTATATTCAAAGGACCATATATATACACACATATATATAGTATCGACTTGAATTTACAATCTTTTCATATAAATCTGACTTAATCATGTGTGCTGCTATTTTGCATTTAGATAGTGCTGCTCGAAACAACCAGCGTTTTCGGCACGTAGTCCACACTTCCCCGACGAATCAGCAACAACTTACATTGATGACACTGCGTCCAAAAGAAAACATTGGCTATGAAGTTCACCCAGATTCAGATCAGTTTATTTATTTTGTCAAAGGAGATGGAACTTTAGTCATCAATCAACAAGCATATCCTATTCATGCCGGAGACGCCACCATCATTCATGCTGGCTCTGGACATGACGTGATTAACACGTCTACGATGGAACCATTGCACATGTACGTGATATACAGTCACGGACTGCATCCGCCAAATGAAATTTTGGTATCCAAACCAGAACAAGACGAGTAGAAGAAAAAGACAAAATAACACAAGTTTCAACATAATATTAGATTACAGGTCCCACCACATATTAGGAAATTTGTATGTAAGAATGTTGATGCACTATGTATTGTATTAAGATTGACTAAAAATAATATAGCCCAATATGTAGATTATGGCATGTTCTGTGTGTTTATACTAAGAAAACAAATTTCTATTACAGTGTTTGTACATTAACCTGGTAACATAATCAAGGTTTACTCTGGGATTACAGAGCGGGACCTGTATTTAATTACTTGTTGCCTTTTTTGTACTTTTTAATCGGACGATGTATTTTTGTTCCCGAGCATTCTTACAATAATAATATTATCATCGCCCAAACCGACCATAACAATCATGATCGATGGTTTAATTTTGATAACGGTATTCTAACACTTATGATAACGAAAAACATATATCACCATTAATAGTAACATTATTCGTACATTTATAAATACGATTCTTACTAAAAATAAAGAGTCTTAATTGTTGGTGGAAATACTTCTTTTTTACAAATCCCCTCTTCTCTGGTTTACGTTTTTAGACAACACACACTTTATATTATCTACACACAAACAAAAGTATACACATTATCATTATTACCCAACATGGCCGAGGAAGACGTGTCTTTTAAACTACGCAAATTTGAGATGAGTTCCATGCAAGACGACAAAACGGTTCTCCTTCTGGGCAAACGTAATACGGGAAAGTCTACCCTGTTAGAAGATATTCTATATCATTTATCTACTGCTTTTGATATAGGGTTTGGCATGACACTAACCCAGGACACGGCACGCTCCTTTGCAAAGTTCATGCCCGAATCCTTGATTCATAACAAGGGTGTTAGAACAGAAAAATTGGAAGAAATTATTGACATGTTACGAAAGATTACAGAGGCAGATGACACTGGAACTGATAAAGTCAAGGTGTATGGCGTGTTGGATGATGTCGCCTCCCAAAAGGGAATCTTTAATTCGGAAACGATGCGCGATATTTTCATGAACGGTAGACATTATCATGTATTTTTCGTTATTCTCCTACAATACGTTATGGATATTGGGCCATCTATCCGTAGTCAGATTGATTACGTATTCATTTTGCGATGCACAGGTGTCGACGACCGCAAAAAGATTTACAAAAACTTTTTTGGCATTTTTCCTGATTTTGAAACCTTTGAAAGGGTATTTGATCAGTGTACAGAGGGATTCGACTGTATCGTGTTAGACAATACTGTACGTAGTAACAAGATTGAGGATTGTGTATTTTGGTATCGAGCACAACCACGCCCACCCAATTTCCGACTATGTAACCGCGAGACTTGGAAATTACATCACATGTTCTATGAACCACAACCTGTCGATTTTGATGATGATGGATGCCCGATCCCCGCGCTCGTTGCCGCAAAAAAGAAAAAGGAATTAAAAGAACAACAGCAGGAACGTGGTGAAACGGATTCTGACGATGCAAGTACCGGCACCACAAAACTAAAACTACCCACCACCACCATTATTCCAAGTACAAAGTCAACCACCGGAAAGGGTTCTTCGTCTTCTGCAGCCGCGAGCGCAGCGGCCAAGGGCCGATCTACCACACGTGGTCGTAAGGGGGCCGCAGCACTCACGATCACGGTAGAAAAGAGAGACGAACAAGGAAATATGATTGTCACACTCCCACAAACACCCGCTATGGTAGCGGCCAAAACGAACACATCCGCAGCCGCCGCCGCCAAAAAACCAATGACTGCGGTCCCGGCATCAATACCTACATTGTTGTCGTCAGCAACCGCAACAAACAAACTACCAGCAGCACGTCCATCGCAAAAACAAGACCATTAATATAAACCAATAGAACTACAATATATAAAATAAATTCAAATTGATTGAGCAAATATATGTGTTCCACCACTCGAGTTGTAATATATAGAAATAATGAAGAAATTATTGAACATCTCGATTTAACCTTTTATTATTTTGATGGGATAATGTGGATTCGAATTCTAATTGCACGTAAGCATCAATCATTGTACATTATTTATATGAATGGATACGAACGACGATAACAACAACAACAATGATACCACACCCGATCATCATTTTTCGGTGTTTCCCAAAGATGCACAAATCGAAGGAATGTATGACTCTGTATCACAACAAGTATTTCAACAACCAAAAGGTGTACATCAAAGGTCCGGCTTTCGTACCATTGGATTCGAATGCAACCCATGCGATCCGGTATGGCACTTTTCCAGTAAGACAGGTACAAGTCCTGCCGTCATTCGTGGAAATGTTGGAAGCATTTGCATATTTGGCGACACATTGGCAGGATTAGTCTTCCCAAATCGCTCAGTCATCGACACAATATATCAGATTGTTCTACATTGTTGTGTGAATCACAACTCTCCCACAACAACCACAGAAGAAAAACACTACCTACGGTCCGAGGATATTACAATCAAAGCGCCGTTTTTACAACCAATTATTGAATTGACGGCGACAAATACTAAAAATGTCGGCGATAGATCACATACAAATGGCATTTCAAATCTGTTCGTGCTTGTGCCGTGGGCATGTTCATTTCTTCCGCTGAATAGGTTTGTTCGTGGGTTGACGATTGAACTGTATGGACCCGCCCGCGAATACATGGATAGAAAAGAAACACAAGATGTTGTTGATTCTTTGTTTTTTCATCATTCCGGCACTTATAATGATGCCATTGACAAGAACAGAACGAGTCCGCTCCGGTTACTCTATGGCCACTTGCATACAATCACACGGAACAAGTTAGTACACGACTATCATATATGGATGCCGTCGTCGTGTATTTTTGAAAAGCCATCTACACAACAAAACCGTACCAATGAAAATATAACATCACCAAATATTACATGTTGGTTCAATTTGAATGGTGGGTCTGATATGGTTTCTACATGGGTATGCCAACATTATGACGGTACAATACACATATATCGACGCCCAGCATCTCTGGAGAGAATCTGCTGGCAACGAATGTCCTTTGACCAGAAGTGCACATATTTGCGCCAAAATGGACCTTATGTCGATATCCCATCCACGATGCAGGAAATGCCCCCTGCTTTGACGGCATTAACAAACCGCAGAAATAACATTAGAATGACTGCAAATGATTCATCACCCTGTTCTGTTGTCGTGCCATGTTTTGTGTCATATCCACGGTTTATTTATATTAATAACAAGGATATGGACACAACAGAACCAAAAGAGACAACAAACAATGCGACTCAATCGACAGACAATATCAGGATGTTGGTGGACTACCTATTTCGTTCACCAAATTCTGTATCCGCAGACGATGTCGGCACGGCGGTAGACTATCTACTTTGTTCAGAAGAAACGTGGAAAAAGGATTCTGTATCAACAGAATCTGGTGTATATGTTTTGCATGATGGTCGATTCAATATTTTACCCATGTGGTAGTAGAATGTATAATCTGTTATAAATAGTGATACCAATATACGAAAAATATTTACAACTATTTGTCAAACAAATCATACAATCAGCAACCAAATTTATCACACAATATTTGTGTACTTGGTTTTTACCAGTGTAACAATCTTAGATAACAAATACTTTGTGGAGGCAATATTACTCATTCAAAAAATGTTAAATATACTCGAGTTGTATATTCATAGTTCCGCCGGTACCGACTTGTCTCCCAAGAATCCTATGTCTGCTGACTTTGTCTTGGTAACAAGAATACCTCAAACATACATGGTACGGATATGATTCTTTGGTGTACTTTGGAAAAAATAAACTGTATGTGATGACCAATATTTTATTCAGGTATGTATAACTCGAGTTATATATATACGCCATCTGGTCGTTAAATAATTATGAGTTTTCCTTGGTAGTCTTGTCTATTGTGTGTGGTCTGATATGTCACAGTATAAATGTTTTCCAATGATCATATATATATGACAATATATATATAACGGTACTTGGAGAAAAGGTACTGAGGTGCAAATAATATTATATTCTTGCAAATAGATAACTCGAGGTACATTTATTGATATCTGTTATTGGCAGATATGTGGGTCAATTGGGTCGTGCTTGTCGTGGCATAATTTCATCAATGGGGTACGCTTGCCACATGGTGGAGTCTGGTAAAAATGCACTTGATCCACCGACATGGGATGCAGATCCATTATTTGCATGAGTGACCATAACGTAATCATTCCAAGCGGGAACAATATTGAGAGTTTTTTGATTTTGTTTGTACGTGTTATTGTTTAATGTTCTTTTGTCGGAAGTATAGTTTGTTGTCATGAGTTCATCATCATGATTATTATTACCCTCCTCCCTATGTTTCGACAACAAGGAAGCGTCTTCAGTTCCATCGAACACACGCGGTATATGAATATTATTTGTTAAATATGGTCTGGTTGTTGTTTTGCAGGCTGTATTATTTGTTCCCTGGTTTTGTGTCCGTGTAACAAATACCTCATACTCTTCCGTTGATTGTGGATCGCCTGGAGAGGTTCCTGAACGATTGGGTTGGCGAGGATCCCAACTATCGTCGGGATTGTACTGCACCAAATACATATCATCATCATTATTATTTATTCCATCAACGATGTTATTACTGCTTGTGGTCTTATATGGTAGTTGCTGTGTTAATGTTCTCTTTTTTGGATTATTTGTGGATACCATTGAGGCAGATAACACTTGTTGCTTCTTTGTCATTGCCGATCTGTCTTGCGGAGTATTTCGCACAACGTCTTTTGCCGCTACTATCGTTGTTGCAGATGATGTTTGTGGCATCTTCACAGATGCAGCAACACGTTGGGTGGCAACCTTTGCTTCGGCAGATTGAATACTCTTCTGACCTGCTATTAGCGCAGCGGATGAAGCCGATGGTCGTTGTGGTGTTGCTGCGAGGAGTGACGGCTTGCTTGGTGGGATTGCGTGCATGGCTGCAGTAATGGGATTCTGTAGACCGGTGGTCGCTGTTTGTACTCTGTATGCGGTAGATGGCGGTGGTGGAAGTGCGAGTAATTCACTTGGATGCCCCGAAGGACGCGCATACTTTTGTGTTTGACGTACACGATTAATTCCCTTTGCTAATGTCCGTTCCGCGGGACCCTTTTCCTTTTCGGTACGTTTTGTCGAAAAACGTCGAATCATCCATATTAGTATGATTACCAGTACTCCAATTCCCGCATAAATAACCCATCGTGGTATGCGACTCCATACGGATGGCTTTTGTATTGCTGGTGTTACTGCCGCTGTTATTTCTGTCGGTGCTGTTAGTGTTGCTGCGGTCGTAACGGCTACCTTGGGTATTACTGGCGATGTAGGTATCGTTTCGGGTATTGCTGCAGCAGGAGTGGGTGCCGCAGATGTAGAAATAGATGGACGTATCTGAACAAGTCCTGTAGGTCCCGCAGAAATGGTGACTCCTGCGGCAGCGTTTTGTGGCTCTAATACAGAAGGAATTGCAGGTACGCCCGCAATAGGTACAAGTCGTTGTACACCAGTTGTAATCGTACTAACTGTAGATGGTAATTCAAATGGTATGGTACTCGATGTCTGTGGCACCGCTGACGGGGGTTGTGGTGGTGCGGGAATGGTGACAGGTTGTTGTTGTTGTTTGGATTCAGTAAGCACTGTACTTAATAATTCTTTCAATTGTTCTAGTGAAACTCCGCCCGTGCTGGTTACATTGATATTAAATGGCGATGTCGGAATGGTTGCTGCTGTTGTTGTGGGAAGATTTGCTGTCATTGCGGACGGGAATGCCATAGATGACGGTACAAACTGTTGTGGGTTCGGTTGCTGAATGACATATGTTGATGGTGTTGTCGTCGGCACGGCTACCGATGTGAAAGGTTGAAATAGTGGTTGTGTAATTCCAGCCGGTGTCGTTGTGGGTATTTGTTGATGTAATGTTGTTGGTGGAAGTGTGGGTGCTGCTGTTGAAGATATGGTGGGTCGTATGGTTCCTTTTTGTAAATCAAATTCCATGACGATGCCAAAAAATAGAACAGAACTCTTATGGTTGTCGCCTACTTTTAGGCAAAATGCATGTTATGTCCCAAGAGTCTTATTGATATTATAAATAATGATAATGTGTTGTTGATGTCTTGGTGAGATCACTCCCAATAAGTAACTAACACAGTGGTAATGACGTTAGTGTATGTACCAAACAACCTTTTCTTCATAATAGGTTTAGAATACAATTATATATTGGATGACACAATGATGGTTGGATAATTCGGAACAACAATGTTACACGTGAAATGCAGTCTTTATATATATAATTTACAAATATTCATACATGCTCTGCAAGGAAGGGTGAATTACAGTGATAATTGATTGTTTAGTGAGTATATGTAAATGTACTGCGCGTCTCTCTTTGTGGTGTATATATATGTTCTTTCACCATGGCCACACCAACAATTGATGCAATTACAGAGCATACAGATAACCTACAGCAACGCGTTAATGATATCTTTCAACATCATCAAAAAATTGTAGATATACTTGAAGCCGATCGTATTCGATTACGAAAGGACCGCGACTATTGGCGCCAAAAGGCTGTAACTTTAGAAACAATCGTCTCTAAATATTCTCCTCCTGCAGGAGGGCATCACAATTCAATGAAGACGTAGCACAGTGCTTGTGGTTAAGACTTACATTTCTTGGAAACATTATGATATGACGGATGCGTTGTATAATTATGCACTTTTAATAAATTGAGATTCGAGACAAAACATACACATTAATAATATATCTCGAGTTGGTGTATCATTATAAGGTGTAATTTCAGGGAGTGAAATTTTACTATGCCATAAAAACAGTGTCGGCCAATAACTCGTATATTGTTGCTATTGTGGTAGGTAAGTCAACTCAAGGATGGCGACGAAAGAATCGGAGTTGAATATTGATGAAAACCTACCCACAGTATTGGTTTCCCCGCGATTAGACTTTTGGAGTCGTTATCCCACCAGTCTATATCAATGTGCTGGGCGAGTGCGAAGACAGCCTGAGGAAAACGATACTCTGCGTCAAATTATTTCCTTGATCGACACGGACAATAAATCATCCGAAGCGTCTCTTGCGGCATTGGAGTCGCGAAAGGCTTTTTATGTTCGTGGACATGGACACACAATGTTAATACCAGCATTAGCGGATCGTGCATGTGATGTTATCTCCGATTACATGCGAATGCTATTTGCTACTGGCAGGATGCAAAAATTGCTGAGTACATTCTGCAGATACTATATAGAATATGGACAATCGTGCGTGCCGATGCTGGTTCCTGTAGTTGACTATGGGTCTTTATCAACACAGTTTCAGATCTCGATTGCGATTGGCCAAAATCCACTATATTGTCTTTGGCAACACATTGAAAGAGAACAACAATGCGGTTGGAAAAAACAACAACAAGATACTGTTTCAATTTGCAACAGTACACAGAAGTTGTCGGATTTTCATGAGGTATCACTATGTTGTGATTTGTCTGGAAAACATGTTGATCATTTTAGTGAATTTGATTTGATATGTCGTGTAAATAAGCGATGTTGGTTTCAACTGTCGCAGTTGCATCAACTAGGCGCATTCTTTACCAATTCTGCGGATCGGCAAGATGTGGTTTGTCGTGTGTGGTCGTGGGCTGTGCCATCTCCAGACGCACTCGACTATATCAAGAGAATGGATCGACCCGTTGTCGAAGTGGGTGCCGGGACGGGATATTGGCTGTCGCAGTTGTACGCTCGTGGTGTGACTCGTCTCAAAGGATACGACGTGGTAGGAAATACTCTTACAACGATTCCCGATCTCACATGGACCACGACAATGGTGATTTTGGCAGCACACGCCACCACTACTAAGACAACGACATCGTGTTTCTATCCCGTGCATGAGGCAACTCCCTCCACAATTAATTGGGAATCCCATTGTAAAGATGTGTTACTTCTTTGTTGGCCACCTGAAGATTCACATCCGGGTGCGTCGATGTCTGTTGATGCACTGGAATCATTCTTGGGAGATGACGTCATTTATGTGGGCGAGGGTCGCGGAGGGTCCACTGCGACAGATGCGTTCTTTGATCGGCTGTCTCAAGCGTGGCTTTGCACAACAACAATTCCCATTCCGGTGTGGCCTGGAGTGTATGATATGATGTATCATTATCGTCGTCGGACTTTATCAAATATGTAGCAAGTGATAATATAATACCGGCAATAAATAGTATGTCTTAATGAATTTTTAAGAAGTCTTTTACATTTTACAAATGGTTCGTATATCGTACTGTCCTTATCGTTTTGTTGCAATTACACATTCATGAATCATATAGACACGATAATGGTGTATTCATGCGCTAAATAAACTATAGAGTAAAAACTATTGTTGCTCTTGTGGTTCCACGGATTGAGCAATGGTGGCCGCCATTTTTTTTATATCATTGATGTTGCCATTTTCCATGGCCTGTTTAATTTGTTCTCGCACTGTGTCGTTCTGAATACCCAAACTTCGCAACATTTCGTCAGGGTCTTGCATGTATTGATTTGCCATCTTTTTTGTTTCCTTTTGCTTTCGTTGACTTTTGGTTGATTGAACACCGGTGCCTCGGGTACGGGCTGCACGAAGCATCTGCATCTTCTGACGCAAAAGTTCTCTTGGGGATGGTTCGGGAACTGTACCTTGGTTCAATGACGGTTCTGGAGATGTAAAAGGCCGGTCGTAAGGTCTTGAGGATGATTCTGGTGCATTGGAAAAGAGTGATGATGGTTCTTCAAGTTCCATAACGGGGGTATCGGCATCATCATCGTCATCTGCTGCGTTATCGATGGTATTATTTGAAACTGAACTTTGTGATGCTGGTAACAATGATTCCGACATGATAATTATAGTTTGGTTATGTCGTATGTAAAACAGCGAAAATGTGGAGAAAGATTCTGTACTCTTAGTAAACCACAAACACACACTAACAAATAGTAATGTGTGCGTATGTGTTTGTGCGTAGATAGTAATGTGTATTATACATCAAAATCGTAGTGGATGCATTTCATTTGTAAAAAGTGTGTATTGGGTTTTTCTACTTTGATACAATCATGATTATTTCTACCTCCAGAGTTCACATATTTCAAATGTTTTTTGTTGCGTTATTAATTCATTATTTGTGTGGTGGTAATCTTCATCACACTGTGGATTGCCACTGGTGTTGGCGGCAGATTGATGTTGCTTGTAATGATGATCCGTTCATGTGCTTGTTTCAGTACATGCACTATTAATGTTTGGTTTGAGCGGAGGCGGACCGGTGTTGTTAATGATGATATCTGATTTATTTTTGTTTCGATAGGATTGATTTTGTGTAATAATGTAGTTGTAGTACAGCCACAGAAAAGGGTAGACAAGTGCGTAGCAGAAGCACGCTAATACAACAAAGAGAACAAGTAGCCACCGTGGGGTGTCCATCGTGACGGAGTTGTTGGTGTATTCGTGTAATATTAGTGTTAGTCTTGTATTGTGTTATAGATATAACCGCAGTAATTAACAATGACACGAGAGTTTATTTTTATATATAGATTGAGGACATAAATACACCAATTACGAGATAGTATTGGTTGTGATTTTATGGGTTGTGCCTCTGTCACATTTAATTGTTTATTAAATATATATATATATATATATATATCAGGTTCTTGTCGTTCACAACTATTACTACATTTGTTGTTTTGTTCTAATGATTCCTATGAAAGTCATAAAGAAGAAAAATGCTGCAGTTATATTTAACCAGATGTGTTTTGCGATACTAATAATTGTATCAGTAACTGCAATGCTGATCCTTTCAATGGAACATATAATGTTCGATGACAATGTGGCAGTATTATGTTTACAAGCACCTTTAAACATGAATCGAAGAAAAATGCAACCAGAATAAACCCTGCAATGATTGTCAATATACGAAAAAGATTTCTAACAATACGAGTTTTGGGATCTTGTTGGTGTTGACTGTTGCTGTTGTTGTGTTTATGTGGTGATGATATTAGTGTGGGTGCTGCTGGTGTATCGACGACTCGCAAATTGGAATTTGTTTATTTACTGCTCCGTATTATAATCGCGACAGTATTGATATTATTTAGACAATGGGTTATATGATGATATACTGCGATGAAGGGAGACAGAAAGTAATACTGACAAAAAATAATTACAACAACAAAAACGATTGATTGGTCAGTTTTCGCCAGGAGATTAGCAAGTATGTTTAACATTGGTTTTTTTAAATATTTCTTTTTGTTCGTGTTGTCCGAATTATTATTATTCTTATAAAGTATAATTCCAATTAATTATCACTCATTATAGTAAGATACAGACTCACATATCGCAACGACCATTGTATACTTCCGAAATGTATTCAAATCGTCGAAATATGCGGGCTAATCCGACCATAATACAGAAAGGGCCATCACGGGTAATGGTGAATAAGGGGCCGATTGGAGTCAATGGTGGTCGCGCGGTCGATTCAATGGTATCTGTCGCCTCCGCCACCAACACAGTAGTCTCTTCGTCATCGTCGGGTGCATTTCCTTGGAAAATTGTACTAATCAGTGTTGGTATACTTGTGACATATCTGTTGTTTCGCAAGTGGCAACGTTCCGCTTCGCGAACAAAGATTGAGAAGCAAGTGCGCGAGCGATGTGGTACCGTAGAGTCATCCGATACAATATTCGTAGCCATGTATGCATACAAGGATGGTCGTGTGGCCGAGACGATAGTAGATCTGTTTCACAAAGCCGTCTGTCCGCGCCGCATTGTTGTTGGCATCTACCAACATAACGGTCGCGGAGACACTCATTGTATGGAGCGATATCAATCAATGGCTAAATACTATGGACACCCTGTATATTCGGATAACGTGCGCGTATTGACTGGAATTGCACATGATGCGAAGGGTCGCAGTTGGCCCTTGGCAATGATCTTTCGTGCTCTTTATCAAGGTGAGAAATATAGCCTTATCTTGGACACGAATGCACGCTTATGTCAAGACTGGGATGAGAAGATGATTGCACATTATTTCAAGTCGGTAGAGGTGAATGGTGGTGATCCTCACGTTGCAATAACACAAACACCACCAACACGAACAGCGCTATCGATTGTTTCTGGGATTCATGGACCACCAACGTTTATGCGAATGCATCAATGGAAAGAGCAATATCTACCATTGCCCGTCTTTGAAATGGTCACGTGTAAGAATACTCCGTTGCGACCTATGGCGACATTTTATTCCGATCTATCATTTTTGTTTGCACCATCCTCCATGTTCCATCAGGTACCGTTTGACCCACGATTGTATTTTGTAGACAAGCAAGATTTGGATTGGCTCCTTATGATACGATACTGGACGCATGGGTGGTCTCTGTTTACGCCCCCCGAACTCATTTGTGTCAAGATGCCGAGCGCCGCCGGGGCACGGTCTGGTGCCGACGTGGATCGGCCTCCAGCACTAAAACATCACCTTCGTGAATTTTCATATCATGCTATCTATGCCATGATGGGTGTTGAAAAATGGCCCGAAGCGAGTGGTGTTTGTAAAGCATTCGGAACGGCTCGAACAGTGCAATCCTACATGGATGTAACGGGCATTAACTTTCTAAAACGAACAGTAACAGACGCTGCGTTGCTTGGACTATGGCATGCAGAGTGGTTGAAAAATCTGGCCGATGAAGAAAGTATCAGTAAATATGGATCGTGGTCCGATGCAATTTACACAAGAGAACGTATTCGTACACAATGGTTAGGAACAGAGGAACAACCCTATCTACCGACAACCATGGATTATATGTCGGGTACTGCTGTTGACCCTACACCATCAGTAAAACAATATACCACTGTAGTAGCATCATCATCAACATTGTTACAACAACAGCAAATGCACCGAAACTATCATGGGGGTAATTTGGCAGATCGTGATTTAGAGGACAATGCTGATTGATTGAATAAAATAAAGGAAACAATCAGAAGTATTATAGCAACTTGGATAGTTTCCAATAAAAGACGCCGTAAGTATATATATGAAGAAAACTTGTTCTACATACATGTATCGATTGTTTTGTGCATATTTGGATTAATATACCATGCCGATACTGGAGGTATGATAACCCAAAGCATTATTAATTAATGATATTATTATTTGAATCATATTTGTACTATGAATTATAATCCTAAATACAATAAAATATTGCCACGCGGATCTTGTGTCTCTTTGATAGAGTACTGCATCGGGTCGTGATAAGTGCCAGTATGCTGCTGCTGGTTGTCTGTAGTTAATGTTGATGTGGAGGCACCGAGAGGTGTATTTGTGGAGACCTCTGATGGTTGTGTTGGATTTTTTCTCATGGCGAACGCCCTCATAATATAACGATCGATTGCAGGTATAGTTTGCGATAATGTAAGTGGTGTTTTTGGCACTCGATTAGACGTGCGGGTACTATGTTCAGGATTTGGTGTTGTTCTCAATGATGGAGGTGGAATTACTGTTGGTGTCCGAAACACTCTAGGACCCGCGATCAATGAGGGAAATATTATTGTATTCGATACATCGGCTTGATAAGGAAGATGTGTTGTTGATTCTGGCTGTGCAATAATACGTAGTGGTGGGTCTCTCGGACGTTCGGGGGTTTGTAGCCATCGATCACGAATGGGTCTGTTATGATTCGTGATCGTTGTTGTATTCTCGTTCAAACTGTCATGCGTACGTATAAATGATGAAGAATGATTTTGCTGAGTTGTTGTAGTTGACGTAGATGTAGAGGAAGAGGTATTCGCATTATCATTTCGCAGAAATTGTGATCTTGTTGGGCCAGTGTGTGGTTGAATTGCTTGAATATATTGACATACATCGAATTGTGATTGTTGAGATTCTGATAATTGTGTTCGAATCGTCTTCTCGGATACTATAGGTCCACACCGAATAGGACACATTATGTGATCAATCATCCATGGCCTTAAGCAGTTTACATGATATTTGTGGGAACATGCTAAACAAAAGACGCGATCCGCTTCATGAAACGATTCCAGACAGATCGCGCATTGTTCTTCTTGATTACTCTGGTCATTATACTTTCTATCTTGCTTATTCGTATCTTTCGGGCTATCAATTAATTGTTTTTGTTGTTGTGCTAGTGTGTTGTGGACAATTGTTGTTGTAACTCTCTCAGAATTTGTATTATTTTCTTTTTGTATTATCTCTGCTGTTTCGTCTGTCACTGAGATGTCCGACTGTGAGTTTTGCAGTGATAGTGAAACCTGACTCATTCCAGTATGACCATTATCATTTTGTTGAATACAAGCAGGCAAGAAATGCATATACATATCCTGTCTGATCAGGTTAATGATAGTATCGGGGACCCCTTTCTTCACTGGTGTATTGAACGATGATCCTCCTTCAGAGGCATCAACAACTATGGTGTTGGTATTTGTCAGTCGATCTGAAGAGAATTCCCTAGTGGAATTGTTGTTTCTCCAATGATGATGATAAGTACTGGTATCGTCTACAAACTGTACAGAATAACTCATTTCATCCGGTTGCGAAAAAGAACGGGGGTCTGAGTACGCCACCCCGGGTCCTAGTTCACGTCTGTTCCAAGACCATCCAGTTTCCAATTGTTCATCCATGGTTAAAAAAGCAGCAGCCGCACCATTCATATCATCGTTGTCGCTATCTGATGATGATGTCTCCAAAGACGACAAAATATTGGTAAAAAGAGAAACACGAAATAATGGACCGCGCGTGGACTGGTGATTAAGGGGATCTCTTTCTTCTTCCATGATGTGATACTGTTGTTATTATTTGTACGGCATATAGCGCATACAAAATTCCCAAAATGATTTGTACTTGGAAACGAACGAATTGTGTGTCGCATAACAATGGATAATTACTATCCTTTGCTCAAGTGGTTGTTTACATTTGGTGTGTCAATGTTGTTTCATAATGATATAAATATATATATATATAGGGTGTATGTCTGTATCCTAAAAACAATGAATTATATGAAATAGAGAATAATCATGGTAGAAATTGAATTATTATATCTCATTCTTCCAAGACTACTTTTTGCACACCAAAATATTACAAAGAAGAATATCTGTGTTTGTGGTATTGTTTATAGAGGTACCACTAATCAAACCTATTCTGCATTGCAAATTCTTTAATTAACGAAACGTAAAGAAAAGCATATATATATATCTATAATCTTTTAATCACACAACAATGAAAAATCATAACAGCGGTGCTCTCATACTCGGCGCCATCTTAGTCTCTTTATTGTTTGCCGGGTTTATTGGTTTGATCTTTGTTATTCTACCTCACTTGCATGAATCGCGTCAATTTGATACAAATGCACCCATTTTGGGCGAGTATGCACATTCGTATGTACCGTCATCGAGTGTAATTGGTCGTGTCGATGGTGCGGCTGCTTCCATGGTTGCACAGCCAAATGTTGTACCGTTATGGATATATACACCCCGCTATGCCCGCCATCAGGAACATTACGCTGAGGTTATCGGCGAAAGAGGAGAGCAACTTCACTCCGCATCCAATGATGACAATATGTCCGTCATTGGCCAACTGCTATCTGTTGTGTACGCTGCTAGCCTCAAGACCGGTTTGATTATTCTCGGTTTTGTGGTGCCTGTGTTGATTATGGCCGGGTCGTGCATCTGCGGCGTTATTCGTCGTGTTGGTGGCCGTGTATTCAAACGACGTGCCGGGACCCTTTCCGCAGCAGCGTGTCATGGTGCAAGTGATCAACAAGATGCCGTTGCAAGCGCAATTGCGGTGGCCGCAGTAGAACCAGTATCACCGATAGTATCAGAATGTTGTGAACGCTCCAACGAACAAGCCGCGGTTGCCACGGCCACCGTTGTTGTCGATACTCCGACGAACATGGTGTCTATGGAAGGTATTGTCCACATTGAATCAACCGCCGCGGGTGTTGGCAGCAGTGGTGTGGATTCTTGTGCGTGTGCGTGTGCGACAAAGCGCCGCGTCGTTGGTGATGTCGCACAGAGCGCTGGCTGTGCTTGCTTGTCATGCTCCTGCAGGCCTTGCGGCTGTGCATCTCGTCAACACTGACGGAATGAAAAATAGTACCAAAGAAACGATAAATACTACCAAATAAATATCAATTAACGTATTTCCAAACGACATATTCGTTCACATGCATGTTGTTGTAACTGCACATGACGGTATATATATATATATATGATATTATAATTGTGTGTATGCAAAATGTTTTTTTACACCCTGAAATAAAATGTTCTACACAACAATAAACACGTTTGTGTCATAATGCTGACAAGAAAACGAACAAGACAAAAAAAAGGTATTTAATTTGAACGACAATATATCACATTACAGTCTTGTCCTTGCAATATACTATATATACATATCCGAATACTGAACATATTATGAGTGATACTTCTTTTTTATCCTTGCAAGAGGCTGAGCCACCTCCGTTAAAAAAACAAAAAAAGTCACCAACGGATCATGGTCAATCACCCACTACGATGCGGTATTGCTCTTCTTCTTCGATAAATAACAATGACAACAAAATAACAACTAACAAAAAGAACAAGAATGATAAGCAAAAGACTTCATTGATACATAAAAACTGCGGCGCGTTCTATGGCGTACATCGCGGTCGACGGACAGGCGTTTTCACTTCGTGGGATCAGGTCGGTCCCCTTATCGAGGGATATCCAAACGCACAATTTAAAAAGTTTCAAACTTGGCAAGAGGCGGCAGCATTTGCGGCATCTGGCCATGCAGAATCCGCATTTCGCTCAGATACGTTCCTTGTGACGACCCTGTCGTCGGCACAGTACCCCAACGGTTCCTCTGTTCGGACATACGACCCCCACCAGTATCAGAATAGCCAGCCGACGATTTCCTTGCAGACGATTCAACCACATCAAATCGTGTCTCCATCGGCGCAAATTGGTGTAAATGCTGATGATAATAATCCTGTGGGTTGTTGTAAGCAGACTTGTTTCGGACCAAGTTCGCAGCAGCAGCAGCAGCAGAATCCACCATCATGGAGTTTGCCACCCGCACAGCGGGTCGCTGTGGCGGAACCATCATCATCCTTGTCATCATCTGTACCACATGAAAAAAATCATCAAGCATTATCAGTATCAATACTACCACCACAACAATGCCAAACATTAGTACATCAAAATAGTAATATTAAGAATAATAATAATAATAATAGATACCAGCAACGACATCGCAACGTGTCCATCGTTGCACGGGCTGTAGGAATAACTGCACAGAATACACCACTTCACAGTGTTATGGTTATCCTTCCAAATAACAATGATGTTCAGAGTAATAGTAACAATAATACAAAACATACAGATGAACACCAACAACGTGATTCAAACAACACAGCGTCGAATATGGTATTGCCGTGGTTTGAGATTCAAGATAGCGTCATCAAAATAACACCGGCGTCTGTGGAATCGTTATCTCTGAGAGCACATTATGTTGCCATTCAAGGTGCTTGTGAATACATTTATTCGCACGCTGAAGATAGTGGTGTTGTATACACAACGTCGTTGCATGCGTACAACTGCTTAACGCGGTACGCACTTGAGTGGTCTCGCACTGGTTGGATAACTCGACGAGGTGTATTTGTAGAGCATGCCGATATACTAGCGCACCTGGTGGCCTTTCTATTCAATCCTAATAATAATAATAATAATGGGAAAACGCCTGAAATTCAAATCAAATACGTACCATGGAAGGATTGGCGGGTACCATTGTCCGCACATCAGAATATTGCCCCTTGTTTACGTCGTGCCCTGAATCAAATGGATCAACAATTTGAGACGATGCCATTGCAATTGTCTTCTTGTTTGTCAAAGGTGGCGACTTAGATTCCCCCTGATGGTGCTGTTGCTGCGGATTCGGATGTAGTTCGGGTTCCTGCACCGTGCGAGTCGCAGTCGTGGATGACGTTGATGATTTTGTAGTAGGCGCTACACGAATTGGTTTTTGTCGTTTTAACATGTACTCGGCTGCTTTTACATAATGTGATATTCTCCAATCTATAATTTGTAATACATATTTTTCCCATTGTCCCCATGGAGGATGAAACACTGCTGCGGTTGTGGATGATGATGTCTGCAGATCTGTTTTTCTACGTAGTAGTGCACTTGGGTTGTTTATCGGCGGTGATGGTGGCGCTGCAGACGCTGTTTGTATTGTTGCTACTTCGACCTCTTGTAATGCTGCACATTCCAATTGATTATCCGCAGTGCATATAGATTCATCTGCTCCCTGAACAAATTTAATAATAATACGAAGTGCGGTCAATAAAAACACAGGCGTTGTCATGTTGTGTGGTGGCAAATAAATATAATTGTTGTTTGTATTGTTCTTATTACTTTTGGAGATATTATCATCAGTAGTAGTAGAATTTTGGGCAAGTATTCGCGTCCACCGTCGATACATGAGATATGCTGCCAATAAAAACGACCGATCTGCACTTGGAACTAATTGTTTGAGTACCACAACGGCATGGGGATCGCGTTGCATGTTTGCTTCTGTATCTTCTTCAGATTTCGCGTAACGACACACAATAAATCACAACGTTGTTGTGTGGTGTTGACCAATATTATTTTATTATTGTTGTGGTGTCGTTTTCTTATTTATATACACAGTACAAATCTTCTCCTTTGTATACATGCTGTAACAAATGATTACATCGGTAAGTCTACATTTACTGATCCCCACTCGCAGACGACAGCGATGAGTATTCATTGTGTGTGGTAGACATATCGGACATTCGATGCATCATGTCCAACCAATATGCAGAACCATACGGGTGTCCAAACACATTAGGAGTGGGGTGTTGGTAGATCAACTCTAACTGTTCGTCGTTCCACATTGGCACCGAAACAAGAGATGCCAATGGTACAACACTGTAGATACAGTCATCGTCGGAACAATTTGGTTGAGTTCCACAGCGTAAAATGATTGATTTTTCTCTGTCTTGATCAAATGATGCGGATGTGGATACTTCCAGCCACATAGGATTGTCATCAACCGCATGTTTACCCAATTGAACCGCACATGATATAATATGCGCAATTGGAACCACGGTAAGGTTTGCCCAGCGTTCGGGTGTTGCTTCGTTGTCCTGAACAAGAGATCCCACTATCGGGTCTATGCCATTACCTGCCTGATGAAGGTCAATGTGGGACAAATAATCCTTTAAATTATCTGAATCTGCCAAATACTGTGGGAGCATTTCACGACGTTGGTGTACCGATGGCGCGGACCAAAATTTGCACGACACAGGCCAATTACAATACCCTAGGGCCATAATTCGTATTGCGTCGCGTCCAGTGGCACGATCCGTATAAAAATGATGCGGAGGGTACTGTGTGCGAAGCAAAAAGTCGTGTGGGTCCATATGTTTCTCCCAAAATGGTAATAGAGTCTTCTTCTCAAATGTATCATATGGAGCCCAATCTGGAGTCACGCCCGTTATCCAATCTTCAATGGCTTGAAACGTATAATTGGGGCGAGGTGGTGATAGTCTGGAAACCAAGGAATCACGTTGACGTGAATCGTCCGACCACAAATCACGTGATAGAGACAACGATGATGATGTCGTGGTTGTTGATGGTGTCATTGTTGTTGACGACGATGCGACCGCAGATGAGGTAGACGGTGTAGTCGAGCAAAAGAATGCATTGTCCGTCAGGGCCTCCATGATCCCCCTGTACGCGTCCCAATCATACACGTACTCTTTATTGTCGTCTGCAACGAAAGAGGAAGACGACGATGATATGATTGTGTGTGTCGGCCACGCATCCATAGATTCTGCATACAAATCTTCTGGCCTCATATCCGCATGCGACGGATGATGCACCGCCGATGGTGATGCATATGTAGAAGAACCTTGCTTCTTGCTTGGCAACACCAACTTGTGTGAATCCATATCATTCATACCTACGGCTGTTTTTAGTCGTTCAAAAAGAAAGAAAATACCACGATTGTCAGTATAAATGTAACAAGAAAATAATATAGAACTATTATCATTTTTTACACCCATCAAAACTAACACAAGGTAAAAATACGAACCACTAAATGAGTCCCCAGACCAAACTCGTAGCGTGGATGATTGGGACGATCCGTGCCGATAATTACGATCAAGCACATCAGATGATCCGACGGGAGTTGCCGAAGAAACAGCAGCAGCAGCAGCACATTGTTGATGTGGTAGTTGTAAAAATTGGCGACTGTCTTTCATCGATGCATTGTCGCCGTCGTTGGTAATATCCTCATCACCGTTGGTATCAATCACCTCCGCTTTGTCCTTGTTCTTTTTGGACTGCAATAGTATATCGGCACCACCATCGGCACTGATAGTTGTTGTTTTGTTGGTTCTTGTGTGGTGTGATTGACTAGATGAAATCGATGCGCCAGTTTCTTGGGTTACCAATAATGAATGTTGTGGTTGTTTGGTTTGTAAATACTCATTTCGATCAGCCCAAAGCGTCTCCAACAAAGCGCTAAATTTCAGTTCCAAGTCTGCCTGCGACAAACTACTCGTGTTGTTTGATTCATCCAGAGGTTCCATATTTACCACGAACAACTAATGCCGGAATGAGTAGTAGTAAGACCCGTGTAAAATATGTCAATAAGAGAGAGAGAGACAATGTAGTGCACCACTATCTGTATAATGGATTGCTTCTCAATTCAAAGACAATCGCGAATTTGCAGTCGTATCTATTTCGTTACTATATCTCGAGATATAGTATTTTGTTTATTTACACCTCCGAGTACGCTTTAGAAAACTCTTTCTTTTTTCACGAGGTTCAGCCATTCATACATATAGTTTTATTCTGATATGTAATATGATTCCAATAAACCAATTTTTTAAAGAAGAAACCATTGATAATACAACACATATTTTTACTACGCGAATACATCATTAATATTACTATCTATTATTTACACCGAGCAATACTTCCAACTCTTGTTGTGTTAGAGTCGCCTCCTTTTTGTTGTTTGTCGCCAAATCAGACCACGCATCGCCAGACACAACGCTATCTCGCTGAATCGCCTTGGCAATATGTCGTTTTCTTTCCTGTAATTGCAAAATCTTGTACTCGACACTTTGAACCGTGTACAGGGTGCGCATGTGTGTTTTGCGAGTTTGTCCAATGCGATAGACCCGCTCCAAAGCCTGTCTGTCTGTTGCAGGATTCCACCACGGGTCTGCATTGTACACCCAATTGGCAGCGGTTAGATTCACGCCCTCACCGCCGGCTCTAAGAGAGCAGAGAAAAATTCGTGTGCTTTTGTCTGTCTGAAATTGATGAATGACAGAATGGCGCTTCTTATGAGTAAGGGAGCCATCCAACTGAACAATTCGAATTGATTTGTCGAAACCGCCTTTCAACACATTCACAGAGGAGCGACTACCTTCTGACGTTGTAGCCGTCGACAGCGGCGAAAAGAAGACAGACGTTAATAATGATGGTTCAGTTGGTTTGGTCATATTACCATCGACAGATTGATATTCTTGTTCTTGAGACATACGCAGGGCTGCATGCAGCATATTCAAAAACTGAACAAACTGTGAAAATATAACAACTTTGGCGTCGGGATCTTGTTGAAATATACGACGCATCTCTGCAATGAGATATTGGATTTTGTTGCTCAGGTTGATCGTTCGCTCCAAACTCAACAGAGACGGATCCACTGGTTCATTGTAGCGTGCATTTGGATCCTCTTCCTTCTCCGCAGTCATATTACGATCTAATAACTGGGCAACCATAACGCCAAATGTGGCCATTTCTGCACTGCTATTCGGGTCCATACGACGTTCAAGTGATGTGGGTGTTGTCGAAGTTATTATTTTCGTACGATAATTGTCCCCAATATTGCTACAGCATTGACTTGCAGCAACTGCTTTTTCAGTAACGTGACACAATTCGTGCATCATCTCTACATCCGCCATAGCAGTCTGAAAGGGCAAAATACCATGGTCTGCCACCTGCTGCATTTTTCGAAGAGCACCCAATAAACATGTATAGTAGGCACGACGATCCACGCGGCCACCAGACACGCCTGCGGGTCGTTGTGATGACGCGTGGGTTTGCGCAAACGTTGCAGCGGAACGAATCTGACACCGTACGTAGTCAACCACAGCATTTTGCAATAGTTGCTGCATTGGTGTGGGTTCAAGCCCAACATATTCGTGGTCCGCCTCAGGAAGCGAAACGATGGGCGCACCATGAAGAATCTGTGTCTTTAGACGTCGCAGCATTATACGGTCCAATAAAACATAAATAGGTGGCTTCGATAATCCATGCAGGTGTGCCTGTCTATTGTTATTGTTGTTGATCGACGTTGCCGATGATGATGATGCTGCTACCGCAACAGCAACGGAAAGGAGCATGGAAGCATCCACCCGAATAAATTGAATCAAACTCATCAACTCCATCGATGAATTCTGAATGGGCGTGCCCGATAGGCAAATACGAAATCCATCCGCGGTCGCAATCAGCGATCGACACGCCTGAAAGACTTTGGTTTTCTGATTCTTGATATGATGGGCCTCATCTAGGATAATGCAGTGCCACATGATCTGAAACAATGGATCGCGATCGACCAGAGGCTTAAAGCGCGTCGCAGAAGAAGATGCCACACGTCCCGCACTCATCATGCGTTTCTTATTAAAAGACTCATTCGCACTTGCCGAGTATTGTGTTGTTCGTTCCAAAATAGATCTTGTGTATGCGACTCGCACATAGTCATATGTCACAATAACAAGATCCGCATTCTTCAACTGCTCACGCGTCGTAGTATTATTGGTGCACACGAGCACGCTTAGGGTTGGTGCATGTTGCTGTGTCTGATCAATCCAATTCGACACCACACTCGAAGGACATACCAACAACGCAGGTTCTACTATGTGCTTCTCTTCATTCGAATTGCGATTACTGTCAGCAGTGGGAGCGGTTGCGCCAAAGGGTCCGCCCTGTTGGTGTCGCCTTATTTTGCGATCCACTATAAACGATAGCGTTACCAGCGTTTTGCCAAGACCCATGTCGTCTCCAAGAAGAACACCTGGTAATGGTTTCGCATCAGGAAGCGCACATGGATGTGTAGAATCTACTGCATATGCACGATTCATCAACCACCACAATGCTTGCGATTGATGTTTCAGAAGTGGAGTAACAATACCCACTGGCGAACCGAGATGTGTTGGTAGTGATTCCGCAAATTGCACTGCTTCATCGACAAACATTTTTTGCACCTGATCGTCTTCGTCTCCCATTCCAGAAGACATAATAGTTTCCAACATCGCAGTCTGCTCACCATTTCGGTTAAGACGTGGCGACGATCCACCTCGAATACATCCTTTCCCGCTGCTACTACTACTGGAAAGTTCTGCTGCGACTGTTGCCCAAATGAAATCTTCAACAATTAGTTCAATTTATCGGAACAATTTTTAAAAATCACATACCTCGATTTGTACCTTCCGAGGATCCAAATGTAGACGGATGGATAATGTAGTTTGTTGGAATGTGTGTTGGTGATGATGCTGCGACTGATGATGATATTGGTAAAACAGATTCAAGATCTTTTGTCGGGCTTGACTGAATACAAATCATCATAGTTGTTGAAGAAGCAGAAAACGGCACCACATTAATCTCCACCAATGGGCGATCCATAACGTCCCGCGATTGTTCATTATCAAAATCAGCATCGGCCTTCATGAACAGAGACATGTCCTCATATAATCCACTGCGGCCCACTTCCTCCATCCGAGTTACCACTGCCGGCAAATGACTACCACCGCATGTACCATTTACTGCAGTGAAATAGCCATCATCATCATCATCACCATCAACAAACTTGAATCGTTTTGGGGCCATGGTCGGTGGCGTATTTAATTCTTCGGATATTACAGATCGCTTTCGTTTTCGACTCTGTTGTAAACCGCCAGCCCAATCTTGAACAGTTTGGTTCGTGGTAGAATAATTACAATACGCGGGGGTGATGGTAGTGTCGTCAAAGTAATTATTATCTCCTTCACCATCATCTTCGTCTTCCGAAAAAGATGACAATAACTGCGAAATAGATGAGGTTGTATCTATCGACAAAATAATAGTTCGTGTCTTGGTAGAAACACATTCGGTCCTAAATGGATCTTCACCAACATTACGATCTGTGGCTGCCAACAGCAGATTATAATCATGATTTTGATTGGAGACATTTCCCGTTGTTCGTGTAAATTCTAATTTTGGGTAGAGCATATCGCAATGTGCCTGTGTGGAACAGAAAATCGCCGACAAATCCAATGATAGAAATGCAAGGTCTTCTAAAAAGCCATCCACCGAGCCATATTTTTGTAACATGGGAGATGGTGCAATAATAGACATTCCTTTTACGATCCTGAGCCTTCGATAATCTAATAAGAGAAATTATTTGTAAATCGCCGACATACAAATTGCAAAATAGTGAATTACGAACCAACACCAATTTGCTTTTTCTTTTAATTCGTGTTGTGATACACCACACACAACCAGGCAGACACACAAATGTATAAGTAGGAACACATTGTCATGTCTTCTTTACCACACCCTACGGAGGTGTAGTAATCTCGAGTTCATTATATACATATTCTATTATGACTCGAGATGCATAGTCTTTCTCATGATATGAAATATATGTAGTTGAATATATATACATTTATTAGGCCAACTTACAAAACATTCAAAGACACAAAACAAAAAATGACTTCGGGTGCGTGTAAATTGATATGTCGGTGAAAATGTGTTGCCATTGGTGATGGTTGAATTGTTGCAGCCTCGGTTATTTGTGGAGTCTCTGTATCTCTTTTGTCCGAATCATTAAAAATTAATAAATCATGTGTTGATGGTTGTATTGTGTGTATTGTAGATTCTATTTTAGTTGCAGGTGATTTGCATCGCAACTCTTGTTTTGCCCATCGCGGAGATGCACATACGGCCGCGGATACAGTTCTAATATTGTCATGACTTAGAAATAAACGCATCCAACGAATTTGGTCAGCAGACATTAGAATAGTCTCATAGTCTGATAAATTAAGATGCTTCGAACAGAAGTCGCCACCCACGCAATGTTGTCGTACACTACGCGCAATAATATCGTTTACGAGGCGATGTATCGTTGTATATGTGATTGCTATCGTTTTTGAAATTGTGCCCGCATACTGATACCGGTGTTTCAAATACACAAAAATAATATCTATCAAAATGTTGACACAATCAACCACATGTTCTTCAAAAAACTCGGCGTGTTCAATATATTGATCAAGACAATACCGACCTAACGTAGGCGACGATAATGATGATGCTGGTGCTGTGACTCTTGAACCAAAAAGTGCGGTTGTTGCTGCCAACGGTGCGGACGCGGTCCTCGCAGACTTGGTCAATTTCTGCTTCGTGCTCTCGGCAGATTTGGACGCAGACTTTGATTTTTTCTTCTTGTTTTGTCCATCAAAGATTGATCTTTCGGACATTACGTCAAGCGGTTCGATCGGCACACTGTTTGTATGAGTACTCGCAGTATTGCTATCATCATCCTGATGAGTGAAGTGCCGCGTATAGTCCAAGTTATCTCCCATCAAAGCAGTAACACCATCATCTGCAACACATGTGGTATCATCAACCGCCATAATCGCGTTCTGTCTATTCTTCATATTATCTGAACAAGGTTCATAGGAGTACTTTGATTTTCGAAAAATCATCTGTGGTACTACTAATTATAGTATGGTTATATGTATATACGCACCTTTCTTAGATAGGTGTTCTAATCAATGTTAGATTTGTACGTACTTTTTCTGGTGTCTCCGTCTTTTTTGTCTATATATGAATGGGGATTAATGGTCCTTTACTTATAGTAAGCAATTTTATTTCACAAGAATACTATGTATCAACCGTCATTATAATGAGTTGGATATATCACCCTAGGAAGAGAAAATACAATATATACATATATTTATCTTATCTTGATCATTGTCGTTCACGACGTTGTTGTCATGGGTTGTGGCAGTTGCGTGTAGTTCCGGATAAGTAAATATTTGAATGAATACAACAGTAGGACCTATGTCGTTGTTGTTGAGTTGACAGATTTCGTAGGGACTGTTGATGTTGTATTTATGATAATCTGTTCGGGTGCCTTGTTACTCGAATTCATCGTCGCTGCTTCGCCACGCCGCCGCAACACTGACATAATAATCAATAGGACAAGAACCACACCAATCGTAATTGCAATAGGCCTAGCCATGGATTTAATTTTGTCCCAAATCGTCGATGTCGTCGTACCATTATTATTGCCATCACCGTCTGGAATGTTTGGTTGTGGTGTCGGTGGCGGATCGGGTTTATAACGAGCAGCACAGTCCGCCGAACATTGTTCTTGGTTTGTACTATTCGCTGTTGGATCCCAGAAGCACGTCAACGACGACGGATCGCACGCGTATGTTCGCTTACATAGTTGTTGACATGCCTCTTTACTAGATGCCTTTCCCTGAACATCCTGTTGGCATGTTTGTTGCGCCGAGCATGAGTATGTTGTGGCAGTACAATTCTTTGTTCGTTCTTCGCACTGTTGTTGTGATGTATAATCTCCGGCAACAGCAGGATCTGTCGTCTGTTGGCACTTACCATCAATACAGGCCCAACGTTGCGGGACACACGATTGCTGACATAATTCGCGCGTCGCATAAATTGGAACCAACATCCCAGTAATTTCGCTCGCTGCGGAACATCCTTTCGGTGTACATGTAATTCCACGCTCAGTCACGATCTGATTACCACAATATATAGAGCAGCCACCTCCGGCTCCACTTGGACCTTGACAGAAGAAATAGAGTGAATCGGCTGGCAATACAGTAAATATATCGGCCGTACTCATATTATCACTACTACTGGATAATTGAATGGGATTAGCACCCCAATCAACCCATGCATATTGATTGTACGACATGTTTAATAATGTGTACGACTGACCCCAATAAATTCCATCTGTGAATGATGTTGCATTTCCAGTCGGTATAAATCGCCAGTATTCATTGTTTGATCCCGAATTGAATGACCGGAAATAGTACGTATGCCAATACCCACCACCAAGATAGATGCGGGTCGAATCAGAATCGATAGTCACATCATGTGTCGTTTCCAATAAAAAGCGGCCGTCGATTGGTATTTCTTTACCCATTAGTGCCGTTGATTGATCACTTTCCGGAGCGTACGCAGGTAGGATGACGAGTTCGACCGCCTGCGCCTTGTCTGCCAACGTCAGAAAGTAATTATTATGCGCTGGATTTGGATAGGCTGGGTTGAATGCGAGAGAGAACAAATAATTAGATGCAGCAACATTGTTAGGTGGATCACCACCCGATTTGTTGGTTGACTGCACACGTACAAATATTTTATCACCATACCGTACACGAGGACGAATCGTCGCTGGTTCTTTCGGACAGACAGTCGTCATGATAATAATACGAAAATAAATCCCACAAACCACTGCGCGGTTAACCTTTGATCACGCGAATATAAACACGGTTGATCAATATTCAACCTGTGATAGATGATATATATATAGGTTGAATAAGTGAATTAAATCTCCCCACCTTTACACTCCATTCTGGTTGGAAAAAAAAAGCAAAAACACCCCATCGTCAGTCACATCGTAGTGATGAATGTATGTGCACATTTACAAAAAAGTATTCGAGAGCAACCCCAATGTTCGGCGAGTGTAAAAAAATCTGTTTGTATCGTAAGACAACTCGAGGTATATTATAATATTCCAATTACCCGGGTAGTATTATTCTTTTGACAATCATCAACTACATGGTAATGGTCATCATGTATACTCACACACACCTCATTACCAAAATATACGTGGTTGGACCTTCTATAAAAATATAGATTGTAAGGTAAATAAATATTGCATATATATACCTCGAGGTATACATTGCGGAAATATATATACACATCCGTCCATTTATTGGTATCCACCAAACCATTCAGGGGCTGCAAAAAATATTGTTAACAGAATATATATTTTACATTAACAAATGTATTGATCTAAATGAAACGGGGATTTATCTCAGGTTGTCTATTATTAGTTCTTTTACTTACTTGCACACATGAACATGATGAATAAATTACAATTCTAACTGATTATTGAGATTCAACAAGAGAACCTATTATAACTTTTGTATTGAGACGCCATCCGACAGAGAGAACCATTGTTACATCATCATGTTAGAAACTATTGCCAATCTGTGGATTCTGTTTATTGGTGGTTTCGTCATTCTGTCTATCGTTGCACTACCATTTATCGCATCCCGAACAAAATGGGGCCGCGCAACTATTCGAAGCATTGAAAACACAATTGACAAGTCCAACGGGATGGATGACAGTGATGATGAGGACGATATCGATGATCATGCTCTTTTGCTACACACCGACCATGCTCCATTGTCACGCAACGTTGATACATTGCAGAGCGGTAAATTCTATGAGGTCGATTCGGCTACTCTGGTTCGATGCCTTGCCAAATCGAAAACAGACACAACTGTCCAACGTATCCCCGCAATGGTCATTTTATTTCATGCAGCGTGGTGTAAGTACTGTCCCAAAAGACGAGCACAGTTAAAGGGTGCTGCTGGAAAATTGAATATTCCTTCGGTTGCGTTAGACGAAAGCAGAGTGGACAAATCGGTGCATGATGTTCTACCAGGATTAAATACGATTGATTCGTATCCCTCCGTGAGGGTGTATTACTTGCAGAAGAAAAACGATTGTTATTCGTATGATGATGTGGATATTTCTCTTCTGAATTCCCCGGAAAAGTATGCAGCATTTGTGCAAAAGCGTGTTCAAGCGTCATTATAATGTATATAAATCCATACCCTGCATTAAACACACATACAATAACTCGAGTAATATAATTATAATTTATACGATTGTCATATCACGACAAATATTGAAACATACATGTACGTTGGTGTTACTGTGTATGTATGTATCTTGATGTACGACTACATATTCATGATTGTTGTCAAATCCAAACAATTCTTATATACAGAGTTCGTGAGTTAGATACCAATAAATATTCCTCGAGTAATATATATATATGGTCTGATACGTTGGGGGTGGTCAACGTTTGTGCTAATAATAATCTAATGTTAGTTTAGAAAAATCATTATGCACAAAGACACATACGTAAATAATATTACCACAGTGTATGGATAAACAACATTTTTTTGTCATATCTGGCGAAAACAGATGTGGTGATTTTGTTTGCACTAACCAACCAAAGAAACAAAACAGCCAGATAGACATTGTTGTGGATTTGTACAAATAGATCATGTCGTCAACCTTTATTTCAACACCAACAAATCCATCTTTGTTTTCTCCTTTTCCTGAACAGTCGCAAACAGATAGAAGAAAATCTAACAAAAAGACTAAGAATCACACATCAAAACACAACCACGGAAAACATCATGATCAGCATAAATCGCCCTCTTCCCAAAAGAGTGACAAGTGTCATTCTCCAACAAAAAAACCTTCACCACCATCATTTTTGTATAATGGGTTCTTGTCAGGACTACATCCACCACAACCAAACCAACCAAGTCCCCCTTTCATGATTGTTATCGGATTTTTAGGTTTTCTCTTGGTTATATGTGTTTTGAGTTGGGTCTTGATGCCAATAGATACCGCCTTTTGTTGGGTCGGGTGGTCTTGGTGGTGCTCACCTGCAACAACCATTACTGTGATTTCCCCAATACTTGTGCAGGCATCCCCAACATCGTTATCATCCGACATTACATATACCACGGTAAGCACTAGCGGTGGTGGCGGCGGAGTTGTTAACGCAATGTCATCCGCAGTATCGGTGGATGGACCATCACCGTCGCCGTATGGTTCATCGTTTTCCGTGTCGCCAATGATAACATCAACAACACCAAACATGATATCACAGTCAACATCATCCATAGTATCGGGAAATCCCAATGCTGCTGTAGTTGTTTGGGATCCCAACCGACCCATTGCAAAACCGGGAAGTGTTGTTTCGGCTGGTGTTTACTTGGTTCAGGTTCCCTAAGATATATTGCAAACCAATAATAAATAAACATCGGACCCATGATAATAATGATGTGTATTACATAAAAGTATTATTACTCTTACTAATAATAAGAGGTGGGAAGGGGTTGAATTATTATTGTATCATTCCTTGTTTTGAAATTGATTTATATATATACATACAAACGTGCGCAAACTGCTGAGCAAGTGAGGATGTACAGCAATTATCATCATCAACAACAACATTGTAACAAGACAAAGATATATAACAACATGAATGATGATCAAAATGGTTCGGTTTTCCATGTGGGTCGAATTAAATACGCTGGGTATCAGTGTCGGGACAAATCACGCCGAATAAAACCCACAATGGAGTGCTATCGAAGACAACGACCACATCACCATCCATGTTGTCCTTCTGAATGTGTTGGTTCAACAGGTCCGACGGGTGCGACGGGCCCCACGGGGGTCGTGTGTCTTAGCATTCGTCGACAATGGGAGCAACTCTCTTCTGTTAATGGGCCAGGTCCTCATCAAATAACGGATCCACTGACAATGGCTCAATGGATGCGCAGTGTATATTTAGTTTTATATCCCGCGCAACAACGCCAATACGCATTTGTACCCTACACAATGGACCCACCGAGCATTTTCGTGTTTGACGCGACGGATATCTCAAATCCAACACTTGTACATCCAGACACGAATCGGATTGTTGTGGATTCGCCTATCAATCGAATATGTACCTTTGATCGTAACATTTCGGGAAACATGCACAAAATCGCATTGGCATTGAGTAGCGATGGGGTATTATATGCGATTGATATAACACATCCGACGCAGATGCAACTTTTGAGCACATATTCAATAATGAATACCGCGGCGTTCGGATATTCATCATCCATCTCATTTCTTGGTACGGGTATCAGTATAGGTCTTACCGTCAACGAGTCATGCACGCGTGCTTATGTTGCTAACACGGAACGCGGTACCGTTGTGATTGACATACGTGATCTATTCCACATGACACTATATACATCCATTCCAGGATTGGGTGGTGCATCATCCGTCGTTGTTTCAAAAGATGAGTTTCTATACGTTACCGAAAACAGTGCCGACATGACGCAGTATCGATTTGCAATATATCATGCCACCACAGGGACGGAATTACCATTGTCTGTACAAATGTTAGGTACGGTAACGAATGGCATCTATGAACTGGTCGGCTCGACACCTCTGCCTGAAATGTTTGCATATCTTGTACTGCATCCAATTTTTGATATTGCATTCGCGACTGCGTATTCCGGTGCGCCCCGACTTTATCCGATTCAAGTTACGGATCCAAGAAACCCGCGACTTGTTGAAGAAAATGCAGTCTATTTGGGTGGGACCGCGCTGCCAACTAACATTGCACAATTAGTCTTTGTAAACCCAAATGCCTTGTATGTGAACAGTCAGGATGGTATCATTTCGGCAGTCGCCATTTTGGATGATGCCCCAACGGAGCCTGTTCTTGTGTCTACGTTTGCAACAGAATCCACCTTAATGGGTGCGGGTACATTTGATTCAAACGCGATTGCATTTCTTCCAGATAGAACCAATGAGTCGTGGCCGAGTGTATTGGATAAACTTTCCATTATGCTGCCGACAGGATGCACTAGTTTGGCGGTGATTGATTGTTGTTTATTTGTCAATGGAGATATTTTTGGGCCGTCGGGTGTCGCATTTGTAGGGGCCACGGGACCTATTGGGGCCACTGGACCACCTGGTACCGCAGGTGCAACAGGTGCCACGGGTAATACTGGTGTGTCCGGGTTGCCTGGGCCGATGGGTTCCAGCGGAGCGACAGGTGTCATAGGTAATACTGGTGTGTCCGGGTTTCCTGGGCCGATGGGTTCCAGCGGAACGACAGGACCTCCAGGGTCTACGGGTGCCACTGGTGGCATGGGTTCAACAGGAATGACGGGCGCCACCGGTATCATGGGACCCACCGGTAATACTGGCGTCACTGGTTCCATGGGCGAACCAGGGATAACCGGTGCTACGGGGTCCATGGGCGAAACTGGAGCGTCTGGTTCCACGGGCAGTACAGGCATTGCTGGCTCTATTGGGGCGACGGGATCCACCGGTGTGGCGGGAAATACAGGAATTGCAGGCAGCACAGGTGCCACGGGACCGGTTGGGGCGACAGGGATCGGTTCATACCCAATTCTTGCAGTTCGCGGAACGACCGACGCATCCGTTGTGACAACGGAGCAGGACATGCCCGAAATGAGTATTGCATATGTACCCGCCACTACTTCGGTTATTGCAACCTTTTCTGCTGCTGGGGGTGCGTCTCCAGATATCAACAATAATGTAAATTTTTATTTGCGTCGCGATGGGATTACTCAGGCCGCACATCAATATCTACCAACACAAACACAGTCGGTAGGTCAGTTTATTCCATATATTGCATGGCAAACCACGATCACGGCTTACATCACCGGTCTTACGATCGGTGTTCCAACTACAATCAAAGTCAGTTGGGTTTCATCAACAACAACAACATTCAATAGTGCGGCATCAACACCAGGTCATTATCGCACACTGTATTTGATACAAGTGCAATAAATACAGTTGCACATACATACATACATATATATATCATTAGATGATTCCATTGTATTCAGTTAATGTAATAATATAAATACATTCATACAAGTATTCATGTATTAGTTATGTTGTTACATAAGCAGAACAAATAATCTAAAACAGAGTTGTTATTATTGAAATGATGGAGAAGGCGTGTGAATTTGGTGGCGGTGATGCTGGGCATCCCTGTATTATTTATATTCGGCATGGCGATGATGTTTCACTGGCAGAAAATAATGATTCAGGTGGTTCTGATAAATCAACAAACAATAATGATAAGAAAAATATTGGCCATTCTAATGCACACAGCGAAAAATTATCAGTTCCATGGGCACGCCACGATACACCTATAACGTATGGCGGTGCGTTGAGGGCACAGCAGACTGCGCGATATCTCATGTTGAAATACGGAGTCCCTGACATTATACTCTGTTCTCCATATTTAAGAACACGTCAGACCGCTCACTTCATGAAACAACAAGTGCTGGATGACGTGCAATCGTTGACATCATCGTCACGTTTCAGTATTGATAGTAATAATCACGAATTACCTGCTTTGGAATCTGATCAAAAGATTGCACCCGTATATGTAGAATCTTTATTATCCAAGTATATGAAAGTACCACATGAATCATTGGCGGATATTCGTCCAGATACGCGAAAATACAATCCACCACTGTCCGAAGTGAGATGGCAAGTGTACAATCGCGTTCGACGACACATACATCTTTTGAATGAAATAGATTGGAGATTGTCTACTGTCCCTCTATACCAGAATACAATTCACAATGCCGACAATATAAACACTACGGTACCACCACAAGTTATTTGGTGTATAACACACGGTATTGTGTTGACATCGGCCGCTAAACTTTATAATATTCCGGTTCCTCGTCGAATCCCATTCTGCGGGTACGTGTGTTTACATGACGTGTCATATGGTGTGTTTGAAACCGACATTTATAAGCACGACAATATCAAACAATAAAATGTCTCTCAATTTGAAAATATTAGGCGTAACATTAATAATAATATATCTCTATATATATATATATTTCTTCGTATGTGCACGTTGTTATGATACAATATACAAACTTTTGTGATTCTGCAATTCTGGGTTTGTATTTAATGACGAGCGATACTTATCAACAAGAGTTGACGGAAAACGATTATATCGAATCAGCGACAGGCAACACTTCACGAATATGCATGTCACTATTCTGGATGTGTCTCTATAACCGGTTGAGTAAACTTTTCAAAATCATCATGGGTTGTCTGCTGATTGTGTGTTTTTGGGCGACGCATTTTTCCAACGTGACAATGCAACCATGCATTGGCGACAAAGATTTATCACCGATAACTATAATAACAATTTTAACCCACACATGTATAATACTGGGATTATTATGTATAGTATTATTTCTTGCTGTACATCAATCTCTCCCATCAATATCATCAGACGACGACCACCAATATCATCCAAAGCGGAAATCTAATTATTATCTCTCGCCACAATGGTGTCTTATGCATGCTATGCATGGAGTAATGGACCAATGATATTAATGTTAATAAAATAATAATGAACAGCAACACCAATAAACTATTCATAATAATATGGTAATCTGTATAAATGTACTTATAATTGTGCAAATTTTATTGTCAAGATTGGTGTTTATTTGTTTGAACTATATATATATCTACTGATCGGATTGTTCACATTGCCGACGTTATCAATATTGGGTTCGGTGCAACAGTACACACGCAAACACAGTGCTTGTCACCGTCAACCTCATATCGAGGTTCGCACTGTGCCTGACAATATTTGCCACCATAAACACCATCCAACGAAAAATCCTCATATCGCTGTGCGGGTGATCTCAAGAATGCAAATTTACCAGGATATTGGCAATGATTTGCAAATTGTATATCATTGCACCGAACCTGGTCCGGTGCATATTTGTGACGATAAAAATCGGCGGGAATGCGTGTGCGTGCGGTTGGGGATGACGGCGCAATTTCCACCGTTTCTACTTTACTGCATGGCATATCTGGATCACAGGGCGTAGAGTCTACAATATTCCTCTGATGATAATTATTATTGTTGCTGCTGACTCGAACAACTTTCACAGTGGATGATTCGCCTGTTGATGTCTTACGAACAATGACTGGAATGGCGCCTCCTGCTGCATTGATGTCCTCTGCGCGATGGTGTACAACATGAACAACATTATTATTTTCATCAACAGTGTGTTCCTCAATAGGTTGTGCCGCGGCGGCTGCTGCAGATAGAATCTCAGGAGGTGTGTTAATCGCAGCGTCAATAACCGTCGTTGTTCCTCCACCACCGCGACCGATACCGTTTGTTGTTGTGGTGGTAGTAGTCGTTCTACTTGCAGACACAGATACTGGCAGTTTTGGATGTGGTATGTCCGTTGCTACAACAGGTGGTGTATTTGTTGGTGGTGGGATATATGCGGCCGACATACCATTAGTAACAGGGCGAACACCATTTGTTGCCAGCGCGATGTTTGCAGGCGCCGGTGTCATTTGAACGACGGGACAACAAAGACTTCCGTAGACAAGTTGTTCGTTTAGACTAACATCACATAAACGACATGGTGGTCTTCCTGCTGCTGTCGTTGTTCCCACAACATTAGGTGATGCAATGACGCTTGGAGTGTTATAAAAATAAATCAGGAGCAAAATGAAGAAGATAAGTATAAACAGTGTCCAAAAGTTCATACATGAAGTGTTTTTGTTTCCCATTCTTTCCTCACACACAGTTGTAGAAATTTCACTGCAACAAATTAATCAATGTTGTAAAAAATGAATTCTTTACAATTCAAATTTCTTTGATATGATGGTAGTATATATGTATTACAAATATATCTCCCTTTAACTATTTGTAATAGCAAACAATTCGACAAGCACAATGAAGACTGTAATTTGCTATAGCAATAAATGGAATTGTAGTGGCATGTATGTTCTCCGTGATCGATCTGCCCAACGCTATATCTATTCTATCACTTTAGATAATTCATGTAATAGCGCCGTTGTGTTTCCTTTGCAAAACAAGTAGTGGTTTATCTGAGAACAACTTTATTCATTCATGAATTAACATCACAATAAATATTTAAACAGACACATTTTAACAATGACGTTATCCATAAATTAGTAAAAATTCACCTAATATGAGTAGGTGATTGTATTTAATTACAGCAGTCCATCAGCAAGAATCAAATTACAAAACTACATGATCACCGGTGCTTTGACAAGTTCATCGTACTCACTCAACAACTCATCTGCAACATACACATGACAATCACCATCATATCCATCGACGTGTCGACGCAACAGGTGCAATAACTTGGTCAAGTCATCCTTGATGCTATCATCCTGCGTCATGAATTTACGCCAACGATGTTCGCCCAAATCGACTTGCGGACACCAGAAGGACGCCATGGTGGCGGGTTGCGTCGTAGTAAACTGATTAACCTGATCCGCAGGAATTGCTTCTTCCATTTCTCCGCGCTGGACAGCATAGATGCGTCCACGACGGTTGGGCTCTCCAACAAAAAAGATGGCTTGTTTTTCTGAATCATCTGGATCTACTGTACCCAAAAAGGTCCATGAGCGCCCATGATTTGACGCCCATTCCGAACCGGTTTCGGCCGATGGGATACAAAAGATGCCAAAACGGGCACAAAACGGCTTGCTGATCTGAACGGAAGAGTGGCATGTAAACCGTTCGCCAACATATTCCTTTTTCTTCTTCTCTTCTTCTTCTTGTTGTTGTTGTTGTTCTCCTTCGCTCTGAATGTGGTCAGATGTCATCTTGTCGTCTGACAGCGGTTCAGTTGTACCGGCATCGCTGTCTTTTACGGTAGCACCTTGATCCTTGATAGTAATAGTGGTAGCGGTGGTGGTGTTGTTACTCATGGTGCAGATGATGAAAAACCAACAAACAAGTGAAATAATAAACCTACGAAATTACTGTAGATCAAGCACAAGCCAATGATAGCAGGTTGTACTTTACACCCGATCAATTCATTCAAAAATATACGTATGCAATATCTCGAGATATTTTAACTGTAATTTACGCCCCGATTAGACCAATATATATATATACATCAAAATAACTCGAGTTATATTTTGCAGTACAGCCATAATTATTTGTTTCGGTCATCATAATCATTATCAAGTACAATCACATATAATGTCTAATTTTTCTCGCACGATCAAATATTTTGTATGACCTGTATACCTATGTATGTTGGATAAAGTACTAACCGCTGGGAAAATGATAGTTAATATATATATCTCGAGTTATATTAGGCGCTCAATAAGTGAATGATTATTATTTCTTGACCCAATGTTGCGGGTATAATACTTCTGTTACATTATTATCTATCAATTTTATTTATTTATTTTACCAGGATGAAGTGACTTAGAGAGAAACATTGTGAATCACGACGAAAATAACGGACGCGGTTGACACACAGTGTTCACATTGCAGCAACTACACTACCTCCACAGTAAATACCTTCGTTTTCAATTTTTACACAGCATTTGCACTCGCACGTATTTTTATCGTATGTCACCATACTATGCGTAGCATCGGCACCGCACAAGGACATACGGCGGACGTTTCGACTCATACGTACATCACCACATGCAGGTCCCACAGCATTACTGCAAATAGGACACGTGGTATTATATCCGTCGCACTGACATGGGACCATAGATTTTGCACTAAGGCATGTGCCCACTTTATATTGACAGTTGGGTCCACTCAAATGAAATTCACAATAAGATGGTGCCACTGCTGGCCTTGATGGTGCCGTTGTGTCGGGTGTATTTTTATCATTAAAGTCTCCGCCGCCTGGTAGTTGTGTAGTTACAGGTGCATCATTATTAACACCTTTACTTGCCATTTGCGGGACTATGGGTGTCGATGATGCGCTACTTTTGGGTGAAGCACAAATGAATACAGTCATGTTTTGTGTCCCAACCATAATGTACCCCGATATAACAGGGAAGTGATCCTTTTCGCAGGGATAGCACGATGTGCGTGGATCTAAACACATGGTTTGCACATCGATTCCGGCACGACGGTGTGCTGCGGTCAGTGGTGCGAGGCCAATGTTGGAGCGGCAACATGATTCCTGTATTCCTTGTGCGCATTGTGGATCCTCTGGACATGGATCGATTGGTGCTGGAATACGTTCAAAGTACTTGATTTTTCTTTGCTGATATGCGGCGTCCAAGACGGCGGATCTGACTCCCACAATAGTCCAAACCGGTAACATGGTGCGACTCGCATTGTGGTATACGTATAGTGATGAAGTACCAGTATTTGCTTTTGTTGTTGTGAAAATACCTACGTTGTTACCACTCAAGTCCATATGATTACTATTACCGCCTTTGGAATTTACGTGAGGGTTTGGCGTATTACCGTTTGTTAACCAATAACATTGCAGACTGGGGGCACTTTCGTCCATCCATGAGTTCGGGCATGGGGCTGCCATCAATTGCACCATAGATGCACCATCCGGGTTCCAAAATTGCTGCAGTAGGTTGATATTTGATTGCCCACGCAGAAATGGAATTAATAATGACATGATCAAAAAGACAATAGCCATAACTACGATCAGAGATGCAGCCACTGGGGATGATACATTTTCAATTTCTGAGTCTGGATTTTTAACTGCTTTGGCGGCTGCAGATTTAATAAATGAGGTTAGTGGTGCCAAGGATGATACTGTTGGCCCAGACACATTGCTGTTTGCCGTTTCACCACACGCGGACGCCGCTGATTTGGGTACCGTCGCAGATTCAGTATCTTGTTGTTGTTGTTGGTGTCGTTGTATCCTCCGTGCAGTATTAACATTGTTGATATCACAGTCTGGTGCAACTGTGTCTATATCAACTCGATCTCTACTACGACGCTGTTGTTGGTGTATTTGTGAGACATTTGGTTCGCTTGATCGTTGTTGCTTTTTGAATTTGTTTTGTGCACTTTTCGTAGTCGGTTGGTCATCTTGTGGGAATAGCAATGCTGGTTTCGACTGCCGTGGTGATGATGTTGATGTTGCGGTAGTGGTTGTTGTTGTTTGTACTGCAGGAGTCTTTTCGCTCCCGGTCCAAATAGAGTCGTATGGACTCGAAGGTGGAAGTATTTTAGCCATTATATGATTGATAAAATAAAATTATGCCCTTTCCTCTCATATGCAAGACAGAATTATTAATACCTGTTTCTTTTGCAAATAATAAACCAATGACGGCTCTTGTTAATGATAATGTCTTGTTGTACAAAAGTATTAGCAACTAATGAAATAACAGTTATTATCATCTTATACTTCAAAAATTAGCACAAATAATATGACGACCAATAATTTTTATAATTAATCGTTATGACCCGTATGAATTGAACTGTTTCTACGTGTTCATTTGTATGCATATATAAATTATTATGATTCATTTATTATCCTTTTGTGTATATAATAACAACTACTCTTTCACACACACATATACAACTGGAAACATAGGCCATATAATTATATATCTTGTTTATTTTAGCACACAATTAGGAAGGAAGAATTTCAATCATCATGCCAGGCACACCAAAAATATTGCACCAGATATGGTTTGACTTTACTCAAAACAGTAATAACGACGGGGCTAATGTTCCTCCCAAATTAAGACCAATGCAACAATCGTGGGTTGATCATCACCCCACATGGAAATACGTTCTATGGTCGCGCAATAAGGCGGATGAATTTCTCGCTCGACACTTTGCATGGTTCCTACCGACATGGCAATCTTACAAATCCGATATTTATCGCGTTGATGCGCTTCGTTATTTTATATTGTACTGGTTTGGTGGTGCCTACATTGATATTGACGCAGAATGCCATCGTGCATTGGATGAACTCTGTTCACACCCTGTAGTTTTAATTGGGACCCCCAACTCGAAAGTATGGCTCAGTAATTATTTCATGATGGCGCATCGACGACATTCATTTTTCCAATACTGCATCGATCATCTGACTGACACGGCCGAGAGCGGCATCCATTGGGCTAACTCATTCGTTAGTACCATGACAATGGCTGGTCCCGCGTATCTCAGTTGGTGTTATCTTCGGTTTAGTAAAAACAGTAACCATATGTATTCGTCCGAACCCGGTAGTGGTGATTACACAATCACTTCCAGCAATATGATATCATCCAACACTAACGTAATAAAGACGACAATGTCAAAATCACATCATCATCATCATATCAAAACGAATCAAAAGAGCACCAGTAGCAATGTCAACGACGACGAAGAACCAGATAAGGAGATACACATCTTACATCATTGCTATTTTGGGGCAGGTCGTGATCAATGTATTGCCATGTTGAAAGATCGCGGAGAGCAACCATTTGCAGACCATCAATTTCATTCGTCATGGGGTGCGAAGCGACGCGCGTGGGCGGACATTATTCGCCTACTATCACTACTCATTGGTCTTGCTATGATTGCGCTTATTATTGTCTCTTTACGACGCCAAAGACAGACACATTGACGATCGTAATCAAAAATAAAATATAAAACATCACATCACTGGTCGGGTTCAAATAAAACATTTCAAAAACACATTCACCCAAATTATCAGGAACCTGGTGTTGTGCCATATATATTGGTGAATCAAACTCGAGATAATTATGTGTATATAATATATTGTAACTCAACAAAGCCACACATAATTTTTGTTTTCTTTGTTATTTCTTCGTTAGACATATTCAATCGTTGTGTATAGCGGCGTGTCGGATTAATAACGTTCTCGGATGGATCCATTAGACGAAGGAATCCCTATTACAATATCTGCAGTACCTCCCGAGTTGTTTCTTATCGTATGTCATCATTTGGATATTATCTCTCTTCCAACCTTGTTGCATGTGTGTCACGACTGGCGTGATGCTATTCTGAGTCTACTCAGCATATCTCCTTCAAATTCTTTGATTCGAACCCATGTTCGATCGGCCGAGGCCGAATTTGAATCTATCGCTCCTGACTGGGACCGAGCAGAAATTACACCGCAATCGGTGGTACCATCCAATGTTGCACCCGATGGAACGGTTTCTGCTACATCGACCATCTACACCCGTTGCAGTGAACATTTAGATCGCAACGCATGCCAACGATTCCAAGATGCCGTGAAAGGAATTGCAACCCAGGTGTTTGGTTTTAAAACCATACATGCACTTGTATGGTCAGCACCCCGTGATCGGCACATCTACGATCCTGTCGAACTGATCAATTTTATCAAATTCAATATGCAACAATTCAACGATCATATTGTTGTGTTTTGTTTAGACTGGTTGAATCAGTCTGTTAACACAATAGCGTTTCATGCCTCGGCATTGGTGATACATAAGGAGATTACACTCCTATATCATTGGGCTTGTCAGCAAGGACTTGTCAATGTCTTGCGATGGATTGATCAAAACATGATAATCAAATTGGCCCAAGTCATTTTACCCAATGTCTATGATACACGTATGGCGAGGGCTCGATCGATAAATTATGAAATACGATCCGAGCCGATTCATTGCGACATATTCGGTGCTTCTTCTACTACAGATAATTTGGCACAGTCGTGTTTCACACGCGCAGTGCGTCATAACCGAGCGCACGCCATTCGCTACTTACTGAGCGGTCTTAGTGCTACGGAAAAGCAATTAATGTTTTCTGAGCGTGGTGACTGTTCAGGCAGTAGTTTAATGCATGCTTGCAATTCGAACTCTACTCGTTCCGTCATGGCATTACTTTACTTTGGTGCCAGTGTACCCATCAATGCGCCAACAACAAGCATTGATACCCCCACTGAAGAAGAATCTGGCAGCCGAGAAAATAATATCGGTGTGCTTGATTTACTTCGCATAGCAATGTGGCGTCGATCACTGATTATGACTAAACAACTGATGGATGCCTTGGTTCGCCAAGTTGGTATCAAAAAATGTCTGGAAATGCTAAACAATCGTCAGGAAGTATCATTGACAGAGTCTGCCATTTTAATAGATGACGTTCGACACCTTGAATTCTATCATCGCATGGGAGTTGAAATCTCATCATGCACTGGCGAAAGTCTGTTAATGAGAGCCACTTCAGGCGGATATTATGACGTGGTCAACTTTATGCTCTCTATCCTAAAGTGGTCTCCCAATGACCCACGCCACATGCACGCCAACAATGCATCACCACTCTTCGTTGCAATTCGTACTTATGGTCGATTGTACAAAATGGTTGCAAAGGCAATACCCATTCATACCAACAATGACATTCGCCGTAATGTCCAATCAAATTTGGTTACCCTGCTATTGCAGTATGGTGCAAACCCAAATCATCACACATCGTATGCATTGGATAGACATACTGCGCCAATCCATATGGCGGCGAAGTACGGTATCGCCTATTCGGCACAGGCCCTTTTAAATCATCCGCAGACGGACATTCTTGCGCGTGACGATCGCGGCTGGACTGCGCTCCACTACGCTGCCAAACGGGGTCATTTTATTGTTTGTCAACAATTAATGACCACTGACGTGGACAGACAAAAACAATCATCACTACGGCTATCGACAGCAACTAAACCCGAACCGACAACCACAGCACTTGTCCCGCAAAATGCCATGACTAATTCTACATTGATGGAATCACCAACAACATTGATAAATGCAGTCACCCTTCAAGGTGAGACGGCTCTGTTTCTGGCGTGTCAAAAGGGCCATGGCGAAATTGTTTCCTTGCTGCTACGACACGGTGCAAGCCCAAATCTCCGACAAGAAACGACTGGATTCTCACCTTTACAAGTTGCTGTTATATGCGGGCATATCTTAATTGTGAAACAGTTGCTTACAGACCCTGAGGTAAATTTAGACTTTTCTACTGCGTTCCCTCAAAAGGTGGTGCAGAGGAAACAAGAATATTATTGCCTTCACAAGCACAACATGTGTCTTCGCATGGTGGAGGCGGAACGTGTAAAACGCACATCCATGCCGAACATTAGTGTACCACAATAATTGTTTTTGATAAGAAGAAGTATGGCACTCATAGTTATATTTCTTTCAAGCACAACTTATTAATTTTGTAGTCCGAACCATGTACATGTATAAACTTATCAACCGTTACAGAAGAAAAAACCATTCCCAAAATGTAGTGCATTATCCCAGTAGATCGTATTTTGTTATTTGCCCCTTAGACTGATAAATATACTCGAGTAGTATATACGAGTATAACACCAGCCCTATAGGTTAGGTGTGAATTGTTTTGATCACTTAACTCAACTACAGTGTACACTTATTACATCTTCGTACCTACTTACAACCCATAGGTACACTCTATATCTGATATAAAGAATAAATAATTTGTGCATTAATATAACTCGAGGTTTATATATTGCCACGGTACGCCACATGTCTAACTAACTGCAAGAATGATCATGAAATCCGACTCGAGGTTATATTTGTTTAGTCGTGTATTAATATGGGGGAGGGATAGATTTTATTTGTACGGATGCGAGTGTGGTATCGTCAAATGGTTATTTTCAACATTTTGTGATTTTTCTTTTTTGGTAGGTGTTTCTCAACAATATTAGAATTATATTTTGTGACACACGCAAACATACAATACGGATTCGTTCACAAGGTGATCAAGTGTGGTACAACGAACAGTATTCATACCAATATGTCGACTCCTTTGTTGCCGTCGCCAAAGCGTCGAAAACTCATCGATAAGGAAGATAACAATAAATCACCACATTGTGATGCAGGTGATCGGACGTGTGATGATTTCCCTAATAATAATAATTTGACGCACGGCACACTGGTCGCGTCGGCGACGCTTCGGAATTCGTCCCACCACGCGACCGGTGCATCAACACCGTCGCTGAGTTCAGATCCGTGTCCGAGTGTTATTATGGGTGATAAGACTGACAAACACATTGATGTTGTCTCGGCAGACATGTTTTTGAACGACCGATGTTCGCAATTTGACATTTCATTCACTTCGGATCATCATTTGCACAACGCATCCTGGTCGACATTGATGCGATGGCAGCAGAAACTGGAATGTGAGTTGTTGCGAATTAACGCAGTCGTGCGGAACCGCATCCAGCGCGAATGCGCAGCAGCACATCAAACCAAATTACAATATGCTGAGGTATGTGGTTGTGAATTATACTTCTTATAGTTGAAGTGGGATGTGTATTTTACTTTCATGATTTATCTTTTGTATGTCAAAGTCGTATGGTTGGTGAGTCTTATTCTCCTGTGTATTTTTGTACTTGCTTGCACAGATGACCAAGAAATGGTTTCCCAAAGATGAGGTATCTCAATGTCATCAATGTCATCAATGTTACCCCAAATCGAACGCAGACTGCTGGATTACTGAGGAGCAACTTCAAATGTTTGAATGTGACTGTTTAGCGACTCCGATCATTAGTGGTGGTTCTACGGATACGAACAAAGTAGAAGAAGAGTCGTCACAAAAGCCCAAATCATATTTGTGCCGGTTGTGTTATCAGCGTCATATGTCAATGGCATCTCCGCAATGTGTCGTATGTTCCGCTGGTATCTATTTGTTGCCTGCTGTAAAAAATACCAGTATATTCGTTGGACTCTCTACTTGTTTGAACCAAACCCAGTATAAATAAATTCAACATGTAAAAACCCATCAACCACCGTGGAGAAGTTTCCGTGCATAAATGTTGTTGGTCTTCTTCAACTATCTCCAAAATATGTATGTCATTTTCTTCAGTAATTTTAACAAAGTGTTGGTGGGTTTTTTAGTGCGGAATAGAATTATCTGTTAATATCATTATGTGTGCATGTCTTCAGGTGTTGGTATGATGTCTCTGTTATAAAGAGACACGTGGTGGAAAAGAAGATAAGGCCTGTTACGACAATTTTCAAACCAACCACCACGTAAAGTCATCGCTGTATGCTGAGAGTTATTGGTTTTTATTACAATGACAAGCCTGATTTATTGCATATCTTTTGACAATGGTCCATAGTTGTTTGATTTACCGTGATCATTCCAATCACGACAATGCAATCAAAACTTGCGGCGGGTTGACTCTTGCAAAGTCTGCAATCTAGACGGCTTGCTTTCTGCCTGAGGTTTTGGTAATTTACAATCCAAATCCCACAATCGAGTATACTCGCTGATGGGCATGTCATCGTCACCATTGGGCCCACTAACAATATTTTGTTGCAAAGACTTGGTCAATGGATGAGGTGGTGCGATGCGCGCCCACAATTGCTTCTCGTGCTCGTCGCGTGCAACGGGATATGCGTAGGCAGTGGCGACACGGTAAACGTTGAAACTGCGCAACGAGTTACCGGGCACCTGAATAGACATGACTTCATAATGCAGCGCCTCCGACTCCTTCTTTTTGGGAACGGCGCCAACCAAAACATACGAGATCCACTTCTTGTGTGTGTCGACATGACGTGCCGAATACAAATTGAATGCTGAAGAAGAAGTTGACATAGTATTGATGTAATACAAAGAAGCAGATGTTGACAAAATATCTGTTGTTGAGTAGTGAGACAACGCTAAAGCCCCACACTGGTGTTGAGGTTTCTACTGAAGAGAATGTTGATATTGTCTGTTTGTGTGTAATAATATACACGCTTATAATGAGACTGAAAAGGATAGGAGCGACGTGCATTTTATGTTCCGCATATTCTCGAGAATATATTGGGTTTTAATATCTCGAGATATTATTCATATATCACGTGAATAACCGAGAGGGGAATGTGTGATCGTTTGACGGCGTGTATGATGCCAACTGCCTAGGGCAATTTGATATCGTTGCCAGATTGTTGTTGTATAGGAATCTACAATGAGCGGTGCTATTGGTATATCGGAACAAGCGGTACCAGCACCATCTTCACCGAACAATGTGAACTCTACTACGACCGACAATGTAGTGTCTGGTGTTCGGATTTCAGCGGCGATGAATTTGTATCGTCATATACAATATACAAAGACTATTGGCGAAGGCTCATATGGCGTTGTGCATCCTCTGAAGGAGAACAATACCTGCGTCGTGAAATTACTCAATTACAAAGACCCGGAAACATTTGATCCTGAGATCATATCATCTACACTACGCGAAATTGTGTTTTCTTCTAGTTTGTCACACCCACATATTGTCAACGTGCGATCCGTGGCGCTAGACACACAGCGTCCGTGTATTGTGATGGATCATGCCGGGATGTCGCTGGCCAAATTTATCGATCAAATGACTCTGACGAATCGTGCATCTTCTACAACGACATGCATAAACAATAATAACGACGACGCTGCGAGTACTCCAGTATTGCAGAGCAATAATCAAAATATTTCTGCAAGTGCGACGCAACATACTACCGTTGCTAATAATAGTAATGGACGTCGACAGCCCATTGCGATGCATATTGTTCGTACAATCATGCGACAGTTATTAGAGGCTGTTGCATATTGTCACACACATAACGTTGTTCATCGAGACATCAAACCGAGTAATATTATGATTCAATGTGAAATGCCGGCGTCCGTGGAATCTATGCAGGGTCCATCTGCAGGTACACCCGCTTCTTCTTCGCTGGCAACAGAACCACGATCATTGGGAGATTCTTCTTCTGCTCCTTGTCTGCATGTGCGATTGATTGATTTTGGAATTGCATGTGCTACCACACAGTCATCCACAGCGACGTGGACATGGAGTGGCGATACGAACAAAAACAATAGCATGCAACACCAACAACATCGTTATAAACAGCAAGATTCTGGTCTCCGCACAAATTGCCCTGTGTTGCAGAATGATTATAATGATAGCAAGTGTCACACCAGTGGAATGGTAACGCTTGGATTTCGTGCACCCGAGTTGCTGATGAACAAGGATAAGCGCGATTATATTCCGCAAGCGTTAGATATTTGGAGTGTCGGTATTGTCATGTTAGCGTTGATGACTTCGCGATCTTTACCGATATCCTACGCAGATCGCAAATCAAGTTTAGTATCCATTCATCATTTAGTACCTGCACCGCCCGAATATGCGTCATTTGTTGAGCAAGTACTGGCGCGCAGAATTGACACTACAGGTTGTTCTTCACAATCTGCTCCCACTCCTCTACGACAGAGGATTATGACACATTACGCATCATATTTTTCTGTGGAAAGCCTGTCCAAGTTGGGTGGTGCCATTAACACACCTAACCACGGTGAAGAACAATATTCGTCACATGATGAGTTGCAGTTATTACGACGTGGAATTGATCTGATGGAAAAAATTTTGAATTGGTCGCCGACTCAAAGACCAACTGCGATGCAATGTTTACAACATGATTTTTTTACCACTCGACGTTGCGATTCTGTTACGCCATTGCACTCGGGACCACAATGGACTCATTGGTATCAGACAGGCACTGTTGCGCGGATTCCTCCCAATTGGAATACGACAGCCCAGTTGTGGCTGATGGATGCAGATCCGAATGAACAAGTCAACACTAATACTTTGAATTTGTCTTTCATACAAAACCCACTGTATTGCATGGATGCGCAATATCGTTTACATCAGTACGCTGCAACCATGTACAGTCACCGCAGTGTGGATCGCGTCATGCAACGTCAAATTGATCGCTTGGCGATGCGACTATTGCTCTGCTATGAATCGTCTACGGTTGCATTGAAGCAACACTATATGTCTCAGTTTAACACCTTTTATGTGCCCCTATGTTGTTGGACGTTGTCTGATCGCTTTTGTCGATTGGACAGTGTGTCAATGGATTATGTGGCAGAACTCATTCTTGGCAATATGGATATGAACTCTTATTTGGCTAATTTGGAATTTTATGTTCTTTCAGTTGTATTGCTGACAACAACAACCGCAACATCCACAATCATGCCATCATAAACAGCACAATAATCCTTATTGTGTATTAACATGGACTCGGGCCTATTGTATAATATATTTTGTTATAATTGTACAGTATTACGATTGGTTATAATGTATATATATATATATATACGTATATATTCTCATTTATGCAGTAATGTCTCTTTATTGATTTATCGCCATTTTCCGTTATTGTTTAAAAAGATGATGTCGGGACCTCATTGAATTGAGAACAAATCTAATATATTCCTGATATCGTTAAAGATATTTTGGACATACTTTTTTAATTGCCAGGATTTATCGATCTATGTACTTTGATAATTTATATGATTATGAATTAAACCGATATAAGTATCAACAAATACTTGATATTTTTTCACACTTGTGGAAATACACCTGTATTTTTTAAGAAGCAACAAAAAGAATAATGTCTCTGTCAAACACATCAAGAGCATTACCATCACCACAAATTTCTTCAGTCGGCAGTTCCACACTGGCTCCTCAAATTTCCAAGTATGCTCCATCATGGAAATGGTTTGTTGCCATTCTTCTTGGTATTGCTGTAATTTTGATTGTTGCCTCTATTATGTGCATCACACCAACGACTCGTCGACGACAAGTTCTTTATCATCAGCCCTTGCACGATGCAATGCGACGGGCATGGACGGATCATGTCATTTGGACACGCTTGTATCTCATTGCGCGAGTTTCCAAACAACCATCACAAAGCAATGTTGCTGCACAACGCCTTATGTCAAATCAAGAAGATATTGGGGCTCTGTTTGGATCTTCTCTCAAATCTAATCGCATTAAAGAAACGGTTGCAACCCTTTTGAAAGAACATATTCATATTGCAACTCGTATTGTTGATGCCGTGCTTGCACATGACGTTGTAGCCGAACAAACCCAGAAACAGCAATGGGACAGAAACGCACATGAAATTGCGGTTGCATTATCATCTCTTGGGCCGGCATTTGGTTCCGTTCATGCCAATTACAAAATGTTAAAACAGCACTTGGAATTAACTGCGCATGAGTTGGTTTACTTAATTCAAGAAAATTACAGTATGGATGCCAACAACTGGGATGTAATCTTGACGCAGGCATTACAAATGGCGGATCACATGTCCAGTGCTCTCATACTACCATCTTCACACCAACAAAAATAGTAGCACTACTAACATGATTTGATGGGTATATTGTAAATAGACAACTAATATGTACGCAACTACAGGTCCCGCCCCGTAACCTCAGAGTGCACATTAACCATGTGCCCAGGTTTTTTTGTACAGACACTATAATAAAACTTTATTTTCTCATAACACATACACAGAACACACCATGATCGACAAATTAGTTGTATTATTTTTAGTTGTTCCTAATACGATACGTAATACACCGATGTTATTATTAATTTCTTACTTTGAGGTTACGTAGCACGACCTGTAACATTCACATGTTTTTGTTCTTCTTTTGATGCCAGTTCCATGCAGACTGGATGATTGAGTTGATATCGCTATGTTGGGGGGACCATCCCAAAATTTGTTTTGCCAGAGATGCATCCGCAATTAGAACAGCAGGATCGCCCGATCGTCGCTCAGTCACAATCACAGGAATTTCCACACCCGTAATTTTACGTGCTGTCTGAATAATCTCAAACACACTGTATCCGCGCCCGGTGCCGAGATTCATGATACATGCCTGTGTTGCTTCTGCAAGCAGTGCCTTCAGGTGAGCATCGGCCAAATCCAGCACGTGAATATAATCGCGGACGCAGGTTCCGTCCGGAGTTGGATAGTCGTCTCCAAACACGGTTATTCCAGTGACGATATTTGAGGCGCCATGACGGCTGTCGCTGGTACTGCAATCGATACTGGTTTTTCTTATGTCTCTTTGTTTCAGCGCCACGTCAAGTATGCGTGGAATGAGGTGAGTCTCTGGAATATGATCTTCACCGTGATGTTTCGTAGCACCCGCAGCATTAAAATATCGAAGCACAATATATGGCAATCCATACACCTTCCAATACCACTCCAGAATCTGCTCAAACATGTATTTAGAGGCACCATATGGTGAGACTGGACTCGCGGCATCATTCTCTTTGAATTGCGCGGACAATGAGAAGGCTGCTGATTGTTTAGGGCGTCCGTATGTTGCTGCAGTGCTGGAAAAAATTATCTTGGGTCGCTTCTGCTTCCCGTCCACGGTGGGCATCGTTACAATAGCCTCCAATAAATTCAAACCACCCATAATATTATTTTCAAAATATTTACCTGGGTTTTTCATGGATTCACCCACTTCAATGGAACCCGCAAAATGAATGACACCTTCAGGCCGTTCAAAGTGAATAATGGGGGTGAGTTGTGCCTTATCCAATAAATCGATATTGTACAATCTTTGAACACGCGAATCCATGGCATCAGAGTGTCCATTGGACAAATTGTCAACAACAACCACTGTATGCCCTTGGTCAAGTAAATACTCGGTCGTTACAGACCCAATATATCCAGCACCACCCGTAACCAAAATCTTCATGATCTGTATTTGGACCCCTACTATTTGCTATTCTAAATATTAATGGATAGAAAAAGTGTAGTTTGTAGATCTACGCTTTTTTCTCTAAATAATTGCAGTCTTCTATTGAACAACATCTTGGTTCATATCAAATAATATTAGGGTTCATCTCATATGCACAATACTTTGAATATGATAATAAATTTTCCTGCAAAAATAGTTCTATCGGGGTTTGGTCGTTATCTTTCACCATTGTATATAATCTACATACATATGCAAACAAGATATACATTATAATAACGATTTAGAAGGCCATTGCACCACCTCCCATTGTGTGAACACGTCGGTTGCCATCGTTGTCGGTAGATTTTTTGGGATGGTATTTGTGTTTCCATGCAAGTACACATGGCATAGAACACATACGGGCATCATATACGTGAAAAGATTGTGAATGTCGAACTGCTTTCTGACACCACCAACATTGTATCATGGGTTCCGTACTGAACTGCGATGGACCACCATACACTCCAGCGCCAATCGACATTGAAGGAGGAGTCGGACTCGTCTCATCAACTTCCATCATGTCATTATTATTGGTGTCCACGTCCATTGAATCAACGGAAGACATGGAAACACAAAAGACTCCAATTATTTAATCTTATCAATATAAATATACCTCTTGTGCAGTAATGAATAAATGTAGAATGGCAATTTTTTGCTCGCTTTTACTACATTAATCAACACTACAAGCGATACGTACAATTATGATTCCAAACCATATCATTTAAGTTGGACCTGTTAAATAAATACATAATTTGTAAACAATAAACCTCGAGTTTATAATTTGCCTGCGCACATTGTCGTAAAAGAAGGTCTGTTTTCCCAATATACCTTCCCCCTCCCCCCCCCTCCGAATCACAGCAATATTATAATTTGAATAATGTGTTCTTCTTTTCATACTACATCCACATCACACACACGCGTTAAACTCAATTGTGAACAACAACGATTGTTGATTTGTATGGATGAGATTTGTTGGTGGTTTCCTCGTATGTCTTCCACGCTGCAACAAACTTGCATAGATAGTATTCTATTCCATTACGATATCTTGAGGCGCGCGACCTACGTATATCACATCCATACATGGTTAATTGGTGCATTAGCAACCACAACAGCAGTATCAACACCAGCAGTACCTTTATCATCTTCTAAACCATCACCAAATCATTCACGTAAAACAAATATTGGTGTTGTTGTTCCAAAATCGTACCATCGCCAATTGATTCGACTACATTATCGATATCAACAATATTGTATGCGGTATTGGACAAAAGCGGATATTGAAAAGGAAGCAATTGTTGAACGGTGCAAAGGGAAATATACGGTTAGATGGCCAAGGACTCGCCGTAGACGATTATTTCATGCAGATATTTGCAACATATTAGCACTTCTCTGTGCTACGGGTGATATACGGTGGTTGAATGCACTTGAATATATTCGTGATTCGTATATTGGTAAAGAATGGATTTTTATTCGACATGCAGCACGACAATGTCTGAAGTGGTATACACGACGACAAATTATTGATCCAAGAGATAAAGGGACAACACCTGTGCCCAGAGAAGTTCATAAACAAATCCAAACACTGACCTTATAATTATTATTCCGGTAGTATAACTCGAGGTATATTATACCATTAATTTAGGTACCGATAAATTATTTTTAATCTTTTTATATATACTGTGATTAGGATTAGAGTACCAACAATGGATAGACTCTAGTTTACAAAGATCTCAAAATGTGTGTCATTATAAATCATATAATTAGTCTTTTACACCACATAAGATATACTCGAGGTATATTTAGCACTAAACTTGTTGAGTGTTCACAATTAACAATAGAGCAGTCTATACATGCGTGCATGTATGATGAGGGTAGACTCGAGTTGATAAAACGTAAAATATTTAGCATACATGGGGAAAAGAAGATTAAATTTGTTTGTACTAAAACAAATAGAAATACTTGAGATGTATTGATTATCACATAACAGAACCTGCACTTAATTGATGTTTGTGTGGGGTGTGTGATCCACCTTTGATTATTATTATCGTCATACACATAAGTATGTTGGATTGGTCGCCTGTTTTTTCACGTGTGTAATTGTGAGTACAAGAATGGCGTCCCAAAACCGTGAAAGAATGCAGCAACAGAGGCGGCGACAGCAACCGTCTCTATTAATACGCAACGCTACAAGTAGCCCTGGTTCTGCTCAGCAACCATATTCTCAACCAAATACGAAACCTACGATACACTCCAAGAGTACGCACAAGTCTGGGCAATGGAGGCGTACAAGAGCAATTCGAAAGCGCGATACTGTGGAATATGATCGGAATATTAATGATGTCGACAATCTGCTTGATACTGATGATGATATGGGCGCGCACGATCAGAAGCGACGAAAGATGTCCAGTCGTCATTTCCAGGACAATAATAATTTATCCACCGCAGACCAACAAACGACATCTGTTCCGCTGGCGCAATTGCGGCCTCGTCAATCAGGGAATTCGCAGGTGAGACTGCCGTCAAAAACACAAGGGCGTGTAATTCAAGATACCCAAGCAAATAATAATTTGATGAACCACTTGTCATCGTCGTTGCCGCAACTTGTTTTTGAGAAGACTATTCCTGTTGCTGTACAGATGCGACAAATTCAGGGTTCCATTCAGCAACGTGTTAGAATGTGCCAGGTTTTGGAGAATATGTTGTCTTCAATTCCAACAGCGGCAACAACCATCGACTGGACATCAATATTGCAGCCAGAAGAGTACCTTGGTGGTGGTGCCTATGGACATGTGTATTCGTATCGTCTACGATCGGATAATATGCCATGTGAAGTGGCTATCAAAGTTATTTACACTTCTTTGAAAAGATTGAGTGAAGAGGAGGAGGAAGCCAAGACGGAGGCGATGATGTCGATAAACAGTACACTACCTGTTGGTGATCTTGTGATGCCATATTCTTCCAACACTACCACTACGTTGGGGTATGGTGGCCGTGTCACCGATGATGATAATAATATGCGTCAACCTAATAGACCAACAATGACGATTCCAATGGATATGCAAGATGACGCGATACCTTCTTCACTGTTTTGGATGCCCAAAAAACGCGTATCAAGCGCATCTCCTACTGCCAGTCGCGGACGCGGTCCGTTAGAAGCGCCAGATGATGTGGCATCGCGGATGCATGAAATTGATTTTGATGCAGCAATGTTGGAGATTAAGACGCAAAAATTAGTTTCTTCACTGGTCGAGTCGAATGTGTGCCCTCATTTTGCTCTATTTATACGCGACGCATATGAAGTATCTGCGTCCGATTATGGGAATACCGTCGTTGGTAACGATGAATGTGGTTCTTTGAATAGTCGGTTTATATTATCTTCGCGACCAAACACCGACACCACATCCTTGTCTCGGAATCATCGACGACTACGCCCACGTCGATGTGGTACTACTACTGTGAATGAAAAGAACTCTGCCGGGGTTACTGTTGTTGCGCGTGCCGATGTGGAAAATGATAAGACACGAAGTATTCACATTGTGATGGAGAAGTGTGATGAATCTCTGCATGACTGGCTCGTGCGGCGTCACCAATCGACGGTGTCGATTATGAGTATGATGTTTCAAGTCTGCATGGGTGTTTGTTGGATGGGAGTTACGTATAAAATGGTGCACAATGATCTATTTACACGCAATATTATGTGCAGCCGTGTCGATCGTCGGCTTGTGCATCGTTACGTAATTGGTCGTAATCATTTTCGAGTGCCATTGTGTGGATATTTGTGGAAAGTAATGGATTATAGTCTGGTCACATCTCCCACCGTATTGAAGCGTCCACACAAATTGGAATTTTCCACGGGCACACAGACGCATATTGAAACACAACAATTCTTGTCGTGTAGTGATCCTGCACGACATTACTCGTTAAAGCCATATCTTCGTGATTTGATGTCTTTGCTGTGGTCCATCGTCGTGCAGAATAGGAATCACCCCATGTGCATACCACCATGTGTCGTAGAGTGGGCCACTGGGGGTATTCAGTATATTGAGACGGTGGAAAGTCTATCATCATTGTCATCATCTTCTGTTGATTTTGTGTCTTCGCCAGACGATATGGTGCGGACGATTGTACATTTATTTTCACCTTCGACATTAGGTCGGTTAGGAATGCCTGCAAATATGTTTGCCGCTCAACAACAATGGGAACCAACAACAACAACACCACGATCATTGCCGTCAGAAGAAGTGTTTATATTAAATGTCCCTGATTTGTAGATATATTGTGAATTCGCAAAAAATAGAATTGAATATCATATTCATACTTTTGCTGAATAGAACTAAGATGGTTATTATTATAATATTTATTACAGAGTCCTATTTAGAATATATATATATATATATATATATATATATATTCATCACATCACTATGCAACAAATATGGCTTCTCCAACGCGCACAATGGTTACAGATGCACCCACATCGGGGTTCGTGCGCACTTGCCACGCTGGTTGTCCGATGGCTAATTGACTGAGATTAACTAACTGTAATGTTTGACCTTTTAATAAATGTACCAATCCGGTTGCTTGAATATATGATGCAGGCTGGCTGGGTTGGTTTTGATATTGCATTGTTCGTTCGACGACGTGCAATTGTGCTATTGCAGTTCCATTTACCGTTAGTGTAAAATCAATATTTCCAGCGAGTACGTTTGGTTCAAACTGGATCGACAATGGATCATATGCAACCGCCCACGATATCAGATATGTTCCCTCTTCCACGATTGTAATTGTTGTTCGTGCTGCGTCAATGGTAGGTGCCCTACCGGGAGGACCATCGATCGTTTCGGGTAAAATTACTGGGTCTCCCGAAGCAATTGGATATCGTTCCGCATCGTTGGCTCTGAGCCAAAATTGACTGAATGCCGAAGTTCCTACAGGGCCGGTCGCTCCGGTTGCTCCGATGGGTCCTGTAGGTCCTGTGACGCCCGTTAGACCCGTTGGTCCCGTGGCCCCCGTTACACCCGTTGGTCCCGTTGCACCTTGGCCAGACACGCCCGTCGTACCACAAAATACGGTCACACACGACTTGCACTTTTGCTTCTTACAACATTTAGAAGAAGTATCGGTATTACAACATGATGACATTTTTGTTGTTTGTGAAAATATGTAGAAGTATTCTTGATAGAGAGAGAGAGAATAGTGATGACAAGTATTTATACTTTTATGTTGCAACAACAACAAAACTTGAATTTCTCTTTTTGTGATTTGTGCACTCGAATAAGAATTTTCTTGGTACAACTACAGAATGACTAGTATTAGGTTTTATTTATTTGTTATTATATTTATTCAATATGTCACTTTTGTGGAATACTTATCATCATCGTCGTCGTCATTACCATTCTCTGGCATATTTTTAAGGGGGTGTGATAATTTCAACAACTCGTTGTGTCGCATAAATGTTTTCTCATTCCATACTCAGTAAAGGCTGCAATTTATATCGTGGTGGTGATAATAGAATAGTAATAATTACAACAATTTACTTTCCTCTATTTACCTATCGTTCTACTTGAACATTTACATTTATGAAAATATATTGTTTTGATTTGGTTTATATAAACATATTGTAAATGGGAATATCTGATCCAACACATAACAGTAACAATGGTGCGAACAACCATCATTCGTTGAATCATTTTGATGTGGATGAAGCCGCGCGACGTCTGCAGATTCACATATTGGCACGTCAGGCTCTCACACGAGCAATAGAACAAGAGCGACAATATGTGTCTGTACAACAACAAAAACAGCAATCCATTCATCGCAATAGTCTGCCATTAACGACGACGACAGCAACATCATCATTATCGGCCACTCGACAACGGACTGCTGTTCATGCAAGTCCATCATTACGAAGCCAATCTAACAATTATAATGTTAATACGCACTCTGTGCGAACAAATCCAACAAAACCGCCATCTGCAGGACAACCAAAGGCACCGTCTAATCGAAACATGAAACCCAATCGATCCAAAGATTCATTACCCACTGCTTCGGCTGTTGCTCAAGATCAACGAAATCAACAACCTTCCATTCCTTCTTCTACCGAACCAATCTATATATCCATACCAATTGTAGCCGTTGGAGCGACAGGAGTTGACGGTCGTGATGGAATGCAAGGAGCGACGGGGATGCAAGGGCCTGTAGGCCGCGAGGGCCAACAAGGCACTACAGGTATGCAGGGACCTGCAGGTAGTGATGGCAAACCGGGTGCTACAGGTGTTGCAGGTCGTGATGGTCGCCAGGGTGATACGGGGATTGCAGGTCGTGACGGCCAATGTGGTGCTACGGGCATTCAGGGCCCTGCAGGTCGCGATGGTAAACATGGTGCTACAGGCATTCAGGGTCCTGTAGGTCGTGATGGTAAACATGGTGCTACAGGCATTCAGGGTCCTGCAGGTCGTGACGGCCAACGTGGTGCTACGGGCATTCAGGGTCCTGCAGGTCGTGACGGCCAACGTGGTGCTACGGGCATTCAGGGTCCTGCAGGTCGTGACGGCCAACGTGGTGCTACGGGTATTCAGGGTCCTGCAGGTCGTGACGGCCAACGTGGTGCTACGGGCATTCAGGGTCCTGCAGGTCGTGACGGTCAATATGGTGCTACGGGCATTCAGGGTCCTGTAGGTCGTGACGGTCAATATGGTGCTACGGGCATTCAGGGTCCTGCAGGTCGTGATGGCCAACAAGGATCTACAGGTATAAAGGGCGACACTGGTGTGGGACTTTTTCAATCGCGTACTATTTTTGTGGATCCAAAGTATGCCACCGGTGCATTCAATCAGATGGAATACCGAGACTTAATGGCGCGCATTTCACCCACATCCGTAAGTGCAGACGTTGGATCAGGTACCGCTGCTTCTTCCTATTCACCCTCGGCACCGACGGCTGAGAATCTAAACGACTTGATTGAAAGTTCTTCACGCCCCGTCGCAAGTCTCCAGCATGCACTGTATCTTCTTCAAAACTTTTCTCTCGCATCCTCACCACCACCATCTCCAGAAACACCATGGGTTATTTATTTTGCACCAGCGCGACATACAATTGGTGACATTCGGCTTGCCCCAAATATATACCTGTGTGGCACCGCTACGACATCCAGTGCAAGTGACGCGGCTACTATTCTTGAAGGTACAATTACAGTGGATCCTACAATGTCACATATCACGACCAGATCGTCGTTTCGTGACGTAGGTGGTCTATGCGACTTGACCTTGCAAACAACCTACGCAAAAGCAATTTGTTCCGAAGAAGAAGCGGCAGGTAGTATTGATTCCACTAACCATATAAGCAATTACCATGTTAATACGACTATGCCACTAACGTTGGCGCCAACGTTCCGCGGTACCTTTCATGTATCACGAGTTCACTTTGACACAACGTATCGCATTGCACCACCCCTTCAACCAATTACATTACCATACGAACCGAAAGCCGTGGTGCAGAGTATTGTTCGAATTGTTTCGGGATCATTACAAAGCCATCAATGCAAATATTCGTTGAACACGCAAGCATCATATCATGAAGCACATTCATTGCATCAGAAAAAGAATACAAATGTAGACTGCATCTTTCATATTGCTCCGAAACCCGTGACAACAACGTCATCATCATCATCATCATCGTTGTTGTCTCCATCAACGTTGACAGTTCAAGGGGACACAATAAATCTTACGACACACAATGGGTATGTGGATGCTAGTGTACCACGAGTAGCCGTGACTTTTGTCGAAGAGGGTACCGCATCTACCTGCACACAGATTTCACATTCTACAATCATGTTTAATATCCGCAATCCATTTGGTGTTGGTCACATTACGCCTGTAAACGGAACGGTGATTCGGCACGCGAACGCACGTGTTCGAATGAGTACAGGCACCATCTCCAATTCACGCGTCATGTGGTCCGATACAACCGATTATTCGAATATTGTTAATAATGCTAAACAGAATGCATTCACACTAGTGTGGAATGATGCCCCCGAGAGTGAATTGACTGCATCTCAGGTTGTTGTCACGGTAGATAGTCCCATCCTAGATCCCGCCATTCGCCACGTTGTTTACATGTGCAACGATGCACCTCTTGTACCTAATGAGATTTATCTTGACTTAGTGGCGCAGAAGAAGAAAACGATGCCTATGTTGACCGACAAGAACACCATGGAAGCAGACTTCACCACCAAAACCACCATTGAAACCGGTAATAGTATCAACAATAAGATACTGATGGCGGATATCAACTCAGTCACAAGTGGTCCGTGGGTCCACATTATGGATTGTTCGTGGACATGTCCGACATTAAACCGCACATCATCATTGCACTCAAATACTTCATCGAACACAACATCATCGACCATGGCAAATGCGGAATTGACACCGTGGGTCGCGCCACGTATTTGGATTGGATCTGCCAAGGCGGTACAGCAACGACAGCAGCAACATCATAATCATCGGTTACGCTACCGTATAACAACACATAGTGGTACTTTGAACACATCTGCAGGTCTTGCATTCAATACAGTTACTTTCCGACCTCAAGTCTATGCAAACAACAATGACAATGAGGACGTTTATACTGTTACAGACAAGGATGGTACTGTCTTAGTAGACGCTACGAACGCACACTGCACGATTCTTCTCGCCCCGTCCAATGTTCATGTCACTGCTGCAGCAGCCACAGCAAATGCATCCGTGTTGCCTGGTCGTATCGTCGTGATTCGGCGAATTGATAATAGTGTTGCGAACAAATTATTCATCCGCGCCAGTCCTGGTGAATATATCGAAACACAAACAAGTATGTTGCTTGATATTCAAGAAAGTGTCATGATACAATCTACGGGGCATGGTATGTGGCGATGCATTTCTAAGAAATCAAATAATGCGTTCATGGTGTCCTTTGTGGCGAATGGTGAATATGTTCTTTCATACATGAACAATCAACCGACGAATTGTCATTACATTGGTCTTGGTTGTAACGGCCCCCAGTTTGCCAGTGTAGCATTTATTTTGCCCATCTCTGGTGAAGATGATGATAATAATAGTGCAGCGAATTCTTCATTTGCTGCTCTTTTGCCACCAAGTCCAATAACAACAACAACAACATCATCAGCGTCGGTGTCTTCCCTTTCTACCGCAAACATGTTTTCGCGGCAGAATACAAATAATAATAACAACAACGATGCCAATTTGCCCACGTCGATAAACAACTCGTTATTGAATACGACTGTGTTGAACACGCTAGTAACGCGTATGAGCGTACAGTCAACAAATCATCCGCGCAACTTGTTATTCTTCTCGGGCGTTGTGCGAGTCGACGTCGCCTTTGATATTGCGATGGCGCCATTTGGTAGTAATCAACCGACATCATTCAGTGTTGAACCTGTTATTATCAGTTTCACAGGAGAAAATCAAATATGTACCGGTACCATGGCCCCGTCAAACGCACTAACAACGATCGCATCAAATCAATTGGTGGCATTGCGTGCTCGTATTGTGAATGTTGTGTATACGGACATACCAGTTCCGGTACAGATGACATTAACATTTTCCAATGCCGGTGTTCGTCTGGTTCAAATTTCCAAATGAATGAATGACAAAACATATTAATAAAACAAACAGTCTCTAAAAATACCACACTTTTATAACAAAGAGAATATGTATATAGTGCTTTTCACATTATGCATATTATATAAAGATATAATTAGTTACAGCAGCATCAAACTCTGCAAGAACGTCATTGTTCTCTGATATGTTTGATCTATTAATAATTGTTTTGACATGAGATCCACTGTTAAAGTAAGTGATGTGACACCTGGTGTAGGAACTAATAAAACATTTGGTAGGTAACATCCAAACTCGTGCATAAATGTGGCCAGACCACGACTTGCATTTAATGTTTGAAAAAGACTGGCAATGTAGTCCACAATATTCTCAACTTGGTTCGATGAAGAGGTGCGGAGTTGTTCTTGCGGTACATAATGCGGATGTTGTTGTTGTTGCTGTGGTACCTGCACAAATGATGTTAATGATGATGGTGTTGTATGAGTTTTTAATGATTGATCAAGATGTTGATACTGCAAATGCTGTCGTGACTGTTGTGGTTGCATACTTGACGATCTCAAGGACGATAAAGTTGTTGTCTGACCTATTGCCGGCTGATCTCTTGTAAGATTTGTTGGTGCTGCAGGAACACTGCACGAGTCATTGTCAAACGCGAATACCAAAATGGTCGTATGGAGATCCGACAATCGTTTCACCCCGGCATATGGCAATCCGTTGGCAATGCCTCCATCGACCCAATAGTGTCCATTCCACTTGACAGGAATAAACACCAGTGGAATCACCATGGACAGTGCTACTGCAAAATATGCAGGTACATTTGGGTGATCTACATCATTTAGTTCGACACACTTTCCTGTTGAAATATTTGTGACTGTAGTTAACAAGTGGCATTTGTGAATTTGGTAGATTTGTTGTAATGTTTCCATTCCGTGACTAGGAGTACCCGTAATATGGGTTAATTGTTCCGCAATAACGTTACGAACATAGACAAATAGTGGATCTGGAGAAAAGATTCCCCACTGCGTCAAGTATCGAACGCTAGCGTCAAATTTTCCGGGACGACGATCGCCTACAAAATCTCGCAAATTAATAGATAGTACCTTGTCGACGACCTGTTGTGCGGGCACACGTAATGCAGTGAATAGTGCAAATAGTGCTCCAATGGAAGCACCACCGGCGCAAGTAATTTGATTCAACAGACCTGCATGTTCTAGGGCAGTATATACGCCTCCATTGGCTATACCGCGACTACCCCCGCCTTCCCAAGTTACAGATAATGGCATCTTACACCCACCAACCGCACTATATATATATATATATTGGATTTCTTTTTCTGTGCCGAGGAAGTGTATTTATTCTTTATAATGTATATACACAAGCATTGTTTTTGTTATCATTGATATTGAATTGAATAATTATAATCTACGTAGATATCTATATATATGTATTACAATCTTCACAAAATAAATACATACACACACGTATTATTTCTTTGACATCATATTCTGCACTTACATAATAATGTGTGTATATATATATATGCTGGTTACTTTACTTTAGTTACGACGTACTCCTGCCGGTGCGAATGCAGCACCCGGTGGGTTTTGTGACACAGCAGATCCCGGCGCAAAAAAGTAGGGTCCAAATTGCCCTACAAAAGAAGTGGCAGGTGCTGCCGTAGGAGCCACTGTGGTGCGCTGACCTCTTCCACGGCGGCCTGCGGGTTGTGTTGGCGCCATTGCAGTAGTTCTCATCGAAGCAGCCGGCGCAACCTGTTGTGTTGTCACGGTTTGAATCATTGGTGCTTGTTGATATCCGGCACGACCACGACCTACTGATTGTAATGGACGTTGCGTCGCCATGGTTGACATGACTTCTGACAACGGACCCGGCTGACCTAACTGCGACGCTGAAATATGACCACTCAAAATATTGGTCATCTCCTCAACAATTGAATCCATTTGTCCACAATAATTACTAAGCAAGCCCCACAAAAGGCTAATTTTGAAGGCTTGACGTTCCAGTTCACGTCCACGTAATGGTGCTGTGGCAGGTGAAATCGAAAGACCCGCACTCCTCCATCCACCCGAGGGTGGCAGCGAAGGCAAATGTCGCTCGAGTCCAAACGTGCGAAACAAGGCATACACATCTTGCGCCACCAGTTGATGACTATCAATCAAGTTTAACAATTGGTATATAGATTTTTGTTTTGCCTGACATTCAGGATGTGCAGCGAAGAATTCAGACAATGCTTGATTGACTTCCACAGACGAAGGCGCGGCGCCCGACGGTGCGATAAGTGGAATATCTTGGGGAACGGTTAGACCATAAGTGCCCTCCATAACTCTCTGAATTCCAATATTCAATGCATCAAAATCACGACAATTCAACGTCGCCACGTGCCATAACAGAGACGGCAGCGAAACATCCTTGCGGCGCCCACGACTTCCCACAGTCTCTTCTGAAAACTCCATTCCAGCAACTCGGTAATTCGACACAGAGCCCTTCCCCTTCATGTGAATAGTACCGCCGAGTCCGAGAGTCCGCAAAACACTCTTCATATCCACACCTCGCCACCGGGCGGCCTTTGCCAATTGCAAAAATCGACTCAATTGTTCAACAGTGGCGCAATCGGGGTGTTCCTTCATGAATAGTTGAATTGCAGCCTGCTCACCAGCGTTCAGCGGTAACGATCGAATCATATTGATTGTTAACGGTGCCACGGGCCGTGCTTGTAGTGGCATGGTAAGAATGGGCTGTGGTGGAAGTGTTAAAATTTGAGTTGCCATTTTGGTCTGTTGGTCTTACTTGGTGCCAGTCCAAATTATTATTATTATGATCCACAAATGGGAACCAATAAACAATGAACGAGTAGATAATTCGATGTTCGGAATAATAATGGTTGCACGTTAAAATTCCTTTATCATTTACAATAGTTGAAAAAAATCCATCACAAGACAAATATGTAACAAACTACAATACACAATATTTTCTCTCTCTCTATATATATATACAAGTGTTGTTTTGTTTCGATGGATGAATGATGTGATCCGATAGTAGAATATATATATATATATATATATATATAGTATTACTATTATTTCCTTTTCTTCTCCAATAATAACACATGAGCCAAAATAAATAATTTGATAGATATTCTATGTAGTAATTCCCCAATGGCGCTTCAAATTAGTCCACCTGGACTTGCATTGAATGGCATGGTGGATTAAATCATACCACGGCATGATTGGATCAACATGCGTCGCAAATACACAATTATCATCACAACAACCGCGATCATACTCGGATCGGCAATTCGAAAGGACTATGGTATGTCCAAAATTGTGACGATTGCGGATCTGTTGTTTTTGTTGGTGCTGTGGTTTTATGTCACTCCTTGTTAATGTTGTTGTTGAACAACTACCATGGTTAGTGGCAAGTTGCAAACATATATCCACGGTCTGTGGATCCATAAACACAGTCCTTTGACGATAAATTGATTCCAATATAGACACTAACAAATAACGATACAGTCTCGCGGACATGTGTGCTGACGATAGCAATGATGTTGATAGATCAATATTTTTCTGCCGCAATATAGTCAGTATATGCGATACGGTAGAAGTAATCATACATCCTTCACAATATGTAACAATCAATCGTTGCATAACGCCTACTTCCTCCAATATTTCGTCAGTATTACACATATTATTGAATTTTAGATAAATGGACGATAAAAGAATATGACTATTTTCATCAAATCGTGGCATGCGAACAATCAGTTGTCGATATATCTGTACGATGAATGGTTTAGATTCCACAAAACAGACGACTTGATTCGCAATTAGAAAAGATGCCACTGCAAGCATTAGATACATGGTATATTTTCGCAATCGACATGATTCACACGGTGGTGGTTTGGCGCCTTGTTCATTATTACAACAACAATAACAATCACTTGCATTCCCCATTGTCAATAATATTTCACTTGCTCGCACAAACAAATCCATAGTTACAATGGTTGCATACGGAGAAAGTTTTTCTTTCAGGGCAACAATTACCATCGTCTCACATAAACCATAGTAAAACGGACTATGGCGATGAGGTTGTTGTTGTTGTTTCTGTGCTTCATCATCGGCATTTAACATCATCATGATCGAGTCATTACACTGCGATACCACACGTGCTGCTGTTGATGAAAACAACACGGTACATCGATTTGAACAACAATTAGCATCCTCGCAAACCTCATGCTCAGCGTCTTTGTGCGTAGGTGATAGAAACGGATGCTTAATGACTTGATGAATTGAATACCTATTATCAGGATTGATGCGCAGAAGTCCGCAAAGTAAATCCAGTGCATGCCCCAATTGGACTCTGTCGTCACCAACGGTGCTGTTAGTGGAATCTGCAGAATTAATAATTCGACCCCGACGGCGACGTCGTAGACATAATTGCGTTAGTCGGGATGATTTCGAATGACATGGCGCACAAACTGGACATTGACGAAATTGTCCTACGGGTCGCCAAAATACACTCTCCGCGTCATTATTATTACCGAAAGTATGATTATTATTCGGCATCATACAAGATTGCAGCAAAGGGGATGTTGATGATTCCATGTTTGCCGTGTTATTGTGGAGTTCGGGTCTTTTCAATCTACATGTGGACCATAATGGAGAACGAAATAAGTCGGGCCATTCTGTCCGCGACGGCGTACCAATGAGATCAAAGATTTGATCCAATTCGCCAGTCACGGTATCGCAAGCAGACCTATCAAGCACATTTACAGTGCCCAACAACATTGATGCCATAAGAATTCCCAACATCCACATATCGCTTTTGATTGGATCAATGTATGTTAGTCCACACAAAATCTCGGGAGGGCAGGATCCAGGCGAAATGACTGCAAAGTCCACCTGTTGTCGCTTTCCCATACTACCATCTTCTGTTCTTTCGGACAATATGTCGTGATAAACAAATTCAACGGCACCCATATCACACAAACTACATCGATATCGTCCACATATCGGATCCCAATGCATCAAAACATTTTCCAATTTCAAGTCTGAGTATGAAAATCCATGTCGATAAATTTCCACCAATCCTGTAATAATGTCATTCATATAGTGACATACGTCGCTTAAGGATAATAAGGAAATCGGAGACTTGCAAGATTGATCACGCACCAGCACCGGTGTTGCTGCAACCAAATCCATATCATCATTCTTCTCCAGCAGAAAATCACTTGCAGTGTCTGTGGTAGTATTCTGGACAATATCTTTCCCACAAGTGTCATTGTTGGTGGGAGACCATTGTTGTTCATGGGTCTGTATTATCATATCGAACAATGTTGTTCGATAATAGCGCAATAGTATCGATGCCCCAGAAGATTCGTTGACCATCTCTGCCATCGACCCTTCTTCTATATCCGCAGAATTGTTGTTGTTGTTGGTGGGATTATAAGGTTTTCCATCATTGGCTATAGGTTCATCAACGTCACAGCACGCAGGTGACGATAATATTATTTTATTATGATGCTGATGATAAACATTATTCCACCGACGTAAAATCCAAGAGCAAATATCTTGAGAATTTATCCATGTTTGCTTGGGCGGCGACACCTGCGACTGAAAATCTGATTGAGAATTACTAAAAGGTATTTCACGCAGAGACGAATCTGTTTTACTCATATTTATATCACCATTGCATGCTTTATGATGTCTAGATATATCCGACATGATGCAGGATAACGATGCATCTGGCCACAGATCAACAACGTCAACTTGTGCGATATTTGGATGACGACGACCAAGTATTGCATACATATTTACCTCGCGGAGAAAATCAAATGACAATAGCCCACGATTTTTGCATCGTTTATATCGTTTGATAACACGACAGCAACGACGATACTGCTGCTGTTTGTTCTGTGGACAAAATCGCACAAACAACGGCCATGGTCGGAGTAATGACATAGAAGAAGAAAAGAATTTTCCCATAATAGTACCGACCGTCATCGTATTGTCAGTTGTGTCATCATCTGTCATAGGCCCTTTGACGACCTGAATGGTGCCAAATCCACCTTCTGTAATGCCATCATTAGTGAACGCATGAGTGCTACTGTGATTACTGATTATGGAAAAAGATGATGACACTATTGCTTCACTATCATCAGCACAATCATTTCTTCGCAGAGGTTGAAAGGTTGATGTTACCCCAGGAACAATATGCAAGTCCATAATTTCAGATTTTCTATATACTCACACATTATTTTACAAGAATTTCTACACATAAACCTCGATTTATATATCCTGCTAAAATAAACAATATTTTGGATGGACTCATCAGTACAAAAATGCATTCACACAGACCTTGCTTTTAGCCGGTGGCTAGGTGTGCCTAAACGTAGATAAACTAACTCGAGGTATAATACCCACCATAAAATACTTATAAAAGTAATACTGGGTTTGAATATAATACATACGTCTTTGTGCAAACGAGTTACATACGGACCAAGTAATCTTGTCTTCTGTGGGTTTAATAAAAACATATAGGTAAATTTCTCCAAAATATATTACTCGAGTTATCTATACAGATACTGGTGGGATTCTTGTCTTGTTTATTATGGAGTCGGGTAATCACCAAAAATGATTCTTATACCGTGATACATGAATGATGAAATTAATGTGGAATATAATATTTACCCGTTTGGTTTTCTGCGATGAATTGATATTTTGTTAGGGATCAATAACAATAAAACTATACATACAATTGTAATAGTTGATTGTGACGATTGCTCAAGTAATTATTTGGTCAATTTGGGTCAACAGTATCGATCTAAATACTACAAAATTCTGTAGAGCATTGTATTAAATTATCATTATGCGTAGAAAAGTTGTCACAACATCGTCATTTGTCACAGGTCAGCAACCACCACCGCAGCGACACCATCGATATGAACACCATCATCGTCATCCAAACACTATGAGCATATCGCCTGTTGTGGATACTACAAATGACAATAACGATGATCGTATGGATGTAGATCAAATTGGCGATACTCATGGTATATGTTTGTATGCAAATGAAGCAATGCCATCATGTCCTCCGCTGACACCAGCAGCAGCGGCCAGTACCGCTGGTGTTGGTGGTAGTATGGGTACAAACTTACGAACACCATCATCATTATTTTCGGCGACACATACTCCGTGTCATATCATGGGCGGGTTGGGTGATATTCCAGCCCAGCAGGTTTGCGAATTTCATATTGGGCATCTGCAACTACCGGTGCATATAAACACGAGTCAGTGTTTTCAGGCACATGGTATTACGGTGTATCATTTAATAGGTGAAGGCAACAATGGAGCCGCTTACTACGCGTGTTTTTATAAAAATTGCGAGTGTGTTGTTAAACTTGGAAACATTAATGAGGATGAATTCATAATTGCACGTGAAATGGGTGCTATTGGGGTCGGACCACAGGTAGTGTATAGATCTGCATGCCCAGTCATGATTCCAGTTAACATGATTCCGGGCGGATCAAACACATCAGCGGTTTCTGCAGTTCCAACAACGACAACAACAACATTTTCACAACAACAACAACCACCATTCTTTCAACCAGCATATGAGTTGGCACACACAGGTGGATATAATTATCCACATGAGCAACAACGGATTGGTGTTGATTTTGTAGTGATGCAGCGACTTGATATGACATTGTTGCAATGGTTACGCCAAGGAAATGTACTCCTCCCTGTTCACGCCATGCGAATACATCAATTATTTTCAAAAGCCTATAATGCGGGTTTGATTCATATGGATATAAAGTCTGATAATATTATGGTGCGCCTGTATCATGATGGTAATGATAGAAACAGCACCTATTCAGGATCTGTATCATCCGATATTGAACAATTTTATATGATTGATTTCGGTTGGTCGTATTATTTACCCATGCATCCATATGATGGGTATGATCCACAGGCGTACAACGGGTGGACACTTGCAACGCCGGCTCACAGTCAAACCCACATCGCGGCTGCCTGGGACCAATTGTGTTTATTCGCAGATCTTCAAATGTCTTCGATTATTTCTCAAAACCCAAACAATATGGAATTTATGCGAACATTTGCCAACTTGTTACAATTATATTACTCGATCCCACCATATGCTTTTTCTAATATGTTTAGTTATCTTACCCATACTTTACCTGCGGAGGGTGAGGCTGTTCTAATCAACCCATAGAAATAGAATAACAACTACATCATTACCTTCATTACTACCCTTTTGTGGAAATTGTCATTTAAATTAGAATGCATAATTTACCCTGCTGGTATGTTTTCTTTTTTGACAGTGTATCATACATTTATCGTTCAACCAGTCTGTAATTATTTGGACCGTAAAAGAGTAAATATATATATATATAAATATTCAACAATGTTAATTGAATTGATGTGAGAAAGTTGCATATATATATACACAACAAATCACTGATCGCAAAGGAACATTGTTAATTTTTTTCAGGATTATAAAGAAGGAACATATTATAGATTATCGCTCTATCAACAAATTACTTGTCTATTGATCATTTAATATTGTAGTGGTATAATCATGGGTCTAAAAACAACAACAACAACAACAACCGCGACAGCAACGCCGTCATTGGCGACAAGCATCATATCGTCTACACAACAACAACAATCGCACGGTTCTACATCGGCAGGGTTGCCAATCTTAATTCACTGGGTCCCTTCTTTCAAAGCATGGGTGCAGGACAGATTTGACAAGCATGAAGTATTGGGGGATGGTGCCTATGGAGAAGTTTATCATGTCCAATGTAAACATACCCTCCAACATTATGCAATCAAAGAAATGCACACCAGCAGTTATTACGAGGGTGAAGGTGTTCCTTCTACTGTATTACGTGAATATGCAAACCTGTCGCGATTGTCATCGTGTCCGTATATTGTTCCGGTGCACGAATTTATTCTGGGAAATGATGGAAAGTATGGATTCGTCATGTCGATGGCGAAATATAACTTGTCCACTTTCTTGCGCAAAGTTGAGGAATATAACAGAAGAAAACTCGTGTGTACAACAACTCTGCCACCAGCAGTATCGGCAATCAAACAGACATCGACAACTGCCGAAGAATCAAAAACGACAACAACAATGCCAATCTGTGGAATTGTCGATTCCATCGTTTGGAATATTGACACTTGTAAAAGATTCATGTGGCAATTGGCATACGCAATCGACTATTGTCATACACACGGCGTGATGCATCGGGACATCAAATGTAGCAACATACTAGTCGATCCAGATTGGAATAATGGACGGGGTTGTGTAACTCTCGCTGACCTTGGCCTAACTCGACGGTTTTACCAACCTCTTCGAACATACACGTCCGAAATTTGCACGTTATGGTATCGACCTCCCGAAGTTTTGTTAGGCCAGCGTGTTTACACTACTGCAGTTGATATCTGGTCGCTTGGATGTGTATTTGTAGAAATGATCCGACAAGGTCAGCATCTATTTTCGGGTAATTGTCAAATAGATCAATTATTTCAAATTTTTCGTCTCTTAGGCACTCCGACGGATAAGGACTGGCCTAATGTAACGCAATTACCAGATTATGAAACACAATTTCCTGTATGGAACAACAAATTTGACGAAACGATGCATCAAACTTTATGGAATACGTTCTCTGCGTTTTATAATACACCCGATGAGGTCAAAAAGAACCTGGAGCAATTCATAGATTTGACTCGAGGTATGTTACAACTAAACCCTGACATGCGCCTAACTGCAGAACAAGTCCTGCAACACGAATTTTTCACGGGTGTTCGCGCCAAGAAATCGTTATTGAAAGATCAACAACAACAACCGCATCAAGATAAAGAGGAACATAAAAAGATCACATCATCATCGGTTGTTGAGAATTGTAATAATGCTACTTTAAGTAATGGTCAAGTTAATTCGAATTGTTCAGCAGCAAAAGATGAATTAGCCTTTTCGCATCGCGTTCTGCGCGTACAGTATGCAGAGACACATCCACTCATTCAATCTGATTACTTTGTGGGACACCCAGATATTTCAGACAAAATGCGAGGCATTCTATTGGATTGGCTAGTAGAAGTGCACTTAAGGTTCAAACTGTTGCCCGAGACATGGTATCGCTGCGTGCAAATAATCGACGTATACCTACATGCGTGTAGTGCTGACTTCATACACAAAGGACACCATCACGGACATGTACATGTAAGTGTTACTCTTCCAAAAGCATCATTACCATCACCACCAGAAAAGAAGAAGAGTGATAGTAGTACTAGTTGTGTGAAATGTGGGGAAACTACAACAGAGGACTTTCCGACGAGTGGACCAACTCCACGCACACATCTTCAATTGGTTGGAATTGCTGCCATGTTTATTGCTGCAAAAATTGAAGAAATATACCCACCCGAATGCAACGATTTTGTGTATATTAGCGCTCAGACATACACGCGGAATCAGATTCATCAAATGGAACGGCGAATGCTGTGTACACTGAACGTGACGTCTCTCCATGGTCCAACAGTCATGGACTTTCTACGCCACGCAAGTCCACGGTTGGCGTTGAATTTTGAATCACATACAATGGCAAAATACATCACCGAGATTATTTTAGTTTCTGCGTTTCCAATCATTGTCAAGTACAAATGGACGCCCAATCAACTTGCTGCTGCGGCTGTATGGTACTCCAAATTAGTGTGTTCAACACAGTCTCAAAACGATCAACAACATACAAAAGGATCTGTCCCCGAGAGCATTATTAATAACCATGAAATTTCTTCCTTCAACCAATCAAGTGAAGACACTAAAAAGTCCACCACAAATAATCGCGAACATTTATTGTATTCTCAAATGAGTGCCGCATTGGGAGTATCATCTACCATGATCGATGATGAACAGATGGCACATTTTGCATCCTCTATGAACGTTTTCAAAAGTGTCTTAGAGTCTATGGTTTTATTAATTCATAACCATATGGTACGATATTTTGCAATAGACGGTGGCGATTGTTGTTCATTGCAGGCGGCAACTCGAAAATATGCCATCAGCAAATTTGGTAAGGTGTCTGGTTTGCTAAAGGAAATTCTATGTTCCCGTTTGAAAAAATGCCAATAATAATAATGAATATACTTGAAAACATGTTCGTTGAAACGCATCGTATAAATAAATGACCACGTGTGATAATTATTAAAACAACCAGCGCGCAAAACGACATGACTCTTACTGCGAAAGGAAAAAAGACAGCGACGGGGGGGGTGTCTGTGTGCTTTTGAACAAGCAGAAAAATTACCCACCAACATATTACCCCAATATTTTAGTTGGTCTGTGTCCGGGTCAGTTCCACATTATCAACAATTAATTACAGATCGTGATCTCGTTCCAATAGACTGGTTGTATAGTGTTATTTTGCATCGAGGACGCCTTGGAAACAAATGGACTCATCTCCATATCCACAACACCAGTTTTACATCCGCGCGGCCGCTGCTGCCAAGAAGAGCAACAACAACACTACCTTGTTGAAAAGTACGAACACCTGCCATACACCCAACAACAACAGTACCGCGCCGGATCGTCGCCGCGCGCAGATTTGGACAGAAGTTATCGTCCCAAATATGCCACCCAAAGTATATCGTGTTGCAACACAAGAAATAGCAAGAATTGATCATCATTTATTGGAATATCTTCCAGTTCTGAAACAGCGAATGGAGAATTGGATCGAACAAAACGTTTTCCAACAATCCGGACTCGACGTTTCGCGCGTACATGCTTTACAGGAGCGCCTGCACGAATATGTAAACTCCCTTTCGGCGGATGGATCTTACGTTGAATTATTGCCCGACGAAATGGATTTTGTGGCCAACCTCGGACAGTGGTTGTTGGAGAACCCAGAAACACCTTACCGATTGGTTGAGGTTGGTTTAAATGTGAAACGCCGCATATGCAAGATTGGATTTGTCATTCAAATACCACTTACAGAACGTTTTCTGTTTGTGTGCGTCGGTATGGATGTTGGCCTAAAAACATTTTACGTGACCAACGAGTTCAAAAATAGGTCTTCATATCGCGGTGATGTTAACTATTGGACGTTGGAAGATTGGAACAGAGAATTTTGTTTCCATTAATATTTGTACAGAATAATAAGGATTAATTGCATCATAACTGGCCGTTCAGACATATACACCTTTTTTGGTAATAATGCCAAAAATACAGTCAGTCGCGCCATTATTTAAAACTCGAGATATATATATATACTAAATACATATACCATAAAATACCTCCATATTTGTATTGTATCAATCACTACACCTGCTACACAACTTATCATTCGTATTACGTAACTTGTGATACTCCAAGAGTATTACTGAATGCAGAATAATTATACAATATTATAACTCGAGTTATATATACATCTTTAACATGAATTTTAAGACTCCAATGGGTACTGCGGTGCGATACGCTCGATGGGTGTATTACGAATATGTGTAACTCGAGTATATTTATATACACATGTGTACATATCATAACTTGGTATGAACAGATGAATGATTTAAGGAATGTTAATCTTATGAATGTATCTGTGGGCATTGTATGTATCTTTGGTAAAATAACGAAATGACGACCACGATGTAACTACTCGAGTTATTTATTGTAGGATATGTATCTGCGCAATACAATTATACGGTGAGATTTTGCTGTAATTGCATTGAACTTTCACCCTGCAAGTGCACGATGGATGCACCTTGGATCCATGTGGTATTGGGTAACCGACCCATGACTAATTTTGCCTCTGTGGATATACCAAGTCCTTGTCGTGTGCTTGCATAAAACTTTGCCGCATCGTGACAAATACCAAGTAATAATGTATCATCGTCGTCAATATGTGCACATTTAACGCGTGCGCGGGCTGCCATTTCATCTAGTGATAGCGCCGCTCCACGTGACCATGCACCTGCAAATAATTTGTCATCCATACTCGCCAGTGCGGAACGCATATTTCCATGAACATCGATTTGGTATGTCTGTGATCTTGTTGCTTGCGCAGATGATATGGCAGTAGTGGTTGTTGTTGACGTGTGTGGACCAACTTGTGCTGCAGGGATTGTCTCCATGTATGCAGAGACACACTGATCAAAATTATATGCTCTATGTGCAATACATACAGCATTTGTGTCTGTCAATAAATTTTGTAACTGTATACCGGCTGCGAGTGGGGTGCCGAGGTAACCAGTCAAGTCCATTTGTGTTCGCGCGTACATGGCATATACTTGGTGTTGTGTTGGTGTTGCTGTGGGTGGTCCTGTAAAATATTGTTGTTGCTGGTGATGTTTTAATTCCTCCCATGAAGGAATGCCATGTTGAGTGCCAGAACCACCACCACCACCACCACCGCTGCCCGCCGTCATCGTGTTGATATTTTGATGACCGTTCGATGTCGCAAATGCAACGTACGCTGACCCATCTTCATCGAAACGTATGATACCATCGCCACGCGCTTGATCTTGCGCTCCAATCCAATGCAATAAGGCCAAGTCGCGTTCAGTGATGACTTGTGATGTCAAGAGTGCGTCGTCGTTGGGAGGAATTTTGGTTGCGATGGCGCGAATAACCATGTCTGCGCGGTTAATTGCACCAGTTATATATAGAATGTGATATCCCGGCATGTACTCTTGACGGATCGCAAGAATAGATGCTTCATAAAACTGTTCAATTGAATTGAACTGGGTCGCATCTAATGTTGTGACCAGACGAACATTATATGGTTGTTTGCCATCATATGCACCGTGATATCGAAGTACATGTGCGCTCAATTCTCCTGTCTTAGATTGGATATCTTCTATGAGTAACATGGCTCGAGGAGGTCCTGCAAATAATTGTTCCAGGGGTGATGGTTCTTTTTGGATCACATCGTCCGTAAAGACATTTCCACGCCAGGATGAACGAATAAATACTAATCCTGCAAACGAACCTTTGTGCACATACGCATAGAGACCGAACGCCAATAACATGAACATGGTAGACCATAAAAAGAAAATAGCACTACGCGCCCATGGTGATTCTATATTTGAGGGATGTATATTACCTGCGTTGGCGGTACAGGCGCGATTTACTGATGTTAATATTGGTCCTGTCGGTGTTGTTGTACATGGATTACATACTTCTGTTGTTGTATCCATTTTCTCCCGATGGTGACGACGGCGGTGGTGTCTATGTTGTTGTGGGGATAATACACTTGACGGACATTGTTGTGTGTGACACGAAGATGATGATAATATCCCAGCGGGTTGTTGTTGTTGTGCCTGAACCACGCTAATTATTGGTAAATCATGGTGATATGACATTATGAGAAATAAGAACTGATCTTCTTTTGTACGGTTCTCGTCCACCTTTGTTTATGTGGTATCCTATTATTTTATTCATATATTTTTGCAATCGCGTAAATACATATACACAAATTGCCGGCTCGCAAAAGTGTAGATAAGTGTATCATAATGAATATGTATTTAAAATGTGTGGTCAAGTTTAGGATTACAAAAAATTGACTCTGTGTTAAAAATTAAATACAGATAAATAACATTCACAACCGCATACATCAGCACAACTTACGTGGTTGTGTGCGTGGTCGTGGTTACAAAAATAATTGATACAACAAATACGTTGAACACTATCATGGCGTTATTTACGAATAACGACATTATTACTTCCGCAGTCGCACGTCAAATTACCTCCTCAAGTCGTCAAATACGCAATGCCTCGTCCTGGAATGATTTTGGTACAATAGTGTTGATGGTTGGTGTTGGTGTTGTTGGTGCGTGGCATGCAGGAAAAGTTTTAGCGACTGCTTTGCATGAATTCTACAGCGGTTATGATTGCAATGATATGGATGAATCACTAGATGATGATATAGTGTCCTGGTCGTATGACTTTTTGGGACAAAATAATCGACGCAGAAGAAAGAAAAGTTGTTATGATAACAATAATAATCAACCACAGACGATGTAGATCATTAACAAACAAAACATGTATCTCCCATAATGATAACCCTGTGCTAAATGCTTCCGCAGTCATCATTAATGAGGCATGGAACTCCTTTTAGAGGTTTTAAAATTCAAATATACTCTGATAATTTATCAATATTTGTGCTATACTAAATGAAGAAGTGATAATATTTATTTATTCGCAATTAATTATTCCATATTTTTTATTTTGTTCCATTGTATATTTGTTTGGAGTGGTGAGAACTGGAGAATAAAACACATCCTTCTTTGAGTGATTGTGGTTGTCGTCGTTGTCTTCTTTTTCGTTATTATTGTTACGATTAGTTTTATTGAAAAGTGGTATTATTTATATTTGATTGGTTACATACAGAACAAAATGCAAGTATCGCGCGCGGAAGTGTATATTCAAAGTTTTAGTGCCACCGATCCAAATGGCGTATATCTGATGACCTTGCTGACGCATGGTGTTCTTCCGCGGTGGCCAATTATCATATTTTGTGAGTTTGTTGACGATAGTATCATTGCACAATTAAAAGAAGTTGATGACACTATCATCATTTATCGAATTACTGGCTTAACGTCAACATTGCAATGGATTAACAAGGTTCAAGATGTTGTGCCTCGTATTTTTCGTCCCGGAAGGCCTCGGTTGGTTATCGGATGTGGGTGGAATGTTCATCGGATTATGAATTACTATGATGTTGGTGGCGATGAACCATTATGGATTATTGCAGATGAAGAATGCGATAGTATTGTAGAATACTTTGGAAAAAGACCATTACTACAACCGTCGTTATCTGCGCCTATGGCCATGTCGGAACTGTTAAGTCTTAAGACAACAATTCAGAGCGTCAATCATATTGTATTTGCATCGTCACAAATTCGTGATGTGTTCTACATGACGCTGCTTGATGGTGCTTCAAACGCGGATTCCACAAGTGGATCATCCAACCCTGATATTGTTCGACGACAGCAGGTGCATGTATCTGACATGATTGCACTCCACCGCAATCATATCGTTCTTCCCCGGGGCGTTACGGCCATGGATTCACTGGAGGAGATGGCAACGTGCGCAATACAATTAGATTTGGATATTGTATGTAGCATGTCCCCATTGCAGTGTCGATATAATCCACGGTATCATCAAACAAGCACCTCCTCGATTGAACCATCTGTATCTGCAGCCGCAGCAACGTCGTCAATGCCCCACGAGACACTATCATTATCGTTATCACAATCATTATCGGCATCCACCTTGGAGCGAAATTTGGGGGCTGTTGATATTTCACTCAATCAAATCAATAACAAATCACTTATTGTTCTTCTTCTGCAACAGAGTCAAACTTTGCAGCGTGATGTATTTAATCTGGTGTCTCGTGATAATACAATCCGTCATCTACGCCAGAAGGTGATTCGAATTGTACGACCGATTTTATTAGTAGACCTGGATAACACGATTGCCAATTTCTCAGAGTGTTTTGATCAACAGTTTACATTGCGACATCCAAATACTGCAGTTATTCAGCGCGATGTGTATACCCTTGTGGATCGTATTGCAAACACACCAGCACCAAGTCAACCACCACCACCAACAACAACACCATCGTCTTCATCTGAAAATATGGATGCTAGTTTTGTGCTGGTTAATAATGCCGATAATAGTGTTGTCTCCAATGATAGCGCAAATACCAGTAGTGCCAAATCCACTGCTTTTACGCCGCCGCAACTGATGCAGCAGCAGCAGCGACCAACAACAACGCCATATAATAAGTTGCCGACAGAATGGCATGGTCAACAAGTCAAGGAGATTTTATCATCTCCTAATTTCTTTTTGAATTTGGAACCTCTTCCCGGTGCGATCACTACCTTGAATGAACTCGAACAGATGGGATTTCAAATAATGTTCTGTAGTATGTCGAGTCCAGATTCATTTGCATCAGCATCGGAAAAGGGTGAATGGATTATGCGATATTTTCCTCACAAACAATGGCATCGTGATTTGATTCTTACGGGATGTAAACATTTAGTTCAAGGAGATATTTTAGTAGATGATTTGTACGTTGTTCAAAATGAAAAGAAACATCTGGCACATCAAGCAGCAACAATGGCAAAGTCTCGTACTTGTTCTTCTTTACAATCCAGTACGTCATCATCATCGTCATTGTTGATGCACCAACCTGCATGGAATCAGATTGTGTTTGCACAAGCATATAATAATAATCAATCACAGCAATCAACATCAGGAGCACCACGCATGCTGACGACGCATGTAAGGTCGTCTACCGCGTCTTCAAATTATTGCATGTCGGGTCATGAATCATCATCATCATCTTCTTCGGCAATGGAATACGACAATCTGCCTCGGATTGATATGTGGAATTCAATGGCTATTCAAACGATCATAGATACATTCTTTTATCGACTTCCTTCGTCTGTGAAAGCAGCATGTGAAATACGGTTTAGAAATATGGCGGATGTAATGATGCAGAAAAAACAAGATAATCATTCACATCTATCCACAAATGTGAAACCACATTCTCCTTCTGGAAAAATGATAAGCGGTACGGCAACGCCAAAAACCATTGATATGTCATCAGGGAAATCTGGCAGCACACCGGATGAGCATGATTCGCAGCATAATAATCTGGGAGCGGCCGCCAGAGCGGCCATCACTAGTCTTGCCATTCTACCTGGGAAAACGACTCCATTTCCACAATGATTGTTCGCATTAATATTCTCTTGAATTGTGGAATAACCATGCGGTTTTATTTATTCTAATTAATGATTACTGTGACTATAAAAAAGCAAAGTCACAATAAATAATCAAAAAAAAGCAGCATCAAGAAAAAATATCAAACGCCACACAATCATTCACGTTGTCGTATCTGGAATACATCTATATCCCCTCCCTATGTAATATGCGCATTGCAAAACAAATGCAGTAACATCATATTCCACCACAAAAAGTAATCAACCATATTGGTGTGATCGTAAAATATAATTGGGAGTAGAAAAATAATAACAACACCGGTTTTTGTGTGTGTGCGCGCGCCTTTACACTTCTACCACGATGGCAGATGATCTTTGCCCGATCACACTTGTGCCCTTTGCAGAGATCCCTTCAGATCGTCACATTTATTTGCCATGTATGCATCGATTTGATAGGGATGCCTTGCAGACAGCATGGACACTTCAAGAAACCCGCATTTACAAATGCCCGGTCTGCCGAAAGATAATTCGGCGCCCACGAGATATTGGTGTTCATATTCCTAAGAAAAAGAACCGCAACCTCAGCACCGACAGTCGTGTATTAGAATACGATAATGAAGAGGATAATATGTCGGTTGATACTGATGATGACGACGAATATGAACTATCCACTGGGTATCCAGCAAACTCTGAACAGGAAGAAGAAGATGATGGCGAAGAAGAAAATGACCACGACAGTATGTCTCTTGACGACACGAGTGATGTTGAATCAAACTCGGAAGAATCGGATGAAGACGATAATACGAGTTCAATCGACTCTGAAATGGAGGACTTCATTGTTGGTAAACATACATCACACCACGATAATGAGGATTATATGCCATCTGATTCCGAGGATGATGATTCGATATCGTCTGCGGAAGAACATGTTCATGGTGTTAATGACGATAATGACGATAGTAGTAGAAACAACCGTCAACGCACACAAAATAAAACTGTCAAGAGACAGAAAAAGAAGAAGAACACTTCGCAAACAGCATCCCAATCATCACGACAGACAAATGATGATGCCATGAAACTGTAAGTAACAAAAATGAAAACGAATATATATATTGATAATGACTATATATATCTTTTAGAGACGTGACATGAATAAGCAATTAAGAAAAAGAAAGAAATACATGTCCCATCACGTAACCGCAGAGTACACTTTAACCATGAGACCAGGGTTTATAACAAACACTATAATAAAACTTGAGTTCTCATAACAAATACACAGAACACGCTATAATCTATACGATGGTTATACTATTTTTAGTTAACCTAATACAATACATAGTACAGCAACGTTATTATGAATTTCTTACTTTGAGGTTACGTAGCGGGACCTGCAAGCACATACTTGTGTCAATCGTTCGTCGTGGTTGATATTATTATTTTTGCGATGGATGACAGAGTGGATGTTCGGTAGATTTTGCACAAACGTATTTGCGAATTTCTTGCATTTGTGCTTGACGCGTCCATGGTTTTGGTACTTTAATACCAGCATGCAAGTGTGCATACGCACGTAATTCATCATCAGGAATTTCATCAAAATCAAAGTACTCGGTACAGACACCGGGGTATGCGTGTTTGGTCGACGATACACACACCGCGTATGGGTTGTAACAAGATTCAATTCGACCCGTTGTTTGATTTTTACGCTTTTCAAAATAGGCATGTTCCTCAAGACACCATTCAGGCTGTCTAGCCCCGACGTGCAATGTGCAACGACATGTGCGAGCATCAGCGTCCGTAATAGGCGCCCCCGGCAGCATATATTCTAATTTTCCTCCAGGGATCTGCTGTTGTTTTTGAGTGGATATAATTCTGTTCGGTGCTTTGGTTTCAAAAGATGATTCTGATGACATAATGGATGAACCATCCGGATCGTTGTTATTTGGCGTGCCGTCATGCAATGCTTGCCGAATAAACCCAGAAAACATCGCAGCCGTGTCGATCCATTGCAATCCATATTGTTGCTGGAACCCTGTGGTATCAAAATTGGCACGATGTGTTGGTGCGTGCAGTCCATATTTTGTCCTATCAAAATATTGCGGCTGTTGAAACAGAACAAAGTCGTACTGGTGTGCGGGGCTATCGGCAGGAGGTTGTGGTGGCATATATGGAACGATAAAATCGCCACGAGGGTTTTGCGACGACATATTCATCTGCAACCAATGAATGAACGGCGCCGAGGTAGGATGGTCTGGATATGGTGCATCAATATCAATTAGGGCAAGCGTATAGAATTGACCGGGTTGTATCGTCCATTGCACCCGGGGTTCATGAGTTGCATCAGTCGGTGCTACAAAACTGCCAGGATGTTGGGTTATCATCAAATGCTGCGGGTGTTGCCGATAATGATCGTCGGATTGTATCACGATCTTTGGAGAATATTGCACAATAAGAGACATTGTTTCGCACGAGTATTGTACGATCGGGTCGTTTAAGGTATGTCTATCCAACAAATCGCTACCACTTAACGTGCACTTAAATAAGTAGATTTACTAACAAAAAAAGACTACTAAACACACACACACACACACACCGCTCTATACTTGAGATATATGATCGAGCACTATTTTGTTACTCTAGGAGGAGAAAATATAACACATGAATATACAATCGTATCGGTAAGAACACATAATTATATATTGTAATGTCATGTATAATCACGGTTAAACATACATATCATTTCACGACATCCAATATCATCGTGTATTATATATATATAAACGTCTATTTATTTGTCTCTTCTACCGCTCGATCATACAGCCATGATTGGACATTTGATGGCCATGTGGTCGTTCGATGTAGTCGCAAAAGATGATGTGCTATCTTTGGTGTAACTCGTCTGTTTAAGATATCGCCATATAAAGGATCTGTCAGGTTTATACTTTCTAGCAAAACACACAATTTTCCCAAAGACAGTCCACCAAGTAGCCATGTTTCCTTTAACAAATCAGATGCGCGACAAATGTCACCATACATTGGAATTGGTGGTGGTTCTGCGTGCCGCATCATTTGTATTATATCCATTTCATTGACTTGCTCGACTGGGGTCCATCGATGACCAAGATTAGACGACACGTAGATTCCATTTCCAGTTTCTATTATATATCCAAACACATTTCCCCTATGTTTTCCATTCGGTTGAGTTGAACTATCCTCCTGGTACGTAAAATGACAACACCGCATATTTAAAAAAATATTACTAGCAACGGGGGCCCACGAATGAAACTTACCAAATATAGAACTGCCTCATTTTATTATTATTAATAATGATTACATTAATGGGTATTATTATTTGAATTCAAGTCTCATATGTGCACAATATCTTCACAAACATTACATTTACAATATTTTAATAACAGCAAATATCTTGTAAAATAATAAAAAACATGTTGTGTTCATTGGATCGCATCCACCAATCGTCTGGAATAACAACAATGTGTATCTCCATCTGGCTTTTTTTTCGATTTTCGCGTCCTGCAGTCACAATGTACTGCAATGCTTCGGTGATTTCGTCGCTGTAATTCTCCGACGACAGAGGGCCGGTCAGAACATGATTCTTGGATTTTTGTAAACAATTTGAAATCAATTCCCCTCGATTTCCAGAATTGGAAAATGATGTCTCAATAATATGACACCGCGGAAAAACAAGTGGATCGGTACCTCTAACGCGGACCGACGTGCGAGATTGGCACACTGTAAGGTTGGAAATAATAGCCCCAGCCGAAGAAGAAGCAACAATGCCATCTTTACTATTGTTAGCGGCCGCAATAGAGTGCTGTTGTAGTGAATAGAATCCCTGCGGTACGGAGAAATCGTCGTTTGGTCCAAGTAGCCATTCACGAAACAAGGTTAAGAATGCTGGCTCCAGAAAGCAGTCGTGATAATTGGTGTGGACTGACATACGGTCCAATTTCTTCAAGTAAAATTGTGGATGCTCGTCCGTCAGAGAACCACATGCCATACGTAATAATTGCAACTTTGCACGCGTAAGCATCTCCTTGGTCATACGTCGCCGGCATTCATCATCGGTTTGACCGAGCCATGTGGTAAATAGTTGTTCAATTGTATCAGATGGTAATAATTGAAGTAATTTATCCGAAGATATTGTGAACAATGAGGGAATGATACTCGGTTCATTTGCAGTGTTTCTGTTCAGGATCGGATTATCATTCATGCCTGTTTGATTAGGGATGTCTTGTGGCTTTGTCAAAGTAATCGACATGTGTGTGTATGTATCTTATTCAGTACAAACGAACAACCACAATAGTAATTATCATAAACACCAATACATATACGGAACCACTTGCAAATTGCACAGGTCGTAGTACTATAATAGTATTTTATAATGTAATTATATACAGCAGCACTCCAGAATTATACATTAAACATTTCAATTGATTCTATGTATGATATATAGTTATTTATGAAAAAATACGAATTCTATAAACGTCGATTCGAAAGAATTGGTATTGCGGTAATCGTTCGTACCAGTCCTTTGGAATAAGAATGATCACAAAATGATTATTGTGAGGATTATTCGAATCATCATACATTTCAATCATAGAACATAATTTGCGTGGGACATCTATTTGAACCGATGGTGCGTCTAAACAGACTATTTCCGTTCTCAAATTCTGTTTGTCTTCATCGTCGCTATGTTCTGTGTCCGATATAACTGTTGAATGCGACTTAATATAATGTATCCATGCTTGTCGAAATAGTATCGAATCATTACATGTGCTCGTCACAGTTTCTGCAGACCTCGCAGCCGCAATTAAAACATCTGGGTCCAAAATTACACAATCACAAAATAGTGTTCCGCAATTACTGCGCAATGATGCCGGCACGTCAACTATTGTTGTATTGCTACCGCCGGTGTTAGGGGTAATGATACTGCTACTTGAACGAGAGTATACATTTTCACGCCCATTTTGACAGTATGCATTCATATGCCCAAAATACCAATCCTCAACCATCTTCAAAAATGACTCACTATTAAAGCACGCCTCTGATGACGAGTGTGAATTCATTCGAACGCCACTACTTTCCCAGAGCATACGATGCGTATGGTTGTTTTCAAATGACCGACCATATGGTATGTTGTTCACTACATAACTTGCGGAAATATTTGATGATGAATGTCGTTGAATAAAAGACGCACTGTGACGACAAACAACTTGATACATGCGCAGCGGCAAAGTATCATGTATATTGCTGTTGTGTGTTGGCAATATTTGTTTCAAGTTCTTGATAATGTTGTGAAACCATCGCTTTTTATCTGCATGTGATAATGACTGAACCCATTCTAACCATAGTTGTTCGATAACACCCAGAGGCAGGTAAGATATCAATCGTTTTGCTGACAACTCAGATAAAGTGCGTATATTATTTTGCACAGAGGACGATGCTGTCAATACACTACTAGTCTTTGCGAATGACGATCGATTATCCGGTTGTAAAGAAGAGTGAGGTACTACTACTGATGATGAAACACGCAGTCCCATCTTGAATTGTCTAATGGTGACTTGCACAAGACCGTTGTTAAAGAATAAATAATAGTTTACCCTTCGCTACCATGAATACAATAGTGTATCGTATTATAACAAACAAGAATCGATAAATTTGTTATCAAAATGGTAATGTGGGAAAACGTTTTATTCTTTACATCACTGTTTCATCAGAGTTACATTTGTAGATATAGAATACCATTGTACATTGTTATTGTTGCCTCTCATGTGTTGCATACATATACATAATATGATATTATTGCTGATATAAGTTATATCGCTGCCGTTGCAGCCACTCATGTATGCCTTGTTGAACCTGAGAAACAGTAACACCAATTTCAGAATCTACATGTACAGCAACAATACCGGCGTCGCGTGCGTCTTGTACATTTGTTGGATCGTCATCAAAAAATATAAAATTTGATGCCGAAACTCCCAACATACTTGCCAACATTCCGAGTAGATAAACCTTTCCACGAGGAACAATATGCCCCAATCCATTCACGGGTGAGCATCCCACAATCAAATCAAAATATGTATTGAGACCAGCATTGCGCAATACATGGAAAGCGGCCATATTGAACGATGCAATACATTTGGGATATGATTCAAACGTTTTCAACAAATCTTGGATCTGCTCATAAATATACATTTGCGGAATCACGTGAGACGATGGCGCCGATCCTGCAGGTGCATTATCGTATGTGTCGTATGATGATAGTGTCAATTCCGGCGGAATATTGTTACCAATCAACGTGCGATCCAAATCGAATACGAGCACCGGTTGATGAACAATGTATTCAGTGGGTGTACTCGCACCTTGTGTGGGTGTTAGCCAACCTTCATCCAAAGGCACATTAGGAGTTCGTGATTGCACAGACAGTGGCGATGATGAAGAACCAGACGATGATGCCGCTGAGCCTCTGCGACCTCTCCGACGTTGTTGTTGAGATGATAGATGAACAAACGGATGCGACGCCATGCAATCTCAGTATTCGCATGTGTTAACTCACAGAGAACCACTAGAAATGTCTTGGTTGGCGAATCTTCCTTAATAAAAGACTAAAGTGCAAACACCGTACTAGAGAAATAAAAGACAGGCAGACCGTATTAATTTTACGTTGTCCTTACTTGTAGCAGTGCAAAACAATAACAAAAATAAAATAAGTCAATGTCTGCAAACAATCGTGGTAGTTGTACTCACTCACGACCGTATGTATAGTTTCTTCTTATTACTATTGCAAAAGGAAATAATAATATAATAATAGTTACCATACATACACAACACAGCGATACACGTGGGATAAATAATCTAAAGTATAACTCGAGTTACATATATATCCATATACAGGAGTATCACTTTTAGCACAATTAACAGAAAATTAATACATAAACATATAGAGGTGATTTGTTTCCTACGATCCTTTGTGCTTCTACCCTATACACAAAGTTCTTATCTGCAACCTTGTATTTCTGAGGTGTATAATATAACTCGAGTTTTCTATACTGAGTCTAAATATTGTTCTGGTGCCACATGTGTTTTTGAAAGTCGGAAACAAATGGTTCAAATTGAGGCGTAGTCTTGAAATAGAAGACTCGAGGTATTGTACTCATTCCCATATATATATATATATATATATAATTTACATGGTGTCTAATCATTTTTTATATATTTGCTCTGACTTAGCGGCAATTTGCGCATTGCGCATAGGTTGTGTGTATTTGTCGGAATACTAATTCCTACAATGTCGGATGTGGCATCGGTCATGTCGACACCAACAATTTCTCCGTCGTCTGCTTCTGATGTGACTCCTCTGGTGTCATCCATGTCATTAGTATTATCGTCCAGTAAAATGACCAAAAAACTTCCTCCAGTCATTTATATTCGCACTCAAGATTCGGAAACATTGTTTGCAATGCACAGCCATGTGTTTACAGAATCCGGCACGATTCCAGACAATAGTCTTCTGCGCTACGCATTTAGTGACGTTATGAAGATGCAAGAACCCATCTATTACCAACATAATATTCCTGTCTTTTTCATTGGGGTACCATCCAAGATATTTCAGCATATGCTGACTGGATTTAACATGGCACACACGTGGCCTATTCTGGAAAAGTCATTGCCCAGAGATATTCCTCAAGAGATTTGGCAACAATATTTGGATCATTATGGTCTCATATTTGCACCACCACCATCGACTACATTTGGTGACAATGCCGACGATCAGGATACTGATCTTGTGTGGGACGACAGTAAATTAGATGACAATGACGAGGATGATGATAATAACAACAATGATATACTTCGCGCGGCGCGATTGAAAAAGAAGAAAAGAAATCTTGAACAACAACAACCAAAACTTACACATAAACAAACTGTGGTGGCAAAGACTAAGAAGATGTTGATGAAAAACAAAGATCGTCCTGCGTGGAAATATTGCGAACGTGTTGCGCGAGCATTGGCGCAGTATATTCGTCAAAATCATCCAAAATGGACTCGTCTTACTTCTGGACAGTCAAGACATATCGATTGTCATTTGGTGAATACCTTTGAGACACACTCCGCAGATGGCAATCACACGTTTATTTTGCCAATTCCTGGCGATCCACCAGTCGACCCAGTTAAGGTGGCATATACAGTGGGTTTTAGTTTTGCACGCAATGAATGGGATAATGATTCGGAAACAAAACCATCGTGGTATTTTTTTAAGGCGTGCATGGCGGATGAATGGAACTATGAACAAGAAGTTGACTACATGATGATGGATATGGATCGACGTACACGACGTAAAAAACCCTTGGATCGCCTGTACTGGCCTGCGGAAAATGTACAACTTACACCCCGGCATCACGATATATTGCGTGTGAAAATTCAGAACCTGGTTGATTAATTAATGGATAATTGTATTAGTTCGTTGTTTATGTAGAAATAAATACATACATCGATGCATAAATGAATGGCAAGTATAAAGGATATCATAATGTTAATATTTGCAAAGAAAGGTTTGTGCGAAAGGAAGATGGACTAAAGAGATGTATCTCGAGTAAATCATTTTTTGTGCAACTATACTGCATATTGTACACACATGGACAATCAGTTTTTTTGGACCATAAATAACCAAATCTATTTTTTCACACTTTTATGAAGAGTAAACGAGTTAACTAATCAGGTCAGTTTATTGCAGTACGTTGTGCAATTTATATGTAGTTTTACTTTTTGTTCTCCCAGTTGGGTAACTCATTAATTAACGCATTGTTTTTTAATACTCACTTATTTTTTTCTTGCACATTATTCTTGAAGATAGAATCACGCACACACACATGTCGATTTCTACTCCAAGTGGATTGCTATCATCAGCATCGAGTGTGGGACTTACACAGGCTGTTGGTGCAAATGCGTTTTCACAGCACGTGGACGGTTTGACTCCTGTGTCGGATCAATCACGGCGCGAGTGGGAAATGTTGATCGCGGCTCAACTTGAGATGGCGGAATTATATCAACAACAACAACCATCGCAAGTACCAATAATGGTTCCTTGCGGGAATGGTGTGTTGCCGGTAAGGTCGCAAGGCCAGTATACGATTCCCGCACATTATGCGTTGAATGTAGAAGGTCGATGCTATGACATTCGGGAACTGGGGCACCGGTACGAATCATTATCGGTATCCATTCCGCAAACCCCTTCAACGGCATCGTTGGTGTCCGTTATTAATCAGCGTGTTCAAATTGCACTTGGTGATATTCTGACTACTCCAGCAGCACAAGATGAATTTTTGCGTCGTTGGTCTGTGCAGAATCCACATTTGGGTATTGAACGTATGCCCTCCTTAGATTCGGCCAGTACCGGCATTTTAATCAAGCCCTACATGACGTCAAAGGATATGCAGCAGTCGTGGATTTTAGATCCTGCTGGACAGATGCTATCCTTGTTATATGCAGACAGGTTGGTGCCGTCGTTGTCCCAACAACAACAACAACCATCGTCTGTTTTGAATTTAATTGGTCATAATGCTGGTGCTATTTGGATGTCACCGTATTATGTCCGCAAATGGATTGAAGAACCCTCGGTGCGGCATATGGCGCAATGGATTCGTGCAGTGACTCAGATTCCTTCGTTACAATTCGCCGGTGAAATGGTGTCTCAATGGACACTTGGATTTGGATCATTGGAAAGAGCACCTGCCGCTGCAGTCTCGTCATATGATGTTGATTTTTACGAAACACCCACAGCACCACGTGCATTTTATCGACTCACGGGTGTCGATGCGGAAAAAACACAACCAGTGCAACCGTTTGTGGCCGTGCGTGTCTCTTCAACGGATCCTGCAAATCCTCGCGTGGCGTACATGAGTCTTTACGTTCAGGAGGGTGTCAATGATTCGATTACCGCCCCAAATGAAGCGATTGTGTCGTTTCCAATGTGGCGCGCGTTGGGCCAACCGTCGGAGCAGCAGGCGTGGAAAATCGAACCGATCATTTTGCCATTGGTGGTGAAAATCGTTCTAAAACCATTATCTTTACGTACTCTTCCACAAGGAGTACCGATTCAACAATTTTTCCAGACCCAGTTGAGCAAATATCGCGTGTTGCAATCGGGACAATTCATTGCGTTGCAATTGCCTGATGATGATGCAAGCGACTTGTTGCCGTATGAGGTGGCCGAGTTATGGGCACTGGTGCGGTGTGCCGGTGAGAGCGACTCAGCAACTGTACTAAGTGCTGGTCTCGTTTATGACATAGGTTTAGTTGCGGCTGCCAATGTAACTACAGGTGATGTAATTGTCGATTTTGTTGAAGCATCATCATCGACATCCGCATCATTACCAGCGACAGGTCGCGCAGCGGTGATTGATGCGTTGAATCGGGCCGCCATGCAAGGTCTGGTAACGGTTCCCGATCGTCAAAATCGTGATCACGCCATACAACAATTATGGATGGATGCTATTCGCCTGGGTATTTTGCCGTGGCGAGTTTTTGCAGCACGACCGCGGTATCGCCCGCCTCCGGAGGATGACATTACGACTCCTACATTTAGTTCAAGTGATCGTATTATGCTGAACGCAACGCCTATTACTGAAAATGAAATTCGTGAAATGCTGACATTGATACTACGCGGTGCAGATCCTCGGCTTAGTGTCGATCGCGAATGGATTCAAACTTTGTTTGGTGCAACGTCGCTAAAGAACCCCTTGCGTGCATCACGAATGGGTGGCCTGGGTGGTTTGCATATTATCCCGTGGAGAAATTATTCAAAACGTCCTCGTCCGAATCCAGGTGCAGATGACATGATATTTCGATACGAGACGGACACGTGTCGGTGGATTCCCAAAAACATTAAGGGTGTTGATCTGATTGCTGTCAGTCCGCGAAGTAGTCAAGAATTATTACGATTGATGCAAGATCCTGACTATATCTACTTTGTTGTGGATCACAATAACAATTTGGTCAATCCAATTCTATTCCCCAGTCCTGAACCGGCGAAACTTGTTGTTGCGCGCCCGATAACTGCTTTTGTTGCATCGCCTTTACCAACAGGGGAAACACCCACTCCACCTCCCGCAGTGGTGTCGGGTGTCACAACGGGTGGTGCCTCTGTTATTCCTGGAACTACGGATGAACGGATCATGGATGCGGCGATCTTCCTAAATATTCCTGAGGCACAAGTACGGCAAGTTTTATTAAGAAATAAGGATTTAATGCAATCACTACCAACAATGAGTTCATTGCGTCAATTGCGAATACGTAAACAAGACGCTGCCGTGTTGGGCTATGTTTTTGGCGTACCTTCCTATTTGGATCGCGACATCTTGTTCCGCGTGGCGACTCAAGAAAAACTGCCGTTTGATGAAGTTGCACATGTAGCGTTTCAGTACGCGGATGTCATCGCACGGTCAGATCAGCCGGTACCGCGACTCGGAAAAGCACAAGATCAAATTATAATAGATTTATTGCGTCAATACAAAGAATCGTAGTTGTCTGCATTTGTACTCGTGTGAATTGTTTGTATTGATTAAAAAGAATTATTAAAAGTCACATGTGCTGCTGTTGTGTAGTTGTTTATTTGTTCAATTTAACTACAATTAGTGCAATATAATGCTTCTACAATATCGACGCCATCCTTCTTCGGAGCGAATCCGTACCATGTTTTTGCCTTGTATATAATATCTTCCGTTGTTTCTGAAAGGCAGATATCCAACCTGAACATTTCATTTAACGCTGCAGTCATTTGTTTAAACCGAGCATCCAAAACCATACGATCGTAACAATGCCTCGAAATTGAATTCATACCAGTTACGTTTGCATTCACACGTTGATAGTAGTCCATTAGTGTGGCTATTTGAGCGCCCATATAGGGCCGATCAATTCGTGGTGGTTCAATCGATGCACCGGAAGGAACAGAAATGGTCGCACCACCGGCGATAGGTTGTTGTTGTCGTTGTGAATCAATAACAACAGCAGTTACTGTGGTTGTAGAGGATGACCATGCGGAACTACTGTACATGATACCAATAGCAATAAGACCAAATATAATCAAAAACAAAATAATAGCAACCACAACCATGCAAGGTGAAAATCCTCCCCACACAAACCATCCACCTCCTCGACGAGGAGGTGGTGATGAGTTGCGTCTATGATTACGATGGCGATGTTTGTCGTTTTCATGCTTTCTACTGTTTTTGTTGCTGTTATGGTGGTGATGACGGCGTGTTGAATCGGGCGTCGCACGATTGCTACTATTACTGCCGGTGCGACGTTTGTTCATATCAGTTGATGGCATTTAGATATACTTGTATATAAACAGAATTGAATAATTCTGGTTTGTGAACGTTTTTGTCGTTGTTGTTATTATCGTAGCATTATTTTTAAAGTGCCATCTTTCCATACATACACACACATATATATAATGATGGTGAAAATTTGGATATTAATAGAAATCGCAATGAATTAAAATTATTGTCTTTAAAAGAATATGTATGTATGTTCTCAGTTGTGCCGTATGGTATTATATAGTGAATGATTATGAAAGTAATGGATGGTGCAAGAATTGTGTGGATAATTACCAATTTTATTTGCGTAGAATAACTCGAGATATTTACTACATATTGTTCTCGATGTAATAAAATGGGTGTCTTATTATCTCGAACATATTTGTGCAAGTAATTTGCAGTCATAAACAAGTGGTGTCTGTCGGTCTATTTCAGTACGTTACACGGGTCAGTGTACAATAACAATAGGAGACATATGATGAGCGTCGCTACAGTTGGTAGCGATGTTGTTACCGTCACTGATCAACATTATGACGCGTCTAGTCTAAGTCAGACGGTACACTTACCTCAACAGACAGATCTGGCCACATTGGACACCACGACGGCCGCTACTGCGACAACGGTAACGGCACAGGAGGAAGAAGTAGTGGCGGTCCCTACATATTTACAGCAACTAAAGTGTTCCATTCTGTATTCGAATATGGAGGAACGGCCCAATATGATACTTGGATATCCTTTGAACATTTATCGCGATGACAAGGGTCGGTTGAAAATGGATCTTATTCTTGATTTGACATCTTATGAGGGCAACGAAGTTGCTGTTGTGCGCGATGGTGCTCCTGGTGCCAGAGATCCCAAATTGCTTGAAAAGAAACACTCTCTTCATTATCTCGGTATGCAGACCTACAATACGTGGCTGCCCATCTACGTAAATGCGGAACATTTTACGCGTGCGCGTGGCATGATTGAGAATACGCTATCTGTTTTGGCGCGCGGTGCAGTGAATGAGACGGTCATTCACAACAAGAATCCAATCAAGGTTCCTTTCAAACCTTCGATGGCGCTGGATGTATTGCCACTCTTGATGAACAAGATGATGTTTCGTATGATGACAAGTCCACCCTATAATCGACTTTCGGCCATTTTGGCATACTGGCGATTGTTGCGTCTATTTCTTGCTTTGTTGGAGACGTATCCATCACTTCAACAAGCATTGGATGCACGTGTTCAAAAATTTCGTCAAGATCCCAAATATCGACGTAAGGAGACGGTGCCTGACGTGGGAGCGTTCTTTGCTGAATCGTCGTGCGCCACAGTCTGTGCCTTGATGGATATGAAAAAGGAAATTGCCGAAGAGTGGTTTGTGCGTCAAATTGTGTGGATGTTTCGCAATGACAAATCTCCATCTTCATCATCCACGGTCATCAGAAGTCAATTGATGACGGTGAACAATCGCCCCAATTACCCGTTGCAGTCATGTTTTGATGCAACAATAGTTGGCAACAGACTGTTTGCTCTATATTGGTTTGTGTCTTTACATGTGTTGGATCTTTCATCGCCGCAAAATCGCCGTACTCAAATTGAGGAGATGGATCAACGATGGGGATTTATATCTGATGATCAACGAAATAGACTTGATCAATTCATTGATAATTTGGAATTGGATCTTACATGCTATTCGTCTCTGTGGCCTCTTATCCAGATGGACGACGTCTTTAAAACGGACGAAGATGTGCAAAAGTGGCTGTTGCGTTGTGAACGCATATCATTTGATTGTGGTTACCATGGCACAACAATACCAACAAGAACATCCTCTGGAAAAAATCAACAACAGCGCCCACATCGTGGCCGCTGATCGGATATGTGATCTGTATAGTCTCTCTCGATGAGATGATAATATTAAAACACATAATATCAGAGTATAATTGTTCAAATAACACGTTGTGTATTTTTTGTTTATTATTTCAATTTTCACCAAGAGAGAAAACAATGACGCAGACGAGTGATTGTTGAATAGGTCTTTTACGCCGTACAATAATCCCAATCATAAACGGTCGATGTGATGAATGGGAGTGATTTTTTGCTGTACCGATTTGTGCGACACCATTTATAATAGGATCCGCCGTGATTATCACACGATGAAAGACACAAGTGCTTATCGTCTGAAAGCGTCATGGGTCGACTGAAAAAGTCTGGAGGCAATGTTTGATCCGCTAATAGTGAGGGTGGTATCTGCACATCAAACAAGTCGTACACCTCTTCAATATCCACCCGCAATTTGACTTTAAGAGAAACTAAGACTTGATTTATAAAAGTAATGCGGCGCATTTCTTTTAGTTGGTTTCGCTGCGCGGTTCCGAGAGGTAATTGTTGAAGTTGTAAGTGTTGTTGTTGAATGAACAAGTTTATGCTTGCATAGTCTGCTGGATCAAACCAAAGAAACTGCCATGCACGCGCAAGACGACTTGTTGCTGATTGTTGTTCTGTGTAAATCTTGAAAAACACAGGTTCAAGCATAAGTGATATGAACAGAGTATATATATCATAGGATATGTAAAATCCAAACTGATTAAACATAGTAAATGGTTGAAATGAGATGTACTGCCCCACAAACGACGCACCAAACTGGTAATACTGATTCTTGCGATCGTTTGGTGATTTAAGCGCATTGATAACGCCTGTTGTTACCGGAAAAGTAGCGGGTGTCCACTGTGTCAGCACTTCCCACGTGTTGTTGTAAAATCGAATACCATGATAATGAATAGACGACTTGTCTAAATCGCCAATTTTGTACACAATATCTGAAGGTAGTTGAGAATGAGTATTTTTGTCACTGTTTTTGGATTCATGAGAGTCTTCCTTCTCCTTACCTTTGCTCTTTTGAGCCTGTACGGATGGATTGCTGTGTAACTGTGATTGTTGTTGGTTTCGGCTGACAAAGATGTTGCGACTTTTGAGATCTGCATGCACAAAACCATACAGCGGTTGTTTTAACACCCGCAATGGTCGCAGTATTTGGATTAACATTTCTTCACAGTCTTGTAATTGCAAAATGGAAGCATGTCTGGTGAAAAAATCTGCCAAATCTCCTTCGGTGGCTAATTCCGTTATAGAGAACCCCATACCTGTTTTAACGGGTGGATCAATGGGATCAGTTTCAATTGATGCATTTGCCGGTGTGATAGTGGCAGCACTAACAGAAGAAGAAGCATTTGAATGGGTATTAGATGGCCATAGGCCACTAATTGGATTTAGCCAGATAGACCGTTGTTGATGATGAGTAGGTGCGACAGACTTGTTCTTTTGCGTATAATTCGCAGCAGATGAGGGTAATGATGTTGGTTGTGGTGTTTTTGGATCTTCATTCAACGCAGCATTAGTTGTGTTTTCTTCAGTACATATAAACGCGTCATATTGATAAATATAGTTTGGTATAATATCTTTCAAAATATCATTTAGGATGTAGTGCAGGCAAGTCTGATTCGCAAAATTATCACTACCTACAGCAAAACAGGTGTATTGTCCCGGCTGTTTAGCAACCGCAAACCGATTCATACGAACGGCTTCATTCATGTTTCCTAGTTCAGGTGTATACGATGCGGTGCGCATAGACAGATATGTTTTAATTTCCACGTTTTGAATTCCCTTGAGAACAAGTGAAATAGGAATTACAGACTGCACTACATCCGCGGATAATGTTGATGTCGACGATGATAATCCTGTTACGGCTCTCGGTGGTAACAATGATTCAGGTTCAATTAATAGCATGGACTGATTTAACACTTCTTTTGTTGGCTGTGTTAATTCGTGATATTGTTCACTTTCCTCGGTAACGGCGGCAGACATTGCACTCCCGCTGTGTTTTGTTAATTGTGGGGGCGACACCTGCTGTATTGTCTCTTTTCGTTTCTGTTGTTGTTTTTGAAGAGGAGAGATTGATGGTTGTGGAATAAATGTTGAAACCGATTGCAGACGCCACGTTGGGACAACCAAATACGCGGATCCAACCTTCCCGGCCGCAAACGGTTGCGACATGACTGAAAATGCATATTGTTGACCATGTTTATCAATCCAATTGTTGCAGATGCATGGTGCGTCTATATACATAAGCGCGTAAAAGTCAGTCAAGAAATCAACATTAATCATTGGCAACTGTTCTTCTCCTTGTTTCTTTTCTTGTCGTCTCGTTGTAGATGATGCGGCCACAGGCGTTGGTTTTAACATGAGCAATTGTGCCATCTGTGCCTGTCGGGCTGTGTAGTGCCGGTTAACCAAAGTTTGTAAAACCTCAACGGCGCTTCGATTCAAGGGTACGACACCACGATCATTATTTTCGGTCGAGATTAGTTCTGTCGTGAATACCTCGTCTTGACGTGTTGGTAAATCTGTGCGACACCAGATTGGTGGTTTATCGAATCGCGCATTATGTTCAAGAATATCCTCTCGCGAAAAGTAATAGGGAAATGTATTGGCTTGTAACGGTAATGATGATATACTCATGATGTCGATGGTGGTTGTGGTACTGCTGTGTAAATAAAAATTACACACTTAGACAAGCATGTTTGTTATTCACACATATTGACATTTTTTTGTACATAGAATCTTTCAACTTCATAAGAATGTTCGTGGTGTCATTAGTTATAATCAAAATTTAATATATATATATATATATATATACATACAAAACTACATATAGACGGGAAACATATATATATGATGTTACACAAAATACACCATTAAGATTAGAAATACAGCGTTGTGAGTTGCATTATTGCGCGCCACGCTCGGATAGGGGTGTATTAGAACGACCAACGTCCGTGGAATAGGAATCATCCATTTCATGCATCGTGTCGTGAATATTTTTGTTATTGTGTAGGAAACCAGAATACGCAACCCAATTTTGTAAACAATGGGCTCCACAAACAACAACACGACATGATTGTTGTTCACTCTTCTTAACACAAATAGCATCCCCACAGTAAGCACATACACCGTCCACATATTCATTTGCCGATCTGTCCAGGGCATTCGCACTAGTGCCTTTAGACACATATTGCAATGCGGAGTTCCACGAACGACCAAGAATGCCTGTGAGCCACGATGATACAATTTGCCGTGATGGTTCAATCCACTCATACAGTGTTTGGTGATGCATAGAGACATATTGTCCGACGTTAGACCACACCGTGGGACTGGTCTCCTTAGATGACGACAATACGACTGATGTTGCTGAACGACAATTATCCATAGGTTCTTTGTCAAATTTACTTTCATTAACTGTCGCGGATATGGATGATGTCATTGTCATCATTGGCGAATGTGGTACATCCGGCTGGGCTGTTGGCATAACCCCTGCCGTTGTTACGGCTACTGCCACAGGGATGATAGATGATGAATTCATCATTCCGATCCTAACAAATTACAATAAAAATAAGAATTCAAAATAAAGCAATAATACGAATATGGATGTGTCAATGCATATCATTACAAATTACATTGCAGGACCCAATGTTTATTCCAATATTTCGCATGTATTATTTATTCATCACATGTGCGTACCAATACACACTGTTAAAGTGACACCACACTACTCACACCAAACAAAATAATTAGAAGCGATTGATCAAATTAAGAAGATGATAATATCCGCCAACCCATGAGTTTTCCTAACAGTTATTGTTTTATGACTCCTTCTTCATGTTTTTGCACATGTACGTTTCGAACCAAAGATATATCTCGAGAGTATTATTTACCGATGTAAGAAAAACAAGACCTTAGTACGAAAACTGAAAATCTGCTTGTTGTATACAGATCCCGCCACGTAACTTCAGAATAGGAAATTTGTAAGAATGTTGCTGCACTATGTAGTGTATTGAGATTAACTAAAATAATACAACCAATATGTAGATTATGGCGTGTTTGTAATAAGAAAACAAAATTTTATTACAGTGTTTGTACATAAACCTGGTATCGTGGTCAAAATTTATTCTGGGGTTACGTGGCGGGACCTGTATCATAAAATAAAAGCAAATATCTTATTTCAGGTAGAGATAGGTACATATTTTACATGGAAGATATACATCTTACTTTATAAGGATACACAGTACAGTCCTTCTTTTCTCTTACATTGGCATGGATGCTGCGTAGAATTGTTCCTGTTGATTGTCTTGCGTCAACCATGCGGGGACTGGTGTGTTCGCGAATGCAAGACCCTCATTTTGATCAGTGGAAATCGAGTGATTCGACATCCAACGATCGAGTAAGACGTTTTGTCTCGTCCACGATGGATATATGTCTGTTGATGATTGTGGTGATGATGCTGCTGCTGATGATGAAAGTTCCATCGAGTCAACATACCCAACGGGAACGATTGGACTCACACTGGAATATTTTGACGATACTAATGGTGTTGAATATGGGTGATGATGCTGTTGTTGCTGCTGCCCTATAACATGAACCAGTTCATCCATGCTAATATTTTCTTCAATATTTTTCAGTGTCTGTAACACAGTGTAATGATTGTTGGGAACTGTTTTATCGGTTCGTATGCGCTCCACCGTGCATGTCAATACTTGCAGATTGCCAGGATAAAATTGAGCAGAACACTCAACAATGCAAGCAAACGCATACACTTGCATTTGTAACAAATGTTCTTGGATGCGTTGTAGTTTGCTGTTATTGGTAAGTGTGAATTTGACAACACGGCCATTATACTCGACACCACGGCAAGCGTTTTCTAGCGGCAATTGAGACACAACAACCTGGTCGGATAAATTTCGATCGTCTCCAAAAAATAACGCCGCCACCCATTGTTTGGTAGCGGGAGTGGACACAAAAGAACCATCAATTGTAGCCGAAGAAGAAGGAGACGATGATTGTACCGGTGTATTGATTGGAAGATATGCGAGTCGTAATTGTAAATCAATTGTATGGTGGGGTTTCCATTTAAACTGAGACCAATGAGTGCGACATCCCACAGCCTCACGCACGGGTGTCAATATGAGACCATCGTTGGCATGTCCAATGAATTGCCGTGACTGAATCTTGTTCCAAAGAATATCAATGTAACTGATTTGATAGCATGGTTTCGGTTGCATGCACAAAAAATTACATCCATCGATGGCAACAATTTTACCGCGTGCGGCCAAATCTTGCGCATACGACAATTGTGCTGAAGGTTCTAACACTGGATAGTTGCCGGGATCTGAAAAGCACTCGCGAATCACTGCACTCCGCTCATTATATGGACACTGACGAACGTCACGGCCACGACATGCAACGACGTCAAAAATTAAATACACCAAGCGACCGTCCGCATTCCAGACCAATTCTCCGTCGAATATGCTACCATCAAAGTAAATCTCTTCGGCCACAATACCAACAGCATACTTGCGGCACGCACGATCCATCATGACGGCGATATTCTGTTGCGTCTGTGGATGGCGGCATAGTATCAACAAATAACGAATTCCGTCGGATTTTTCGGTGACCACATATTCATTTGCCCGTAGTTTGGGCAAATCGCAACGGGTGATTGACACGGGGTTAGGACTCGGATTATACGGAGCACTATCCGGTTTTAGACCCCAATACCGTCGAATAACGTCATGAACCACAATGTTCACATCCGATTCCATGGGAACACGATCATCCGACGGGCGCAAATTTCGTTCATCGGTCGCCTCGTAAATATCACCACCAGGTCCATGTGCGTTGTTATTTGATGATGTAGATAACGTAGCATGATGTTGTTGTTGACGTGCCAATATCATATCGACTTGTAATACCTCATCATCGCGATATTTGCGACGCTTCGGCGCTGATTCTGACGGCGGCGACTCAATGATCGGGTCCGAATCAACCTGCATCATTTCTGTAGTATTATTATTTGCGTCATTGTTATTAGTATCACCATTATTGCCTGTAGACTCTGGTATAACACCTTCTTCGTCAGCAAAGAAGATCCGCTTACGCTTCTGACGAACACGTTGTGCAGATGGTGACGTCGAAGAATGAGATGATAATGATGACATAAATTCAATGTCTCTATAAGGGTAATGAATGATTAAATAACAATTTTCTATCCTTTCACCGATCCATGTACCTACGATTATAGTGTATGTGTGGTGTTGGGTGTAGGTTTTCTATTGTAGGAAAAAAACCAAATAAACACGACTTTCCTTCACTGCTAGGTTTTACAAATTGCCATTTCATCCAGTTAGATTATACTGATAAATGCATATTCTTTTATTTTTCTTGATTACCCACAATGTATATTTTTTTGTATTACAAAAACTACGATCATTTTTACATCTCGAGGATGTTACATACAGCCGCATTGTAATCATATTATATATTATTTATCGTAGCAATATGTTTTTGGAAAGACAGAAATTATTTGTGACATCAGTTAGTATCACCTATTTATTCTTATTCACATACATGAGATATGGTGTAATCATACATACTATGTATTTATAAACGATTATGCATTTCAAATTTCTACCTTAGTATCACCGCTGATAATAGCGACAAGCCCACAGCCTGTGTAAATGTCACTTTGGGCACGTTATCGGGCCAAATTGAGGGTAATGTGGTATTCCATGCCATCATTATAATGGCCGCCCGCAAAAGAACCATACCAACTGCAATGAGTACAAACAAGACAATTTTTCGTATCTGGTCCATCGCAGAAACTGGAGTTATACCATCTTCTTGATACGCTTTTATATCATCCTTGTGGTTTATTTTGCTTTGCGGAGCGATTGATGATGATGAGAAGACTGTAGCAGACATTGTTAGCAAATTATCTCCGTCACCACGAAATAATAGTAGTGTTATGATGATACGGTGTATCGAAATATAACAAATAGAACCGCTCTTTATCATTTTGCGTTGCTGAAAAAAATAAAAAAATAACTAATTGATTTAAACAGGTACATAGTGAGTATATCTATCTATATATATATATTATCAATACATGTAGAAGCAATCTATTGTATTTTAAACTAGCATATCTTATTGCTGTGTCTGTAAGAGTTCGCTGTTGGCAATCTTTGTAACTCCGCTATCATATGCGCGGGTAAGTTCGGCTTGGCGTTTTGCAAAATACTCACATAACGCGGGAAATTCTTGTAATAACCGCAGTTTACTATCTGTTTGCTCAATAACTTCTTGTCGGCGATTGATGCGTTCTTGCAATTTCGTAGCAACACGAATAGCCTGCTGGAATCGATTCTTTAACTCTGTCACCTTGGCCGTCTGTTCATCTAAAAGTTGTGTTTGATGATCTAACAGGGCAGCGAGGTATTCTTTGTCTTGCTTATCAAATGCATCACCCTCATTTTCAATAACACGCATAAACTGTTCCAATTTGCGTACGTTTGTTCCCAATTGTGTCAGATGATGTTCTTCCTTGTCAATGTGCCCTTGCAACGTCGACACATCGATTCCTTTAATACGAGCAGAGGAAGCCACCGTCGACGACGACGATGATGATGTCAGATTACTGCTACTAGGTTCAGATTTTGCAGAATAACGAGTCTTGGACAATGTAGGTACTTGTTGTTCTACGATTTCACCAGCACCATTACTGTGGTTTTCCTCTTCTTTTTCCAAATAATCACCACCAGCAGAACCGTCTTCTTCGTATGAATTACCTTCGACACCATACACATTGTCCGGTTCCATCATATTATATTGTTCTTCTGAATAATCACCACCATCATCATCGTCTTCTTCATAGTGACTGTCGACCATAATGGGTGGTCTATTGGAACCAGCACCGTTGTTATTCTGCGAAGCGGAACCTACTACGGCTACCTGTGCATGTTGTTGTTGTCCGGACGATGGCAGGATGGCAATGGTTGCTGCCTTTACTCCCTTATTCGGAGCACCTGGATTCGCAATAACAGTAGCACTGTGATTTGATTGACCACCGGCGGATGATGACGATTGCATCGATTGTTGTTTCTGGTTCGACATGATAAGATGTGTATAAAAGAATCACAAAGTCCTATCTATAAATAAACAACTCTTCACAAAGAGTCGTGCGATATGAAATATTGTTTTATTCTTACTCAACCAAGAAAAAGAATCATCTTATGTGTGAAATTCTGTACACATAAGTAAATTTAACAAACAACATTTTCATCTATCCATTTTTTACATCCAATACATAAAGTAAACAATAGTACTGTGTAAAAAAATTGGTGTATAAACAACATATCTATTATATTTACACACGCAACACTACTGCACTACCTTAAAAGTCTAATTATTCTCAATTGAAATTTACTCGACGACTACGATAATGGCACACAAAGTACATCAACAACCATCTTCGGCAGATACAGTATCAGTCACATCATCAGGTACTGCGCCACCCAACCTGGAATGGTTCAAGCACTACTGGTACATCTTTCACATGTCGGCAATAATGGCACCATCTTTGCCGACACCCGAAGAATTTGAACAGTGGCGCGTTTTTTATGTTGTGTTCGGAAAATCAATTCCGTGTGTTGCTGAATGCCAGGGTGATTATTTTCGGATCATCCAAACAGTTTATCCGTTTCGATATGCCAATGCAGACGATCTATTTCGTTGGACAGTCGATGTTCATAACGAAGTGAATGCCAAATTGGGCAAAAAGCCCATACCGTATGACGTGGCAAAGAAAGCGATTTTGGAACCATCATCTTCAACACCGGCTCGGCCTGGTGCTACTGGTGCGACTAAATCTGTGCCGACACGGGGAAGTAAAAATGATTCTCACGACAAAAAGTCACAACAGAAAAAATTCCCCATCTGGATTGTTATTGGAATGGGTGTTATAGTAATTGCAATTTTCATCACACTAATGATGCGTAATAGGACAAACAATCATATTGAAGGGAACCTGCCCTCGTCCCCGTCGCTGAATTCTTCTTCTGCAGCAGTCGCAGCAACAAAGACATCTGCCCCGACCTATCTTTTGCGCACAAGCACCGGCATCACCACCAAATAATAATACTGACAATACCACAATATAGACATTCACAGACGCCACACATGACATGATTATATCATTGTAAATTAACCAATACATTAGGGCGTGATTTATAACACAAATTTGATGTAGCCGAATAAACAAAAGAAATAAAATTAATGGTAAACGTCGCGAATATGTCCAGATTTCTATATATATATATATATTACGTACAGCCTATGAACCTATCCATACTTGAATAAACTTGGTTTTTTGTTATTTCAATTCATCTAAATAATAAACCAAAACATATAGTTGTCAACAACTCCGCACTAGTGTATGTGTGTGTATATATATATTATCTTCACACATGGCAGATTCGTGGATATGGGGTATGTTGATGTGGCCAGTGCAAATGGATGTGGCACGTTCCGCCGTTCTATCCCAGCACGATATTTATTATCATGAGCAATATTTAGATCAACAAGCAAAATCTGATAAACTTAGCGATGAAAACAAGACCAATGGCTTACTGGTTGGTTTCCATTTTCCTCCGTCTATGAATGCCGCTGGAAGTATCGTTGGTATTCCTTTGTCGCCTTTTCCTACAGAGCATGATCTTTTATATGCTTTTTTCCATGCTCTTGCCGATATATATCCATGTGGAACATGCCGAGAATCATATGGTTATTTTTCGACACATGACCCACCCGAAAACTCGCCCAACATTCTCATGTGGGTATGGGAGTTGAAAAATAAGGTGAATCGAAAATTGCATCGCGATGGATCTGCTCAGAGTTTACCACTGGAAAAGTTTGAAAAGCGGCTTCGCATTATTTCTAGTTTCAGTTCTGTCGATCATGTCTGGGATCTTCTTAGTATCTTTGCCCAATATTATCCAGATATTCCACCAAACATGTTATCGACAACTACTAACACTCCTTCTTCGCCTGCACCGGGTAATATAGGCAATTCACAACATACTACTGATAACGAGGATGAAATAATAAAAGTACTACAACGCCGACGTTCGTACTTCATTTTACTAGCGGCATTGAGTGTATTTTTGGGCCGTCTTAAAACACATCACACGCTCAAACTGTTTTTAGACCCAATGACGTTGACAGCGGAAGATATAGCAAGCCGCGATCAGTTTGTATCATGGATTGTTCGACAGCGACAAAAATGGGCCGATTATGTAGGCAACGGACTTGCGTGTTCGTTGGCAGAAACAAAGAATCGCTATGGCAATAATAATAACTCAACATCGCCACACACAACAGCAGCAGCAAAATTATGTTCTGTTCAAAACGAAAATAATAGTAATAATAATCTGAGTAATATTGGTTATACGTGTCCAAATCCGGCACTGTTACCATCTGGAATTGCGCCACCTTACAAACCTGAATAAAGGATTAATTACTTAAATATGACCTGTATAACACCTCGAGGTATAATATTGGAAGAACTGTTTTACTGATAATACAAAAATTGTGTCTTTTCTTTTTCCAAAGATAAAGACCAAGAGGTTCACTCGACCACCATCATCACCAATCTCTATTGACTATATGACTATCGACACGCAATATTAATTCGGTCATATTATAACTCGAGTTATATATATGACATGATTATGTCAATACTTTTGCTAAACTGGTTCTGGAAATATGGCAATATATAACTCGAGTTATATTTATTGAGTATAAAACTCAGAGAACCACACAGATTATTCTCTGGTGAGTGTTGACATATAATGCAAAAAATTATAGTTTTCGCACAACCAATATCCATGAATCATGTAAATTGAAAATACGTGGTATTCATAAGCAAGTGGATATATATATATCTCGAGTATTATATTACCGGACAATTCAATATAACTCGAGATGTATTATCGTTCCAGGGTAAAAAGTTCTTGATGGATTGTTTGTTCGCATCAGTTATCTTTCTGTTATAATAATTATTGTGTCGGTAATTTTTTTTGTTACGGATTCGTCCTTATTGTGTAATTAAGTTGTGGTTGATATCACATTTACACGTGGTTCTTTAATCATGGAGAATCAACAATCATCAGGAACAGAAACACCCTTGCCTTGGTTAAGTCTATCGTACCTGGGCCAACGAGAAGGTTGTTTTGAGAATGATGTCAGCGATCAATTGATGTCTCTCTTGAAGCAACGTTCAGGGGTTACTCATATTTGTCTACCATGTGTGTGGGTTCAACAGAATGTTACATCTACCACGATATACCCTTCGTTTGATTGTAGTCCTAACCGCACCGACCTTGTTCACGCTATTGTGATGGCACAAAAATTGAATTTAAAGGTCATTCTCCATACGGTTCGTAGATTATTCTCTGCGCGCGGTGCTGATTGGGATGATGGTTATTTACATTAGTTTTAATTTATTGTCCGGGTTTTCCTATGCAGAAACTCAAATTGATTGATTCTTGCTCCCCGGTGAGTGATTCACCAAAAATATGCACGGTGGCGGATATTGGCAAGTATTTCACCACGGACGCGCAATGGACTCAGTGGTTTGCATCCTATGAGTCGTATGTTCGCATGATTGCAACTATTGCGCAATCGTATCAAGTGCCTATGATGATTATTGGTTCCGAGTTGACTGGTACGGAACATTGCGACGAACAATGGAAGCATCTTATTGCAAATATTCGCCAGCGATACTCGGGCGCTCTTTGCTACGGCGCTTCTCTGGAAAATATTATTTCCAACAATCCATCATATTCGCATGTGCCGGCGTGGCAATATAAAGATTTGGATTATTTGGGATATGCCGTCTTTATCCCGCTATTGTTATCAAACAAGAATACGATTAGCACGGATGCCACAGTGTCGCCGTCTGTGGGTAATACGGATTCAAAACAACGAACAAACGAGCAATTGTCGTTGGATGCACTATGCCTGGCGTGGAAACCAATTCTAAATGGCCTGCAACAATTGTCTGCACGATATGGTCGCAAGATTATCATTACGGAAATCGGATTCCCGAGCCGTGCAGATGCACCGTACTTGGATCCTCGTCTTGCTGTAGGTGCAGTAGACGAGCAGATGCAATCTCTGTGTTATAAAGCCTTTTTCAAGGCACTTTGCACCGACAGGTTAGGAATTGAGGTTTTTTTGCATGATACAACGGGTGGTGTTGTTGGTACAGAGACATCCACACACGCTGTCATGTCAGGCCCATCGACGGTGATAAAGGAGGATCAGACAAGTCGGGCCAATTCAAATACATGGCTGTCGGGTATCAATTGGTACTATTGGAGTAGCGATTTTACAGAATATGGACCTGCCGATTCTGGTTTCACTCCTGCCGGTAAATCTGCTGTGTATGAATTACAGCAGTATGCTTCAAAACAACAGTAGTGTATATCTCAAATTGAATTGTGGGTTGTTAGATAAAGTATAATGGCTTGTTGATATTATTAATATATGGGAAAATGAACATAGCGTATGTGTTATTAGAGAAATTGGGAGCAAATAATCGTACACTACAAAAATATCTATTATACACTTATTTTTGATAAGAGTATGGTTCGAAGTTAGGGAATACATCCACCGTTTATCGAATATTACATATTTTCCGGAGATAAATCTTGCAATAGAGCCTTTGCTAAACAATATCCGTGACCATACGCATGTTTCGGATCATTTAGCATGACCTGCAGTGATAACGGTGTAGCAAGCATCGAGTGTTGTTGAATGAAATCTTGTTCCATGCCATATGTTTCTTGGTAATATTGAACACTTTCTTGATGAGGTCCATCTGTTTCACAGATGAGTAATTTTTCACCACTCTCCAAACGGTCCAATAATTCACCGTATTGTCGTTGGCGGCGCACTAAATCCATATAAAGTGGTTCGTAAATGTGTTTTCGCGCTTGAACATAATCCAGGCGATCTTGCACTCGAACTTGTCCAATGGTCGGGGCAGTGGATGAGAGTTCGTCCATTGTGGGCGCAAAAGCACCCAAACAAGTGTGTCGATATTTCATTCCGACCGGATATCTCACGGCGGTATCGTTGTTGATACCATCGTGACGCCAACGCCAATACGCGGGCGTGGGTTCTTGTGTCATATGATCCCAATGTTGTTCAGCAGGCCAACTCCAGACGATTTTGCGATTCCATCGAGTGTAGGGAACTTCAATATTTGGCACCACGGGGTAAATCTTACTAAATTGCCAAATATTTTCCATAATTTGGTTTTGCGCCGTACGTAATTCATAAGGACCCAAAGATCCATAGGCGCTTGACTTTGTTAAGACAACCACGGGAGCATATCCTTCGTATTTTGGCACTGCCTGTTTAGAACCTTCATAATGAATACGTCCAACTCGAATCATTAGTTGGAACAAGGTAGAAATAATCCAATTATCGCACTTTCTTGATACTACAAATACTAGTAAGTGTTTATGATCATATACTGCGTAATTAAAAGTTGGAAATACTTAATTCTCACCGAAACATATATATATTCGCACGCAACTCGAGATTATGTGGGTAGTAATTATTGTCGTATAAAGTACAAATAAAAATGTATTGAATATTTTTGTTTTTGTGTTTGTATAATTATTTGTTTTTGTTATTTATCTGTGTTTGCGTGGTACTTATTACATTAGGAGGATAAGAAGAAGACGACAACGCTACTAACATGTCATCTGTTGCGAAGCGCGTATTATTGCCGCAGACACAACAAGCACTGCAGCACGCTGACAAATATCCGTATATTATGACGCCAGATCCGGCAATTCAAGTGGAACATCGTTGGCCGAATCTGCCAAAGGATGCACCGCCAGAGGCATGTATGACCCTGGTTGTGGATCCCATTTTTACCAAACACGTTCGTTTTTTGGACTCTTTTCATTAGACTCAAGGTTCCCGTGCAAGATTCATGGTATAAACAAATTACATCCTACTCCTACCATATCATTTGTTTTCCTGCCTGTGGCGGTCGTCTTGTGGTGCCAAACATGGAATCTTTTCATGTATTGGTAAACTTTGTGGATGCAATACATATTAGTATTCGAGAACCGTGGAACATGACAGATACGCTGGATGATGGTGATTCCAAGATGGTGGCGTTCGAACATATCAAACTACATGTTGATGCCATTCGTCGCTCTGCACATATTCACCTGATGGAGGGGTATTCTTCGCCAACAAAGTATACTCTCTTCAATGGCCCACGGCCAACTATGTGTCAAGATTATATGCTATTACATCGTTGTGAGTATAATACTGCATTGGAAGATGTGCCAAAATACAACGTTAATAAAATTCCTTCGCTGTAATATATTTTATAAAAATAACCTTGTGGACCTGGTGGGCTTCGATCCCACTACCCTACGCTTGCAAAGCGAATGTGCTACCAATTACACCACAGGCCCCACTGACAGGTCTTATAGATAATTGAAATTCATTAAAAGAGAATAGTTTTTGTAAATATATAATAGAAGAAATAATTTTGTCGTGTTATGGTTATAATCGTCCATTAATTAAATATGTCACGTCTTGAATGAAATACTTTTACGTGTGTATATATGAATAAAGGCCCATATTTGCGCTTTCTTGTTGTTTACATTCGTGGATTGTGGTGCTATTGCTGTTCAAATTAATTAATTCAAAATATTTATTCACCACGAATTAGCATCACCATAACCACACATGGATCCATTTTTAGCACAACAAATACAACCTGTTGTTGATCAAGTACTACAGGCCTATCAGACAGATCCGTATCTTTTAAGTGCAGATGCCCTGCTAGCCTACATGTGCTATGCGTGGGAACAGAAAATTCGAAATGCAGAAGAGCAGATACGTCAATCGCCTGAATTTAGACAGTTGGCACCCCAAGAGAAACAACTACGCATGCAACAATTGAATGAAGATATTAATGCCGAACATCGTGATCGTAATTACACCATCGCTTTATGGCGACACTTTGCGCAAGGTGTTACTCCGCAAGAACGTCAACGTCGTCTTATTGATGCTATCACATTGGAGGCATTAACCATTGAAGCAGAATATCAGGAACGATTGAGAGGTAACAATGAGCCTATTATTGACAGGCAACGATTCTTTAACTCATCCGGGTCTGGTGTGCCATCTGTTTTCGACGACACACGCTCGCGCATCTTTCAATTACAAATACATCAGGTGTCCGAAGACGGCAGAGTTGAAACAATGCCTTGGTGGAATATTAGTCCAGTGATAAGCGACCCGTCGTTCATATTTTTCGATGGTCTCAACATTTCCGAGGAGGAATGGAGTCGTAATTGGGAAAGATTGTTGGAGCCGGATATTATTAACGAATTAGAAAACGCGGATATTTGTGCAGAGATTTGGACGTCCTTGGTTCAACCGCCGAGAAGGCCTGTCACCATTGAAGTGTATAATGCATTAACGCGACAGCAGTTGATAGAACGACAGTTGCCCATTGAGCCTACTCAAACGACAACGATAATGCCTGCACCGGGAGTTGTTATAGAAGACGTGTCGCCGGAGCGCCGTGTAACGCCACCCGCAAAACGAGCAAAGATTGGTGAAGAAACGGGCATGTATGCCGGAGTCAGACCATCCCCACCATCGGCGGTGCCACCACCATCACCACAACAGCAGCAGCAGGAAATCGCGATCGAGCGTGCATTTGCTCAACAATCGCGAGCGCAGCCACAACCACCAATGGGTCTTCCTCCTCCTGCACGATCTGTCAATGAAGAGTTTTACGGCGAACCTGCACAGATTGAAATTTGTTCACTTTGTCAGGAGGCATGTGTTCCGGAAGCGATTCAACTCAGGTTAATTGAACATTATGACGCATGGGTGCAATATCAACAAGATCGTAACGAGGTTTCAACCAATGAACATTACGTGAACGTATATCAACACAATCCAGAGGTTCTAGTGAATCTATTGATGGAGAGAGGTCAAGTAGCATCTCAGGATCATGCAGAGCAATATGTGTCTGCATGGCTAAGTACCGGCTTTTCCAATTTTGTTTCTAATCGCGGCAACCCACAAGAAGTCATGCGATATTTCAATATCCGTTGTGCTGATGCAGACACACCCCATACTATGCACCTGTGTCAATCGTGTATTCGTTCAACGGCCGCCAAGCGATCAACCATATCCACGCAGCAGGGCACCACCGAGAATATCGTGCGAGCACTTCCTCTCTTAGAAACGGGTGCGGCGGATTTAGCCATGGCGTGCCCGCTCAACTGTCGCCGTGATCGGTCGCAGCCTGTGGCGATGATCAAGGAATTATTTCCATTTGATCCTGCAACGGGAACCCTGTTTGGTGAACCTATCCAATGTGGTGAAGGAAACTGCTACAAACCTTCCAACTGGGATGACGACCTAATTGGCCCATACTCACTCTACATGGAGAATTTGTGTTTCTTTCACTCAAATTATGTAGAATCCAGTGACATTAACCTGTTTGTCGGAATTGTTAAAGGCTATGATACAGATCATACATCGTATGTGAATTCTGGCGGAGTATTGGCGCCAATCGAGACTATCGCGGATGCACAATACCCCAAACGTATTGTGGTTGAACAGGTCTTTCCAGCCCCGTCGAAAAATGCATACGGACAAGATATTGTGCGATACGAGTCTGTTCCGGTTCAAGATGTATTCCCCATTACAATTCTTCCTGAGATACCACAAGGTGCTGCGGTGCGTCGCTACAACAGTCTTCAACAAGCACGTGACGCCGCCGCCGAGCGTTTACGGGCACGTCAAGCACTGCCAGCCACAAATATTCAACGACAGCAGGCTGATGAAGTATATCGTAGACTCGAACAATTGATGGCTGAAACAAAATCAACATTACCTGATCAAATTGAAAAACTAACAAGGCTGTTGGCCGAGAATCAGCGTATTGGTGGGTCGTCATTGTTATTAAAGCGTCGCGGTATTCGTCCAAGTATAAGCCGCGAATCGAGACAAACGGCCTGTGGTATTTGCAACGGAGTTTTGGATCAGCCCGAATTAGTTCGCATCTACAGCCAAGACCAGACGGTGAGTAACATGTGCAAAATACAACTGGAAGAAAATGGAACCGCATATAATATTGGCGTAACAGAGGACTATAAATACAAGACACTGACAGAGGATGACAAGAATCATATCCGCGCGCGTGTTTTGTACACATTTTTGGGATTTCATTACCCCCTACAACCAAACCCAGACTATCAAGTAGAGATAAACTCTCACTTTGAACAGCGCAATAATGCCTATATTAACCCGGGACTGACATTGGCTCGTGTGATATTATTTGGTCTAAATGGAATTCGATATGTATTGGTGCACGAACAAGGTTTGCCGGAAGAAGAGCAACTATATACGTTTATCAAAGATTTGTGGGATCAAATCTTTACATCGGTCCGCAATAATCTCGCATGGCCGCAACCAACAAAAGTCTTCACCGAGTACGATGTTCTTCCAGATAGATTCAAGTTTATGCCCGAACAGGATCGTAATCTTGTCAAGCAGGCTCTGGACTGGTCCAAAAGGTTCAGAACGTATGACTGGCAGTCTCCACAATTGTTGACCGGAAACCGATATCTCATCTATGCGGATAGAGTTCTCAGCAACTATGAGAAGGATGAAATAACCCGCCGCAAACGGAAGCGCGAAGACATGGCTGAACTGGCAACGTCAACTGCTGCTACATGTCCTACAAGCAGTCTCGGTCGCGAATTAGGACCTTTTGCACCACAAGCACCGTCTGCAGGAGTGGGCGTCCCAAGTGCAATGGGACCATTTGCACCACCACCGACGCGAACACAACAGCAACGACCTGCGTATCGTGCTACCGCCCAACCACCAAGTCCTGCTATTGTACCTACCACTATGTCTGCTGTTGGCCAACCACCCATCACAACAACTGAACAATTGGGTCTTCGCGTGGTACCTACGACAGTACCAACACCACCGAGACCAATACAGACGCCGTCGATCCCAACACAACAAATACAACCACCCTCATCGGAACGCACATCCCTTGCACTTGTAAGTAGACCTGTTGTGCCAGGCGCAGCCGTTTCAGCATTGCCACAACAATTAGTGGCACAATCTGCAGGGCCTCTAGTTGTCCCGACACCACCACGCACGACAACTGCAATTGTTCCAGCCATGAGAACTACGGGAGTTCCGACACCGGCTGCGGGTATCGTCACGGTAACTGGACCTCGTGAAGGTGCTCGTCGGGGGTCACGTGCATCGTTACTCCTCGGATCCGCTGGCGCCGCGCCAGTGGTAGCAGGGTTACCAACCATAACAGCCCCAACATCACAAATGCTTGCTTTACCTGCTCCTCCTGTGGCGCCGCTTTCTCAACAACAACAACAATTGCCACCTCCTTCGCAAATGTTGGCATTGCCTGCACCCCCTGTATCGCTACAACCAACTGCGGGTGCGCTTGTTCCCGCAGCGGCAGCAGCACCACAACAGCGCCCTCAAACGGTACAAGCACTATTACCCCCGTTGGAGACTGTTGTGCCCGATTGGCGAAACTGGGCAATTCAAATAGCGGCCATGATTGGCCGTCCAAATAATCCTGAATTTCAAAATTACGCAGTACAATGGCTTCAATCACAATTGGATCGCGTTTTGCAAACTGGTATTCAATCCAACAGATGGGAGGAAATTGCAGAAAATGTCCGCAACAGTATTGCGCAATCCTTTTTTGGTGATCTAAAATTGCAAAGGTTGATATAAAATAAAATATTATTACATATTTGTGGTTTATTACTTGCTCCGTTACAACTGAATACTTATGCATAAGTTCTATTAATCAACATTTGTGGAATATTCATATATATATATATTCTCCACATGACAATACAAAAAGAGAAGACATTATCAAGTCGCAACAATCTATATACACAAATAACAAACCGAAATAAAAAGAGTAATTTGGCGCAAAACGATTAAAAAACAATGACGCTACAATTCAAAACACCACCAAACAGCATCAACAAGGTCGCCTTGGTAGTCATAGCCGGCACAGCAGCGCTTGCTTTATTAAGCAAATTGGGGGCATCTGAAGCGACACGATACTCACGTGACACAGTGCGCAATGTGCGCAATTTTATTCAAACAAGTACTCAATCAGCAGCAATGGCACGCCAAAGTACAAACCCGGTAATTGCGTTGATTCATATCAACCAAGCGATTGCATATGCCAATGCTGCAAGAGATCTTGTCATGTCAAAAGAAGATATCGCTCGAATGACAGGTGTAAAAATTGACGAATTATTACACATGCTGAAACAGGAACAAATGCAACACCAACGCAGCATCTATTCATCCTGCCCTACTTTGCAGCCTGATGGTGCCTATGCTGTGGCTACTGGATGGATTGGATAAATCAAACAGTCATATAAAAAATATTCATTTTAATGATGCAATATATTGAATTGTGTGGCAATCTATTTTAAGGTTTTTTACAATACCACACAATCGGTATTACACGAAATATAATATACATGTACTCCAGCACGAAAATTGTAATTTATTGTCGAATGGATGTTGTTCTTTTTGTATGCATGTATAATTTATCACCCTATGTAATAAAACAAAACAATTTCACCACAGCCGCTACAGTGGTCTGCTTGTGTAAGTAAAGTGAAAGTATCTGCTGTTTATCGGTGTTATACACATTCTCATCATCATCATCTCTCATTCTTCCTCCACAATGTCTTGGAACCTTAACGAAGATATTGCTTATCAATTAAGTGACCAGGAATGGGTCATAGATCCGTTGGCATGTAAAAATCCACATGATTCATCACACTCCTTACAATCGTCTGCTCAATTATCTACACCACATACGTACACTGGTCGCCATCACAAAAACTATTCTATACCATGCTTCACTGCCCCAACGCACACAGCAACCGCAGATCCAGTTCCTCAACGTAAAATACGAAATGTATGGATTAAACAGTTTGGTACGCGATGGAACGAATTATATTCTGCATCCGCTGCAGCAGAGGATCGTTTTGATATGAGACCTTCCTGGACCGACGATCTACTGCGCCCCGTGTGCGCAAACCAACAACCAAAGCAGGCGAACGAAAATAACATTAACCAAGCATTAACGTCTACACACGGTCAAACATCATCCAAAAAGACCTTGGTACGAATATAGTTTCCTTGTAGAATAATAATACACCTCGAGATATATATATATATATATATATATACATCACAAAATATATTGATTTATTTTGCGTGGACATTAACAAGTTTTGAAAGTATATTTCATATTAATGGATATGTACAAATCATATCTTTTTCACTAAATTCCAAGATTTGCTGTATCCTCTTGTGAATAAACACATGAATATATAACTCGAGATATACTATAAAGCATATAACAAATATAATCATATGATTTTGAGACAAATGCAACACATGTATTGTATATACTTCACTCGATCATTTCAGAGCATATGGTATCTGTATTGATTTTGTATTTGATAAGGATGATTTTGAAAAATCATTGTTTCGCATAACATGGTCTTTTTCGTGAGAGTATATTCAGTTGTAATGTATATACAAATATAATATTGATCCACCATTTCTAAAACCACCGACTTTTGTGTTCATACTACCGATATGTTAGTATGAAAATATTTGACAAATGGCCTGGGTGTGCAGAATATATACATATAGTACTCGTGTTGATTATTTACTAATTACATGAGAGGAAATAGTACAGCGTCATACGAATACTTTGGACAAAACCACGCAAAATATCGCGGTAAAATACACTCGAGTTTTACATAGGACTATAAAATTTGTTCTTTCAAGTACTGTTGTGGAGTACAGGTACCAACATGTATGGTAATATGGTATCAATGTGCGCGTGATATGGATATATTATTATTATTGGGATCCAAACAATAAATTATTTTCATTATCTGTATTTATATTGTGCATATAACAACTCGAGTTATCTACTGGGGTGGTGCAAACGGGTTATATACGGGAGCGGGAACCCCGCCCATTATGGCAGGTACTGATGGAAGCATGGGCACAGAACCGTTCATGATGGGGGCTGGTGTTCGCATTAGTAATTGTTGTTGTTGGGGGAATTGTTCCTGTTGTTGTTCTGGTGTGAGGAGTGCACCGACAATACTGGCACCCAATTGGGCAATAAATGTAGCCAAGTCAAACACGGTCGGGTATGGTCTATACATGGCGCCGTTGGGAACAAGAACGCCAATAGGTTCTTCGCGGCGGGTGCCCTGACCAAACACATCATGTTCGACAATATCATTTCCTGCAGCATCTTGATCGACGACGCGACTGTTACGCAATTCATATTCGACGACGTCTGCCGCATTTATACCAAGAGGAACATCTGCAGTGTATGGTTGAATATTTTGGTTGCGATTTGCAACCTTACGGTTTTCCTGTAGCCATAGCAGTCCAGAATCACGGCTGAGGTTTCTCCATGCGATGGCGCGTTCCAACCGCCAGTAACGTTGATACATGCTGACGAGATTGCTATCAAATATATTGCCACGCGTGGCGCGAGCAGATGCACCCGGAGCCAAACTGCCCTGTTCGCCACGAAGAGTGTTGCTGGTAACGCCTGCAGGAGGGTTCGGGCCAACGTTCTGGTAGAACAGATCGTAGAATCCTTTGGGGGAAACTGTGAGCATCAGTCCATAATGATCCTTGTCGATCTCATTAAGCAAGGCGTACAAGAAGAGTAAATGTCCAACATACATGAATGGCGATGTGTGGTGGACTTCACTGCGTGGAACGTTAACGGGTCGCAAGCGCTCTTCGGCGGACAAGTTGGCACCCGGACGAAGTGGATCGATAATGAGTGCCCATGAACGTCCTTGGGCGTCAACCCAGGTGTCTTGAACTTGAACCTCACGGTTTTGGTACAACTCTTGTGTTTTGGTACAAATATAGTCGATGAACAGACTTTTAGCGAGACGATTGTCTCTATTGTTGGACAAGACAACTCGCGTGTCCTTGCCGCGCAAATCTTCATCCTCCTCAAATAGAGGTAGTTGGTCAGGACCATTAAATGCTTTATCATTCGTGGAAAGTCTCAAATATATCGGAGGCGCTTCGCCTTGAGCAACTGCATAACTATGCTTTGCTAAATCCGCTGTCTGCAAGAATCCGAGGAGTTCTTGATCGGCATCGTCGGTGACGGCAAAGTAAACACGGAAGCCCACGGCGCGACGTGCAGGTTGAGAAACCATGTTTAGAATGATATCTTCAGTGATGACGGGTTGAATGGTCAGATTTCCCTCAACATATGCGTCGGCCTCGACAGAGCCGCAGAGTTTATAAAACGCACGGCCTTGTTGACGATGTGCTTGCTGACCCCCTCGTGTTTGCAGCCATGTGCGTAGATCGACCTCATCCGTGGCATCGAAAATACGAATACCATTGGGACGTCCGTTGCCGTCCTGTTTGCCAATGTATCGAAGTGCGCCGGCAAAAATGGTCCTTAACACTGCAATTGCATCACTCGCCTGCCCACCGCCCACAGTTTGGAGCGCATCATCAATGAGTCGCACTGATTCCTGCGTGTTGGTATTGGCGCGCGCCATGTTAACCATTAGACTCCAACCGGCTGCCAATTTGTCTGCAGTATACTTGAAATCAAATCGACCCGTGGTCTGGCGATAGATGTCGGAGAATAACTGTTTCTGTTGAATGTCTGGCATTGCTTGAACATTTGCGGAACCCATGAGATATGAGAGCACGCTACGAATATCTTGAATTGACCAAAACGGATCACCCACAATACGCTTTGTGTCATAGGATTGCGGCGCACCGGCATAACCGTACGGATGAATCCAACGATCTTCCGGAGTCCGGACACCAACGGGATTGCGACTCTCGTTTAGCGCAACGTCCTGGACTGTTCTGAATACATTCGTTTCGCCAACAAGTTCTAAATTATGAGCGATTGCGAGTGCTGAATCGGCAGGTTCGGGACCGTCTTCTTCTGCCGTACCACCGCCTTCTTCTTCTTCTTCGCTGGCACCTCTCAGGTCCATTTCTTGTGCACCAGCCTCACCAGCGTATGGTGATGGTGGCGCCACCGACGGTGAAACGCTCATAGGCGATGGTGGTGGTGATGGTTCCTGTGCAGCAAATGGATCCACAATTTCAAAATTGCTTGAAAGTCGGCGATAATCATTTTCAGTTATTGATGCCACTGTGTTTGGTTGAATATCTTGAAGAAGAACTCCCTCTAATGCATCGGTGGCCTCCTGCGTAACATTATCCACTGCAGGTGCAGTTGCAGTTGCAATATCCACAATAGAGGACAACAATTGTTCTTGAACGGGTTGCACTAGATCAGAGAAGTCATCGTATGCGGCGTTGTAAACATTAATCTGTGCAAGAATATCTTCAGAGGGGTACGCCATCGGCGATTGTAGTCGTCCGGAAGCATCTGTCAAATAACCGATTTCCATGATTCGTGGATTAATCCACGCGGGCAGTGTTTCGTCGACAATGGTATTGATTTCGTCTAAACCAACGGCATCTTGAAGAAGTGGATTCACTCGATTTAACATTTCGCGTATTCCATGTTGTACCAACGCAAGTGTTTTCAGAGTTGAACCAAGCATAGTGCGCTGGGTAATAGTATCGATACTGTCCTTCTTTTTCTGGCCGAGAATGCGAATGCGTTGTGCAGCGGCGCCTCGTACAACATCTCGCGCATATTGTTCAACACCGTTGAGATTTTCGAAAAACATGCGAGATTCCAGTGGCAGACGTTCTAAAATAACATCGCGAATATCCTGAGGCAATTGTCTAAAATCTTGTTGCATCTCTTTTGCCATGGTTTCAAATTGCCCCAGTGCCCTCCTAACTCGCTGCTCGCGGGCACGCGGCATTGCCGCGGCAGGGCGTTCTTCCTCTTCTGCAGCCACAGCCGCGCCGCGCGCTTTTGGCCCACGTCGTGGTCGCGCTGCGGCGGCGGTGGGTACCGGTGGCACGGCGGCTGCTGCCTGTTCCGCTTCCTCTCGTCCTCGTCGCCGCGGTCGTTCCCGCAATACTTGTTCGAGTTCAGGAGGGCCAACTTGTGCCAGGCGTGTTCGTAGTTGTCGCTCCTCACGACTCATAGCACCACGTGCGCGTGCTTCTTCGGCAACACGGGCCTCCTCCGCCGTACGGTATTGTGACCAGTGGCCCTCAACAGCATCGATACAGCGTTGGTAATAGCCGTTGTCGCGATTCTCCGTTTCACTTCGCTGCTGGAAAAAGGATGTAATATCATTTAGTGAAACTAGTCGTCCCGCTGCCATGATACAAATTCGGGGTTGTTGTTGTAGCAATAAAAATTACACAACGGAATGAATGTGAATTTTGCCTTGTTAATTTAATAGCATCATATAAAAATTTAATGTGTATAATAATTGGTTGTTTGTTGTTAGTGTATATAAGATATAAATTTAGATATTTTATCCATTCTATTAATTATAGAAATGCAATCACACAAACATGTATAATATGTTATTCTGAGATATCTATAAAAATATAATTGTGTATTTATTATTATTATATCGTTGGACGTGTGCATAATCTGCACGATTATCGTGTGTCATCGATTATGTGAATTCAACACATATTCGACATCTTCTGGAAAATACCAATCTTTCCATTTAATAATGTGATTGCGGGTTTCGTGTTGTTGTCGATTAAAATGCGCAATACATTGCTGTATGTCGCTGTCACAATTATCTTGCACCGCTAAATTGGGTACGATCGTGTGCGACTTTTTACGTTTTGCAGACACACGAAGCATCACATCATCCGATGTATTTGGATTACGCCAACACTCTTCAATTAGTAGTTGGGCTACCCGCGCGCCGTTCAGCACATACGCACCAGCGAGCCAAATTGGTGCCTTTGCAGGACAAACACCTTCTTCCGTTGTGGGGTTATGTGGGCTTGATGAATTTAGGTAAAATATATCCCATCCATCCGGACCATACTGAGAATCTAATTGTTGCATTGACTTGTGCAAATTGCACCAACAGTCTTTGGCAAAGAAAACATCATCTTCCAGAATAAGAACTCTATGATGACTTGTTGATTCATCCTTTGCACTGGAAGCACATAACTCCCAAATATGATGATGTGATAATAAACAGGCGGTCATCTTTTTTGTGATCGAAGCGTTTCGTGTTTTGGCTGATTCATACACCATGTCGACACGACTGTGTTCGGGTGTAATTGCACTACATCGGTGGATGTTTGGTAGTGTCTCCGAGGAAGGCAACAATAACTTGGGAAGGCGCTGGTGCTCCATGCGGTGCCATCTATCTGGCCGCTGATCCAGATTAATACAGTAGATGTTTAAAATTTCACGGGATTTTTCCATATATATATCTGTATAATTGCACTTGTATAATTATTTCTTCTTAATCTTATTATACCATGTATATTACACATACTAATCGTGATGTGGATCTATTTGTCTTAAAAACCAATTAATGCATTTATTATAGTAGTACATAGTCACACACATAAATTATCGATGCATGTATCGGGTATGTGAATAATTACATCCATCATATATATTATCTACACTGTCTTGGTACGTTTGCGAATAAAAACTTGCCAGTCCTTGTGCAACAACTCGTATTGCCCTTCGAAACACTGTAACAGTGCATCAATGGCTGGTTGTGGCCGCCACGCCGGTCCACGTCGCATACCATCCCACGGATAATCGTCAAAGGCTAATATTCCACCGTCTTTCAACAGTAACCAACACATAATACCATCAATGAGAACGTCCGCCGCCATGTGAGATCCATCAACATAACAAAAATCAAAAGTTCCGTTGCGATCTCCAATTAATTGGGATAGAACTGCAGAACTGTAGCCGCGACGAACGTCAACCGTTTGATTGTCGATATAGGGTTGCAGATTGGATCGGAATCGTTCCTCCAATACACTTAACGTGCTGCCATATTGGTGTGAATTTGAACGATGTTCAACACCACCCTCAAATGTATCAATGGCTACCAATTTGGCATTGCGACATGTTGACAGAATATTATCGCACAACCACAGACCAGAGCGTCCTTCGTAACTACCAATCTCCAAACATTGCAAGTTGTCACGGCCCTTAAATTCGGCCAACAGACGAGTCCACGATGGGATCATTGGAACGAACCACTCGTTGGTGAAAACCAGAGTGCGTTGCGTCGGTTGTTGTTCCGGTGATGTGCTTGAATCTGTCAATTGCTGTTCAGACATGGGAGAGTTGTTTGTGGGAATTGGAGTTTAGTCAATACTGAAATTTCATCAACATATAAAATAGTTATATAATGCACTGGTAGTTCATAATTTTGTTCAGCAATGATTGCATCTCATTTAAGCATGTCATAATTGTTGCACATCGTTGGTTTTAATACCACG